CTACACACATCCTTAATCCTTTCTCTTCTTCTATGTATCTTTTCAACCTATATTCTTTGTACATCTCTTTCTTTTCACGCATTTTTATTCCTTTGCTTCCTTCTCCTTTTATATATATTTTGTATTCATATTGGAACCTACGGTTCCATTAAAACCTCCCTTGAGTAACGAGGACACCACCACTACGTGGCGGCGCCCTCATAAGGTTTATCCTATGGTGTTGGATGATAAAAAAATTGATTCTTTCATATACTTTCTTCTTTTTTGTAATATCATAAAATCCAACATCATGGTAAAGAATACTTTCGGTGGTTCCAAAGCCAAATCGTTTGCGCGTAAAAATTTATCTATTCCAGCGTCTTCTTTCATTTCACCTTCTTCTCCCTTTGAATGTATTGGTTGCGTTCATAGATTGTTAGGTAATGGAAGATGTCTTGTGAAAATAATCCATCCATCCATTACGGATATTCAATGTGTTATACGTAATAAATTCAAAGGGCGTTCCAAACGTAACAACCTTATTACGATTGGCTCTTTTGTATTAGTCGGGTTGTATGATTGGGAAGCGCCTAATTTTAAAGGTTCAGACCTTCTTCACGTATACAGCGACGAAGATATATCTATCTTACGTAATTCTTTTAACATAAATTCTATTTCGGTTGCTTCGTTTGAAATTTCTTCATCTTCTTTTGTGGATACAAATCTCATATTCTCTGCGACAGAAACATCTACCGAACCTCATACAGAAATTTCTACGGAAACAACCATCACAGAAAATGCTGCGATAGATTTTGATCTGATCTAAACAAATATAAATAATAAGTTTGCATAATACCCATATATTAAAGACATATGTTTCGTTCTTCTATCCTTATTTTCAAAAATAAACAATATAGTTCTCATAGTTTTTTTCCATCCAACCATCACGTTCTTATTTCTGCAGGATTTTTTGTTTCATGTTTTTCATGTGCATGTTATCATTGCTATAATGTAGTCAATCGTATCAAACGCCATTAGACGAAAACTCGTACATCCGCAGGATGGGAGAGTTTCGTAGGGATGTCGGGAACGAAGTGGAGACATCAACTCATAATAAAAAATTGAAATGTTTTTATTATGATTGATTTAATATTATGTGATGTCAGAATCCAGTCCCACACCGAAACAAGATGATACAGTTATGAACCATTTGTATAAATATGCATTCCTGTTTGTATTGTATAGCTCCCATATTATTATCTACCACTGTTCTTCCATTCTACATGCGACATATTGCACGCCATTCACGTGGATTGGACTCCTACAATCACCATTTGTAGCAACTTCTCCATATTGTGTTTCATTCCAATGGATTATTTATTATGGAGGAATATATATTCGCCATACCTGGATGATTGTTGGCATGTTTGTTATACATACGTTTCTTTCATGGAAAACCCTTATTAAACCCTTACATAATTAAAAATTGAATTGCTAATTTTGGAATTCAATTCTACAACATAAAACATTTTATTTAAACCACCATGTCAAACTACGAAAATCCTCCGACTATCAATGATACATGTATGGTATGTATGGATGTTTACGCTACCAAAAAAAACATACATGTACCCACCACATGTGTTCATCACATTTGCAAAAAATGTGTCAAACGTTGCAAAGAATGTCCCTACTGCAAGATACCCTATGTGAACGCTCGTAAAGAAAAAACACCTGCCCAATGTATGATAAAACACATATATTTTATACGTAAAAATTTGCATCAATTGATCATAATGGTTGAAACCAACCGAAACAATTTTGGAAATCATTTTGATATTCATTACAATTCTATGATTGACAGCATGACCAATCATATTGTTATTATGGAAAAACAATTGCAAGATCTATTACCTGTCAGAGAACGTACCAAGCGAAGACAAACGTTGTTGAATCACCCCTACAATAATAATCATCTTCACCGATATCTATTATCATTCAATTTGATTACCGATATTGATGATCCATAAAAGAAAAATATAAAAAAAATAAAAAATATGGAATTATGTTCCGAGATGTCTAGTACAGGATGTCCCGTTCCTCAAGAACTTACGTTCTTGTGGGACATATTTTTTATAAACGCCCTCTGACCAAACCTACAGTTAACATCCCTTGTCGGTACGTCGTCTATCTCCTGGTGCTTTTCAACTCTGGTGTCCTCTATAATCGTTGTCTTTGACATGACAGAAATAAAAAATTGATTTGCCTTTTTTTACTTGTTTGATGATACTACCAATTCAAACGAAAACAACCAACCGAAATCATGAACGCATCTGCCGCTACCGTTACCATGTCCAAGAAATCCGCTGCTATGGAAGCAGTCAATCAATTGATTCGTTCCACAGATACGAATCAAGAAGGTAAGGAATGTATTGTCATTGACTCCCCTCCTACTTCTGAACCGGTTCAAGAATCCAGTGACGCGTCGTCCTTGCCTGGAATGTCCCAAACAACATCTCAAGAAGTTGTTTCTGTTCCCAAGAAACGTGCCGCGCCCAAGAAAACCAAGAAAAATGACGAAGCTGCGGTTGCTTCCACCGATGAAGCAGCACCTTCGGTAGAAGGTGAAGTCGTTCCTCCTGTGGAAGAAAAGCCTAAGAAACGTGCTGCGCCCAAGAAAACCAAGAAAAATGACGAAGCTGCGGTTGCTTCCACCGATGAAGCAGCACCTTCGGTAGAAGGTGAAGTCGTTCCTCCTGTGGAAGAAAAGCCTAAGAAACGTGCTGCGCCCAAGAAAACCAAGAAAAATGACGAAGTTGCGGTTGCTTCCACCGATGAAGCAGTACCTTCGGTAGAAGGTGAAGCCGTTCCTCCTGTGGAAGAAAAACCTAAGAAACGTGCCGCGCCCAAGAAAACCAAAAAAAATGACGAAGTTGCGGTTGCTCCCACCGATGAAGCAGTAGCACCTTCAGTAGAAGGTGACGTCGTTCCTCCTGTGGAAGAAAAGCCTAAGAAACGTGCCGCGCCCAAGAAAACCAAAAAAAATGAGGAAGCGGTGATTGCTTCTACCGATGAAGCAGCAGCACCTTCAGTAGAAGGTGAAGTCGTTCCTCCTGTGGAAGAAAAGCCTAAGAAACGTGCTGCGCCTAAGAAAACCAAAAAAAATGAAGAAGCGGTGATTGCTCCCACCGATGAAGCAGCAGCACCTTCGGTAGAAGGTGAAGTCGTTCCTCCTGTGGAAGAAAAACCTAAGAAACGTGCCGCGCCCAAGAAAACCAAGAAAAATGAGGAAAAAAACATAGTAGTGAATGAACAAACCAGTGCAATTTTGGAAGAAGATATCATCAGTTCAGATGTGGTAGTAGAAAAAATGATTACAAAAATGGCAAAAAAAATTGTAGCTGACGCCGTAGAAAACGCATTGGAAGAAACAAAAGAAACCAAAAAGATTACAACTCTTCGTGCTCCTATAGATTATCTACAACCATTTCTCAATAATATACCCAATGTTGCATCTTTTCCAAAAGAATTGAAAGAACCCTTTGAAGCATGGTTGAAAACTTTGGGAGAATCTGAATGGAAAACCATGACCGTATTTCCAAGTATCCAAAAAAAAGAAGATGATGATGTTGTGAATGAAGTGGAGGAATCTGTACATACGCAAAATATGGATGATTTTGAAGAGATTGAACTCATAGTAGAGGAATGTGTAATTGAAGGTGAATTGTATTTAATTGATAGTGACCAAAATTTGTATCATCCTGAAACACTCGCTTATGTTCGTAACATGAACTATGAAACATAAGACTTATACCACACGTGACAAACATAAATAAATAGACAAATAAATATAAACTTTCCTACAAATTTCAACATCTATTTTCGCATCATGTAACCCTTGTGGTTCAATATCGTATATTTGTATATATAAATTCTCCAATTTGGGGAATTTTTTTTCCAACCGTGTTCGTACGATTTGCCCATTGGACAATGTGTGTTCTTTGATACATTCGTGTTCTGTCAACGGAAGTTCCAACGATTTATAAGAACGTTTCCATAGATTGGTAATTTTAATTCCGTGTTTCATGGTACAAAAGATGTCTTTGTTATGAATATGTTCATAGATCGGATTGAAGATATTTTCAGGAAACGGACAACCTTTTTCTATCATAGAAGCGTAGTTACGCATAATTTCTACTTGTATCATTTTTATATCAAACGAAATGTTATGAGCAACCACACGGTTGGATTGGGAATAAGCGCGATAAAAGGACACAAGTGCGTCTACAACAGGTATTCCTTGTTCGCACAATTTTTCTTTGGTAATACCTGTAATATGTTGTATTTGTTCACTAATTTCTATGGTATCCGATAATTGAATATATGAATTGTAAGATTCCACAATTTCCCCGTTGGTTTCGTCCAACAATTCATACGCTAATTGAGTCATATAGGGATATTCATTCAATTTGGAAGAAGTTATTTCATTGGTATAAAACAATCCGGTGGTTTCCGTATCAAATATCAATGTATAGGATGACTGTTCCATATTCCTCTGGACTCCACGCTTCGCAGAGTCGTCATTCAGAATATGCGTTGCCACATGCATATTCCTCTGGACTCCACGCTTCGCAGAGTCGTCATTCAGAATATGCGTTTCCACATGCATATTCCTCTGGACTCCACGCTTCACAGAGTCGTCCTTCAGAATATGCGTTTCCACATGCATATTCCTCTGGACTCCACGCTTCGCAGAGTCGTCATTCAGAATATGCGTTGCCATATGCATATTCCTCTGGACTCCACGCTTCGCTGAGTCGTCCTTCTGAATATGCGTGGATATCCTCCGCTCCTCTACGGATACCACATTCAGAACGTTACAATCTTCTAAATTCGTAGTTAGTGGGACTTCAACCACCTTACCAATTACCGTCTTATTTGAACGTAAATTGTAAGTATGCATGTTTCAATATATTGTATAATGCATAACATAACATACATAATCATAAAAAAATCAATTTTTATGATTTACGAGGTTGATACATTCTTTACTCTTGTTGCATATTCCTCTGGACTCCTACGTCGTCCTTCAGAATATGCGTGGATATCCTCCGCTCCGCTACGGATACCACATTCATCACACATTCCTTTTTTTTTCGCAAATTTAGAGGTTGATGATACTTTACCACTCAAAATACTATTTGGTTTGTTGTTTTCGTTGGAATTCTGTTTAGTTTCTTCATGCCCCAATAATGTAAGATCTTGAACTGATTTTTGTGAACGACGAAGAGACATGGTTTTATTATATGATTGATTCACATATTGGAAAATACAAAAAAATCAATTTTATATTAGACGATGTGAGCTTCCCATATATATTTACAAAATGCCCATGATTCTACCGGTTTGGGAGATGTCTCCAATATAGATAGAGACGACGTACCGACAAGGGACGTTACCTGGAGGGTTGGTGGAGATGGTAATATATATTTCATTTGTTCTTCCACGGTACAAGGTGATCCTATCGTAAAATTAGAACAGAAATCCGTAGATAAATAGGCATACAAATCGGTGAATAAAGGAGGATAATCATATTCATATTGCCATTTCCAGTCAGGACATCCTGAAGTATAATACAAAAATACCCATTCCATTCCTTGTAAATAATTATAACAAATACGTTGAATATCTTGACGTGTCGGATTTTTCATATGAAATAGCGCTTTATAATACCGTGTTTGCCATCCTACATCCCGTGGTGAAATATACAATTCTTCCCCACGTAACTGTATGGGAGCGTGCAACAATGACGTTTCCTTTTCTTCGGGTGTGTTTTCCGGAAAATATCGTTTGTATTGCTTTTCCCGAAGGTCATATTCTTGTAATAATAATTCGTGTTCTATTTTTGCTAGTTGTTGTAAAAAATAGGAAAACAAATTCCATTGTACTTTACACACAGATGTAATAGGATCATATACCACCAATTGTGTATATTTTACAGGTAAATGATAATAAATGTCCATTAAAATACGAATTCCATTGGTACGTAAATTCAAGGTAGGAAAATGCGGTAAAAAATCATTGCCTAACAAAAAACACAGAAACACATAAGAGGTATATTTACTCATCACAGAGATTTCTTTAGAAGGATGTACTAATTCTTGATCAATGGATTGGGTAAACGCTCCTATATCAATAAAATAAGGTTCATTGGGATGCTGAAAATGAATGGGTATACGTGCTTTGAAAAATTCTGGGGCTTCACGAAATACAAACAATTTACGAAAAAAGGGTTGATGATATAAGGCTAACATAATCAAATCCGAATCCAACCCGTAGATTGCAGCAGTATCTTGTGACGGTGGATAAGAACGTATATGTTCCATCATTTTATGTTCTCCTTCACCTGCCTCATTGGAAGTAGAAATTACGATTTTTACGGTTGCTGTCGGTACTCTTTCAAGAATTTCTGGAATACGTTGTGACAAGTATTTCATAAATTCGGTTCCTGGTGTGATCATATTCGTATTGAACAACAAAGGTATGTTTGATTTTTGTGCGATTGAGGAACGTAATCTACGCATTTTCTGTTGTTTCATTTTTGCCATAGGTGCAACACCATCAAATGCAATGTATACGGATTTATTGGGTGAAATGGACTGTATAATTTGTTGAATATTATGTAATACGCCGTCTACAATCATTTCAAAAGAGGGATCGGAATTGGTTTTCAATAATTCGTGATATACGTCATACACAATTGAATTACAATCCATAAATAAATGATTTAATATACCATATTGTTGTTGAATAGTAATCGCACTCAACAACACGTGAACATGAGACTTGATAATATATGAAAAATAGGCAGGAATTCCCATGATGTAATAATAGAATATATCATCATTCTTTTATCTTATTTTTTTGTCATGATTGTATAACATAATATAATATACCATGTCCAATCAATATAATATTTTCAATGTACTATATTTGATATTTCGTTTAGCACCAATTATTATCATAAGTTTTTTCATATTACAGTCATTTTTTGGAGTAGACCCCAAAGGTTTTGTATATTTGATAGGATTATGTTTGGCTACGCTAGCAACTAGTTTTGTAGGGCAATTGTTGTCTATAGGTATGGGTGACGATTTTCAGGAAGGACAAAGTTTCAAATGCAATACCATGTATTTAGGTTCCATACCAATGGACAATAATGCGATCGTAGAGCCGTTTTCAAAAATTCCCTTGAGTGTCATGTTGTACGCATATACATTTTCCTATTTGTTTACTTCCTTCATAGCACCTCCTGTGACTTACAAGAATGCACTGATATCCTTGCAACAAAATTGGACAGTATTTGTACTATTTCCCGCATTGATACTATTTGAAGTCGTATGGATATTAAACAATGCGTGTAACCGGATATTGTTTATTCTTTTGGCGATGATCATCGGTGCATCTATGGGCGCATTTTGGACTTTTGTGATTCGTTGGACCAAAGATGATTCTTTGCAATATGTGAGTTTAAAGCATATTGATGTTTGTAGCAAACCGTCCAAAACAGTGTACCGTTGTAGAAATATCAATAGTTCTGCTACGGTAAAATCTGTGAATAAATAGAATGGATGTGGCAACGCATATTCTGAAGGACGACATAGAAGTCCAGAGTAGTGGAGGCATCCGAAACACTTCAAGGGTTGGTAGATACCGGTCCATCAAATACATCCATATGGGTCTGAAACCATTCTTTCAATTGTGTAGTGATATTTTGTCGATGCATATCATCCGCGAGTAAACGTATATTTTTGCTTTTACGACCAAAGACTTTGATAAAATTTTCAACAATATTCGCAGGAATGGCTTGGGAATATTGTGATAATTCGTGTAATAAAAAGATTCGTTCATTTTTTCTGGCATTTACAGAATTATGAAAATGGAACAACATGGTTTTTAGTTCATCAAGATTACGTATTTGAAAAAAACGATTTTTTTCTATATATGCTTTGGCATGTTCAGCACATGTTGGACAAGGTAAATTAATACAGATAGTATTGATTATTTGCAATATTTCCATACGATTTTGTAAAAAATAAACAGGTTTCATTTTTTCTGCAATCATATGAAAAAGAAACCACGTGGGTTTACCCCATAACATTTTGGGTTTGTTCGTTTCATCAGTACCTTGTGTCACATGACGTAAATTTCTAGTATAATTTGTAACAGGAGTCGTAGACGCCACCGTTTGAATAGGGGAATTATGATATTGTAAGGTCTGTGATGCCAAGGTAGATGATGAAAATTTCCGTTTAGCAAAAGGAAAGCTAGTTGTAACTGGTATAATGAAATCAGTGGATGGTGTAATTAATGGTGGTTTCGTATTCACAGTTAAATTCATTTGTCTCATTTTTAATCTTGTAGAAATAGTATAAGATTAAAATATAAAATTATAATAAGAATAATAACATGCAAAATGATACCTCCACCATGTTCACGGCATCATCCACCAATACCGAAAGTACGACCACAAACAAAGAACAATTGATAAAAGTGATCAAAGATTGGGTAAAAAATGACAATGAAATACGAGTATTACAAAATGAACTGCGAATACGTAATCAAGAAAAAAAGAAAATTACAGGAACACTCATGGAAATCATGCGAAACCATGAAATAGATTGTTTTGACATCAATGATGGCAAAATTTTGTACAAAAAAAAGAATATCAAACAATCCATCACCAAATCGTATTTAATGAATATTCTTTCCAATTTTTATCAAGGTGATACCAATAAAGCAAACGAGCTAAATACATTGATTCTATCCCAACGTAAGACATCCGTCAAAGAATGTATTGTCCGTAAAATTTCCGGAGAGAAATAATCACGAAAAGTCAGGTATCAAATACGAATTATCAACATTTTTTTTTGCCTTGGCAATAATTCTAGGATTTTCTTTTCCTTCTAAAATGTCCTCTGTATGATACACATTGTCGTATTCATCAATGTAATAAATAATCCCATTGATTTCTTCCGTTGAAATTTCCATTTTTTTTGTTTGTGGTACCAATGATTTTTCATGATTTGCATTTTCTAATTTGGCGTGTGTACCGCAATATTCACAATTTTTTTTCTTCTTACGTGTACATTGTATTCCATCAGAACGTTTTGCAATACATAATAAATGTGATTGTACGGATGATGCTGACGAATTCGTCGCGATATCTTTTTTTGACAGTGACAATTTAGGATACTCATAAATATATTCCATCAATTCGCGAATTTTTGTACGTTCTAATTCGGTAGACTGAGGAGTGATTAGCTCCAATATATTGATTTTTTGTTGTAATTCCGTTTTGAATTCAACAATATACGTCTCAATCGTTTTATTAATAGCTTCCATGATGTGCAGTGTTTTCCAAACAGATATACTCATTTATTATATCTGTTTTTTTTAATCAATTTTTTTACATTTTTTGAACAAGGACAAAAAATTAAGAATACCGGCAAAACAAATCCATATTTGATACGGTAATAAAATACACATCACCCAAAAAGGTAACAATCTATACGTATATTGCAAAATGAATCCAGTGGTAATGATGATGGACAATAAAATAAAAAATGCTAACAATACATCTTTGTTTCCAAAATAGGCAAACGACCACAATACATTGCATATTAGATTGAACCCATACAAAAACAACAATATTTGTTTGTTGGATGAATTTGGTAACATCAAGGTATTTGCCAAGGCAATGGCAATCAAAATATACAAAAGTGTCCAAACAATGGGAAATACATAATTTGGTGGAGTAATACTCGGACGAATACATTTATACCAAGGACTTTTTACGGATTCCATGGTTCCACTAGGTATCAGCATCACAACAATGACAATAAAAAAAGCGGTTAGATACGAATATGTTTGATTCATGTTTCAATGTATATAATATGTCATTAGAATAACCCATACATTTGCTTAAGAATTTGTTCTGCTTCTAAACACGATTCTTTCAATATATATCGTATTTGATCTTTTTCAACCGATTCTGTGAATGCTAAACGTAGAATACTCTCTGTATGATGAGGATGTATTTTTTTGAATCCACAAAATGACAATGTTTTCTCTTTCTCATAAAATCGTTGATACAGCAGGTATTCTAGAATACGTCCTAAGGTACTATCTTCGTCTTCCAATACAATATCATAACAATGATCCATCGTAGTTGCACTTTTGTTAATTGGTATTTCGTTACGAATCAATGCTTGTACAAAATCAACCACCTTGTTTTGCAAAATAACCAATGCTTTTTTAATGATTTCAATGTTGTCATAGATTCCAATACTATGGATCGTATAATCAAAACTATGTTTCACAAAATATCTTTGTGCATCTAATAGTTCAAAATTGCGTTTTTCAAAGGCGATTTCCTCATTCGTAATGGTGGAATATGTCTCATGTAATTTTTTTTCACGGTTGGACCATTCTTTGTCCGCCAAAGCTTTGTCCAATGTATTACAATAGGTGCATTTTGACACCACATTAAACATACTATTTACCTTTGCAGTTGATACAGAAAACTCTGCCGAAAATTTTACATGTTCGCCGGGAATCGCATCACTAATTTTCGGTCTTAGACGACATAAATCAATATAGTAATGTGTCACTGGATCTGGGGGAAATATTTCGTGTGTTTGTTCTTTGGTCGTATAATTACCGGTTTCTTTGTTTTTAATACGAAATTGTTCGGTAGTTACAAACATAAGTTCATCGGTATTGTTTTGTACATCTACTTCTAAAATGTACTTGTCTTTCAATAAATCCAAATCTTTTATATGAATCGGTATACAACTCAAACGTTGTTTCAAAATTTCGTTATGAAGACGTGATGTATTGATTTCAAAATTACATTGATTTACTTCTTCGTTCTCCGAACGTATCACACATACTGGAATATCTGTAATGATGGTACGCCGTAATGCGTTTGCAAAACATGTTGGAATATTGGACAAGGTAAAATGAAAATCTCCTTCCATTTCTATGGTGTTGTCTATTTGTACTCTGATCATTTGGGTAGTTGGTGTTTTTGATTTGGATAAATTCACAGTTGGTTTAGGACGAAATTCCGAGGACAAATCCGGAGAGTTGAAACTGCCTTGTTCAGCGGAATCATCCGGTTGTGCGCCTATATCTAATTCATTGTCTTCCTGTTTTTTCATCATTAGGGGACTCGTCTTTTCAGCAAGATACGTGGTTTTGATATCTGACATGATTCTTCTTCTTCTTATATTGTTATTATAAAAATAATAGCATTTAAATCAATTTTTTACAATATGATATTTTTGTATTTTTGTAATATGTATTTATAATTTATAGTATGAGTTCCAACAACAATGCGTTAAATACTTCACACAAAAGTAACCCTCATAATAGTTCAATAAGAAATCACCCTCATAATAGTTCACAAAAGAACCTCTTGAGTGATATTTCTCAAAGAGGCAATACTACCAGTGTGCCCTTAAGTGGAAGAGTACAACCATTGAACTTGCGTAATATTACAGAAATTCAACCATTACCGCCACAATATAACGATAAAGAACGATTGAATTCGTGGCCAGAAGATGCCGACTATTTGTTGGAAAATATTCGGTGTAATTCCATCATACTGTCTGATTATCACAAAACCCAATATTTTATTTTACAGTCTCGTTTAAAATATTTTCGTATACCCATTATTATCATCTCGGCATTTGCGTCCGTATTAAACATTGGTCTTCAACCTTATTTAGATCAAAGCTATATTTCTGTACTTTGTGCGATGTTAAGTCTAATTACCGGATTGATCGGTTCCATAGAACTTTTTTTACAAGTACAAAAAAAAATGGAAAATGAACTGATGAATAGTCGGGATTTTTATTTAAATGCGATTGATATCTACAAAGTATTGTCCTTGGAACCTGAACATAGAAATGGGGATGGTTTGAAATATTTGGATGGTAAATTTGCCGTGTATTGCAAAATGATTGAAAATTCCAACATTATAAATAAATCCATTCAGGATCAATTGGCTCCGATAGATTCCAATATGATTGAAAAAATATTATCCAATACTTCATGCAATGGTGACACTCATTCCATGATTTCTTCAAAACAATACGGTGATTCTGGAGCCAATGGTTCAACAAAAAAACCCCGAAATTCCATTTATAAATCCATGGCAACCAAAAAAGAAAAACGAGCCAATACATGGACAGAACAATTCATGTCTTATTTTTTCAATCAACCTGTCGTAAAAGAATCACGCGAATTGAAACGTTCCAGTAGTTTTGATAATATGTTACAAAAATATGATGAACGATCACGTAGTTCCTCCATAAATGCCATGAATAATGCGTATAAACCTTCCAAGAGTAATTTGTATCGGGCATACCCCATACAATCTACTGTGTACAAAAATTCAGACATAGAATCAGTTGTTTCAGATATGGATTCCATAGATACGACTGAACGATTTGATATTTATTGCAAGATCATAGAAAAATCCGAGCTATTTGATGATGAAATACTGGAAGAAATCGCTCAAATCATGTCGTTTAATAACGAAATATTTAGTTTGGAAGAACGTGTCAGAATATATTGTCATATATTGCAACACCAAGATGCTATCGGAGGTAAAAACGTCATGAATGGATTGAAAAATATTTTGATTGGAGATTATTTTCAAAGAAAACCCAAAAATGAACCCATGGATATGGAAAATCAATTGAAATTGTTCAAATCTTTGATGTTTTTTAAAGATGCCTTGGGTCCATCTACCATTGAAAAAATAAAACAATTCATGATGCAAAATGTCAAAAATCAATCCAAATCTTCCAGTGAAATCAAACAGGGAATGATGCAAAAATTATTTAATATGAATTTTCAAGGTCCGCGCCCTATGGATCCAAAAAATGAGGATATTGAAACCGGAAAAGACATTTCCAGAAATGACATTGATAAATATATCAAACAACAAATCTCGGAAATATTCAACTATGAAGACACCGCGATTCCTTTGGTGGCTTTGAATCGTATCTCACGTTCACGTGCAAATTCTGAAAATAAAAATGAAAAAAATACCTATTCTGAAAAATATGGCGGTAAAACATCATTGGCAAATGTTAAAAAATTGTTTGATCCGATGTTTGATTCTTCACGTCAAGGTACTCCTACCAAGACTCATAAAAAAGGTTTTGATAATTCAAACACCGGCACCGGCGATACAAAACAAAGAAATTCTTCTTGGTCAAAGAGTTCGCGCGGTAAACCATCACCTCACCCTTCTACCGCATCTTTGGCACAAAAAAATATAGAGCCTGAAAAACATTCCAGTAGCGATTCGGAAGATTGGGCATCTTATTCTAATCATGGTGCACCCAATAGCTTCACTTTTCCAAGTCATCCTGAAACGAAGTCACCTCCGGATGCTGCCACAACTATGTTACCGGCAGAATCGGTAACTAATTCTAACAAATTATTAGAACCCCAAAATATCATTATTGTTACGACCGAACTTGCGGATTCCATCACAGGAAAAACTACACCTCCCTTAGCTCCAATATCAACACACGCACATTTTATTACGGATTCTTCTGTCAATTTATTTACGCCAGGAAACATCTGAACAGGAGAGTGTTGTCCACGGATATACGGGATAATCTTCCAAGGCTTCCGACCATTCTTTGTATTTGGGATGATGTTCTATAAAAGGTTTGACTTGAAACCCTTTTCCACAACAGGGTCCAAAGATACCAAGAAATTCCATGTTTTTTGCCATTTTTGCATCCAATACTTTCCCATCGGTACATCCATGTGGATAATTGGATGCATAATAAGATGCGTCATCGTAGGTATGCACACAAATCGTGGTTGCTCCCGGCTGTTTTTTCTTGGTACTAATGTTGTAATGATCCGATAGTATCGCTTGGGCATTTTTCACATTCAATTTACCATAATACGTTTTGTACAACAATTCCTGGAATCGTTGATTACGAGCCCCGGAAGATGTTTTTGGATTGAAAAATTCGTCGTCGTTGGTCTCTTGGGCACGTAATTCGGGGGATATGGCACTGTTCATTCCATAATAAATGGCATTGTTGGAACGTTGTACATTGGTTATTTTTTGTCCTAGCTCACATATCATGATTTCATTGGTATTCACATCACCGAACAACCAAGAACTGGCATAATCACCCGCATTGTTGTTGGTCATGATTTTGGCATAATCATCCAACGTTTCTCCGTATTGCATTGCTTTACGTATTCGGCAAAAATAGGGAGAATTACCGTGATTGAAATCGGGTTGATAGGTTATGCCACTGATCGTGGTTTCACACCCTACCATTCCGGCTTTGGTAATGAACCAATCGGTTCCACTTGCAATACATCCGGCGGCGGTTTGCATACAGAATGGAATACCCTTTTCGGGGGTCACATACATGACAATATGAAAAAACATGCCCGAAACTAGACCCGTATGAGTCGTATGTCCCATGACAATGTTTCCGTGTTGTGTGGCTTTTCCCGTAGCGATAAATGCACTGCATCTTCCCGTCTTGGTACGTTTGGACGGATGGTTATGTAAATATTCGTACATACTACATAGGGCGTTCCAAGCAACCAATACATCTATGGAAATATCTACACCAGCATAACGTGCCCCTTCGGAAATACCGACAATTTCTTGGTAAAACTCTGGATAATGATTTTTAACGACGGGACGTATAGTACGTTGGCAAATTTGTAGGTATTTCTTGTAAGAAAATTCCAATTCGTTGGTGACAATGAACGGAAATTTTTCTTGTATCTTGGACAATTCTTCGTGTAACAGGAACCCATGCATGAATCCACGTTCTTTGGGATTTCCGGAGATATGAATCACTCTCCATCCGTGTTGTTGGGGGTGTATCGCAGGTGAATTTTTACATAGATTGCTGTAGATTTTACCAATATTTTTTTGGGTTTTTTTATGGTTGTTAGATTTTGTTGTTTTGGATTGTTTACTTGTTGTGTTCATATATCATTTTATGATATATTAACTAACTATCTGATTATGGATAAATAAACATCATAGCCAAAAGAATGAAAAAAAGAACAAAGGGTAAAAATACCAAGAACCAAGACAATCCGGGTGCACCTGCCCGGCAAATGAGATTCAACACCCATGTCCAAAACAACACATACAAAATTTTGATGAGAAAAAGCATGAATACACTAGAAACGTTGCATTCAAAGGATCCTAAACAATAGGTTTGATGTTCGGGTCCACCGAATTTATTTTGGAATACATAGTAATTTTGCAAAAACATGATGGTAATCGCCATCGTAGAAACGACTAAATAAAAATACGCAGGTGGGCATAAATCAGTTAATCCCACAATTTTCATTATTTCTGGGGGGGTTCTATGTAATATCATCAGATATATGTGTATAATATTAACAAACTAATTTACTACCTACCATTTTGTAATAACATTGGTTATAAGTTATCGGTTTATCCAATGCTTTTGCTAATGTTTTATCACTTATTTTCAACTGTTTCATACAATCATATTTATGTATGAATGTACGTAACAATTGATGTTCTTGGTCGTATTGACCAACCCCGTCACGATAAAGCAATGGTTCTCCATGTTGTTCTTCATAGGCTTGTTTCAATGTTTCATCGCATTGGTCATATAACATATAATAAAATCCATTCGTGAGTGTTTGTTTTTTTACTGGGGTATCCAGCGCAGAATTGGAGGCATATCCATTCATAGTTGCCGCAGTTTTTCTGTCAATATATACTTGAATAATTTCTGTTTTTTCTTGGTTCACCTTCGCTATATATCCTATATTTTGTATTTTGGTTTGTTTTGTAGGTGGCAAATTATGAATTATATTCGGATCTTTGTCACGTGATACGTATGCCCATCGGAAACCATGATAAATGGTATTTTCAGTGATTGCTTTGTCAATACTTGGACGTGCCAGACGCTGTTTTGTGTTCAACGATTCATTCAAACATTCTGATACGGATTCATATACATTATCTATGGTCATCGTTTCCGGATTTATTTTTTGTAATCTTGGTCCTAGTGTGACCAATGGTTGTTGGAAATTCGTGGTGGTACGGGTTTGTAATGTATTGTACTTGGTGTGGAGTTCTTTATGGGATTTTTCCAAAGATTGTAGTTGATGTAACATTTGTTGTTGATTTTGTAATATTTGTTGCATTAAATCATTTTGTGGTGTAAATGTGTTTTGCAAATTAAGATTAGATAATGCGTGTAAAATCATATCTTCAAAATATTTTTCGTCCATTTCGTTGAATCTTTGTATATTTTGATGAATGATTTTTTGCAAAGACTGGTAAGTGAATCCACGCCCTATGCGAAATAATTCCTGTTCTGATTCATGTCCGACTAGATCGGTGACCTTATGCATTCGGATATTGTCATGTGTATGTAAATATCTTTCAAAATCTTTGCATTTTTTTACAGCAAAACAATCCAACAAAAGAGGGTCTTCGTATTTGTTTTTATGTTCATTAAATCTACCTTCAATACCACGACGACTTTCTCCAATTTTAATCACATATTCTCCATTTTCATACTGTTTGACACGAAGAATATAAATAATATTCATGTTGGAATTGAATTGACTAAGTAAAACTTTTTGTCGCTCCAATTGGATTTGCTTTTGCGTATGTTGTTGTGTTTGTATCATTTGCTGGTTGACCTGCTCCAATTGCAGTTTTAATTCATTGGATTCTTCTTGAACAATGGTTTGCATAAGTTCTTCCAATTTAATAAAATATTCATGTATTTCGTGGGATTTCTTGGTGTCAGCTTTGATACATAACAATTTGAAGGTTTGTACGTTGAGTAATATATTTTGTTTATTATGACCACCATGTTTGTCAAAATCTTGCTCTCTCCCATGAGAAAGCAAGATTTTGTAATCCTTTTCTATGATGAAATGTTTTTCTAATAATTCTTTTGCGCGGATTTTTTGACTGAATCCCAACCATCGCCATATATTGTCCAAGTCTATAACATAATCATTCGTTGGATGATAGTTTAAAAAACAGTACAGTGAAGACACAAATAATTGTTGTTGGGTTTCGGTAAAAGTTTCTTTAATTTTATTAATAAATTTATTATTATATTCACGATTTAGACGTGTAATTGGGTTGGTTTCAATGAGAGCGACAAAATTCAGAGAGGTATCCATAACTGATATAGTATGTATGGTATTGTTTCTTTATATAGTTTTCGGTTTTGAAACCGAAAACAAGAAACGTTTTTGATATAGCGACTGTAAAATGATTTGTTTTCATATATAAATACATAAAGCCATACATTATATATACTACATTATATGACAATGAAGTGTTTAGCAAAAGACCGGAATAATAACGGATGTAGAAACCATGTAGTGGACGATACTAAATTTTGTAAATATCACGATTATATGATAGATTATACTGAGGAAATGTTAGAAAAATGTGTTTGTTGTAGTGGGTGTAATAAAATGCGATTTCTGGGTGAAAATGAAAAAACTTGTGAAAAATGTCGTGAACGAGCGAAGAAAAACCAAAAAAATACAAGAGAAAATATAATCATGTGTAAAAGTGAAGGGTGTAAATTTAAAAAATCAGATGAAAATGAGTATTGTATGAAACATCAAATATGTCTCTTAGTGAAAGAAGTTACATTACGTAATAAACGATTATGTTTTAATTATGTCCGCGGTTGCCGTGAAGAATTGGAATTAGATCATAAATACAACCGTTGTGAAAATTGTCTTATAAAAGACAGAGAAAAGGATAAAAAACGTCGCGGAGAAGCCAAAGTGAAGTGTGAATTGGTAAGTGAAAATACTACCGAAAAGAATTGTACTGTATGTTGCAAAGCTTGTCCTATGGAAATGTTCTATGGAGTCAATAATATGGTAACGAAAACTTGTTGTATGTGTCGGGAAGATAATAAAAAACAAGACGCCAATCGCGATAAGGAACACCGCAATGCATTGGCTAGACACCGAGTTTATTATAATTATCAAAAATGGGCAAAAAATCGTAATATTCTATTTGCAATAGATAAGGATTCTTTTGAAAATTTAATCAAATTACCATGCAATTACTGTGGAATAATACAAGAATCAGGTTACAACGGTGTAGACCGACTTAATTCTGATAGAATATACGAATTATCTAATTGTGTAAGTTGTTGTCAAATGTGTAATTATTTGAAAAGAACAGATACTGTTGAAATATTCATAAAGCGTATTGAACATATTCTTACGTATAATAATCATATTCTAGGTGAATTATTTCCAGAACTGTTCTCTAATCATACTCATATATCTTATTCTATATATAAAAAAAGATCAGTACGTCGTTCCATTGAATTTCATTTGACAGAAAGTATATTCAATGCAATTATACAAATGGATTGTTATATATGCGGTAAATCTACGACAAATACACATATAAATGGAATTGACAGATTTGATAGTAACTGTGGATATTTATCTGATAACTGTCGTGCATGTTGTCATAGTTGTAATTTTCTTAAAAATGACTATAATTATGATGAGTTTATGCAAAAATTACTACTAATTTATAAATTTACAAATAAACTAATATAAACTATTATTATTGCTTTTTTATTACAAAAGCAATAATTTACTTATTAACATTTTTTATATTTATCTGTAATGTAGTGAATATAATGTATGGTTTTAATTTGAATATGCTACCCCAGCCCTGAGGTAGAACATTTATTGTATTTTGTATGCATTACTGCAGTCAAAATGTTTAATAAAATAACTATTAACAACAAATGTTACCCCCTAAGTTTCCCTAGGGGACGGACTGTATCTTAACCCGGTTCAAGTTGCTTAGACTATCACCACCGAGCGACTACCGTTCAGTCTCTGACGGCCAACCATTGACTAGCATGTTACCAGCGTCTTTAGGTTGTAACCATGCGGATTGCCCAATCCTCAACATTATTACGATACCGGAGTTCTGTTCTCCGCCATGTGAAAGTTTCCTAATCACACTTCGTAGTTGAGGCTCTAAGGGGTTCCCCGAACAACAAGTAATCTTGCAAGGTATTACTACCTTACTAACAACAAGCGACCATATTAACAGGGGCATAACCGAAGTTTCCACAAACAGAGCCTGTTTGTTTGCGGCGGGTTGTTTTTTGGCACAGCTGAAAATATCTTTTTATGCCTGACATAACGCGAAGAACATTGTAGTTCACTGCGTACACACGAACCTTGGCAGTGGCGGTACCAGCAACCGTGCCAGATGAGAGCACCAATTGGAGTACAGCGTTATCAATTCGTGAGAAATTGCAACTCCCGCTTGGTTGATGTTCTTCGGGGCGTAGAGCAAAGGAGTACACATTGATACCGGTATCGGGGGCGCGGGTGTGGTGTTGGAAGGGTTGGACCACATCAAAGTAGGAGCCTTCACGTTCAGAGAATCGGTCTTGACCATTGAGTTGCAATTTGGCAGTGACCACTGGGTTTTCACCCCAGCAATGCATGTCAAGGGCGGTTTCAGCAAGAACGAAGGTACCGGCATCGGACACATAGGAACCTTGGTCGGCAGCACCGCTGTTGGCAGTGTTGAAAGGAATATCTGTGGCGGCGCCGGTTGCCCAGTTGGGAGTACCGGTAGTAGGAAGAGTGGTGGAAGTGGCGGTACCGTCCATGGCACCCGCCATTTCAAAGACACCCGAGGACACGATGAAGTTACCAGAGGCAACTTCAGCAGGACCACCGAAAGCGTGGATGGCGTTGGGAAGAGCATCAATGGCATCAGTGTAGTTGAAGGGTTGGGCACCCAAAGTCTTGAAAAGAACTTGGGTGTTGTCCAAGGAGGCGCAGTAATCCACGTTGGCATCGGGTTGAACAACCCAGATGAGTTCCTTGCAAGGGTGGTTGAAGTTCAACTTGATCTTGTTGGAGGAGGAACCGACGGATTCATCACCTGTGAATTGCACCTGTTCAATGAGGTATTCGTGGGGATTTTGTGCCATCTTACGACGTTCATCTGTGTCCAAGAACACATAGTCAACGTAGAGGGAGGCAGCCACCAAGGATTGTTGGTAAGGAACGGTGGCGGAAACAGTGCCGGAACCGTATTTGTTGGTGAGGGTCTTGACAGCCCACAAGCATTCACCGATGGGGCGGATATCAAGGTTGATTTTCACTTCGTGGTATTGAAGGGCGATCAAAGGAAGTGACAAACCAGGGTTGCGGGTGAACCAGAACAACAAAGGAATGTAAAGGGTGGTTTCTGGGAGGGCGTTACGGGGGGAGCACACTTGGGAAGGACCACCGGCAGCTGAGCAAGGACCAGAGATTTGGGCAAAGGTGGGGTCAGTGATGTAGGTAAGTTGTGTGGTGTTACCAATCATCTTGAAGTAGCCACGTTGTTGTTCAGAGGACAATGTGAGCTGATTCCAGATGTGCATCCAATCACCGTATTGACGGTCAATGCGTTGACCACCAATTTCCACTTCCACTTGAGCGATGAGTTGTTCACCGATGAAATCCAACCAACGGGCATAGACACCATCAGAGTTGGTGGCAGGAGCCATGGTTTGGTTGATTTCAGGGAGAGTCACCTGTAAGTATGTGCGGTAGGCGAGATCACCGTTACGACTGATCGTGCAGGTAACTCGGCGACCGAAATCAGCTTGACCTGAAAAGGTTTGTTCAATGGATTCCATTGCAAAGTTTGTGTGGCGTCTGTAAGACACCTTCCAGAAAGTGATCTCGGGAGTTCCCGTCAAAAAAACGTCCTGGGCACCATAGGCAACCAATTGGAGCAAACCACCTGCCATCTTATATTATAAGTATAGACTAACAAAAGAAAATAATTTCAGAAAAAGTATAAAAAAATTATCCGAAAAAATTGATTTTCCAAATCCAATAAATTATTTGAATTCTACCAATCATGTCTAAACAATATCGTCGTTTATGTGCATGTGACACGTCTATACCCTCTTTTGCTTATCCGGGAGAAACTATCGCAACTCATTGCGCCTTGTGTAAAACCGATACCATGGTTGGTTTATATAAAAAATGTATATGTGGTCTCAAACAACCCTGTTTTGATTATCCTGGAATAAAAACCGCTAAATACTGTGTATCTTGTAAATTAGAAAATATGGTCAATGTGAAAGACAGATTGTGTCAATGTAATACAACACAACCATCCTACAATTTTCCGAATGAAACAAAAGCGATTTGCTGCAAAGAATGTAAACAACCTGATATGGTCAATATCAAAGAAAAACGAAAATGTGTATGTGGTCTGTCACGTCCATTATTTAACTTCTCTGGTGAAGAAAAGCCTAAATACTGTGCATCGTGTCGTTTACCAGATATGGTAGATATTATGAATCGTCGGTGTTTTTGTCAAAAATCAGTACCAATCTTTAATTTACCAGGCGAAACTAAAGCATCTCATTGTTCTTCCTGTAAATTACCTGGCATGATTAATGTCAGAGATAAACGGTGTCAATGCAATTCGGCTTTACCCTCCTACAATTTACCCCATGAAACAACATATATATGTTGTATAAAATGCAAAACACCTGATATGATATGCTTGAAAGACAAAAACCGAAAATGTCATTGTGGAAAATCTCGTGCATCATTCAACTACCCAAATGAATCTAAACCAACCCATTGTGCATCATGTAAAGAATCCAACATGATAGATATTATTCATAAACGGTGTGAATGTGGAAAATTTATCCCATCATTCAATTATGAATATGAAACCACCGCCATCTGTTGTTCCGATTGTAAAAAAGAAGGCATGACCAATATAATTGATAAACGATGTCCAGGTATTTCAGGTTCAGTATGTCCCTACGACCGATTCGGTAATATCAAATACAGAAATTATTGTGCGGAATGTTTTCGTCGGGAATTTCCATTGGACCCTATTACGTTTCAAATCCGTTCCAAGACCAAGGAAATTGCGGTACGTGATTTTATCAATTCCGTCTTTGAAGGATTTGTTCATGACCAAACCTTGGAAACCACCCATTGTGATTGTACCATACGAAGACGTATTGACCATCGTAAATTGATCGGAAATACACTACTTGCGATTGAAACGGATGAAAATCAACATAAACCCTATGATAGTATGGATGAAGAAACTCGGTATGATGACCTATATATGGCACATTCCGGTAAATGGATTTATATACGTTTCAATCCAGACAAGTACATAGATAAAAACGGTACATCCAAAAATCCAAATATAGCTTCTCGTTTAGAAACGCTCCAACACGAAATAGAGAAACAAATCATACGTATTGAAACAGAACAAAACACGGAACTGATTGAACGTATTTATCTGTATTTTGACGGATATAATTAATTTTACTCCACGCTTTTGCGAAGCAGCAGAGTTGTCCTTCAGAATATTACCAAAATTTTTTCATGCTATCAGATGAAACCAATATAGAATATGGTGTACAAATACATCATATTCTATGAATGAAATTTGGAAAAAGACTCCGATAGATATGATAGATAAAATCGTGAGATATACGGGTAAAATGCGATTAAGAAATGGAACTTTTATGAATCAAATCCGTAAAGAGGATATAAGATATGTCGTATTACAAACGATTCCCGAAAAAATCCATACGTATGATCCCATATCAAATACTCACAACACAATCGTTTACTTTACCCCTGGTAAAAATATAGACAAAATCATAGTAAAATACGAAAATAAATACATACAACATACACTTTACAAACATTCAATGGTAGACGGGTTCAATACATGTATGGATTGGGTTTGATACCTGATAAACCATATAAAATTTACTATATATGAATTCTCAATACGATGCATGCAATGCCACCTAACATGGGGGGTTCATCAAATAATATGATGGATTCGCTGAAATCAAATATGATGACCATGTTGATGTTGAATAACATGAATGGAGGAAGAAATAATCCAAATTCGCAGGGAAATCATGATATGTTTTCTATGATTTATGTTTTCGTGGCGACCAGTGTGGTTGATTTTATGTTCAAACAAGCCCCCACGCTTGTTAATTTTTTGACGAAAAGATATTCTGACAAATTGGACAATTTCAAAAAGGATTTGTCCGGTGTTACGAAAGACCTGACCGACAACAAAATAAAAAAGAAAACCGCATCCATTACGATCACTGTCAATGTGAACAATCCTGATAATATTTTAGGGCATGCAATCTTGGATTTTATTACCAATAGTAAGAATACGACTCATGTCAGTTATGTTCGTGAAAACTTTATTTTGAATCAAAAAGATGTCATCAATATTGACGACGAAGTGTTTGCACGTATGACGCAATCTTCAGACGATACGAGTACATCCACCAATGCCAATTCCGGTTCGGGTTCAACCGGTAATTCCGCATCCATTGTACAAGTCATTGAGGTATATAGTTTTACCAAGACGACGGACCAATTGCGTAATTACTTGGATGATATTAAACATAAATACGCCATTCATGTGAAGAACAAATTAGGCAACAAACGATATTATTTTAATATGCATCAACTTAATGCACCTATAAATATAGAAAAACAAAAAAATTTGGCAGCATTACCACCGTATTTTGTGTTTGTTATGAAGCAATTTCAGACGAACCGCAAGTTCTCCAATTTGTTCGGTGAAGACATTGAAATCATTCGTAATCGTGTACATTTCTTTTGTAAAAATCGGAAATGGTATGACGAAAAAGGAATCCCATACACACTTGGACTCTTATTATCTGGAGCCCCGGGAACAGGAAAAACGTCCACCATCAAGTGTCTGGCCAACGAAACCAATCGTCATATTTGTAACATCAATTTAAACAATGATATGACCAAGACGCAATTAGAAAATCTGTTTTTCAATGAAAATTTGAGTGTGATTAATCCCATCTTGGGACAAACCGAAACCTACTGTATTCCCTTGGACCAACGTATTTATGTACTTGAAGATGTGGATTGTCAAAGTGATATTGTGATGGAACGTACACTAAAAAAGAATGTGGCAACGCATATTCTGAAGGACGACTCTGCGAAGCGTGGAGTCCAGAGGAATATGAATCATCCAGAACCCATCATGAGCAGTGATGATCTTCACAAAGAACCACGAGTAGACAGCAACAAGGTGGATTTGTCCTTTTTATTGAACTTACTGGATGGTGTATTGGAAAATCCTGGACGTATCGTGATTATGACATCCAATCATCCTGATACCTTGGACAGTGCACTTATTCGTCCAGGAAGAATTGATGTCATCGCCAAGTTTCGTAATTGCTCCAATACTACTGTCAAGGATATGATTGAATTTTTCTATGATACCAAACTATCGGAAGAGGACATTGAACGTATCTATGTGCTCCAAGAAGGAATCATTACCCCGGCGGAATTGTCCAAAGTCATGTTTGAACACTTTACGGATGTCCAAGCGACCATTGCTCACATGGAAAATTTATCAGAAGCTCATTGTAAAATAAACAACAGTAATGGAGAAGACGTACCTACGAATACCATCCATCCGATAGAAGATACTATTACAACATTGATGGTTAGTAAACAACCAGGTCCGGGGGATGAAATCCTCCAAAATCATTCGGTAACGAAGTTACCTTCAGAGTTAATAATTGAAGGCATTATGCCCTCTGACCTACAACAAACTTCTTCAGATGAAGTGAAGAACTCCGAACCAGAGAAGTTAGTTACACAAGATGTCTCGGCAAACTCGTCCGGCGACAAAGTCGCCTACCGAATTAGTAGTGAAAAGGCTTTCAGCCCCTTGCCAACCACACCAGTTGTATGCTCACAAACAAGAAGAAATGTAATATATGTATTTAAGACGAATGTACTTCCATTATATACAGGTCCAGAAAATATCAAAAAGGAAAATGACATATATTATGGAAATTTATTAAATAATACATTTCATTCCTTCAAATTCGCTGAATTTATAGAAGGATTAAAAATACGCCATAAACCCATTGTTACATCGGGGGTTGACTTGGAGATGTTAATCAATCCAGCAAATGAAGCAAACAATTTATGTAAATATTATATACTTGACGGGTATCGCCGTGATATTAGTTCTTATTTTACGCGCGAGTATATGCAAGAATCCGGAATAAGAATGATATTAGAATCTGATAATATTATTGAAAGAGAGTTTGGTACGATAGAATATGCCCCCTCCAATAGTGGTTCATTGGGAAGTTCATTTTCAGTATTTTAGAACTGGATGCCTCCACTACGTTCTTTGTATCATCCAAAAAATCTCCCAACCTTCGGTTGTGAGATTTTTCGTCTAATAGTTTTTACATATAAACAGTAATCATTATCCTATAGTAAAAACATGAACCGAAAAAAACCTCATGAGTCTTTGTTACAATCACGTCCTGCATCTACATCTTCTGCAGTATCCAAACGTCAAGTGTATACTGCCAATACCATAGACGAAAAACATACCGAAATGCTGCAAAGTTTCCATCGGATAGATCAAGAAACCATTCCGAATTTAAAAACTGACATACTTGAATACAAACTTTTGTTGAAAAAATATGCCCAGAACAAAAATTTGGAAGAATACCTTGAAATATTGGACAAGATTGAATTTACCAAGAAACAGATCAAGTCCTTACGTACCAAAAAAAAACATTATTTGTTGGAAAATTCCAAATATATTTTCCAGTATTTTGAACAGAAAAAAGACATTTCCGAAGGTGGTGGTTCACAAAACGTCAATGTTCTCAACCAATATTTCAAAATCAAAGGCACAACCAATGATTCTTCCAATTTGTTTAGTACAAAATATCAAGGAGCACGAAACATGTATCAAAATTATTGGAAAAATGTCAACAATGAAATCATGAACATTCAAGATTTTATGATTCCTTCCGATGTATGTGATAAATGCAATTGTGGAGAACTGATTCCCCAAGACGAAGAAGGTATTTTGATTTGCAACAATATGAAGTGTGGTTATTTTATTACCCATATCATTGATAATGCGAAACCGGCGAACAAAGAACCACCGAACGAAGTATCTTACACTGCATACATTCGTCTCAATCATTTCAAAGAAATTTTGTCCCAATTTCAAGCCAAAGAAACCACCCAAATTCCGGAAGAAGTCATAGAAGCCATTCGTGCCAGAATCAAAAAGGAAAGAATTGATGATATCAAATTATTGACGTATGACAAGATGCGTGATATCTTACGTAAATTGGGGTTGAACAAATATTTTGAACATATCCAATACATCAATTCTATTTTTGGTATCAAACCACCCATTATGAATGAAGAATTGCACGAAACATTGTGTGTACTCTTTATTGAAATACAAAAACCATGGGCACTGCATTGTCCAGCCAATCGTACCAATTTTTTCAATTATACCTATACATTGTATCAATTATGTGTACTATTGGATCAAACCCAATATTTGCCGTATATTATTTTGATGAAAGATGTAGATAAACAAAGAGAGCAGGATCAAATCTGGAAAAAAGTATGTAATGATTTGGACTGGGAGTTTATTCCTAGTATTTAGACAATTATATTTTATTCACAATAAAATATAAATGACAGAAGAAATATCAATTAAGGAACAATTAATATACAGTATTTTAGCCACCATTTTGTTTTTCTTTACCATTCCTGGTACACTTGTCTATATTCCGGAAAAAGGATATATTGTAAAACATGCGTTTGCCCATGCGATTGTATTTTATATCACATTTTATTTCTTATCACGGTGTATTCATTGTTGCTGGTTCAAAAATCCTCCAATGGCCGTAGGTGATAATATTATGCATACCCACTAAACAAAAAAATAACGTTATGTATATATACAATTCATCATGAACGAGTGGTCAAAATTCGTAACTAAATTTTACAAAGACAAGAAACGTACCAACAAAACATATAAATTCAAGGATGCCATGAAAGATGCCAAGGGTCCTTACAATGCTGCCAAAGGTGCCAAAGTTACCAAAGGTGGTAAAACACGCAAAAGCCGTAAATAAATTACCAAGAGAATGTATACATGTCCAATACAAGACGTAACAAAAAATATCGCAACAAAACCAAGAAACATAGATCGTCTCATAGACGTCGTATTTCAAGAATGAAAAAAGGAGGAAGTATCAGTCATTTGATGTGTAATGCTCCGATATGTCCTTCGTTTTTTACGAATATATGATTAGACGAAAACTCGTACATCCGCAGGATGGGAGAGTTTCGTAGGGATGTCGGGAACGAAGTGGAGACATCTTGTTTTCATGAAACGTTTGTTTCATGTAAACCATTTAGAATTATTTGTAGATGATTCTATGTACAAACAAAATGAACGATACTACCGAAATATCCTCCATTGTCATTGATTATTTTAAATTGACCAGGGAATATCAATATCAATATGGGAACAATACCATTGTGTTGTTGCAAGTTGGTGCGTTTTTTGAAGTATATGGTCTTCGTCACCCTACCAAAGATACCTATGAATATTCGCCAATTACGTCCTTTTCAGAAATATGTGATTTGAACATCGCTGATAAAAAAATTACATTAGGTAATCATCCAACCAACGCAGAATTGCCACCATTTCCAATGTATCACGCCAGGGTCTGTCCCAAAACATTTGCACGAGAATTGCGAGAATGGATCCAATATATTCCCTCATGTCATGTGGTGATGGCAGGAGTGCGAGATTATGTGTTGGACAAATATGTTCAAAAATTGGTAGATGGTGGGTTTACCGTGGTCGTCTATGATCAAGAAAAACAAGGAAAAAATATTACACGTAAATTACAAGAAATCTATTCACCAGGAACCTATTTAGCCTATGATACTGAATCCAATACAAAAATTACCAATCATATTACTTGTATCTGGATGGATAAAGTGTCTCATAAATGCAAAAAAGACGATTTCCTTTGTGGTATCGCCTCTTTGAATATCTTTACCGGAGAATCCTTTTTGTTTGAATATCAAACGCCGTTTCTAATGAGTCCTACTACTTTTGATGAATTGGAACGACATCTAATTACCATTCATCCTAGTGAAATCATCTTCATATCCGAAATATCCTCAGACATTCTTGACCCTTTGATCAAATACATGGGTATTGAATCCCATATCCCTATTCATAAAATATGGTTAAAAGAAGAAACACTTGTAGAAACCGAAACTACCAAAAAAGCAAAGAATTGTACCAAACAAACCTACATTCACCATGTATTGTCCACGTGGTTTTCTGAAGATGTGTTTCATACCTGCATAGAATTGCATACACATATCCTTGCGACCCAAGCATTTTGCTATTTGATCAATTTTGTAAGTGAACACAACACCGATTTAATCAAAAAAATACATTTACCCACGTTTACAAATACTTCCCAACGGATGATCTTGGCAAATCATACCTTGAAACAATTGAACATCATACCGGATGAAAAACAACACAATCATTCACGTAAATTGTCCTCTATTTCTTGTTTCATCAATCGTTGTTGTACTGCCATGGGTAAACGACGGTTTCATCATCAATTAACGCATCCAACCACGGATGAAATTTGGCTTCAACGTGAATATGACCAAATTGCTCATATACAAAAAACCTATGACCAAGAAGCCATAGGAGACATGAGGCGTCGTCTTCATACCATGAAAGACATTGAAAAAATGGCTCGTCTCATTGTTTCCAAACGTATTTCACCATCTTCTATGTACCATATGTACAAAACCATACAAGAATGGACATACATTGATACGCATTATTTATCCCATATTCCGATCACCGAATCCTTTTTATCTTTCTTGGAACAACATTTTGTCTTGGAAAATTGCGTGGGAGTACTGTCCATGAAAGATTTTGAACAACCCATTTTGCAATCCAGTCAATTTCCGGAAATAGCATCTCTGTTGGACAAACGTACTGTGTGTATGAAACAATTGGAATCCTATCAAACACAATTGAATCAACTGATAGCCAAAGAAGGAAAAATCAAAGAGGGTTCACAGCAGACGGAATGTGTTCGCATACATAAAACAGAAAAAGGGGGGATTAGTTTCCAAATTACGAAAAAACGCGGTATAATATTGAAAGAACTCATCGCCACAAGTTTACCATTGAAACAACTACCGTGGATACAAGGTCTCCAATTTTCCAAAGCCACTGCCAACAATGACGAGATACAAATTCCAGTTGTAAAAGAAACCGCCAACGAATTGCAAGAAATGGAATCTAAGATCAATGAAACCATGGCAAATGAATACAAAAATGTGTTGAATGTCCTTGTAGATTCTTGGTATGAAACCATAGAATCCATTGCGCAACAAATATCCCATTGGGATGTAATTCTTACCAAAGCGTATGTTGCTCAAGAAAATCATTATTGTTGTCCGGTGCTAGGTAAGGATGGTGATAAAGATTCTTCGTGGGTTCAAGCCTATGGGTTGCGTCATGCTCTTATAGAAAAATTACAAACCCAAGAACATTACGTAACCAACGATGTGTTTTTGGGTGGTGACACCAACCCTTTAGGAATATTGTTATACGGAACGAATGCAGTAGGTAAAACGAGTTTGATACGCGCGATTGGTATTGCCATTATTTTAGCCCAATGTGGTTGTTATGTGCCGTGTTCTCAATTTATTTATCGTCCGTACCATGCCATCTATTCTCGTATTCTAGGTAACGATAATTTGTTCAAAGGGCTTTCTACCTTTGCCGTGGAAATGTCGGAATTGCGTTTGATTTTGAAAATGTCAGACAAACATAGTTTGATATTAGGAGATGAATTGTGTTCGGGAACCGAAATAGAATCGGCACTTTCTATTTTTATGGCAGGTATCATGAAATTACACGAAAATCAATCCACTTTTTTGTTTGCCACACATTTTCATGAAATATTGCAATTTCAGGAAATGTCCAATCTTGAACGTGTTTCAGTGAAACACATGAGTGTCATATATGATGCTGAACAAGATATGCTCATTTATGACCGTTTGTTGAAAGACGGACCTGGAAATGGAACCTATGGGATAGAAGTTGCCAAATCCATGCATATGGACCCCGAATTTTTGGAAACCGCCTATCAATTACGTAATCGTTATTTTTCCAAAACCAAGAGTCCTTTGGAACATACGACTTCTCATTACAATAGTAAAAAAATTTGTGGTATGTGTGAAATATGTAATCAAGAAATTGGGGAAGAAATTCACCATATCCAATACCAACAGTATGCTGATTCACACGGATTCATTGATCATATACATAAAAATCATACCGCAAATTTAATGTCTATTTGCAAGATATGTCACGACAAATTGCATCAGTCCAATCAACCAATAGTACGAAAAAAAACGACCAAAGGGTATAAAATAATGGATGTGATATCCATAGCGGAGCGGTCAGATGACCGTAGGTCATCAACAACTAAGTCCCAGCAAGCTTCGCATGCTGGGGACTTTTGAGGATATCCACGCATATTCTGAAGGACGACTCAGCGAAGCGTGGAGTCCTGAGGAATATGAAAAACATCTAATTTTGTTGATACATGTAATCGTAATTATAATACATAATCAACCTAGTATTATCAATCAATTTGTTATACAAATTGCCTTGGGATATGATTGGACCATTTCCGGCAAAAACTGCCGGATTTTCAAAACTATAATAACAGACAAGTCCAGATGCATCAAGTACATTGTATATGTTGACTAAAGTGCTAATTGTGTTAGGAATCGCAAATATAGTTCCATATATTCCTCCTATGATGGGTTGCAATTGATATCTATATATTTGATTCTTCACAACGGTAGAGTCCGTAAAGGTCATTCCATTGGTTGCATAAGAAACAATAACACTGTAAACTATATTCGTATTCAAATTGGTTCGTATGACATTCAAACTCGTAAATGTTCCATAAATATTGGATATTTGTACATTATTTTCTGTTGCCAATTTCAAATTGGCACTGGTAATTGTCGGATTGATGATGATATTGGAATGACAAAAAGGAGAAAATGTATTAAATGTATTAAAAAACGACATACTATACTATAGTCATAAAAATTGATTTAAATTTTTGCTCGTATATATTTATTATTATATATATAAGAACTTTTACGAACTATGATTATTCCTGTAAAATGTTTTACTTGTGGTAATGTGTTGGCAAACAAATATCGTTATTACCAAGATGAAGTGTTGAAGAAAAAGACGGAAATTGCGAATTCGGTTCCGGAAAAAGAACGTGGTGAAATATTCCGTATTCATTATCTCAACAAAAACAATGTGAAAAAAACACCGGAAGCCGAAGTCATGGATGCGATTGGATTAAAAAATATGTGTTGTCGTCGTCACATACTTACTCATGTAGATATTGAATAATATATTAATACATTGTATAACAAACATGCAAAAAAAAGGTGGTTGTGGATGTAGTATGAAATTTGGCGGAGGTAAACGACATCACAAAAAAACCATGAAAAAACGTAGTAGACGTAGTAGTAAAGGTGGAAATATTTATCCATTGAATCAAAACCCTGTAGTAGCTGGTACCAATTTGTCTGCGCGTAATAATATTTCAGGTGGAAAAAGAAAAAAAATGCGCGGCGGTATGTTTCAAACACTGACAAATTCATTGATAAATAAAGATCCCCTTTTAGGAGGTAACCCAGGTTCATTGTTGGGATTTGGTTCATCCGGAGGTACACAAAATGCAATCAATATTGTAAGTGGAAAAACGGATGTGGTCGGTACCAATATGAAACCATTGGTGTAAAATATATAGGATATATATATTTTTCTATTTCAACTATGGGAAAAATTCAATTAGGTGGATACACTCTTTGTATGCCAACATATGTGTATATTATTTTTTCGTTCATTACGTTTATTATGTTGATTGCATCAGATATTACTGCTGTACAACTTATGTGGTTTATTATCAAAGTATTGATTTGGGTATTTTTATTGAATCTTATGTGTGCAAATGGTTTGATACCCCTCGCCTGGTTTTTTGTATTGTTGCCATTTTTTATTATTTTTATTCTTTTGGTATCCAACAACGTCCAAGATTATTCTAAAGTCAATGCACAATTGAATAACAAACAAAATATGCCACAAATGCCTGACATGCCACAAATGCCACAGATGCCACAAAAATAATATGTATATAGTGACGACATACCGGTCAGAGGGCTTTTGCGAAGCGTAGCCTTCAACAACTAACTCAGAAGGTGACTTCGTCACCGGAAGAGTTTGGTAGGAGACCTTCAATTATACTGAGGAAACCCGTCTGTCATGACGAATTATAGGAGATAGAAATCCTTCAGAATATGATATAAAAACCTCCTGCATGATACAGTATTATAAAACTATATCATGCCATTATTCAATGCAAATTCATTAAATACTCAAAATGATTTATTAATGCAAAATTTGATGGAATTTTACAAAAAATCCGAAAATATGGAACATTTTCTGTCTATTGTCAATGGCAATACTCATATATCATTACGTATTATTGATTGGTTTGTGACCAATTATGCCAAGAAATATTTCACCATTTATGAAATTCCAGCATTCAATAGTGAAGGAACAGTACGATTCAAAGTATACAATGATTACAAATTAAAACTAAAAGCCTACTCCAAACGTAGATTTGATCCATTTTGTAGATGGGAACGAATTCAACTACCATGTGATTCTTTAGCAAATACTACAATTGAAACCACAATTGGACAATTGAATTTTTTTAAATGGGCAATTGAACATCATATTTTAGAACATATTCGTGAAAATTATGACGCAATTGAACATGATATGAACTTGCGTAATACTACTTCCAAACATCGGAATACTACCGAAACATCCACCGATTCGGCTACAACCACATCCTCGTTAGATAATGATATCAATTCTAATTCCAAAACTCGGAAAAAACGGGAAGAGCTTTCTATTTCTGCTTGTAAATGTATAAAGAAAGAAACAGTAAAGATTTTGGTGAAATTTTATGCGTAAAAATATCCAATATACACTTTATATATTTTTAGGAATTTTTGTCATCATGTTTCTTTGTTGGTGCTGTAATAAACCTGAAACATTTGCGAATAAAAACAAACGTACCTTCTTGGATGTAGACGGAAATATTCTGGGATTTGATATGATAGATCATAATGATACGTTTGATTATGAACATGTAGTTACTGAACTTCCAATGCCCGACATGACCCAATAATTTTATTTTTAATACCATATTAGAATATATGTAATATGGTACACAATGCAAAAAAATCAAGAAAAAACAATCAAAATACATTCTTTGGCGGAGCTGCCAGCAGGATCTATTCTATAGGAAATTATGTTCATCAGCAATTATTAGGAATTAATACGTCCAAAATTTTTGCGGGTTTAGTCGTAATAACCTTGAATATTTCAAGCAAATTTGTTACAATTAAAATGAGCAAAACCATGGAAAGTTATTTGAAATTTACATTTAGTCGTGATATTCTGATTTTTTGTATTGTATGGATGGGTAGTCGGGATATTTATATTGCATTTTGCGTTACCCTATTGTTTATCTTGTTTATGGATTATTTATTAAACGAAGATTCTTCGCTGTGTATTTTGCCTGAAAAATTTACCAACCATCATTTGGAAATGATAGACAATCAAAACCCTACACCGGAAGAAATCCAAAATGCGAAGCAAATCTTGGAACGTGCGGGTAAATACGAAAAAAAAGATGATACTACTGATAATATCATACAACCCAATAATCTTCAATCACCCCTTATCACAAAATGGTAAAATCATTTTTTTTATTTCCACCGTAGGTGGAAATATAGGAGAAATTCTCCACTACTTTCGTACCGACCCGAATTTTCCGGCAAACTTATACGGTGACTACGGTCATTTACTAAGTTAGTAGTTGAAGGCGTAAACACCCTGAGAACACTACGCTACGGATATCACATTCATATTAGGAACACCGTTCTTATATACTCCTTTGACTGCTCCAATATCTCCATCTTCGGTTAATTCGTAAATATTTCCGTTTTCTTGATCCGATGTACAATAAGATACCCCATTGATGGTAACTTCTACGTATTCTTCCTCTTCCTCTTCTACATCTCCTACATCTTCTTCTACCACCACAATTTCTTCTACCACCACAATTTCTTCTTCTTCTTCTTCTTCTTCTTCTTCTTCTTCTTCTACTTCCTCCTCTTCCTCCTCCTCCTCCTCTTCCTCTTCTTTTTCAATTAATTCATATACCACTTTGCTTGTTTCATTTTTCTCTTCCTTTACAACTACGGGTTGTACAACTTCTTTGGGTTCAATTTTGATAACCACTTTATCGGAAGCAACAGGTGGGTTTACAATAATAATGACGTCATCATCATCTTCCTCTTCCTCTTCCTCTTCCTCTTTTTTCGGAACATTTTTGTATAATTTACTCTTTTTTTGTGTTTCACCACGAAGAATGCGAATTTGTTCTTTCAATCGTTTGTTCTGTTTTTTTAATTTCTGTACGATAGGCAATTGCATCATGCCATGATAATTATCTTTGTATACATCATGTTTTTTCAATGCATGTTGAATATTCAACATGCAACTGAATACATCACCAGAATGTTCAACAGAATTCATGATTGATAATATAACTGTATTGTATTGTGATAATATCTTTATGTCATTATCACAATATAAAAATCAATTTTTTCTTACAACATACGTAGTTGGGTTTGTGTGCAATTGTTAAAAACAGACGTCCCTATTTTGTTCATAAATGGCGGAGGTGCCGTCGTATACTGAGATTGTACAAACAAATCAGGAAACGGTTGTGCATAAGGATTGGATTCACTCGGAACATGTACCTTGTACATATCACTTTGTGCAGATGGAACATAATAACTCTGTTCAGCACCATGTTGCAACGCAAAATACTGATTACGTAAACGTGTTTCATCATTCACATTAAATCCGGAAACAGGTCCCATAGATTGTATAGGAGCAAACCCGGATTTGGTTGAATAATCCATATATTGTCCTTTATATGACGAACGAATGTCCGTAGTCGGATACAATACCTGACGAGTAGATGAACTTCGTGCATCTAAATTCGGACGTAAAGGAAATTCAGATACATTACGACGATATATTGCACGATTTATTGCATCTAAATCTTCATTTTGTCCGTAATAAATACCTGCAGGTATTGGTGGTAATTCTGCACTATGTGATTCTAATAATTTCAAATTGGTATTCATAATATACTTATACCATACATATTATTGGAACCTACGGTTCCAGTAAAACCTCCCTCTATTGGAACCTACGGTTCCAGTAAAACCTCCCTTATGTAACGAGGACACCGACCTTCGGTCAGTGCCCTCATAAGGTTTCCTTGAAACCGTTCTATCAAATTGGTTATATAAGATCATATACAATCAATTTATCATCAATCCTAATAACAATCCTAATAAGAAAACCTTATGAGGGCGCCACCACGTAGTGGGGGTGTCCTCGTTACTTAAGGGAGGTTTTACTGGAACCGTAGGTTCCAATAGACGTGGGTTCCAATACTATACATATAAACTTTGTGATGTACATACATATTTTAAAATCAATTCATCCACATGTTGTAATTTATTCATGAGAGACATGTACCCTTCAAATTCACAAATAGACATCCACTCTTTGGCAATGGCCGATATTTTCAAAATCGCTTTGACAAAATCACCGACAGAAAGACCTTTTTCTTGAATAATCTTTTCTTGAATGAATTGTTTGCACGAAATTTCGTCCTTATATTCTACCCATAATGACATTTCATCTAAAAGATCATAATTGATAGGGCTCACATAATTGATTCCTGTACTTAATTCGTAAAACAACTCTTCATCTTCGTAATATTTCATCTTTTGTTTCAATTGTGTCGCCAGTTTGGACAATGTTGTATCCTCCGTAGTGGGATTGTATTTGATGATATCTTCCCGAACACGTACATCAGAAAAACACGACAAATATGCCACGATTTGCTCCGTCGTCAAGGATTCAAAATATTCATGTTCAAATACCATTTCTGTGAACACCAACGGATGTATTTCCGCCAACTGGGAAGCAAAATGTCCTTTCGCAGTAAATTCATAGATGTCCGTTTCATGCTCACATACAAATCCTTGATGAATCAATATGGAAAGAATCCCACGAAATTGACGAGAAATACTTGTTTCTAAATGATGTATTTGGCGTTCAATTTGTGCGATTTCTTCCTCTTTGTTACGAATTCCTTGAAAAATGAGCGCTTCTGAATCACATTTGTGATAGGTATCCTTAATATTTTGAAGATTACGCTCTATTTCTTTGTATTTTTTGTTGGTAATTCCGAGTCCGGTGGGTCTTGTCAAGATGTTTTTTAGATCCATATATTGATTCAACACGTCCATGGGTGTTTGGAAACAAGACAGTACGGTTTTTTTGCGTTCCAATTCTTGTTCCATGATTTGCAAAGTAGAACGTAGCATGGTCGCGCCTTGTTGTAGATCGCCCTTCATCATACTTTGATTCACAAATTGACAAAAATCCGTGAAATGGTTATGTCCATTACGGAGTAAATTCAATACAGTCGCATACGAAATATGAAATTTGGATTCCATGGGCTGGGGTTTTCCACACAAGATTTGTTTGTATTCCGTAGGTGACGGTAAGGGGAACAAATTGTTACAATGTACCACATGACCAATCGTGTCAATATTACGTCGTCCTGCACGACCAGCCATTTGTGTATAGGCATGAGGCATCAAATATTGTTCCATTTTCCCGTCAAATTTCTGCACGGTAGTAAATACTACGGTTTTGATTTCACAATTCAATCCGATGGAAAAACTGTCCGTGGCAAACAACATTTTCACATAACGTTTGGAAATCATCAATTCCACGATTTCGCGTAGAATCGGTATCATTCCCGAATGATGGATACCAATTCCTTTTTCCAATAGTTGGATCAATTGGATGTATTCCGGCATTTCCATATATTCTTGGTAATTAGACAATTTTCGTCGTAACAATTGTTCGGCTTCTCTTTGGATGGTATAGGGTATTTTAGAATCAAATTCCAACAAATTCGTGGTAATTTCTTTAGCACACATTTCCACATTTTTTCGTGAAAAAGTAAACACCAATGCCGGTAACATTTCTTTTTCTACCAGGGTTTTTGCCAAGGTATTCAACACATGTGCTCGTTTCAAATATACTTGGTTGGTCTCCAACAAATTTTGAATTTTTTTGATTTCCATGTATCCCGATTCTTGGAAGGTTCCTTTTTCGGTTTTCAACGGTATGAATTTGTTGGTACTATTACGAATCATTGCTTGAGTGTCCTTGTCACGTACTTTTTTGAAAATAGATTCTACCGTGGTCATAAACCCGTAATGTGTCAGTGGAACAATACGTGTCAATGTGGAAGACCATACTACTTGTTTTGTTTGACTTCGTTCACAAAAATGGGCGAATTTTTCCGGTTGATCCAATGTCGCGGACAATAACACCATTTGAACATGTGGAGGTAACATCAAGATGGTATTTTCCCATACGTGACCACGATCTTCATCCAAGATAAAATGACATTCGTCCATCACCACACACGCCAATTCTTGTTCAATATCTATTTGAAATTGCAATTGTTTTTTTGCATGTGGCAACGCATATTCTGAAGGACGACGTAGGAGTCCAGAGGAATATGGCGTTTGTTCTTCCGATGATTCTTTGTGTTGATTTAAAGTAAATAAATAATTCATCAAAATTTCTGCCGTGGCAAATATCACATCCGCGGTTGGATTGAATTTCACATCCCCCGTGAAAATACCAAATTGAATGTCCGGATATTTTTGGGAAAAATCATAGAATTTTTGATTGGACAAACTTTTGATAGGGCAAGTATAAATCACTTTTTTTCCCTGGGCAACAAAATGTTGTATCGCAAAATCGGCAGAAACCGTCTTTCCGTTCCCTGTTGCAGCAGATACCAATGTATGATTTCCATCCACAATGGCTTGTATGGAATATTTCTGAAAATCCGAAAGAGGATACGGGAATTTTTGAAAATGTTCTTTGTATGTTTCATCCTGTTCTTGTGGATAAGGTTTATCACAAATTACCACCATTATACATAGAAATATTGCAAAATATTTCTATATCGTTTACGCCGACGAAAAAAATATAAAAAAGAACACTATAGGATATTCATATGAACGACGAAGAAATTCTCAAAAAATGTCAGGAGGATATAAAAACAACCAAAAAGGTTGTTACAGAAACCAAAGAACTTCTAGTACAATATACCGAGTCCGTACGTACAAACATGTCTAAATCGTTTGAGGTTTCCAAGAAAGAAATCAAAGATTTGTTATTAAATTATTTTTAACCTCTATTCTTGGATAGGTTGCCCAGGGGCAACCCACCAAAATGAGGTAAATCTTTTCCACTTCATATTGGCAGTGAAATCACACAAGTGCGATTCCACCATACAATCAGTCCAGAATAAAGGTTAACAGAGATGACTATAATCACCCTCATTGAACCCATCTTTAGGACCACCTGAATAAAAATCTTGCAAATTATTAGCAAGTTCTCCCCGATGTTGCAAAAAGTCTACATGACCATGCCCATCACTAAAACTAATTGAGCTCTTTACACCATAACTAGAAAACATGGTATGTCTAGTTTCCACTGCACCAAACCGATTACTACGTGTATAAGTATAGGTAGAACTATGCGGTGTATTCGTCATATTATGAACAAACAATGATTGTGTAGGTCCCATATCCTATATTTAATCATATACACGAATCGGTTTATATCATTTTCTTCTGGACTCCGATGTCGTTCAGAAGAAAAATGCGTGAAAATTCTCCACTACGTTCCGAATTTTCCGGCAATATCACATTCATTTTCATTTTCATTTTCAAAAAATTGATTTTATAGATCCTATAGTTCTTATCATGTCAAATATATGTAAACATGTATCATCATTATCAGACACATAACACCTATGATTCCGACGATCATACTACATTGGATGATGATCGTACGGTGATCTCATCCTCCGAAGATGATACTAGTATGGAAGATACCGATTCAGAAAGTATTCAAGAATACGATTTGGACGTGACTGACCGCGTGTATTTTGCGGATCAACATTTTTTGGATGAACCAAAAATACATGGACATTACTATTTAGGTACAGTCAATGAAGATGGTATATTACCTCGTTTTATGGATATTTCTGTGTCACCTTCTACCTTTTTCCAATTTGCCTATCATGAAATCGTGCGTTATTTACGATTTTATTCTATTCATTGGCGTCCTATCAAACCAACCGTGGATATTTTACAATTGATCATTATAAACCAGGAATATCAAGTGATACAAAAAACCTATTGGTTACGTTTGGTACAACGTCATTGGCGAAAAATCTACCAAGAACAACAACGTGTATGGCAAATTCGTAAAAGTAGCAAGAATCTACGTCATCGTGAATTGTATGGGCGTAATTTGTATGGTGGTAATTCATTACCTGGATTACAAGGTATGATGGCTGTGTATTCATCAAATAAACGGTCTAATGAAGAGTGAGCAAATACAAAAATTGGTTCAAATCTGCCAAAATTTCATCACGAATGTTCAACAAATCCGTATCGCGTTTGTTATCCAAGTGTTGATTCAAGTTGATCAAAAATTGTTGGTAATCGTGAATTTTTTGTTTCAATTGATGGGAATTGTGGCATTTGCATATACGAGATTGTACATTATGAATTCGTGACGCATCCTTTCCTAACATAATTTCTACAAAACGATCAATATGTTCGTTCAAATGTGCATATAGTTCATCCGTTGCCTTGTGTTCGGGATATTTCTTGGTATTCCAATGATACAATTTGATCGTATGTAACATTTCCAAAAACGTGTTTACGATTTTGATTTTGACATCGCTAGATTTTTTTCTAAACGATTGGTTTCTTACCGATTTACGAAATGTTTTTTTCGTATAACTGTGTTTTGTTTTCATTTACCCTATACATTTAGAACATATATTTGATCACATATCAACTAAAAAATAGTGTTTTGATATGAAAAAAGTCTTAAAAAAATTACTATTGTATATAGAAATATACAGTTGTAAATTATAGTAAAATGAAAGAGATAAAAGATAAAATAGAAAGAGTATTGTCTAAAATAATAGATGTAAAAAATACAAAACTTACTCCCAACGCTAGTTTTGCGCATCTAGACAAGTCGCTCAAGGGTAATGAAACCGAAATAGTTATGCTTAAAAAATCCTCAGATACACCCATATCCATACGAAATATACTACATAAATCTGATAAATCATACGAAGAATCAAAGGATGAACTTGTCAAAAGTGACATAACATATACCGGCAGAGACCATGCAGAAATTCCTTCAATTCATAAAATATCATCATTTGATTTCAACATATATCTAAAAATGTTTGTCCATGAATTACGAACTCCGATTTCTACGATTTCTATGGGGTTAGATTTGATAAAATCGGAATTTTCTGCTACCAAAAATAAGGAAAATCTACATACCATCAGCAACATGAAAAAAAGCATACAATTTATGGAAGATATATTCACAAAATTTTCGGTAATCCAAGAAGGAAACATTGAATTAAATCCATTTGGACCATTCTCTTTGAAAGCACTATTAAGTAACGTGAATCATCTTCTTACTTATCATATAAAGGAAGGCGACGTGTTTTTTCAATGTAACATTCATCGGGACGTGTACGACTGGGTCTATGGAGATATGTACAATCTGAAACATTGTATCATCAATCTACTCAAAAATGCCATCAAATATCAATGTGAATACCGATCCTCGGTAGTTACAATTGACATTTATAAAACCGCGGTTCCGTCCACTGATCCGATAGAGACAAATACCGTCGGAGAAAACCAAACGATTGAACCCCATCCTCCTACCGATAGTAGTAACAATAAATTACTAAAAAGTTCACGAAAAATGATCGCTAAAAACAAACAACATATTACCATTTCTATCAAAGACAACAATGAACCTATATTACCGCATATCAAATCGCGATTGTTTCAATCTTTTAATTCCACCAGTGGTTCGGGGCTAGGTCTGTATATTTGTAAAAATATCATTGATTTACACAGTGGAAATATACAACATACCTTTATTGAACCAAACGGTAACCAATTTTGTATTCATTTACACATGGAATTATGTGAAGATACCACGTTGCAAATATCCGAACCAGAACATCATTCCGACGAAAACAAAGACAATTCCAGTACAAATTCCGAGGAAGGAATCAGTAGAAAATCCTCCATCAATATCATTATTATTGACGATAGTATACTGAATCGTAAATTGATGTATAAATTGTTGAAAAAAGTGAATATTCATTACAATATTTATACGTCTATCAACGGTAGAGACACGATGAAGAGAAAAGAGTTCATCATCAATAGTATGAAAATCATATTTTTGGATAAATATATGCCTTTTATGGATGGTATTTCGTTAGCAAGACAACTACGTGAATCGGGTTACAATCAATTGATTATAGGATTAACCGGGGAAGACAACGAATCCTCCAATGAATTGTTTTTGTCAAGTGGCGCAGATATTGTCTTTATCAAACCTCTGGATATTTGCAAATTACATATGATCAATGATTTTATTATGATAAACGGTACCGACCGACAAGAAAAAAAAACCATACAAGTCGTTGATAACAAATTGGAATGGTCAGAAGGCTGAAAGCCTTCTAACCGCAAAAATTGAAAATTTTTGTTGTTATCTAGAAACCTACCTATAACAAACACACCTATCGTAAAAATATGACCACAATATTCACGCGTTATCTGTACGAATATTCGCACGTACAACATTCTTTGATATGGGCGCTATTAGAACGTCAACGTGATGAAGCCTTGTTCTGGACCTACGAAATGTATTTTAGTGGGTTTCGGGAAGAAACATTCCAATGGTTATGGGATATTTATCAATACATGTATCAAGAACTTTCCCCCCATTTAGCTCCTATATTGATACATTTGTATAGATCGTCTGAGGATGACGACACGATGGTCGGATCATGGATTTTGTATTTATTATCATCCCCTATTTCGTTGACACGTTATATGCGTGAAAAACATAACGTGTATCTAACATACCCTGAAATTACTGAAAATGAAAACGTATTGTTACCCCCTATACTTATGATTCCTTCTACCGAAGTGGATAAATACAGAACCGTTACTGAGAAAAATAGTGAATTTTGCAATTGGCAAATTTTACGAAATGTATGTAGATTTCCCTTGCGTGCCGAACGAATATGTAATGGAAATATGTCGTTACTAGAAAGAAACGAAGATGACAAATTATCCGGATATGAAACAATCCAATACATGACAGCACAAGGGAAAACCATGCGTCGTAAACGACGTATACTTGCTAGATTAGACTTGTCAAAAATGGATTCATGGATGTATTATGCGTCTTTCTGTCCCCTCTGGTTGGAAAGAATCCAAGAACATCGCGGACAAATTTGTCACGAAACCCAACGAGTATGGTTTGATGAAGAAGACGATGAAGAAGCATTTCATTCCGACTATGATTTGGAACCCGACGAACAACCACGTTCTGTTCAAGAAACCATTTTATCTCCACCGGTGTATCGCTACATTTCATGGAAATCATTCTATGAAATGTATGGTTCCAATAGTCATTTAAGGAAGATCCGTATTCGGCGTGACCGGCAAGGAAACTGGCACGGTATTTGGTCAGAGGGCTTTTGCGAAGCGTAGTCTTCAACAACTCCCGATTCCCTTTACCGCCTCTGGTGATAAAGGGAATCTGTCGTACACCAAAACGCCCTCGGATGTTTTTAGTGTACTAACTCAGAAGGTGACTTCGTCACCGGAAGAGTTTGGTAAAGTGGTCTTGGTAGGTTCATCAGGTATATCCTCTTTTTTTTCGGTGGATACAACTATAGGTAAAGATTCTGGAATCGCGGGGATGTCGTTAGGTTTCACCATTTCTTTGGTAGGAAACCATGTTTTGTAAGTGTTTTGTCTTTGTAACCATATACGTGTAGATTCCCCTAAAAATGCCAAACGATTGAACAAGGTACGATACGTATATTCTACCATCACTGTACAGGCTTCTTGGTATTGAATACTATACGCCCAATACGAAGGAATGTACAAAATATTTCCGGCATCCACGTCAAATTCCAAGAATTCAATCTTGTCAAATTCACGGCGATGATGTTCTTTAGGATTCCACACATTCATGTTGGAACGATATTCACCGAGTTCATAGTCCCGTATCTCGTGCAAATTCTTAGCATATTTTTTCCAAGGAGCCATTTTCACCGTTATTTTTCCTGTTTGAATCACCATGAATTTACGCGAATTTACATGATATCGGCACGGAGTATAGGATCCTTTTGCTCCTATACAAATATCATGATGGGATTGAACAGTAAAGGGCGGTTGCAAAAAACTGTCCAATTCTTGTATTTTTTCTAAGAATTCGGGGGCAGCTTGTAACAACAAGGTTTCGTTGTGTTCCGAATAATAATTTTTGGTAGTAGAATCTTGTAATAAATTCATCGCCAATTGATATGGAATCGGTGTCGCGTATTTGGTGGATGTTTCGTCCATGATACCTAGAGAAAGATGTTCAGTACCCACTTCCCCCACCGCATCATCTAAAGAAGGTAATTTCGGTAATATTTCATAGGTAGAAAATACGATGGGTTGTAACAATTGACAGGATTGTTGCAAATTCGTATTGTCAATATAATCCATTTCATACACATCTTTTTCGTCACTATATTTGTATTGTTGCAGAATATGAATGTATAAAAATATGACCAAGAAAAAAAAGAACCACTCTGTCATTCTCCGAGTATAAATCACATACACATATTTGATGTATTTTTAGAACGTGTTTTTGTTCCGTATGTTTAATTTACATAATTGCCATTGACCATCTGAGGAACATAATTTCCGATTCTCCCATGGTGTTTATTCGTAGATAGGGGTATTTTTTTATTTTGTGACGCAGATTCAACGATTTTTATTGCGTCGTCAATTGACATTACATGATATGTTTTTTTTGATTTTTTTGATTGTGATTTTGATTGTGACTCTGGAGTTTCTAACGATGGTCGTGGAGATGGGTATACTGGTGGGTCATTCGGATCATACGGTGATATAACAGATGTAGATGTATGATGATAAGGAACAATTTTTGAATGATTTTTTCTAGTTAAAAGTCCCGATACGGCTCTTCTAAAAAATGATTTCGGTGTTTTATTTACTCCACCTCGCACTCTCAAAGAACGTTTCATCGTTTTGCGTATTTTTTTTGTAATATACCGATGCTTCATCTTTGTGTATAATGAATCAGATTATATTTTTTGTTAGGCGACTTTAGTTCCGGAAAATTCGGGTCGGTACGAAAGTAGTGGAGAATTTCTCCTCTATTTCCACTGTAGGTGGAAATAAAATCATGCGCAAGGACGACATAGGAGTCCTGGTGCATGATGGTTGAACGCTATCCTTTTACCAGAGAAAGAAGGAATATTTAATCTTCATTGATCTTGGGAGCTAAATAATAGATAATATATCCGTCGTCTTCCAAAGGAAAATCCAAACGTAATGGATAATCCGCATGCATTTTTACCGTCATATTTTTACTGATTTTACTATAGGCGCCCACATTTTGCAAATATTGCAAGGCAAATTCCAAGGTCAAATCGCGATTTTCTTCAATGGCAAATTCTTGCAAATCATTGATATCAACTTCTACCGACATACTACCATGTTCTTGAGTCGTAGATGTCCATTGATTTTGTTCTTCATTGCAATGAATACGTAAATTGTCCCCAAAACCACGTAATTGGTGTATCATCGTGGTAAATATGGTAGCAGACAAACACATTTCCACCTGATATTCCATATCAGGAACTTGGACACAATCCATTTCAATATCCATCAAAGGCATAACGAAATGACGTTCAAAACACCCCGTTTTGTTTTTTCCTGGAATAGAACACATATCTACCAACAAAGTATCGGTATTGGAATCCTCTACATGAATCTGTATGGATTGGTCTTTGTCTCTTGTTGCAAGGATCTTATACAAAATCTGGGAAGGGATACCCAAGACAATGGATTGTTCACAGGTATAGGTAGAAAACCATTTTTTAGGTAATTTCACTTCTAAAATAGAAATACGTGCTGAATCCATGGTTTGGATGTACATATGTTCAGGGGTAAATTGAACGTTGATATGTTCCGAGAAATGTTTCATATTTTGAAACAAGGTTGTGAATACCTCTGCCTTTGCGGATTGTTGAATGGTAATGTTCATGATAGATAGATATATGATTAGGATGATATATCTACTTGTTTTTAGATTTATGTAATCAATTTTTCCAACATTTCAGTGGATTGTTCTTTGGTATAATATATCATTTTGTCTTTGATAGATTCATTCGTAAACCGAATCAAGGTTGCCGAAATTGCACCAATCATGTTCGGTGTATTATAAATATACATAGTGACCATTCTATCAATGTATTTGATCTCGGTATTTTTGAAACATGCATTGCAAAACATCTGGATGGCTTGTGAATATCTTTCTACGGCAGACATAGAAAACGACAACAAATTGATATGCATATTGAACGAACCATATTGTGATATGATATTGTTGATTTCGGTCAATAAATAATTTACGACGGTTTCATAATTTTGTGACGTACCGTATGTTTTAAACAAAGGATAATCAATATATATGGAATTCGTATTCGATATTACAAAAATGGTTTTTTGTATTAATACCTCCAATGGAAAATGATTCAATACATATTCGGCACATTCTTGTTTTTGGTTTTTTTTGAAAAAAATATGTTTACGGTTGGAAGAATAAAAGTCATTGGTTAAACGGGAAATTACACCATGAACTGCATTACCTGTATTTGTGATGAAATCGGGGAGGATATTTTCTGTCATGGTTCTTGATGTGTCTAATTCCATACATTTGTTCAATATGTCTTCCGTACTTGTTAAAGAATCTTGACGTGGTATAAAAAAATCATTTGTTGTTTTTTGTGTAAACATATATATGATTCGTATTTAGTATATATTCCAATTTTTATCTATATTTATTTTCCGCATCTCCTACAAAGTTTTGTTTAAGAAGTACTCCATTTTACTGTAGTGACAGGATGCGCAGGAACGTCTTCTTCTTCTTCCTCTTCTGTTGTAAGTATAAGTCCGTTGATAGAGGGAGACGATTGTGAATATTCATGAATAGATATTTGTGGTACACTGGTCGGGGCAACAATGTTGGCATTTTCCAACAATATTTTGTTCACATCCATGGTATAGGTTTGTAATTTCAAAACAATGTTTTTTAAATTGGCGATTTCATCCGCCATAATGTCAAATCGTGATTGAAGCTCTTCCATGAACATTTCCGGTAATACAGTTTCGTTGTTGTCGGAATCATCGGTTTGTGCGGTTGTTATGTTTTTGGTAACTGTTTCTAAATTGATCAATCGCTTGTCAATCAAGGAAATTACCTGAGGTAAGGTTAATCCCGTATTTGCGGGGGAATTCATAGGTGTATTGGGGGAAGGATTCGCTTTGATGGGTTCTGTACTTGGTGGAGCTCTTCTTTTTTTAGCGGAAGAATTGGCAGCACTCATTATGATACAATGATTGATGATTATTTCTAATATATTTTTACGCAACCATCTCCATTTTGATAGACGGATGACAAAGATAATCTTGATCAAATATCAAATCTTCCAACGTATAATCTTCTATGTTTTCTTTACGATTCTTAATATGAATTTTGGGAAATGGATTCGGGGTTCGTGTTATTTGTGTTTGTAATGATTCACGATGTTGTTCATAAATATGGGCATTTCCTAAAAAATAGACAAATTCATACGCTTCTAATCCACAGTGTTTTGCCATCAAATGTGTTAAAAAACTATACGAAGCAATATTGAAAGGAACGCCTAAACCTACATCCCCACTGCGTTGATACAAAGAACAGGACAAATATTTTCCTCCATGCACATGAAATTGCATCAAGATATGACACGGTGGTAAAGCCATTTGTTCCAATTGTTCCGGATTCCATGCACTCACCACCAAACGACGATTGGTACGGGTTTCTGGATTGGATAATTGGTCAATCACATATTGCAATTGGTCAATTCCACACCCAGAATAATCCGTTTGACAATTCGTATAGGGTGCATTCCAATGTCGCCATTGTTGTCCATAAATCGGTCCTAAATCTCCTTCTTCGTTTTGTGTGAGTCCACGACTATCCAAAAATTCACGTGAACCATTGGCATCCCAGATATGCACTCCTTTTTCTTGCAATTCTTGGTTGTTGGTTTTCCCTGCTAAAAACCACATCAATTCATGAAAACAAGTTTTCCAGGCAACCTTTTTGGTAGTTAATATCGGAATCGTTCCATCTTGTAACGAAAAACGCATCATATTCCCAAAAACCGAATACACATTTCCATTTCTTCCTTGTTCCAAAGAACCTGTTTCTAAAATACGGCGTACCAAATCCAAATATGGTTGTTCTTCATGACATACATCGGACATTTCTATATTACGTACTACAACACAATATATCTAATTCTTTTTTTCAAAAAAATATAAAGATTTTTTCGTGAATACAAATAATTATTATACGATCAATCATGATGGGAAAAATGGATTTTTCCGCGGTTATGTGGTTCTTTAATGGTGTGTTCATGGGGTTATGTTGTTTAACTACTTATAATACGTGTTCAGTAGTATACAATTGTTACCAATATCTATCAAATAGTATTATTATCCGAAATAAACACTTTCAAGATAGTATATTCTGGGCAAAATATGTAGTAGAAAAACAAGATGAAATCAATATGTCAAATTATTTGACTGGGAAAGAAGAAATGTGTAATGAATTTTTGCACAGTATAATGATTGAATATCCAAAAAAAGAAAAATATTTTCTTCAGCTCTAAAGATAAAATTCTAATCAAATACTATACGTTTCAAGGTTTTTATATAACATAAAATTATCATATGGAAATATTACAAGAATCACGAGAATCCAAGAAATCATTTTTTTCCTATGTATTTTCCACCACCGAAGAAAGTAAGGCAGAAGTAATGAATGTGCTCCAATATTCACTTCTTGCATTGTTACCAGTATTTCTAATGAACAAATTGATTCAACAATTTATTCCCGAAGCAGATTTAGAAAAATCTTCTTTGGAACTGATTTTGGAAATTCTGATTCAAATGTCTTTGATTTTCATTGGTATTATCTTAATTCATCGTATCATTGCCTATATTCCCACTTATTCTGGGTTCAAATATGAAAATTTGACACTAATTACCGCGGTGATACCGTTTTTAGTCATAGTATTAAGTATTCAAAGTAAATTGGGATTGAAAAGTAATATTTTGTACGAACGAGTTTTGGAATTATGGAACGGACCCTCTATGGATGAAAAAAAACAGTCGGCGTCTAAAAAAGCAGTGCGTTTTGGCAATTCCACCGGTCCTTCTCATGCGGTGAGTCAAGCGGATTATTTAGACGACTCTGCGGTTCAACCTGGTTTGTTCCCACCTGCACCGATTGCAACTACCGTGTCTAGTAAGGGTGCTGCATCCAATCCGGTGCAAGGTAGTGGTATTATGGTACAAGATGGTGGATTTTCTATGGATCCAATGCCTTCCAATTTTTCAGGGAACATCTTTGGTTCTGCGTGGTAAAACCCTGGGATAATATATAAACTTCCATGACATTTCGTGATTTTTTGAAAAATTATTCCAAAATGGGTATTGTTATTTCAGGTATTGTGTTACTAAGTATATGTGCATTTGCACCTACGAATGAACCTAAATCCTCCGATGAAACCAAAGAAACCGTCTAGCGTTCATCATAGTACATTTCGTATATGTACCATGATGTATATGTGATAAACCGATCATGCCCTACAGAGTGAAAGATTTTACCGTAGATTTGTATTTTGATCATGATCCACCGTTTGTATTTGATCAAACCGATTATCAACTATTTGCGGAATATGTGAGCACTACATACGTCCATATCATAGTCCGTCGTTTGGACAATGAATGTATTCCCAACGGTTTGCAATTGTTGATCCTATATCAAAATATTAGTCAAATTCTTTCGGTTCCTTCGTGTACAGATGGTCATGAAATTTGTATAACGTATACTTGTGAATTCGCCGAACCCGACATGGATCGTCCTATCATTCGGTTTCCTTTACGTGAAAAATGCGTATTAGATCCTATACAATTCATTGACCGAACTGAGTTTCAGGAGCGATTCGGAATACATCTGATGGTATTACCTACCAGTCTGTTTGCCGTTGGTATTTGTGGTGGTCAGGGGGCGTTTACGCCTCCAACAACTAACTTAGTAGGTGACCTTCGGTCCGAAGACCGTAGGTCTTCAACCTTTTGGTCACCGGATAAGTTTGGTGGAACCATGTTTATTTATCATGAAACCTTTTGTCATAGCTTTTATTACAACATAGAAGCCATTTTGTATCATATATTGCGTGTTGCCAATATCATGGATTCCAAAAAACGTATTTGTTTTCTGCTCTCCAGTACCGATGGTTATCCAGAAAAGGTTCCATGGTCTGACAAACGTGTAGAACCAAGATACATTACGGACCAAGAATGTATAGGTCAGTATTTACCACCGGTCACTAATACCCAAGAATATCCATTTTTTCCTATCAAATTGTTGGCGCAATCTGCCCATATTGGGTTCCCCAATGTATTATGTATTCCCGATAGGCACTATTTTTATCACAATTTGTATCATCCCTTTCGTTCATTTCATCAGGGTATTTCTTGGGAAGAAAAAAACCCCAAGATAGTTTATGGAGGACAAATACGCGATACCCCTCTGAATTTCATAGATGGTTCCATGCAACAACTGGGACTTTCCCCCCGTGAATATCTGAAACAGATATTGGCCCCTAGATATCGTGATATCTTGGTATGTGATGATTCATGGATATCACGCCGTGATATGATTCATTATAAATATATTTTGGACATAGATGGTGCGGCTTCCACTTGGGATGCGACTGCATGGAAATTAAACAGCGGTTCGGTCATTATCAAACCAAAATCCATATGGAGACAATGGTTCTATGAAAAATATATTCCAGGGGTTCATTATATGGAAATCAACAATGACATGAGCAATCTACGTGAAGTATACGAATGGTGTGAATCCCATACCGATGAATGTCATAAGATGATACAAAACAGTCAGGATTTGTTTCAAACCGTCTATGCCCAAGAAAATATGATTCAATATACCAAGACCGTCTTGGAACAGTGTATGTTACCAGAAGGTGAAAGTTTAACCATGGACATGCGCATGAAGATGCCGGAGAAACCTTCCGATAACGCTTCAGTTTTTCCGTCAGTGAATATACCGGAAAGGGAGGTTGTAAAGGAACCGTCGGTTCCTTTAATATACATCAATTTAGACAAACGCACCGATCGCAGAGAACAAATAGAACAACAATTGAATATGTATGGATTATCGTATGAACGTTTACCGGCAATATATCACTCCTTCGGAATCGTGGGATGTACACGGTCACACTTAGCCGCAATACGTCTTGCCAAAGAAAATGGATACCAACGCGTATGGATCATGGAAGACGATTTTGAATTCTTGGTATCACAGGAAGACGTGGAATCTACGTTGCAAATGTTATGTTCCGGGGACATAAAATTTGATGTATGTATGTTTGCCTACAATGCATTACAACGAAAAGAAATAGAAGGTTCTGACTGTTTTTTTCAGATATGTGAGGCTGAAACCGCATCTTCGTATGTGGTTGAGGCACATTATTATGACAAATTGATACAATTGTATGAACAAACCATACCACTGTTGGAAACCACCCGACGACACTGGGATTACGCCAACGACCAATCTTGGAAAATATTACAAATTTCGGATCACTGGATCGCCACAAAACAACGAATGGGAAAACAACGGCATGGGTTTAGTGACAATGCCCAAGAATACATGTCGTATGATTTTTAACCTCCATTCTGGGTTAGGATGCCCTAGGGCATCCTATCCAAAATAAGGTAAATCTTTTTCAGTACATGTTGGGAGTGAAATCACACAAGTGCGATTTCACAATACAATCATCCCAGAATAAAGGTTAACGGAACAGAGCTTCATCTTCGTCTTCGGTACTTTTTTCGCCTTTTCTTGGAACCATACCCATAGAATCCAATATTTCCAATTTCTTTCTAGAACGTTCTAAATTGTTTTCTCTTTCCACACTGGAAAACAAATATTCGGTATTGGGACTGACTTCATTTTTTTTGATTTGTTTGTAAATAAGGTGGGTTTGTTCTATGATAGACGCCAAAATACGTTTGTTATCTACCGTAATAATTTCAATGTTGGTGGGTACGATTTCGGTCAAAAGACCGACAGCAAAATACAAGAGATATCTACGACGTTTACAACAAGCGGTAGAATATTTAATACAAAAAAGATTCAACAAGGATTGTAGTGTTTTTTGTATGAATTCATTGGATCCATTGGGAACATTGTCAGCAACATAATGCAACAAAGAATCCCATATCATCCATATGATGTCTTTTTGAAATTTGTTTTCCACTTGAATATAGGTGCGACGTTGACATTTGCATACTTCTTTGCGTTTTTTACAAATATTGTCAAATTCTATGATCCATTCTATCCAATAACAGGCTTGAATCAAATTCTGACCTTCTTTGGATATAGAATAGGAGAATTCATTGATCGCAATGTACAATTCTTTGGGGTCTTCTTTTTGAAAAATGGGTTCGGCAAATTTGACAGAAGGTGCTTTCAAACGGTCATTCATCATGGTCATATTGAATTCTTCGGTACGATTGATACGTATGGGTTCAAAACTATGTTTTCTTGGCGAAAATGTCAATATACATATGATTTCGGCGAACAATTTACGAACATTGACATTGTTACGTGCTTGTATTTCTTGGGTAAAATTGGACTGACTCATGATATTACGAAAAATTTGATAACGATTTTCCAAATATACGGTCAAACGTGCATTCCCTAAATGAATATGTTTTCCGACAAAGTATAAGATGATTTCCCATATGTCCATCAAATGTCCGGCACATAATAATTCGGCACACCAATAACAAGCGGGTTCTAATTTCATTTTCATCATGTTGTCCATCAATGCCTGTTTCACTTCCGTTTTTTTGTAGTTGGAAAAGGTGATACCTTTGAAATCCGCAGAATCACGAATGTCATTCATAAAGGTTCCATCTTCCACAGGGTGTGTATCTAAATCCATAGAGTTATTATATTCGTATATTTGTAATATTTTTTTTTTACGTATTTCCGATTGTAGAATTCATTCCGTTTTGATTTACCAACGTTGGATAAATCACCAGTCCTTGTAATTCTTTTTTTTGTATGGAATTGGAAAATTTCCAATCAATGGCTTCGTCCATAGACAACAATACATTGTATATTTTTTGAATATTACGATGATTCACTAGATAAGCATGAGTACCTGTAACGGATTCTTGAATATCATAAATATTTTCTTTGTACAAATGACTATGAACTTCCGATAAATTTCCCAAATACAATAAATCAAAATCCTTGTCAATTATTTGTAAAATATGTTGTATTTGATGATCCAGGTCATCAGTAACAATTTCAAAATCATTTTCAAATATCATAGTATATCCTTGTGTTTTGTTCAAAATACGCCCGATTCCTACGTCATCGTCCGTATTTTGCCGGAGAAATTCTCCACTACTTTCGTACCGACCCGAATTCTCCGGCAATAAGGATTTTATCAACATAAAATGACTCAAATAGCATCCAATTACATTGTTTCTGTTGGGTTTGATTATGTGTAAATTTGGGTCAAATACAGATAAATTGTTCAAGTCCAAATCTTTACCCATAATTGCATCAAAAATAACAATAGGTTTTCCTAATTTTGCTTCTTGTGTTTCTATGTTCTTGGTGCGTTCTTGGTTTGTACGATCATGAATCACGTAATATTCAACGGAAGCCCCCTGACCAGAAGGCGTAAACGCCCCCTGACCAAAATATTCTTGGTGTTGTTTTTGCCGAAATTGAATATAGGATAATACAATCAATAATAGAATTAACAGGGCAAAACCAACCCATACATTTATCTTCATAATATAAGATATAATATGAAGATAAAAAACAGCACCAATCTATGGATATCTCTAGGTATCGTCGTCATATGTATCATTGTGATTCAAATTACCTACGTTCATTATCAATACTGTAGAAAGTCTTATGAAAATTTTGACATTGTACCTTCCATAGACTTTTATGTAATTACGATTGGAAATCCTTCACGTGAAACCAACATTCAAGAACAAATAGAACAACAAATGAACATAATGCGAGACAGTTCGGACAAGACGGATTATTTTGAGTTCAACATTCAAAAAATAGACGGTGTTCTAGGTAAAAATTTGGATTTAGATAAATACATTGAACAAGGAATTTTATACGACGGAATTTACAAAGACATGGATCCCAAACTAAAACATATTACGACCTCATTCAATGAAAAGATGGAAAATCGTAAAAACGAAGTGGGATGTTATTTGAGTCATTACAAAACCTATGAAACCATACGAGATCGTGGGAACTTGCAAGGATATAGTGTAATATTTGAAGATGATTTTGTATTGAATCCACGATTCATGAATATTTTAGATGAAACCTTGTTAAAACTGGGGGATACCGATTTTGATATGCTTTTTTTGGGAATTATTGGAGAAAATGGTGAACAAGTACTAGACAATGTATATCGTACCACGGGGGTTTCTTGGTGTGCTCATGGATATCTGGTGAACAATCGTCATATTGAAAAAATATTACAACAAATGCGATTCATTGACAACATTTTGGATGTGCAAATTTTCAAAAAGGGTAACCAAGGAGATTTGACGATATTGCGTTTGAACCCCACCATTGTGGAACAAGGTGAATTGGGCACCAACATACGAAACCATTAAAAAATATAAGGGTTTTTCTCATATATCATGTATTATCATGTTGCATGTCTTCACCATAGCAAGTGACCAAGAAAAAACCGCCCTCTTACGTACCACCGCCGAATGGTCCAAGTTGAACATTGAAATCATTCCATGGAATCATTGGAATGGGTTTACGGACAAAATATACGCCATGAAACAAGTATTGGAATTTGTACCCGACGAAGACATTGTTGCCTTTGTAGACGCGTATGATGTTTTATGTATGTCCAACAAACAAGAAATTCTGGAGAAATTTTTTTCGTACGATTGTGATATTGTATTAAGTAGTGAAGTGAATTGTTATCCCGGCGAAAATCAATCCGCATATGATCAAATACCAAATATAACAGAATACAAATATGTCAATTCCGGTGGATATATTGGATATGCCCGTGCACTACGTAACATGTTTGCGTGGAAAACTGACCAAGAAATAGAATCCATTTGTACTTTGGGGGGTGATCAACATTTTTTCACCCAATATTATTTGCATCATTATGACGAATGGTCATGTTTTATTTCGTCTCGTCATATGAAAGGATTGATGGTGGGTTTGGACGAATACCAACATATCTTTCAAAGTTTGTACAAAGTTCCGTTACGTAGTTTTGTATTTTTGGAAGGGCGCCTATACAATCATTCATTGAAAACATATCCGTGCTTTGTGCATTTCAACGGGTTTCATGATTACCGTCGTGAAATCATTCATAATGAAACGGGGGAACGTGTTCCAGCGATGCAACAATTCATAGAAAATATGAAAAAAAGCCGTACATGGGGATCGGCTGCGATGGAACATCATTTACCTGAGCTGAATCTATAAAAAGTTTTTTATTTTGTGATACGTACTTAATGCCGAATTTGTCCATCCTTGATTTTCGCTAACCACTTCACCAATAACAAAAATGTTTTTACTAGGTCTCTGTGCTTGTTTGATAAATTCCATACGATTACTATATATTTTGTTCAAGGGTTTGTAATAATGTGTTCCCGCGTCTCTATAAAAACCAACGATTTTGGTTAGTTTCAAATCGGGTATATCTATGGCTTTTTTTATTAAATTTGTCATGTATTCCTTACCATCCATATAAGTCATTTTATCCAGATTATAGGATTTGTCTTCCGATACGATACTTGGTTTCATAGAATGTTTGAGTTTCGTCGCATTTTTATTATCACTGTACGCTATCATATACAGACCATGATCTGGATCCATGGGAATGATTTTTTGTAATTCATTGGCAACAATCGTAGTACCTTTTATTTTTTCTTTCATGATTTCTATGTATTTTTTTGATACCGTGGCATATATTCGGAAGAATGGTTGTGCTTCAATTTCATTGTATATGGGATTTTTTAACAATGTACGTAAGCTTGTAATGGTGGTTGCCATAATCAGTTTTCTACATTCATATATATGTTCTTTTGAAGAATGATTTGATACACTGATAGAAACATGATCATTCAGATCTTCTACGTGTGTAACAAAAGCATTCGTTTTGATATGTAATATACCTATATTTTCAACTAATTTACGAGTTAATTCATTCCATGGTATAGACAAGGCTGTCCAACAACATACATTGTCTTCAAACCCATACATATACAATACTTCTTCCACACCATCATTTTCATAATCGGTATAACCCGCTGATAATAAAAACAGTTTGTATTTTTCGGATCCTAAAATAGGTAAAGCAAATTCTCTAAAAGTACATCTTGGTTGATGATTCGTTTCAAAATGATGTTGTAATTCTTTCAATGTTTTTTTTAGATCCAAAGGATCAAATGTATAGGTGGTCTTCACTTTGAATTCATGATAAATGATGTCTAATTCATCCATTAATTTGATCAAATATTTGTCTTTAGCTTTTCTACCAATACCTGCACCGGTTGTCACCAAATGATCAGAGAATTTTTCTTGATGAATACGCCCGCCAATATATTTTTTATGATTTGCTTCTAATAATAAAAATGAACTATTTGGATGTGTTTTTTTTACATTATATGCAGTGTATAGTCCAGCTATACCTGCACCGATAATAATATAATCATACATATACATATATTATGATTATATTGCCGGAAAACCTGAAGCGCTAGTGGAAGGTGTAGACGGATACCCCTATAAATCCTCTTCGTTTGAACCCACCAATATGACCGGCAATTTGGGTATATATACATTTTCTGTCCCCTGACCATTTCTTGCACTATTTGGTAGCACTGTTTTCGTGTTATAAAAAGAACGATTGGTAATAGATCTTGAACTTGATAATAACTTTTCCTTTTCGTATTTTATTTCCAACATTTGTGATTGGACTTCGTTGGACGAAAAATCGGATTTGGTGTTGATACCAATTTCGGTTTCCAACGTCTGACCTTTGATTGCCATAGGCAACATGGATTTCATAATAAATGAAAACATATTGACCCATGCCTCCATGACCTCATGTGTGGCGTTTACGCCTAATTGATTAGAAATCGTATATAACATATTCTGTACAAATATGGAATACATATAGGGTCGTATCAAACGTTTTGTATGAGCCTTACCCAAATTATATAGGCGTAATTGTGTTTGTTCATCATTGTTCGTAATAGATAGAACATAATTTACGATACGAATAATAATCGCGCCTTTTTCGGCGATTTTGTTCAGACCAGTGGAATGTGCACTCAATATACTTTCAATCTTTTTGTTTTCGTCCACCAACTTTAATCGTTCATAAAAATCATTGTAAAACAGAGTGATTCCGGTTAATTCCATACCCGATTCGGTTTTTTCTTTTTTACTACAAATCAGTTTCCATGAAGTCGTACATAGACGATTCGTTTGTGGATTGATAATCGGTACCAACGGAAAGATACTGGGGGTATAGTGTGCGACTTGTACTTCTATGGGAACGGAATATTTTTTTTCTAATTGTTCCTGTATATGTTTGATGTCATTGTTATCGTCGGTGATGGCAATAGAACTTGAATTTGCGCCCATATATTTATTATCATAACATATGTTTATTCAACTAAATAAACATCTATTCGTACACATAGGGATTTATGTTACCATATATGGTGTAGAAGTGTAACTCTATTGGTACATTTGTGATTTACGCCGTTATCCAGAGCAAGGACGAAGTTTACGAAGTCCTGTTGCGAGATGAACGTCGTTGTCGTCTAGTTCGTTTTTTATGTCGTTTATTTCGGTGGCTGCTGCGTGTTTTCTTGGTACATTTTCCACCATAAAATAAGTGTTGTGCAAAATCATAATCTTTTGCGGTTTGTTGTGTATCATGTAATAACCATTTTTTGTAGTCCCAATTCAATGTGTTATGATTTCGTTCGTAATCTCGTATCAAAGCCGTTATGGAAGTTTTGCTAATTGGTTCGTTCAAGGATGCTTTTCCAAAATCAATGATTGCCAATTTGATTTGGTTGGTTTCATCACGATAAAATACAATATTTTCGGAATGAGTATCATTATGAAATATATTGTTAGATTCTAAACATTGTAATGCTGTTTCCATTTTGGTGTACCATGTTTTCCATGTATATTCATCGGGAATTATTTGTAATAATTCATTCTTTGGTACAATGACTAAATTTTCCATTTTTATAGAAATTTCCACGTTTACGTCATCATCTGTCATTTGTTTGGATACAGAATATATGGTAGGAATATGTACATCATCCGTATTACATACTGCTGCTAATTTTTGTAATACAATTTCACGTAGAATGTAAAGGAAACTATAATTATCATGATTAGAAATCGTGTATGTTTTTTGGAAATATTTGGGGTTTGATTGTTCATTGGTAAAATAGGTAATTTGTATTCCACCAGAAAAAATAGGTACGATTTCGTTGTTTGATATTCTGAAATTTTGTTGAGGTTCAATTTTTGTTTTTACTTGAACTTCACCGTTTTCTGCATTCATGGGTGTGTTATTCATTTCATTTACAACATCCATGGCTATTTTTTTCGCATTTTCATTTGTAAAAAATTGTTCTATCAATGTTTTTATGGTTGTTTTTTGTTTTTTTTCGGGTGATGGTGATTTGATAGTTAAATCGGAAAATCTCCGTTTTTTTTTCTGTGGCGTTGAATCAGTATCTATAAATAACGACATCTTATACATAATTATGTTATTTTATTCGGTAATGATACGGGGAACAATGTTGATGGTTTGTAATTCTTGTGACAACAATTTGTAAGCGTACGGGATTTCTACTTTGGCAAAATCGGTCGTATTTCCACACGTTTTGCACAAATGAATACTCATATCATTTTTGGCGAATTTCGTCTGTTGTTTCATATCAACATCATTGTAACAGGCAATCATTCCACATTTTCCACATACATGTGTGGAATATTTGTCCGATACATCATACAAACGTTCACGACAGAATCGTGACATACCGTGAGCAATCATAACATCACGTTCCATTTCACCAATTCGGAATCCACCGTCACGCGACCTTCCTTCGGCAGGTTGTCGCGTCAAATTGACCATGGGACCAATGGAACGACTGTGTTGTTTGTCATTGACCATGTGTTTCAAACGTTGATAATATACCGGTCCAATGAAGATACTCGTCTCCATCTGTTCCCCGGTAAACCCATTGTACATGACTTCATTTCCGTAGCTCTCATATCCAATCTTTTGCAATTCATGACAGATGGTTTTGATGTCCAAATCACCAAAACTCGTGCCATCACCAAACATACCCAATTCCAACAGCACTTTACCCAGTACTGTTTCTTTCAATTGTCCAATGGTCATACGGGAAGGAATCGCATGAGGATTAAGAATAATGTCGGGACGCAATCCGTCCTTGGTATACGGCATATCTTCTTCTGGAATGATACATCCACAGGTACCTTTCTGTCCGGCGCGGCTCGAGAACTTATCACCCAGTACCGGTTTACGTAAAGTTCGTACCCGTACTTTGGCAAAATTGTAACCGTCCCCATTTCTACCGGTGTAATTTTTATCTATATAACATTCTTCCGTCGTACGATACGTTTTACTCTGGTCTTCGTATTTGATCGTCTTGGTCGGATCATTGCGATTCTCTTTGATAGGAACCGTTTTCGCAATAATGACGTCGCGATTTTCTACCAACTTGTGTTCTGGAATAAATCCTTGGGCATTCAATTTGTCATAATTTCCATATTTGATTCCTTTGGTTTTGGTAGGGTCGGGTTTACACCGAATAATTTCATCACGAATGATGTTTTTGTCTTCGTCTTTTTCGGTATGATATACCGTGGTCATAAACAATCCACGATCAATGGAACCTTTGTTGATTAACAACGAATCTTCCTGATTGTAGGCTGTATAGGATGCAATGGCTACGGTAATTTGATGTCCCGAAGGAATACGATTGAGTTGAATGAAATTCATCAGACGTGTATCTACCAAAGGACGGGACGGATACGAAAGTACATACGATGTTTTGTCCATGCGTTGGTCAAAATTGAGCGCATATACTCCAATCGCTTGTTTACCCATACAACACTGATACGTATTTCTGGGCGATTGATTGTGATCCGGAAACGGAATACAAGAAGCCAGTACACCGAAAATGGTACTCGGATGAATTTCACAATGAGTATATTTGTAAGAGAATTTAGGCGCTTCAGTAAGAGTTGATGCCTCCACTACATTACCGGCATCATCCCCTCCGACCGACCGTAGGTCGGTCAAGGTTGCGTCCTTTGGGTGCGTACCCAATGCTGCCGTTCTGCGAACGTACGCATCGGTGTCTTCTTTCTTTGAATCGTTGGATAAAATGTATTTGTTTTTGGTGCGCATGGCAATCATGGCGAAATTTTGTTCTTCGGGGTCAATGTATTCAATGACGGATTCGGGGATACGACAAGAGACCAACAAATCGTTCCAGGACAATTCGTGATTCGCCAATTGTTGGATCATTTCTTTGGTAATCAATGCCTGTTGATCCCGTACTTTCAGTACCGGTCGTGTCAATCTTCCACCGTCATTGCATACACGAATTTCCATGTTGTAACAATCAAAGATGACCGAAGTGTAAATATTGATGATACCACTGTATTTTTTCTGTTTAATTTCCCGATACAATTCTTCGGGTTGTTCCGTGACACCGACCCACGCACCATTGATAAATACACGGACTTTTCCAAAGGCTTCTTTCGGATTCGTCATGTCTTCCAGTTTATGTACATGAGGTAATATGTAATCGTACAAGGAGGAACTGTTGGTAGGAATGGTGATATGTGACATGAAACTGATATTCTTGACGACACCAATGGACTGCCCCTCTGGTGTTTCTACACTACAATTGGACACGACAAACCCTTGAGAGACAAACGAATGATTTTCACTATAAGTAGTGAAGTCATATACCATTTCAGGTTCTATTTCTTGAATGTTGAGAATAGGTACACTGACACAACCATTCACTGACCAATTGACTGGAGGTGTCATGTCTTGTTTGTAAAACGCGCGTATTTTGAGTAATTCAATCTTTTCAACCATTTGACGACGATTTTCTTCGCAATACGTAAACCCGATGGTGTCATAATACTTTTCCAAACTATCATTATCTATCACAACATAGGCGGTTGTTATTAGATTTGGTGTGAACGGTAAATATTTAATATGACACTGAATACTAAATTCACTTAACATATCCGCAATGTGTTGCATATATACACGTTTGTCCGTGTAAAATGTATTACTGAAACTATGATTCAATCCTCTACCCAAAAAGGCAGATAAGAACTCACGTTGGATAGAACGTTCCGCAGTGAGTAACCATGCAGGTAATGTAAATGAATCTATTCCTACCAAACGCATAAAATATTCATAACATGAGCTAATAACATGAGCTATATCATTAATTAATATAACTTTATATTTTTGGTCCATTGTTTTTATAACATGAACTAAATCACCAAATCCTAACTGTGTGATATCATTTGCTAATTGTTGCGCATCCTTTTCCGTTTGTAAATATTTGGTTCTTCCAAAGAATTGTATTCCAATCAATCGTGCAATGATTTTAAGTTTATAAAGAGGAATTGGCGTGTTTAATAGATTACGTTCCAACAATTCCTTACGATAATGCTCCAATACATCCGATTCATGAATAATCACTCGTGTTGTATTCTCATCGGGAATCATTTTCACCATGTGACGAATGACCATTTGATCACCTTCCCGTAGGTCACACAATTTCACCATTTCGTATTTTCCGCCGCCCTGATTGACCAAAAACGGATGGTCAGCGGTCGCCTTGATGGTTCTTCCACTAATGGTAGTGATTTCAAACAGTTTATCCGGCATTTTTCCAAAGAAATTGAACATAGGTGAAGGCTCATCCTGAAGTGTGGTGCGATTCACCGTGTTCACCCATTCGCCGTTTCGGATATCTTTGATTTTTTTCATGTCTATCCGATTGGACATCAACACTTCCGTGTCTCCGGTCAAACATAAGAAACCCCAGGTGGTATTGTGCAACTTACGTGGAGCAATCAATTCACCGCTTTTTTCCAACGGGGTATTGATTCTGCGTGAATGACTCAGACTGGACATATACGTCAAACGACTCAATACTTGGGCAACACCGACCTTGCTACTATTGGATTGTTTGATACTGAAATCACCCGTAGCTAAGGCACGATTGATCCCATTTTCAATGGTAGTAGATTTCATGATTTTATAGATATTGGTCATGTTGATGATATTTTCGTAATTGTCCATGGAACGCCAAGAACCATTGTTGATTTCGCGAACCACTTGTTTTTGCATTTCTTTCACGAGTTTGTTGAAATAATTACGAAACAAATTGTTTAGCAAGGTGCCGGTCAATTCAATACGTTTGTTGACATACGAATCACGGTCATTGGGGGGAATCCATCCCAAACACGTTTTGATTAATTTTTGGCACATGTATCCTAACATGTACAATTTCTGTGTCAAAGTCTTGCAATGAGGGAACATGTCGTTGTTCAACACATCGTTGGTAAATTCTTGTTTCTTTCGTGCACCTTTTTCTTTGTCCATATTGATCGGAGTATAGGCGACCGCGGCGGTGATATGACGCAAGGCATCTTCTTTGGTCATATATTTGTTAGAATCAATGATAGACGCTTGTAGAAAATCCAATATTTTTCGTTGTTCAGGTGATTTGGCTTCAATATCTAACAAAATATATTCGCAAATGGCTTTGTCACTCATGACTCCCAGTGCACGAAATACCACAAACAATTCAATCGGCTGTTTGATACGTGGTATATTCATATAAATTCCATGTCCAAATCCATTGTTTTTACTGGCAATCATCATTTCTATTTGTTTCGGAGAAATACATTTGAAATCGGGAATGGATTTGATTTCGGCAAACCAACTCCATTTCGTCGTATTTTTCCCATCAAAACAATAGACACGATTTTCCGCGGCACGTTCTTGTCCTAATACGGTTTTTTCGGAACCTTTGATGATAAAATACCCACCACAATCCATCGGACATTCCCCCATATACACCGGATCCACGGATTTGTTTTGTGTCAATACACAAATCGCGGATTTCAACATGATGGGCATTTTACCAATGTTGATTTTTTGCAATATTTTTGTAATAATTCGCGGATTGTCCATGGATTCTGTATTACGAATGATGTAGTCAATCTTGATATCCACCGTCATGGTGGACGCATACGTGAAATTACGTAATTTGGCTTCTTGAGGAAACATAGTTTTGGTTGCACCATTGTTTTCATAAATTTGAGGGGAATATAATTTGAAATTTTGGAAATTGATGGAAATTTCTAACAAATATTTGTCTTGTTCTTCCACATAATCATTTTCCGATTTAATACACACCGGATTGAACATTTGTATGGTTTTTTGCATTTGATAGGTAATAAAATGATTGTAGGATTCTATTTGATGACGTACCAAACGGTCCAAATGTTGTCCTTGAAAATAAGATTCAATGATGGTAAATGGTTCTTCCACGTACTCACCTAAATGATCCAATACTCCATCTTGTTCTTTCATATTAATATCTATTTGCTTACCTTTCGGCAAATCCTGCATGATTTCAGACAACGATTTTGAAAACTCGTCTTCCATTTCTTGAGGAAAATCACTGGCAACCTCTTTTATAGGTGTTTCACAATGAGCATTATTTTCCGTAGATTTATTGACCTTGGTGCGAGGTTTGCGTACTTTGACAATTTTGGACATGATGTATATGTGATGATGTAAGATGGTGGTGTTTATCTATTTCATAAAATCAATTTTCTATTTGGTTTTATGTGCGTCTTATTCAAGATGGTCAGAGGGCGTTCACGCCTTCAACAATGGTCAGAGGGATGAAATCCTTCAACAACTAAGTCCGGAGCAAGCTTCGCTTGCAGAGGACTTTGGTAGATACGTTGTAATAAATCTTGAAAATAACGGACATCGTCCATACGGTTTGCATTTTTACATCTGTAAAATAGGATACGATTCACTTCATCCTCGGTCAAATTTTGTACATGTTCTTTGCAATAACCTTGCAAAAAATATCTTACATCAAACGGTTCCAATCCTTGTCTAGATATGTGTTTTTCATCCAATAATCTAGAAATGAGTACATCATCATGAGTATCATCGCCATATCGTATGTCTTGGGTCAATAATTCTCCCACGTCACGTGAAAAACAGATACAGGTTCCACTTGTAAACCAAAATACGGGAAACCCACCTGCAAAATGTTGTAATGGCTTGGTTTGAAAATATTGGATTACATGAGGTATATTGAAAAAGGAACTTAGATTGGTACGTAGTACAAAATCATATTCATAGTTGGATTGAATGTGTTGCAATGCCTTCATGGTTTTCAGATAAATTCCTGGAGTAACGCTTTCGGTACCTTTCAAATACAGAGTATTTCCGTCTTCTACAGATTCTTCTTCTTGGTCTCTCGCTTCAATATAAAAAAAACGAATGTCGTTGGGAAACAATGAATAATAGGTGTGAGATAGACGTTTCATTTCGGCATATCCGTGCAAATCAAACGAGGATATGATAAGAATCACTATTTTTACCATATTCCTCTGGACTCCTACATCGTCCTTCAGAATATGCGTTGCCACATCCATATTTCTCTGGACTCCATGCTTCGCTGAGTCGTCCTTCAGAATATGCGTTGCCACATCCATATTTATTATAACCATTAGATATTAAATAATTTCTAAATCAGATAATTTCCAGTATTCAATATGGGTCCCTGAAATCGGTCGTTTCAAAATATACGGTATTTTTTTTTCTGAAAATTCTTGGTGTGCAATCAAATATCCATCAATGATTCCTACATCCACATTGACAAATGGTTTTGCTCCGGCATTGATTTGTCGTGCACGTTCACCCAAAATACGCGCTTTTTCATATTTTGTAACGAAAGGTACCGATTGATGCAGGGGGTCAATCACATTACCATGTTGGTCACGGACCACCTGTGATAACACTTCTATTTCATCAAAATTCTGAACCATCATTTCTGGATGATGGTCCTGAATCACATTTTTTTTTAGATTTTCGTCAAATTTTTGCAAATACTGTTCATCTTCTTCCTCCTCTTCTTCCTCATCATCATCATCCATATCATCAAATGCAAAATTCATCATGGAATTGGATGTTCCTAATGTTTTTTCTGTCGGATTCATTTCACTGGTGAATTCGTCATTGTCTTCATCTTCATCGTCGTCGTCGTTTTCGTCGTCATCTTCTTCTTCCATGACACGGCGACGTTGCGATTTATTCAAAGGTGAACTTTCTTCTTCTTCCTCATCTTCTAAGATTTCTTCTTCTTCGTCGTCGTCTTCCAAAATTTCTTCTTCGGGAAGGTCTTTGAGGATTTCAATATCTGGCTTTGACATGATGATATATTATCAATAGAATTGTATTTACATATTTTTACCAACAAACACTGAAAGAAAATCAATTTTTACAGAAACCCAAGGTTTCTGTACGACTTCCTCGGTAACGAGGACACCGACCTTCGGTCGGCGCCCTCATAATATTTATTTGAAACCTAATATCAAATTGATTGTATAGGATCCTATATAAAAAATAAGACAAAGTCATCTTATAAGGATTTTTGTAAGAAATCTTATGAGGGCACCATGCGTAGCGTGGTGTCCTCGTTACTTAAGGGAGGTTTTACTGGGTTAGTTTCGCCGTAGGCGAAACTAGACGTAGGTTCCAATACTAGGAGTGCCAGGAATGATTGCATGTAGAACATAAATACAAATATTTTAGATTTTTTTCATCATACCGTAAATAAATAATTTCACGTTCTGTGGGTTTGTCTGTGTTGGTGGTACATTGTTCATTAGGACAAGGAATATGATAAATTCTAGGTAAAGTAGGGTCTAAACGTACATATTTGTTCAAGGCATGATGGACATTCTGTTCGTCACTTTTTAATTGAGTATTCAATACACAATGAATTTCTTGGTTCGTTTCTTCGTTATCAACGTCACCACAATTACGACAATAATAAGACAATTTGTTGGAGTCTTTAGAGTCAATCATAATATAATACATATTATCGCATATTTTGCAGAATTTCATGATAGCAATCGGTCTTGATATAGATATTTGTCTTATATAATGTTTACGCCTTTTTTTGTTAAAATCAATTTTTACAGAAACCCAAGGTTTCTGTACGACTTCCTAGGTAATAAGGGCACCCCCACTACGTGGTGGCGCCCTCATAAGGTTTCTTTGAAATCCTTGTAGGTACCACTTTTCAAATCTTTGTATAGGATCCTATACAACCAATTAATCAAGAATCCACGTAAGAAACCTTATGAGGGCGCCACCACGTAGTGGGGGTGCCCTTATTACCTAGGAAGTCGTACAGAAACCTTGGGTTTCTGTAAAAATTGATTTTTGAAATATACATAAATATATCTGTATAATACACAATAGAATGACGGATACAATTATATCAAAAGCTATACCCACAAATGAACAGAAATCATCCAAAAAATGGTCGGATTATCTTCAAAAACATTATTTCAAAACAGACCAAGTAGGTCAAGAAAAAACAAATACGCGTATTGCCGACAAATCACAAGGTATCACCGGTGGTACGTATCATATACCGGACAAGGAATATCTAGAATTTCTACATTTGTATTATTCCGAAATTGTCTCTAAAGGAAAATCCGAATATTTGACAGAAAAACAATTAGAATCAGGTGGTCCGATATTGATTGACTTAGATTTCCGATATAATTCCACGGTTACGACTCGTCAGCATACCAAGGATCATATCATTGATTTCATATGTTTGTGTTTAGAAACGTTAAAACAAATGTATCAACCCGATGAAAATGCACATATTCCCTTCTTTGTATTTGAAAAAGAGTCTGTAAATTGTGTCAAGGGAGAAGAAGGAGGAAAATCCGCAGTAACCAAAGACGGAATTCATATGATCATTGGTTTACAAGCGGATCCAACCGTGCAAACCATTTTGCGTTCCCATATTTTGGAAAAAATTGCAGACATGTGGTCTGATTTGCCGATTACCAACAAATGGGAAGATGTATTGGATGCAGGAATTAGTAAAGGAACGACCAATTGGCAACTATATGGTTCCCAAAAACCAAATCATAAACCCTACAAACTCCGGTATGTATTTGATACCTATATGGATCCACAGCACGGAGAAATTACCATGCCAGAAATTGATCCCCAGGAATACGAATCCAATCCAGAAAAATTTGTACAACTTTCGGCGCGATATCGCAATCATCCATGTCTCTTTATGACGAACAAATTCATTCAAGAATATCAATCCAAAAAACAGGGTAATCATAGTTCATCGTCATCCTCATCCTCGTCCACCCTAAATACATTACAGAATTCCAACAATCGTAACGCCTTACAATCAACCGTGAATTCCAAAGAATTTCTTAAAATACGTACACACGAACAATTAGCCGATGCCGTACAATACTTTTTAGAATCCTTGTCACCTACGGATTTTGAATTACGCGATGCCTATGATTATACGATGGCTTTGCCGAAATCCTATTATGGTGCGGGTTCGTTTACAAAATGGATACGTGTTGGATGGGCATTAAGAAACATCAGTCCCCATTTATTCATTGTATGGTTCGCATTTAGTGCGCAATCCGAATCCTTTTCCTTTTCCGACATTCAAACCGAATTATGGGACCGTTGGACAGGATTTCCTCAAAAAGTAGAACATGGATTAACCAAACGTTCCATCATGTATTGGTTACAACAAGACAATCCAGAAGCCTTTAAAAAAGTCAAATGCACGAGTATTGAAAATTTCTTGGATCAGACCTTGGAAAACAGTGTCATATTTGCGAACAGTAATGACAAACGTGGTGCAAGAGGGAGTGGAGATTATGACATTGCCACGGTATTATATCAATTGTTCTGTGGTACATATGTGTGTGTTAGTATCAAAAGCAACATGTGGTATCGGTTCCTCAATCATCGTTGGGAAGAGATTGATTCCGGTACCACATTGCGTAGAGCCATTTCGGAGGAATTACGTGACATTTATTCAAACAAAATGCAAAAATTAATTCGTCAACAAATCAGTCTAAAGAACCAAGAATCAGAGGAAAATGCGGCGAAATTGAAATCCATACAAAAACGGATGGACACGACTTCCGATATTATTCAACGATTGTCCAAAACCAATGACAAAAAGAACATTATGGTGGAAGCCAAAGAATTGTTCTTTGACGCCACATTTCTACAAAAATTAGACAACAATCCCAATTTGCTGTGTTTTACGAATGGTATCATTGATTTCAAAGCCAAAGAATTTCGTCACGGAAAACCCGAAGATTATTTGTCTAAATGTACCAACATTCCTTATAGTCCTTTGGATCGTGTGAAAATGAAACCCATCGTAGATGAAATCAAAGATTTTATGCTTAAACTGTTTCCATGCAAAGAATTGCATGATTATATGTGGGATTTCTTGGCATCTACTCTGATAGGTAACAATACGAGTCAAACATTCAATATGTTTATTGGTATCGGAGCCAATGGTAAATCTGTATTAATTACCTTGATGGAACACGTGTTAGGAGAATACAAAGGCGACGTACCATTGACACTTCTTACCCAACAACGTACCAAAATTGGTGGATTATCACCCGAATTGGTTCAGTTGAAAGGTACACGTCTCGCTGTGATGCAAGAACCATCTAAAGGTGATAAAATCAATGAAGGTATCATGAAACAGGTAACCGGTGGTGATCCCATACAAGCGCGCGCGCCATACATGCCCCAAATGGTAAATTTTGTACCCCAATTCAAATTGGTGGTTTGTTCCAATACGTTTATGGAAATTTGTAGTCAAGATCACGGTACAAGACGTCGTATTCGTGTGGTTGATTTTGAATCATTGTTTACTGAAACTCCCGTAGAAGGAGACCCAGACAAACCCTATCAATTCAAATTGGACAAAAAAATCAAAGACAAATTTGAAACATGGAAAACGGTATTCGCTGCCATGTTAGTAGAACATGCTTACATTACCAACGGAAATGTGAATGATTGTGCTCGTGTCATGTCTTCAAGTAATTCTTATTTGGATCGTCAAGATTATTTAGCCGAATTTATTCACGAAACCATGGAACCCATGGAAACTGGATGTATTCCTAAGCCACATTTGACCAGTCGTTTCAAGGAATGGTATCAACAGAATTTTAGTGGAAAACCACCCAATATGCGGGATGTAGTGGACCTCATGAACAAACAATATGGAAAATTAACCTGTGGTGTTTGGAGAGGTATTCGTTTCAAGCCACAAACCAGTATTCATAGTTCTGGATATGGTGATGATGGAAGTATTCATACTCATTCTGTACAAGAAGAAAATGAATATGTAGATTTGCAAGAAATTTAACTAATATTATACATACCTGAAGACAAAGGTAAAATACCATCGTAAGGACGTTGTACCATAGAAATATTTTTTATGTTACGTTCTACCGGTTCATTACCAATGGGTGTACCAGAAATGAAATAATAAAACATGATCATGTATTTGAACCAATAATATTGAATCGTAGAAACAACAAATGGATACAAAATAAATACAATTGCGATACATATTTTTATACCCATATGCCATGTGTCATTCACCATGAACAAATAAAAACATACAAAAAACAAAAGGACATAATAAGCATAAAACAAAATTGTATAAACCAAGATCATTTTATTTATTTTGGGTGTTTCATATTTGGACTTTTGAATATCCGTATGCTGTTGACTTTTGATCAACGCAATGTATTCATTGATTTGTTTGTTTTCATTCAATAGACGATTATAAAGACGTTCGTTGGGCTCCAATGACTGGTTAGTAGGAGTGGTGGTTATACTGGTTTTTTTTTCGGAGGACGCATAATGGATTTTCCCTTTGGGTAAAGAAATCACTGCATCATGCAAGGAAGTTATCAGATACCACGAAGAATTGGCATTTTCACCATGTACCACATATTGCAAATTCGTATTGGATGGAACATTGGAAGCCGTAGTGGGATCCCAATAAACCGACAAAAATCTACGTTCATGTAATGGATAATTGTCAATGGCTTCACCAGAAATAAACAATCCTTCAAAAAACCCGTCTGTATTCAAAAACAAATAGAAAAAGTCGGATCGTACCCCGTCGTCCAATGTGTGTAAATCCACAGGGAAAAAATAATTTTGGTCAGGAGTATATCGTCCATTTTGAACACTGTTTACACTGGAAGAAGTGGTAAATGGTTTGTTTGGGGAAGATTTCAAATTGAATTCCCACGCGGGTATACTATAGATTGAACTCATCGTTTCAGGAATTAATGTGACAATATTTCCTTTTTTTGATAAGGATGCGTCTCCAACATTCGGTGTAGATTTATTATTTATGATATTGGTGATTCCTGGTCCGATCCATGTAAATTTCCATATATCTGACATTCTATATCTAGTATTTAGAGTTTATACATTGAATAATTTTCCATTTCATTTTGTTCGTAAGGACGGGTTCGTTTTACAGAGTTGAATCCCTCTTTGATACAGGCGTTACTTGTTGTATCCCATACGGTTCCACTCTTATTAGAACAACATGCCGCTCCTATACACGTATTGGTGATATTGGTATTGGGTGCAGAAATTAATTGTACATCATTTTTTCCTGTCAAAGTTATCGGTTTATTATCGGGTAAATAATGCAATTGATCAAAATAGATCGGGTCGCGTCGTAACATCAATACATATGACCATCCGCAGTAAACAATCACAGCGACTATGACTAAAATAGATACCATAGCAATCAATACATTTGTATTTTCATCGTCACCCAAATATGCGGACAAGAATTTGCAAAAAAGTAAAATAACTAAACCAATGACAATGGCTACCATGATTCGTAAGTATACCTTTTGTCGTTTCAAATAACTATCATTCATCAGCAACATTCTTTTTTGTGTGGTTAAAGCACTATCAATGGACTGTTGTTTTTGATTCAACCGGTTCATTTCGGTATCAACAATGGTATTCACATTTCCTTGTTGTGATAAGATGTTTCCTGCTATGTCAGTATTCATTGATTTATTCATACCACCCAATCCGGAATTGATATTGTCAATTTGGGAAATCACATTGCTGTAATCACCATCGGGATTGTTCAGTAGGGGTGATTTAATTAAATAATTGTTCAAAATACCCATCAAGGATGTCGTATCTATCGTATTTAGATTCGGAGTCGGTGTAGTGGTGGAAGCCGGGTTGGTGATATATACGACAGGTGTAGGTGTAGTGGTGGAAGCCGGGTTGGTTATATATACGACAGGTTTGGGTGTAGTGGTGGAACCAGATGGTGTAGTGGTGGAAGCCGGGTTGGTGATATATACAACAGGTTTGGGTGTAGTGGTAGAAACCGGGTTAGTGATATATACAATAGATGTGGGCGTAGTGGTGGAAGCCGGTAGTGTGGATTGTATATTTGCGGGTGGTGTGGTAAACATACTTGACATATTTTATGTGTATTTGATTCTCCTATATAGTAATCAAATACAATTTTGAAAAACATTATTCAGGTACAAATGCAAAAATACCGACCAAGAAAATAGCAGCACAAATATTGGCAATAATGTAATTGGTATTTTGTCGTAACAAACTCGTTTTGGTATCTTCAATCATACCATTCAAAAGACTTTTTCGTCCATGTTGGTCTTGGGTAAGTGTTCCGTCTTTACTAATTGATTCATATTGCGGATTATTATTGATTTTGTTATAACTAGGTACAAATTGTGCATTGAGTTTGTCAGTCAATTCCGTATAATTATTATTTACTTGGATATTGTTCATTTGACTAGATTGATATACTTGATTCAAAGCATTGGCATTGGTTTGCATAGAACGTATACATTCTTTTTCATTCAAGGATTGACATGCACTCATATCAAATCCGGATACTGCAAAGGATTCCGTAAATGCACTTATACTCTGGGAAATTCCCGGCACTCCACAAGGTCCTTCTTGGGAAGGTAAAGGATCATATAGTTGATTGTTCACGGAATATGTATCATACATGTCATACAACGAAGATTGTTTGGTAGTTTGGTTGATTCCTTTGGTAGGACAACCAAGCGTAGAATCAACACAACTATCCGTAAATGTCTGATCAACCGTTTTGTATACTACATTATATACGTTGATTTTGCAATCAGATTTGATGGTTTTGTTACGTATATACAATGATGATGATTGTGTATTACTCATTACGGTTGATGTGGTAGGATTCGGCAAATATACAGGAGCACTGTTGTTGTTATTAATAATACAATTGACGCCACCGGTGGAATTCGGTTTGGTATAATAATGACTACATTTGGTATTTTTTATACATTGGTCAGAACAATTGTTGGGGTCACCCACAATATAATTTACACCATCCGCGTATGGCGGATAAGAATAGGTGGTTCCAGAATACAATTTAAAATCATTGGTATATTGTAGTATGTTTCCTCCCATAGGTACATATTGAAGTGTCTGTTGTTGTGTATCTATTAACATAGTAGATCCTAATTTGACATTACCTTGGGTACTTAATAAATAAAACGCATTTTGTTCGTCTTTTCCCATACCGGAATCAAAGGTATAATAACGATTGACAGGATTGTTGGAAATGTACATATTCAGATCATTTCCTTCAATGCATATCATACTTTTACCATCCGCGCTATACAATGCATGATTTCCACTTAATATTTCTCCATAATTCAATGTGGTTGCTTTCGTGGTCGCGGATTGATACGAAGATAACCAAGATTTGTTGATAGTAGCCATCGGATACACCACTTGTTGAATGTTGGAAATATCTGTAGAAGAAATCAGAAGATTGGTGGCAGATGCTGGTAGTTTGGACGTGGTCGTTTGTAAAATATCCCATACACTGATTCCGCCAATGTTCAATACCAAATCTCCACTGGAAAAATGCAAATTGGAATTGTTGGGCGAAAAATTGGGCGTGGCAGACAATTGTGTTTGTGTAATATCAAACAATACATTACTACCGAACTGAATACTACCATTGGAGGTAATAGACAATGTCGGAGTATTGGTCGTAGAAGAACTAATCGTAAATTTGTAATTTTTCAAATTGGTATTGGATTTTGCCAATCGGATTTGTTGATTGATGGAATAATTGTTGGATAAATTCACCTCGGTTTTGTACAATGAAAATTGTTTCAGGGGTGGATTTTGTAAAATAGGATCAATGGTAGAATGTAGTGCATAATACAATTGTATAGGTTCATACGGATTGTTGGACAAATTATCGGTTAAAAACACCAACAAACCATTTCCATTGACACCGGTGGACAACACCGTTCCATTACACGATATGGTCAGAGACAATGTACTGGTACAGGTTTGATTGATTGCTCCCAATTGAATACGTATTGGATACATGGTACCAGCGACAAATCGTATGGGACTTACTGTATTGGTGGGTGTAGAATTGTCTATGGAATAATTTACTAAAGCCGTATCACCTACCCAAATATACGCGGTTTGATTTGTCGCCAGATTGAATTGATATGTGCCGGTGGTAGGAGCTTGAAAATAACCGAACCATTCTACGTAATATTTGGGTACACTAGAGGAAGATAACACCGATACATCATAATTCGCCAGTGCGTGAAACAAAGAGGAAAAATCGTCACTATAATTTTGTGCAATCGGTTGCAATCCTTGTTTAAAGGTATTCAAAAAATAATGTACATCCCAAGGAATGATACTACTAATAATCATGGGATTGGTGTATAAACTAAAACGTAATCCGGCTTGTGCAGAATAATTGGGGGTTTGAAGACGTAATTGTTGAGCGACGTGCATTTCCATCGCATATTGTGCTGACGGTAAATCGTAGAAATTCTGATCATATAGTTTTAATATATTTCTCAGAGGGGATTGTCCTTCTACTGGCATAATAAGTCCTATTTGATTTTGTTGTGGGTCACCTAAAATACTGGCAGCTGAATTCGGGTCCAATTCAAAGGATTGATAAAAATGTGTATCATTGTATACCTTTGCTGGATTCAAAATATTGGTTTTTACCTGTGAAGATATTCCGGACATTTAATTATATTACCCCGATATAATTAAATAAGGATTCGTATAGGATCTTTTATTTCAAAGTGGTGATATAGAATATAATACAGGTAGCTAAAGTTGCCCATAAGAAAGTGGCATACAGAGTGGAATCTATGTTTTGTCTGTATATTTCTGGGATGCTATTTTTGGTTTGATACAATTCAGCCAATTTGATGTCCAATTGTTTACGTAATTTCAACATTTCATTGTATTTTTCTACAAGTTCTTCGTTGGATTGCGGTGAAACAGTACCAATCTCTCCTATATCTTGTTGTAATTTGGAAATCTCTGTCATTAATTGTGTAGAATCGGGTGGTGTACACGTAGTACCATCATATACATAATTCATACATAGGTCTTTGATATGTTTCCCCTTGGTATTGAATTTGGGATGATTTTCCAAACACAACACATAATTGGTATATGCCAAATTGTAATTTTGCAATTTGGTATATACATCTTGAGTATCTTGGAAATATTTTTGATAGTCTTTTTGATTATTTAATATTAATTGATTGGACATTTCTTATTATACATACATAATAAAATAAGACCACCGATATACTGAATGTGTGAAGAAAGCTTTCTTCATGCACCAGGACTCCTACGTCGTCCTTGCGCATGATGCCGGAGAAACCTTCCGCTAGCGCTTCAGGTTTTCCGGCAAATATATACACAACGCACCTACGAATTTGCACGTGATAATATGACTCCTAGTACAATGATTCCTAGAATCCCCCCAGTCATATTGAAAATATTTTTCAATTGGACATTGGTGTTTCTTTCAATATCACTAAATAATACTTGGGTAGTTGACACTTCATTTTGAATACCTAATAGGGTATTTCCTTTGACATAATTTTCACATAATTGTGTAGCAAATGCACCATTCAAATCTACGATTTCATTACCACTTGTATCTTTAAAAATGGGACTATTGTATTTTTGGTTAAACAAAAAATCAGCAGAAAATGTTGGGTGTGTTGTCGGAGCTTTCGTGGTAGTCCAATCTTCCCATATACTTTCAAAATTGGTGGAAGGCAAGGTTGGGCATGAACTATTGGAATATGCTGCACATGTGGGTGATGGTGGAATATAACACGCATTTCCACTAGCATCAATGGATGTTTTTAAAGGGGGTGTAGTTATGGTATTTTTGTTTAATATGTTATCACATTGCGAAAAATCAAATTGGTCCTGTACCGATACCCAAAAAAAATCATTTGGATTGTAAGATAATAAATAGCCATCCATTTATTATATTAGTAGAACATGTTTTGAATATATATGCTCAGTCGGAATAAGACGAAAACTCGGTAATTGGATGTGGTATCCGTAGCGTAGTGGAGGATAACACGCATATTCTGAAGGACTACGTAGGAGTCCAGAAGAATATGGACGTAGTCCGTAGTACAGAAGAGTATCAGACACAAACTCTGTAGTATAATGTTTCCAATGCGGTTGTACTTGAACGTTTTATCTCACAAATTTGTTGCGGTTTCATACAAATCGCCAAAGCTAAGGGATCAAACCGAGATATTTCTGGTAATTGAGTTTTATCACGCAATTTGTATTGTTGCATCAATTGTAATTCTTGTTCATCGGACAAAATACGCACAGAGGGTGTCAAAACATGTTTACGTATGTTGAATTGCAAACGTTTGATGTTATGAATAATTACGAAAATATTGTCATGATCATATAGATATTGAATTTTTGACAAGATCATTTCATTGGGTTCATCGTCCGATATTAATATAAGTATATCATTTTCACGATCCAATACTGTTTCTGAACAGAACAAATCATCCACAATCACTTCCAAATTGTTTTGACGAACAAATGGTACATATTTAATATACACTTTTTTTGTTTCAGTTTTGTGATAAATTAACATGTCCATTTGGGCATTTTTGTTCATAGCATCAATCTCATTGATGCTAAAGGATTCATAATCTTCTATATTAAAATTCAATTCGCCCAACAATTCAATGATGTTTTTGCGCGAATTGAACAAACTTAAGATACTTTGAGATGATGCCATTGTAGGAAACAATTATATTATATGATTATTGTTATATTTTCTAAATCAATTTTGTGTCTCTTCTTCAACAGGTTGGTCTTGTAAAACAGTAGATTCTAACAATTCCAATTTACGTGCTTCCTTGATACGTGAAAATGCCTTCGGGTTCAATGCTTTCAAGGTAGAAACACGTTTTGGATCTATGTTTCTCAAAGTAAAATGATGGGTGACAGATTGATAATGTAAAGAGGGAATACTACTAATTTCGTTCAATTCTTTATCATATACCAAATCTTTGGTTTTCAACAATTTATTCTTATCCAAACAATCTGAAAAAAATTGTTTTAATTGTTTGATATCCTTTGCCGTCAAATTGTGTTCCTTACCATAACTATCCGCATAATTATGCAATTTTTGATTTTTTACCATCTTGTCCAATTTATTCCATGATTCCGTTTTGTTGTTGTTTTTTTCGGTTTCTAACAAATTGTCAATGGCATTCAATGAAAATTCTTTGTGATTGGAGGTAGAACTTGTCGTATGAATTTTTGGTGATGATCTAAATACCATTCTGTCTTCATTTTCTTTCTTATGTTTATTTTTGGATTCTTTGATGGCATTTTCTACATTCAGTATTTGATTCGTTGGGGGTTGAAAAGGAAACATCACAAGGTGTTTTTATATTGATTATTATAATATATGATGTAATCTTTACACCGTTTTTCATGATTTATGAAACAAAAAAGGTAGAAACCATTTTTGACAACAGTGGATTTCTTGGACTTCTTCGTCTTTTTTGCATTTACAATCTTTTCCACATTTGCAATCCTTTTGTTGAAGGACTTCAGCCCCCTGACCACATTTGCAATCATCGTCACAATCGTCGTCTTTGTAGCAGGGACAAACGATGGCAATATGAATCACTTCGGTATTCGTTTTTTGTTTTATTTCACGAATTTTTTTGCAACATTCAACTATGGGTTCATTGGTGGTAATCATCACCACTTCGTGTACATCCGCTTTCTTCGCTTCACAGTCAACATCCTCGGCTATGTTACTGATGTTACCGATATCTCCGCTGGATGGTTCAATATCAGTAAGAATGGGAGTATTATCTATAGATGTCATCATATATAGATAATAATATAGATAATTTTTATGTATGTTTTGTAGCGGATAAGGTGTAAAGATATAGTAGCATATGTTGAAAATGAAAACCAATGATAGAGATGACATCAAGGTTATCAGTATGGACAGCCTTCTATATGAAAAAAAAGGAAAACGTTCCGCCGTAACCAAAATAGTAGAACCTAAAATACCCAAAAAACGTGTTATTACCACCACCGATAAATGGAATTTTTCTGAGGATGAATTGGATCCTATACAACAATTGGAATATGTCCGTCAAATCGTGAATGAATGTGAAATTCCATTCCAGAGACTTTCAACCCCTTGTCAATTCATCAAACAACAGATTCAACAAAAATTGGGAAGTTACAAATGTCAAGATGGAAAAAAAAACAAATACGATGAATTATCATTTATAAAGCATCATCAAGTACTCCAATTAATGATTCAATGTGAAAACAAGTGTTTTTACTGCAAAGAACCGACACATGTTTTGTATGAAAATGTGCGTGAACCGAAACAATGGACCTTGGAACGTATTCATAATCATATAGGACACAATGAAACAAATGTAGTCATCGCATGTTTACAGTGCAATTTACGCCGACGAACCATGCATTACCAACGATATGTATTGACAAAGGAAATGAACATCATAAAAAAGATATAGATAGTTGGGCATGTTCCAATGTATTAAAACATGATTACAAATGAAAATATGAACGTATACGGTCAGATGGCTATTGCTGAGCAGCAAAAGCTTAGCCTCCGGCAAGGGAATCATGCACAAATACGTAACAAACTTCAATATTTTATTCATACCAAGAAAATACCGAATCTTATTTTTCACGGAGAGCCCCAATCTGGAAAACGTACATTATTAAACGAATTTTTGCATAATATTTATATGGGTGATCGTCCCAAAATGAAAACCCATATCATGACAGTAGAATGTTGTCACGGCAAAGGAATTAAATTTATACGCGAAGAATTGAAATTTTTTGCCAAAGCTCATATACAATCCAATTGTGGTGCAAATTTCAAATCCATCGTATTATTAAATGCCGACAGTTTGACCATTGATGCACAATCCGCATTACGACGTTGTATAGAATTATTTAGTCATAATACGCGTTTTTTCATTGTCGTGGAAAACAAGGAACGTTTGTTAAATCCAATCTTGTCACGTTTTTGTGAAATCTATGTATCGGGTGGTAAGAGGGCTTTTTCCCGTAACCCGTATAGCCTTCAACCACAAATTTCTGAGGATGCGGATGTGGCAACGCATATTCGGAAGGACGACTCTGCGAAGCGTGGAGTCCAGAGAAATATGAATAAATACCAAGAAATAATACAATCATCCCTAATACAACCTGATACACTTGTAAAATACGCAATTCAGTGGTGTGAAGACGGATGGTGTGTATATGATTGGATGAATTGTTTGTCCTATGATGCCGAATCCAATACGCCCATCCTATCCACAGAACGTCTTGAATTGTTATATTTGATTCGTATGTGTTATTACAAAATTAAACCGGATTTTAGGTGTGAAAAAATGCTCATGTTTTATCTATTGTATTTTACGTTGATAAGTTCAAAAGAGGATTTAAAGAATATGCTCTTATAGTATCATTTGTATGGACGATTTTGTATTATCCAACCTCCAGGAATCGCGTAATGAATGGTGCAGTCGTTTGGTCAGTATTTTTTGTCCTTTAGTCATTGAAGGAATCAAATCCATTTTCAATGAATCATGGAAAATTTGTTCCGAAACGGGGGAACCTTCCAAATATTTGATGACCTTTCAAAATTTTTTGTCAAGAATACCCAAATGGAATTCGGTGATTGTGGAAGAAGAACGTAGACGTATTGTGGAACGCAGTGGATGTAATTATTTAGAAGATTTAATCACATGTGTTCATATCATTCAACTCAAAGTATTGACATGTATTCGGGTAGGTAGTAAACAAAAAAAGATTGATATTTCCATTCCGAAATTGGACCATTTCATCCACAAAGTGTATATTCACGCAGCACGAAAAATTTATACCAACATTTATTTGTTTGAGAAAAACATTAGCCCTCTCCAGATGCAAAAGAATTCCCGAGAATTGGAAATTCTGGTTCAAGAATGTATTTTGACGACCATTCGTGAGAGTATTCCTACGGAAGAAATCATTCGGGCTTATATGGATGAAGCCATAGAAATAGACGAAGAAGTTACCATAGAACCTTTAGCCGAACCGGTGGTAGAAGAAGAGGAAGCACCAGTAGAGAATGCTGAGGAGGAATCTACCAAGATTCCTTCCATAGATGAAGACGCACCGCTCATTCAACCCAAAATATCCAACATCAATGATGAACCGGTTACCACGGTATCTTTCCAAGAATTGGATGCGATTTTAGGTGAAAAGAATCCCACCGAAATTCCCAAATTGGAACGTTTGGCAGAAAAAAGTATGGAAAACGCCATCCAACGTAAATTGGAAGAAGATTCTACTTTGGAAGAAAATATACAAATTCATACCGACAATTTAAGTATGTCGGATTTAGGTATCATGGATTTGAACATGGATCATGCGAAACCTTCCGACGATGTAGATATTTCTTTGTTAGGAATTGAAGATATTTGATGCGTTGTTTTGGATAATCCGTAATATATAAAAATCGTATATTATGGATTTTTTTGTTCCCATATTTGCCTGTATATTGTTTTTACTCGTAAAAATCATTGAAATGAAATTCGTAGAAAAAGAAATTACATCTATCAAATTCATGGTACGCGATACCATTGTCGTTTTCTTGGTGACTACAGTTTCGGTATTTTTGTATGGTACCTATTTCCATTCCATTCATGATTTCATGAATATGGTCACCAATACCAAGACCATACCCGTAGTAATCGCACCAGAAATATTTACAGATTCACCTGGGTTTTAATGTAATATATTATTGGTAAAAATATGGTAAAAAAACACCACATATTTCCAACCTCTTTACTATAAAAAATATAAGAAATTATAAATGTAAATAATGTGCCATATGCAAATAAATAACCATAGACCGGTACAAACCAATAAAATAACAAAAAACATGTCATCAAATATACAAAATATACAATGATCCAATATTCCATAAAATTCCATTTCCAATCCATATGATTGTTATGATTTTTCAAGGTGCATTGTGTTTTTACTATACATTGCCATGAATATGGTACAATGACACATAAATAGACAAATAATATACACAAAATAGTGTTGATATCTTGGTATGATAATTTTGTATTGATTACTAATATAAGTATACCAAGAACAATCGGTTGTAAATTGTTAAAAATAATACCTAGAATAGATATAATATAATTGTTATTATCACATGTTTGATTTCTCCATAAAAAAAAATCAATCATTTGCATTAGAGATAAAAATAAAAACCAATAACCCCATATTTTGTCATGTATTTTTCCTAATGATACCACTAATATAGACCCAATTACTCCAATGGTAAATGCAAATAAACTTATATTTTCTGAAAAACACATAATAATATTATCAACCTGTAATATTATTACAAAATATAAAATACAGAAATCATCAAATTTACAAAGTCCTAGTGCCATAAAATCTGAAGGGCGAGTGAAAGGAGTACTTGTGTATGATATGGTATATAAGTTCATTTAGTCGTAACAGATAAGTGTTTTCACGAATGGATATTTTTTGCACAAATAATCGGGAGGAAAGAAATAATACAATATGGGTAAAAAGATGGTAAAAAAGCACCACATATTACCCATTTCCTTGTTGTAAAAAATAGCAGACAATAAAAAGGTATACAATGTGACAAATGCAAAGAACATACCATAGACAGGTACAAACCAATAATACAACATAAATAAGGTCATCAAAAACACGAAATACACCAATACCCAATAGTCCAAATAGTTCCATTTCCAATCCATATGATTGTTGCTATCCTTCAAGGTGCATTGAGTTTTTACGACGCATTGCCACGTATAGGGCACCATTACACACAGATATACCAACAAAATCCAAAAAATGTTTTTGATATCTTGGTACGACAATTCGGTATTGACACATAGAATGATAATACCAAGAACAATCGGTTGCAAATGATTCAAGATGATTCCAATAATACTAGTAATATAATTGGTACGATTGCATATTTGATTACGCCACAAGAAAAAATCCACCAACTGCATGAATGATACAAATCCTAAAAATAACCCCACAATTTTGTCGTAGATTTTTCCCAAGGAATATACGAGTATGGAACCAATCATTCCTACCGAAAAGGCAATGATACTCATTTGTTCTGAAAAACACATTTTTTACCAATGTATTTTTCCACTATATAATGTTAACCTCTATTCTTGGATAGGTTGCCTCAACATCCCATCGGGATGTAAGGTTAAGACACCTACGGTGTCTCTTACCCCAGGGAACCCTATCCAAAATGAGGTAAATCTTTATCAGTTCATATTGGCAATGAAATCGCACAAGTGCGATTCCACCATACAATCCGACCAGAATAAAGGTTAGTATACTGGATAATTGTCAATATTCATGACGTCATCAAGGTCTTCTATATCTTGGTCAACCATACGGAATTGTTGGAACCAAGGATCCGATAGTTGATTTTCAGGGGTATGAGCTTGAACCGTACGCGCAATCATTTTGTACAATTGGAACCCAGGATAACGTTCTTGACCATTTTTTTTGTACAAAACATTTTTCCCCATATTATCAGTACACCATCGTTGTATGGTGCGTTGCAATTCTGTTTTTTCCATTTGTTCGTTCTTGGTGATATCTTCGTCATCAAATACAAAATCATAAATACTACAACCAAGACGACATAAATCAAAACTCATGCTGGGTTCCAGACGTGGTTTGGAAGATTTGAAAAAAGGTTCACAATTGTATTGAGTAGATGCATCCCCACTGGATGAAAAACTGTCACTACAAAAGGTGCGTTTTTGATATTTATAAATACTTCGTCCAAAGTCAATGATTTTAAAAATACGTCCATAGGTAGGAATACGATAATATTTGTCTTGAAACTTGTACGTCAAATACTCTTGGTCCGTTTCTATGAACATGATATTGTTGGTATGCAAATCATTATGAGTAAACCGAAACATTTTTTGATATACCAACAAAATCATAATTACTTGAAACAAAGCTGAGGCTGCTTCATCCTCCGTCATTCCATGAACAAACAAGGAATCCAATGTGTCGGTACATTTTTCTAAACAAATCATCTGTACCGGAAAATCAAACACATATACCATGGCTTCGTTTTCATCTTGACTATCTGTTTTTATGGATTCGGTTTCCGTTTCCCATTGGGCATCGTCATCTTCTTCTTGGTCATGGTTGTCGTCATTTTCTTGTTCTTGGTCATCGTCGTCTTCCTGAATCGTATCTGAATCGGTGGTATCTGAATCGTCTTCTTTCGAATCTTTGGTGGAATTTATTTTTTGGTATACCAAATCCAAGGATTCCGTGGCGGATTCTTCCTGAGGTATCATATGCGTTGCCACATCCATTTCGTAATTATCGTCCATTTCAATAATGCCTAAATCAATGGAAGATATAGGATCATTTTCCTGAATAATTACTTTTTTACGGATACCCCTAGAACCGGATTGTAATTTGTCGTCTTTGACATTTTCCAATACCATGATTTTTCCAAGATTGGACATGAAAAAGGGAGAATTGGTCAAATAGTCCAAATCTTCTTCCACATTCATTTTGTATCGGTCTTGAATACCTAAATAGCTCCCATAGAAATCAATGGAATGAACAAAATGATGATGATTTTTCAAAACACTGTTTAAATGACAGAAAAAACAATCAATATAGGATGCATTGGTAGTCGCCAATATTTTTTCATGACATTCCGTAGTGGTAGAATCAAAGGAAGGAAGTGTTTTCACTCTTGGATCCGACAAATTGTATTTCCCCACCATATATTTGATGGGATCCAAGAGAGGTGAAAATTTGATAAAAACATCTTGTTCAACGGTCACACGTTGTGGGTGGTGATAATCAACGACATGTTGTAAATCATGGATATGATAGCGATGATTCAATCCGATACTATTGTAATTATGCGGGGTTAATTCAAAAAAGGTGGAATACAATGGATAATATAATTGTAATTGTTGTATGGATTCGTCTAAATATTGTTTGTCGGTAAAAAAGGAATGAGGATATGGAATATTGACTAAACAAATCGGATCGGGTTTAAAATAATGTATTGGATACACGTCTTCAGATTTAGCAATTTGAGAATCTTGTGTATTTTTTAATGACATGTTTTATACTTTTCCTATATGAAAATATGATTGGTTCATACCGCATGCGTCGTACATAACTAGGATGTAATATGCAAGTAGTGTATATGTGTTTGTTCTTGGTACAATGACCTTGGAATTAAAAAAATTTGATATGCGTTGGATTACGTTTCGCCCCGATGAAAACAAAGGACCCGTGATTGTCATGATTGGACGGCGTGATACGGGTAAATCGTACTTGGTTCGTGATTTGTTGTATCATCACCAAGATATTCCAATCGGAACCGTGATTTCAGGAACAGAAGCTGGGAATGGTTTCTATGCGGCTCACGTTCCCAAATTGTTCATTCATGAAGAATACAATACGGTATTAATTGAGAATATTTTACGTAGACAAAAGGCGGTATTAAAACAAGTGAACAAAGAAATGGAAACCTATCGGAAAACCACGATTGATCCAAGAACCTTTGTGATTCTGGACGATTGTCTTTATGACCAATCATGGACACGCGATAAATTAATGCGTCTCCTTTTCATGAATGGACGGCATTGGAAGGTACTTTTGATCATAACAATGCAGTACCCATTAGGCATCCCCCCAAATTTAAGAACCAACATTGATTATGTGTTCATTTTACGTGAGCCGTATTTGACCAATCGCAAACGTATTTTTGAAAATTATGCGTCCATGTTTCCCACCTTGGAATCATTTTGTTCGGTCATGGACCAAACTACATCAGATTACGAGTGTTTGGTGATCAATAACAACGCAAAATCCAACAAATTGAATGAACAAATCTTCTGGTACAAAGCCATGCCACGTCCCGATTTCAAATTAGGTTCCAAAGAATTCTGGGATTTGTCCCGTGAAATGGGCGACGATGAGGAAGAAGAATTTGACCCCAGCAAAGGTAAGAAGAAAAACAGTCAGGTGACTGTGAAAAAAACCAAATGGTAATCTTGCTCTGCCGAACGGCAGAGCAAGATAAAGACTATATCTTACTCCTGAAGTTTCAGAAGCAAAATGTTTACTTTTCAAACATTGCTTTTTAAATGAAAAACAATATAAAGAAACCGAAGAATACTATGTATACCAATGACAGATACTTCATTGAACTTTGTCGCGCTCGTAGAATCAAGCCCCATAACTCGCTTGAATCGTGAATACAACAACAAATTTATCAACCAAATCAAAGAAACCTTTACCGAAACCCAACAACAATTGTTCATATCATCCTTGTATTGTTTTTTGAACCATCATCCAACCAGTGATTATGTGATAGATTTGGACAATGTATGGCTATGGATGGGATTTAATCAAAAATATAATGCATTGCGTTTACTGGAAAAACATTTTGTGGCAGAGAAAGATTATAAATCTTTGCTCCTCCGAACGGAGGAGCAAAAAAATGAAGGACGTGGCGGTCATAACAAACAAACCGTTTTACTCAACGTTAAAACCTTCAAATTATTATGTATCAAAGCTGATACCAAGAAATCTCACGAAATTCATGAATATTTTGTTAAATTGGAAGAATTGTTACAAACCATTGTCTTGGAAGAATCCAACGAATTGAGATTGCAATTGGAACAACTCAAAGAAGAAAATTCACTCATGCAGTTATCACGTAAAGTACCTACTATTTATATTTACCATACTGACACACAAGTCAAATCACAGCCTTTATTAAAAATCGGAATTACTCATTGTATTGCCGATCGTGTCAAACCCTATAAAACAACCCATCCTCACGGAAAAGTTATTTTCACCCAAGAAGTAGATGAAGGGATCAATCTCAAAACCGTGGAACATTCTATACATAATAAATTGTCTCAATTCAAGGTACAAGGTGAGAATTTTCGTATAGACACTGAAGAAGCCATTACGTGTGTTGTATCGGAATATATGAGCTACAAACTGTTTCAAACGATGAACGAATCCGAAAGAAAACCACGTGTAAAAATGTTACATGAAATCACAAATCAAATATTGGATACCGAAACCCAAGAACTTCTTCGTAAAATTCATACGTGTGATTCTTCCACACAAACCGATTTTGATGAACTTGACCCTCTTACTATACCACTCATCCAAGACAACCAAGAAATTATATCTAAATTTGACATATTTATCCAAGAACATTGTATTGTTCGTTCGGATGTCCAAGTATCTGCCAAAGATATTGTGGGACAATACCGTTTGTATTGCAAAGAAGCTAAGAAAGAAATTACCCAAGCATTTTCCAATTATTTAAAACGACGATTTGCTTATACACGTTTGACAGAACAAAACATGGATCAAGTCGTCATGGGATTTTCAGGTATCATGTTGAAACCCATAGAATATAAAAAAGGTACCGTATACAATGATGAAGAAACCTTTGTATTTGAACGATGTGTATTTACACCGTCAGGAACCGCCATATACAAAGACATTTGGGAAGAATACACAGATTGGAAACGAACTATGAAAAAACCCCTTGACAAAGTCAAAGATGACATAGACCTCAAACAATATTTGAAAAATAGCTCCTATACATTGTTTGACACCGTCTGGGCATCCGGGGGTAGTGGTCAAGGATTCTATGGGATCAAATTAAAACGCGATGAAAAATATCATCGTAATTCATCCACCGGATGTGCCGTTTTGAAAAAAGACAGTAATCATCATATTTTGTCCGAATATATCACCATTTCCAAAGCAGCGGAAGCAGAATCCATTTGTACAGCAAAAATGAGTCGTTCTATCAAAAATCATAGTATGTTTGGTACAGGCGATCAAACATATTATTATACGAAAAAATAAATATGAATGTGGTATCCGTAGCGTAGCGGAGGATATCCACGCATATTCTGAAGGACGACTCTGCGAAGCGTGGAGTCCAGAGGAATATGTTGTTTTTTTATTTTACAAAACGATGCCTCCGAGTCTAATTACTACGATTCCACTGGCACCACTGGTACCAAATCCAAATCCTGTGGTAACACCACCACCACCGCCTCCACCTGAATTCGGTGAGGGAACCGTTCCACCCACATCGTTCCCACCACCACCGCTACCTCCTCCACCGATTCCGCCGATTCCTCCTATACAACTTGTACATCCGCCACCGCCACCACCACCTGCACCATAATATTCTTGGGTGATAGACCATTTGTATCCAGGTCCTCCTTGTCCTCCTTCATTCTTTTGTGACTCATAACCGGGTCCTCCTGCACCACCCCCACCGGAACCCGAATTGAATTGTGACACGCTATTATCTGGTGGTAACCCTTTTCCTCCTGGATAACCGTGATAGGTGAGTGTACCATTTCCACGTGTTGCTTTGCCTGGAAAGGTATTGTTGAAATAAATGGATTGTTGTGTGTTCGGAATCGTGGCATAACCAGTAAATCCATAATTACCCCCCGAAGAACCACCATAATGGCTACCACGAAAATAATAACCACCTACCCCCCCACCATGAGCATATTCCAAGATACCTTTTCCTTGTATGGAAGTGTCACCACCACTGTTTCCGATGTTATTATGTCGTACAATTCCTCCTATACCCACATTGATGGTATACATTTCACCGGCGAAAAAGGTCAATTCTCCTTCTCCTACCCCACCTCCACCACCACCGCCTGTACCTGAACCACCGCCAAGACTTCCTACTCCCCAACCGACACCACCTCCTCCTCCGACTAACAATACTTGACAGGTAACGGTTTTCGTAAATTGTATACATCCGTCACCTTTGAATTTTATCAAGAAATCGTTTGTATTGGATCTTTCTACCGTATAAAAACCCGAGATGTTGATGGTATGATTACGAATGGTAGTTGTATTGGGTAAAATGACTGGATCGGAAGAAGAGGTCGTAGATAATATGGGTGCGTACATACCTGTATTTGTAAATATCAATGATAATATCACAATAATGACAATACATCCACAGACCACTGTTGCGCATCCAATATATATCAATTCTTTTTCTAATTTACGATTACCCCTTACAACAATATCTATACTAGATTCATCTCCACCAACCCTCCGGGTAATGTCCCTTGTCGGTACGTCGTCTCTATCCGGTGGTGTTTCAGGTTCTTGATGTACGGAACGTGGTAAGGACGTCTCCACCATAACTTCAATGTCCTTCTCTTCAGAACTTTCTTGTTTTACGTCAACGATTTCTGTCTCTTTTTTTTCCGCGCATTTCATAGTACGCCCGATTCCTTCGTCATCGTCCGTACTATGCCGGAGAAATTCTCTTGAGTCCTCGGCAAGCTCTGCTTGCCTGGACTCAGTTGTTGCGAGCAAAGCTCGCTGACCACTACTTTCGTGCCGACCCGAATTTTCCGGCAATTCAGGCAATAGAGATAAATTGCCGGAAAACCTGAAGCGATCGCGGAAGGTTTCTCCTCTATTTCCACCTACGGTGGAAATAAAATCATGCGCAGGGACGACGTAGGAGTCCTGGTTCATGATATCATAAGAACGTCGTATACGACGTATCGGTGAATTTATGGGCATATCTTGTATAGGAGCTGGTTGTGGTTCGGGTTTTTTTTTAATTAAAATATTATTTTCATCATGCACAAGGACTCCTATGTCGTCCTTGCGCATGATGCCGGAGAAACCTTCCGCTAGCGCTTCAGGTTTTCCGGCAATGTGTTGTGATTGTGGTGTTATTTCATATTCATCTGGACTCCTACGTAGTCCTTCAGAATATGAGTGGATATCCTCTGCTGTGCTTCTGGTGGCTACAAATACCACATCCATACTTGGGGTCTGTTCTAAACGTATCCGTCTTTCCATTCTTATTCGTTTTTGTAATAATGTCCGTTGTGATATGTATTTTGGTTCATTCATTACAATGACATGATATAATTACAAAAAATCAATTTTGCAATTTTGTAATTACTATAGTAAAAAAGAAGAATAAGAATTATGTATTTCTAGGTACATTTTTATATTGAACAATATACTATAAATGTCGGAGGGAAATTGTCATTGTAGTGATTGTGAACGTTTACGTTCCTCACGTGAACGCTGTCGTGAAAAATGTTACTGTCGGGATTGTGAACGTGAACGTTGTCGTGAAAGACCATGTAAACATGAACGCGAATCTTGTCGTGAAAAACCCAAAGAAACTGGATGTTCCAACGTGATTATTCAAAAATATGCACCTGATTGTGAAAAATCATCCTGTGGATGTGGCAACGCATGTTCAGAGGGACGACGTAGGAGTCCTTTGGAATATGGATGTGGCAATGCATATTCTGAAGGACGACGTAGGAGTCCAGAGGAATATGAAGATTCTATCAAACCCATCAAAATTCATAATGACCATGTTATTTATATAACAATTCGTTAATAGTAATTACTATTGTATATTTTTGTATTTTTATCACTGCGTTTATCTAGTAAGAAAAATATCTTGGTAAAAAAGACTTTATATAAGTTCATATATAATGTCTGAAAAAGGACGTTTTTGTAAAAATGACAGCTGTTATGACAGCGATATGTCGTGTCCAAAACATTGTTTCTCACAAAGTGAAAAATGCACTACAGAGGAATATGACGATATAGGATCCAAAAAAAAACGTCATTGTCATTTTGACAATACGTGTAAATATAGTAAAAACAAACATACACAAAAACCATGTCGTGATGGTAAAGATGGACGTGATGGAGTAGACGGTAAAGATGGTAAAAATGGAGAGAATGGAAAGGATGGCAAAGGTGGTCGTGATGGCAAAGAAGGACGTGATGGTGAAGATGGTATGAATGGAAAAGATGGTGAAGATGGACGTGATGGGCGTGATGGTAAAGATGGAAAAGATGGGGAAGATGGTAAGGATGGTGAAAATGGTAAAGACGGTCGTGATGGTCGTAATGGCAAAGATGGAAAAGACGGTTGTGATGGTGAAGATGGGAAAGACGGTGAAGACGGACAAGATGGTCAAGATGGTCAAGACGGTCAAGACGGGTGTGATGGACCCCCCGGTCCACACGGACCAAGAGGTTACCAAGGATGTAATGGTGAAAAAGGTGAACGCGGATTACCTGGACTTCCTGGACCCAAAGGTCCCAAAGGATGTGATGGTGAAAAAGGTGAGGATGGTGAAAAAGGACCCACTGGACCTACCGGATCGGCAGGTAAAGATGGTTTTACAGGACCGATGGGTCCTACAGGATCGGCAGGTAAAGATGGTTTTACAGGACCCATAGGTCCTACAGGAGAAGCAGGACAAGATGGTTTTACAGGACCCATAGGTCCTACCGGGATTATAGGTCCTACGGGAAACGTTGGTAAAGATGGTTTTACTGGACCTATAGGTCCAACGGGGATTGTAGGACCCACTGGAAACGTAGGACCCGTAGGACCCGTAGGAAATGCAAAAATGTTGTATATTTTTGCTACAAGTGAAAGCGTAAGTAATAATGATTATATTGGTAGTGGAAATTCATCATCTGATTTAGAAAGAAACACGATGGTTGTACCGGTTGGTTGTACGGCAAACACAATTGCCTTTAGTATTAGAGAATTACGGAATAGTTCAGCGGCGGGACCATTAACTGCTACATTATGGGTAAACCAAATTGCCACTACATTTTTCGCCAAAATACCAGATGGTTCAACCACATTTGGTGTGGTATCCACTGGAAATATATCATTGAATGCATTGGATATTATTACCATTAAAATTACGTATCCTAACGGCGGCGCATTAAGCCGAGGTGCATGTATAAGTATCATAGCAACATAAAATTGATTGTATTTTTATTAACGAATAACTAAAATCAATCCATCAATATAATTTATTTGTTTAGAAATGTCGTCTATGTCGCCAAAACACATGGATATGGCAACGCATATTCTGAAGGACAATATAAGAGTCCAGAGGAATATGAACAAATTACCCCTAGAAATGTTGGATCAAATACTTGCCTACGAAGGTCGTTTCCGTTATCGTAATGGTATATTAATGTGTCAAATTCCGAAAAATGACCCAAGAAAAATAGTGTTATCCAAGATAATACCATTTAATTATGATAAAATAACCGATAAATTGTCGGTAGAATTGCGTATCAACAATTATAAATATTTTCGTCTATCAAATACTTTTATATCAACACATACATCATCATACATAGACATACGTCTGTGTACCTTCTTTAATTGTGCGCAATATGATACATTATTAGCTCAAAATATAATATATATAGGATTTCATGAAAACACGTAAACATCAACGTACATCAAGAAAAATACCATATTCCTCTGGACTCCTACGTCGTCCTTCAGAATATGCGTTACCACATGCATATTCCTCTGGACTCCAAGCTTCGCAGAGTCGTCCTTCAGAATATGCGTTGCCACATGCAAAACCACCACCGATACCATCACATACTGAAATCTATGTATCACCGGATGGTCGTTCCATCAGTGCATTCACGGAGCAAAAACAGGTGAGTCCAGGACGTATCAGTTATTCCATTCAGGAAAGTTCTGTATACAGAAATACACCTTTTTTACCCGGTAAAAAAACACGTCGTAAAAAACATCACCACAAAAAAAATAGATCCTAATCCACTTTGTTTTTTTGTGCAAATGCTTCCGCATTCTCCATTACTTGTTTTTCGTGCTCTTCACGACCCTTGTCATCTGCCACTTCTCGGTCATCAAAATTCATGTTATTGACCCCGACCAAATTACCCTGTTCATCAATACTTTGGGTCAATTTGTTACCACTTTTACGGGCTTTTTCAATGTTTTCCTCAATGGCTTTTCGTTTAGCGGCTTTGATACGTTCATCAAACGCTTCCTTCGCTTTCATTTCATTGGCGATTTTTTCTTGGTGTAAACGATTCAATTCGGGTTCCATGAATTCCACCTTGCCAGTTTTGTACGCATTGGGTTCAAAGGGCATCCATACTCCAACCTGCCCCACATAAATATCATGAGTAGGATCACGTTCGCGCAATTTGTTGCAGTGTTTTTCCGATTCTTCTTGGGTAGAGAACACGCCACGGACCTTCAACCCCCGCACACTGGTTTGAAATTCGTTCGCTTTGTTGAAATCCCCATTCAATCGTTCTTCGTTCTTGTCCAAGAAATTCTTGTAATCGTCTTCCACCACGGAAGCACTTTCTTTCAATTTAGGTTCTTCTTCTTTCACAAATTCATTGAAATCTTCTATGACTTTCTGTACATCCAAACTATATTTAAACGACAGGAAATTTAAAAATTCCGTGAATTTTTCCATGGATTTAGTCATATCCCACTGCTGAACGAACTTTTCATACAAAAAATGTTCGCGTTTTTTTAAAATATTTTCAGGTGAAATAAAAGAAAGACACACGAATTTTTGACCGGCAATGGAAGGGTCTTCATCTAAAAGATCCACATATTTCGGGTTTGGTTTGCCATTGGACAAAGTAGGATATTCAACACCGGATTTTCTTTGAGTAGACATTTAGGAAAACGAATCGGTCGTGTTATAGGAATTATACTATACATACTGTTTAAGTTATTTTTTTATTAATGTATTATATAATTATCAACTATGTTGGATTTCTATGAGTTTGTTAAACGTCTGATTAAATATATCATTCTAGGTATTGTGATTGCCATTGTTGCGTTCACGATTCCCAAAGGTAAAGGTTTGAACTGTGAAGAAGTGACCTTCATTGCATTGTCAGCTGCGGCTAGTTTTGCCATCTTGGATGTATTTGCGCCTTCCATTGGTCAAGCCGCGCGTCAAGGTGCTGGTTACAGTATTGGTGCTGGTATTGTTGGTGGTATTCCTTTCAAGGCGGTATAAAAATTGAAAACAAACTACCATACGAATGTAATAACAAAATAAGAATCATGGTTATTTTGTTATTTTCCTTTTTGGTGATCCTATATCGTTTTTTGGGTATTCATGAAAATGCGTATCACATTAGACCGTTCGGCGCACGAGCTTGCTCGGAAGCAGAACGGGATGATGCCGAGAACGAATGTGGAGGCATCAATCCACCTCATCAATTTGAGGTTCATTTACACTATCCTCGGGTTGCTCATCCAATGTTTTGGGAGGGAAGGATTCTGTTGGTTCCGCTTGTGGTGTTTCCTCCGTTTCCTTTGGATCCACAGGGGCATCCGTTTCATCAGTAGATGCCGGGGGTTTACCCATGTCTTCAGGGTTGAAGGTAGGCATAACACCTGGACCAGCAGCAGAAGGACCACCCTCTGGTGGACCACCCTCTGCTTGAATTTTACCCATGACTTTAGAAAAATAATCTTCCAATGCGGCTTTAAGTGAATTGTATTCTTCCGTAGTCTTTTCACCGATGACACCTTCACATGCCTGTTCGCAATCGCGAATTCGCGCATGCAATTCTGTCGCATCTTCTTCGGTGATTTTTTCTTTCAAATCCTTCATGGAATTCTTGACCTGATACATATAATTTTCCATGGTAGATTTGGCTTCAATGGCAGCGGCTAATTTAGCATCATCTTCCTTGTATTTTTCAGCTTCTTCCACCATACGTTCAATATCTTCTTTACTTAATCGTCCCTTGTCATTGGTAATGGTGATTTTTTGGGATTTGCCGGTGGATTTTTCGGCGGCACTTACATTCAAAATGCCGTTGGCATCAATATCAAATACCACTTCAATTTGTGGTTGTCCACGAGGCATGGGTGGAATACCATCCAATTGAAATTTACCCAAGGAGGTGTTGTCACGGGTCAAAGTACGTTCACCTTCAAATACTTGTACCAATACACCAGGTTGATTGTCGGAATAGGTAGAAAAGGTTTGGGATTTTTTTACAGGAATGGTGGAATTACGAGGGATGAGTTTGGTCATAATACCACCTGCGGTTTCCAATCCCAAACTGAGTGGGCATACGTCCAACAACAACAAATCCGAGATATTACTGTCCTTGCATCCCGACAAAATGGCGGCTTGAACTGCGGCACCATAGGCGACACATTCGTCAGGATTGATGGATTTGCACAATTCCTTGCCGTTGAAATATTCCTTCAACAATTCTTGAATTTTGGGAATTCGGGTAGAACCACCAACCAATACCACTTCATGGATATCCCCTTTACCCATCTTGGCGTCCTGCATTACCTGTTCCACAGGCGCCATGGTTCTTTTAAAAATATCTTCGCACAAATTTTCAAACTTTGCACGGGTAATTTGTGAAGTAAAATCAATACCTTCAAACAAACTATCAATTTCAATGGATGCCACCGTAGACACGGACAATGTTTTCTTGGCACCTTCACATGCAGTACGTAGGCGACGCATCGCACGTTTGTTTTCTGTAATATCTTTCTTGTTTTTGCGCTTGAATTCCTCTGCGAAATAGTTTACTACGATGGAATCAAAATCTTCTCCCAATGATGTTATCGTTAGGCTCTTTATCCGTGATATAAATTATATCACCCTTAAGTCAATTCTTAAGGTAACTTCTTATGCTTTCACATAAGTTCAGACTATATCTTCACCATGAAACATAAATTTCCACATTTACTATCATGGTGGAGGGTACTCGTGGAGGTTTTACTATATTCATCATCACATACAATTGGATTTTGTACATTAGAACTTAAGTTACTTCCTCTAGTCGTTGAAGCTTCTCCCACTTTCGTTGGGAGCTCGCCTGCTGATTGACCAATCCTAAACACTTTTCAAACATTCACGCTCACCGTTACCAGTCACGTTGTAGTGGTTTAGGCTCTAAGGTTATTCCAGCAATCCACCCTCTTTTACTTGAGCCAGAGATTATTTTAGCAAATTAATATGCTAAACACAAACCCAAGTGCGTGTCTCCTGCAGTAGCCTTTACCTCAAATACCGAGTCTTCAATGGTTAAAATAGATACATCGTGTGTCCCACCGCCACAATCAAAGATCAATACATTTTTTTCTTTGGTAAATTTTTTGTCCAACCCGTACGCAATGGCACCGGCAGTAGGTTCGTTGATAATACGAAGAACATTCAGACCAGCGATGGCGCCGGCATCTTTGGTCGCCTGACGTTGAGCATCATTGAAATAAGCGGGGACGGTAATCACTGCATCGGTGACAGTTTCCCCCAAATAAGCCTCGGCAACTTCTTTCAATTTACCAATCACCATGGCAGAAATTTCTTCGGGGGCAAACGTCTTGTATTCACCCTTATATTCTACTTTAATCATGGGTTTATCGTCTTTATCAATGACATTGTACGTAAAATTAGCGATATCTTTTTGAGTAGCTTCATCACTAAATTTATGACCAATCAAACGTTTGGCATCATAGACTGTATTAAAAGGATTGGTAGTTGCTGACGATTTGGCGGCTTCACCAATCAATCGTTCTTCGGAGGTAAATGACACATAGGAAGGCATGGTACGATTTCCTTGGTCATTTGCAATAATTTCTACTTTTCCATTTTGCCACACAGCAACGCAACTATTCGTAGTACCAACATCAAGTCCGATAGCAATGGTCATCTCTTATCGTATGCAAGAGAATATAACTAATATATGTTTCATATCTTTATATTATTTTTTTGCGTGGATTATGCTAATGAACTAATGAAAAAAAGATTCTAGAAGCTTTTTTGTAAATTTTTTTATAATGTTCAAACGTGTAAAAGGGTGTAAAAATATAGCTCCTATATACTTGTATAGATGTTATCCGTATATTGTAATGGTTTTTGGCCAGGATTTTTGGAAGGAACCGACCCAGTATCAGTCGGGGTTTTTTTAGAATTGTTGTCCAAGACATTTGAAACGCCGATAGTCATTGTTCATGACCCCCAAGAAGCCGATATCTTGTTGGAATCTCTGTTTGGCACGTCTATATTACGCATCCGTACGTGGAAATATACTGTGTTCTTTTCGGGTGAATGTCGTATCTGTCCCAATTACCAAGAATATGATTGTGTATTATGGGGAGAGACTACCAAAGACAACGTTGTATGTTGTCCAGAATTCATTACCTATTTGTATTCTACCCGATTGTTGGAACCCTTGGAAAACACATCCGCCAAACATACGCTCGTACCATTTTCAATACCATTTCCATTACCACACCCCCGTATTTGTGTGATTATTTCCAATCCTGGTGGACAAACCCGGAATCATTTCTTGGACATTTTGGACCGATATTTTCAGGTAGATTATGTCGGAAGATATCGTACAAACACTACACAACTTACCGCGCCATACACGAGTGAAGAATTCCGAAATTTTGTGAAAAAATATCGTTGTATTGTTAGTATGGAAAATTCCCGTGGTGGAGATTATGTAACCGAAAAAATCACCCATGGTCTCTTGTCAGGTGTTGTACCCATTTATTGGGGGGCAACCAATGTTGGCAGGTATTTCAATACGGAAAGATTCATTCATTTGGAAGAATGGGACGAAGAATACATTGGTATGGTAATCAATCATGTCATGGCGATCATGAATGATGACGAATATTACAAAAACATGGTTTCACAACCATGTTTTGTGGATATAGAAGGGAAACCTTCTCATCGTTTACATCGTACCCTAGACCATATTGCCACCGATATGCGTGTCGTGTTTTTACGAAAAGAAAATTGAAAATTCCTTCGTTGGTCTTGGTATGTTTATCATATAATATAATGGATGTGGCAACGCATATTCTGAAGGACAACGTAGGAGTCCAGAGGAATATGGAACTACCTGAGAAATCTTCCACTGACACATCCGATTTTCCGGCAATTTCCAAAAAGTTTGCGTATTTGCCCAACGGCATCATTCGCGAAATTATTGCGTATACAGGCGCGACCTACAAGAAACGTAATGGCAAATACATGGGACAAATTCCCAAGACCGACCCACGGTTTACATTGTTGTTGAGGATTCCAAAGAAACAAATTCATGTAAACAATCATCTGGTCTCCAATCCGAACTGCAAATATTTTCATTCATGGGTGAGATTAACTCGTATTAGCGAACGGTATTATAAGCACCCGACCGTACGTTTGGCAGTATTTGGAGTTACCTACACAAACGACCCTATTTTTGGTAACAAAGAATCCATTGAATATGAATGTAGAATATGTGATCGGAGTGGTAATGTCCGTTTTGAAACATATAAATACTATGAATATTACCAAAAAAATAAAAAATTAGATGATTTTAGCTCTCAATATAATAACATACAGTCAGAAATAGATGAAATTAAAAAACGAATTTTAATACAAAAAAAATCATTAAATTTGTTACGAAATGCTTGTATAATGACTAGCATGTTTACAGTTGGACTTATTGTACAATATTTTCGCAATTAGGTAAAACACCGGTTCAAATCTTTCAATTCCTGGGTACGATTCCAGGAATTGGGTCCGACTGCATTGTATCTGCGAAAAAACTTGTGAGAACATATCAAACGTTGTATCGGATGTGCCTTGCATTTGTCATTCATATAAATTTCAGCTGGCCAAATATGTTGATGTTGAAAATAGGTGGTATCATATAGTTCCAACAAGAAATCAATATCCGCAACAAAGGGGCTATCATCCATTGCCCATTGTCCCGATTCCATAAAATGGGTAGAATTGGTATCATATACTTTGAATTCCCCGTCTTGGTACACCATTTTCGGTGGATTTGCGTACGAAATGTCGGTTTCAAATTTGAAGGTATAATTTTCCAAATGTAACATGGTGAAATCCTGAGTTTGAATGAATCGTATCAATTTGTCCAAATGTTCGGCATGTTCTTTGCCCAAAGAAAACACATCGTCTTGAAGAAAAATCATATATTTGAATCCGTCTTCTTTGCATTTGATCAGTGTTCTGTAAAAGGTTTCTGTGTAACACATTTGATCGTATTGGATCACGTCCAAATTTTGCAAAGAGGCATGAAAATAGGGATTTTCATGCAAAACTTCATGAATGTATTGAGTGGGAGAATTATGAAACGAATACAAACATGTTTCAAACGAATTTCGGAATTGAACATCTACCGAATCGCCATTATGATAATGAAACAACTCTTTCCGATTGTTGGAATACGTTTGTGTAAATACTACCACACGATTTTTCACAAAATCAGCCATATTCCTCTGGACTCCTACCTCGTCCTTCAGAATATGCATTGCCATATCCATAATTCATATAATGTCAAGATTGTATTTATGTCACTTTCATGGTTTTTGTCACGATTTTGTTCAATTGTGTCAAGAAAAAATCCATATGAAACGAACTCTTGTCCAATTGGGTCATATATACATGAGTTTTGTATATGATTCCAGGTTCTTGTAACATCCTACCTACCATAAACACATCATCATAGAATAATGGGTACTTGTCCCCTAATATTTCTATGACTGCCGGATGACGATTGACTACTATCGGTGTATTTCGTACCAAACATTCCAACAAGGTATTGATGGCGGAACCGTCTACTAAATTCAAAAATACAATGTTCTTGGTCAATAATTGGTCGTAATTGTGATTGTCCACATATTCCATGATTTGAATGTCTTTACTTATTTTGTGTAAATATTCCATCATATGTTTTATCCAATTGTTGTGTATTTTATGATTTGATGAACAATACATTTCCGAAATAGATATGGGTGATTCACTAGAAATGGATGGTGTATGATTCGGTACAATTAAACTATGATAGATTTGTTCTTTCCATTCCTCATGGGGAAAATAGTTGTTCATGTTTTTCCCCTTTAATATTACTTTTCGTAGTTGATAGTTTGCCAAGGTTTCTTGGTTTGTTTTTTCAGGAACCAAATCTGTAGGTAATTTGTTTGGTTTGCGTTGAAACATAGAAAAACAGTCACACCATTTTTTCTTGGGAATTTCATCCATTTTCTTTTCCACTTTTATGGGCGTCGTACATATTTCGGTAAAACCTGAAGATATATCCATCTGATAGAAAGAAAAAATATTACGCATCCATCCACCGATGTGCAATAATTTTTTATCCTGGTTAGAAAGAAACATGGAATGATCAAACATGGAAACATCAAAATCCGTAGGATGCCGTAAAGCATACACCGGAATCGGTTGAATATCCATATTCCTCTGGACTCCACACTTCGCAGAGTCGTCCTTCAGAATATGCGTTGCCACATGCAAATTCTTGGTTTGTGATAAAAACTCAATAAATTGTTGTTGCAATGTTTTGGACAATACGATCAATCCCCGACAATAAGGTAAACTTTGTAAAAATTCGGGCGTGTTTAATAAATTATGATTGTTATATTCACTAAAATCTGTGTTGAAAGTATGATGAACAAACCCGATCCAAGGCTTGGTATAAGGAATCACATCAATATTACGATAAATGTTTCGTTTCCAATGAAAGGTACGATCAACATATAAATCCAACAGAATTGCTGATTCGGATGAGTCTTGAAACGATTGTATGTGATCATATACAAATTTCCATCCGGAACGATGAACACCAGAACGATCATTTTGGTCAATGTAAGATATATTAAAACGCATGGGATAGAGAGGCGACTCTATGGGTTGTTGGTCAGAGGGCATGTAGCCTTCGCACAGTGGGCTACGCCCATCTAATACAACTAACTCAGCCGGTGGCTTTGCCTCTGCAAAGCGAGAATGCGTTTTGGAAAATGACACGGAAGACTTGGCGGATATGTGTTTATGTTTCATAGAAACATCATTTTCTACCCATGTCCATTCGGAAATAAACGGATAATCCATAGAAAACATTTTGTCCATTAATCCATGATTGTAGGATGAATCCAAGGAATGGGTTAAATAATGACTTACCATTTGCACGGCAATTTGTTGTGATTCTTTATTGTCCAAGGCACGAAAATCGTCTTTGCCATATTCTTGGGCTAAGCGTTGTAATTTTGTATATAAAATCTGTTGCTGTTCAGATAGGGATAGAGACGATGTACCGACAAGGGACGTTACCTGAAGGGTTGGTGGAGATGATATATTTTCATATTCCTCTGGACTCCACGCTATTGCGGAGCAGCAGAGTCGTCCTTCAGAATATGCGTTGCCACATCCATCATGCACCAGGACTCCTACATTGTCCTTGCAAATATTGGAGGAACTTTCCGTCACGAATTCTTCAGGTTTTTCAATGTTTATTAACTGAAGGTTAGGAGGTACGGAGATATATTCTATGTTATCCTTTTCAGGATATAAATTTCCCATATCCAAAATCACATTTCTCTGAACTCCTATATCATCCTTCAGAATACGTGTGGATGTCATATCTATGAACTCTTCTGGTTTTCCGGAACAATCCATGAATTTTCGTATGGTAGGTGTTTCATGCAAAGATTGTTGTTTAAAATTCGCAGTAATTTGCAATAATTGTTTTTTTGCATCTAAATAAATCAAAGGGTCGGTCAATTGTTTGAAGGTATTCCACCAAGCCGTTTTGTCAAAAAAAGTAGGTAAATCTTTGGAATTTTTTTCCAATACATTTTCGTACGTCCACTGAATGTCCAACAAAAAATTGCGTATTTTCTTGGTAGTATAAATAGGAATCATAGGCACTCCAGAATAAACACTAAAAAGTGTAGCATGAAAACGCATAGGCACGGATAAAAAAAATTGTTTGTAAAAAAACAGAGTTTGTTCTACAGACAATGTTTGTTCAATAGTACAAATAAATGGCAAGGACGACGGTTGAACCTGTTTCAAAATATCACGTTGAATCAGAATATCATTTTCTTTGTTACCGAAGTCATTGTCCCCTTTTTTCGTAGGTTTCGTGTTAAACGGAATCATTACGATCCCATATTTTTGTTGTATGAGAGTATCAATCAAAGCGGCAAACGATTTTACAATACCCACATAATTTTCATAATAGGGACTGTCGGGATGGTAAATATGACGGCACCACATCATACCAATGATTTTCCGGGTTTTGGACATTTTTTGAATGTTTTCATAATGGGTACGCAATTTTCCAGTAATAAATTTGGATGGACTATTTTGTATACAATCCATGACAAAACAAGAAGTATCTGGTAAATAATGTATCATGGGGGATCCCGGGATGTATTTTTTTAATTTTACAATATCTTGCAATGTACGTAAAAATATGTGATCAAATATTTCTAGTTTTTTTCGTTGTTCGGGTAAAATAAAAATATCATCATAAGGAATTCCTACCGACAAGGCAATGAGAGACAATGGACGTGATTCTTCCGAAAATTTTGTCCATAGACTATCTAAAAAATAATGATTTAATACGTCTCCCCCTCCCAAAACCACCGCTGTATTGGGTTGAACCGGATAGGACATTAACTTATCACAATCAATAAAGGTAATATCCGGCAGCACACGTTTTTTATAAAATACACGTTTTAATAGATACAAAATAGTGTCTTTGTATTGTTCATCCCCTAAATTATAATGACCATAATATCCGATGACCAATATTTGTAATACATCGTCTTTATTCATGACGCGCTTACCGATATCATACGAATTTGTTTGAATTATTCTGTGACTAATGTAGGTAGACATCTATACTATTATATACATAAAAACATTATATATATTCAAACATAATGAATTCTAATAAAATCATCACAGGTGAAAAAATACAAAACATTGCCGAAGTATATTTGGGAGATTCTTCGGATTTTTCGTACAATCCATACATTGCCTCCCAACCTCACAAGCATCAATCATTGGAGACTTTGTCAGAATCCTATTCAAATCCACGGTATGTGTTTTGCTATACCCATCGTTTGGAATCCCTGGCAAGAAACATTCATAGGTTTCAAAACCCCTTTGTATTGATTACCCATAATTCGGATGAGAACATTACATGGAAGGAAGCGACCAAGACCCTATTGTCTTCTCCACATTTGCTCATGTGGTATTCTCAAAACGTAGGAATACAACATGAAAAACTACGATTGTTACCGATAGGAATGGCAAATCGTCAGTGGACACATGGTGATATTGATTTTTTTGACGATTTTGTACCTCCTGTCCAAAAAACAAAACATATTTATTTTCATTTCAATGTTCATACCAATATGAGCAAACGTAGGATATGTTATGATCAATTGTACAATAAAATCAATACATCACCTCCGATGAGTCCTCCGGATTACAAACGACATCTGTCCGAATACCAATTTTGTATTTGTCCAGAAGGTAATGGATACGATACACATCGTTTTTGGGAAGCATTGTACCTCAAAGTCATACCGATTGTAATCAAAAACGACTTTATTATACAATTACAACAAACCCCCTATTTATCCCATATTCCCATGGTTGTATTGGATTCTTGGCAGGATTTGGATCCTGCCGCCTTGAATTATGACGAATTGTATCATGATTGTGATTTGGAGTTTGATACGATTCAACATGAAATTTGTTCAGATAAATTTCCCCAAATATAATTCATATGAAAACGATGAATAGCATACGTATTGTATTTTCGTAAATAATTCATCAGCATGGTTTCCGGATGAAATTGGGTTAATTCCAAAATATCATATATTTTTTCAAACATTTTCATCCAAATTCCGAATGTTTCTTTATTTCCAACAACAATTTGATCACATATTCCACCAAACTCGTATTGATCATAATAATTAGGTATACACAATTCATTGTTATCAATATATGATTGTAAAGTACATAAATCAAATTTTTCTCTGAAAATATTGTCCATTCGTAAATGAACAATTATATCATATTGTTTGTTATGTTCTTGTACATATTCATTGAAAGCATTGTATAAATTATATCTTGATAACCACATAGACATGATATTGTGTTTGTTGATATTGGGAGTGGTTGCATATTTTTCAATACGTTTTACATCATATATTTCATTATTTCTAATAATAAGAACCGGTTTGTACAATTCAATTACGTTTTGTAATAATTCATCATTGACATCTTTGGGATGACTAATAAATATATCTATTTCATAATCCTTATTTTGAATATCAACAAGATTCTGCATAATATGGTGATAACGGTTTTGTTCTTGATAAATTCTTCCTGTAAATAACAATGCAATTTTTTTCGGCATTTGTATTATAAACTATAAATATAAATAATTTTTCATGGTTTTGATAGTACGTCCGATTCCCTTTATCACCAGAGGTGGTAAAGGGAATCGGGAGTTGTTGGAGGCTAGGCTATTGCTGCTATTGCTGCTATTGCGAAGCAGCAATAGCAGCAATAGCAGCAAAAACATCCTGACCAAACCTGCGGTACGTCGTCTCTATTATCGTCCGTACTATGCCTGATAAATAAATTCCATACAATGAAATACTTTTTGAATAAAAAAAAAAGGAAAATTTTTATCAATTAATTCATCCTGTGGTGTTGTACCAAACCATATGGACACAAAAAATGGAAAATAACATAGCGCATCACAAATATCTTGTTCGTATTCAGAAAATGAATATTGAACTCCATGTTCCATTAATTTCATATAATAATAATGTTTAAAAATAGGATATATCATTTTTATTTTATCAATATCAAAACTTTCAATTAAAAAAAAGATGAAATCTTGTACACCTTTACCGTTGGCAATATATTGCCAATCCAAAAAATACGGTTCATAATTGTTCTGAATGTCATAGAAAATATTTGGTGATTTAATATCACCATGAATAATGGTAAGGTTGTTATTAGACAATCTTTCTTGAATTTTTTCAAAATTATGTACAATTTTTTCAGCCATTTCTATTTGCGCTTCGGTAAGAATATTTTTCCAATTGTCTATAAAAATCGGATATTTTTCTATGATAAATTCCTGCCATACTGGACAAAACAAAGGATCGTTGTGTTTTTTCAATTCAGGATATTTTTTTTCAAGACATTTATTCCAAAATTTTGCATGTAATTTTGCCATTTTTTCAATAATTTTCAAAGAAATATCAATACTCTTACTGTTTAAATTTACATTTAATTCAAATTTTTTATAGTGTAAGTTTTCCATAAGAATACCGATTGTATCCATATGATTGTCTTTAATTAAACCTAAAAATTTTGGAAATTGTATATTTATGTCTTTTGAAATTGTATCGTAAAAATAATTTTCTCTTTCATATAATCCAAGGTTTTTTGCCATGATGGATAATTTTGTTTCATTTTTATTTTCAAGTTTTAACACACATGGTAGTATGCTGTCTTTGGTAATTATTTTTAAAGATAATACATCCGATATAAAACCTCCTTTTAATTTTTCATCATCAATGATTATATCTATTATATCAACATTTATAGAATTACAAATATATGATTTTATACGATTTTTTGTTAAATTATTATGTATTTTTAATGTATCAATATCAATGTTATTATAATTATCTATAACCATATTTGCGCCATAAATTTGTAAATCATGTTCATTATATTTTGTAGTTATACCGACAATACATAAAGGAGACGAACCACTAGCGCTTAATAATCCAGATTTAGAATCTTCAAAAATAATAGCCTTGTTTGATTTAACATTGTATTTTTTCATAGCTTCTATATAGGGTTCTGCAAATGGTTTGGGTTTGTCGCATTCATTTCCTACAATGATAAAATCAATGTATTGAGAAATATCACAATAATTTATTATTTTTTCTGCAATACATCTATTGCAATTCGTTACAATACTACAAAAATATCCATTGTATTTTAGTTTTTTCATAAAATCACATACTCCTTCTATGATTTTAATATCCGTCAATTGTTGAACAAACAATTCATCTTTTAATTTGGAAATTTTATGTATATTTGCATTGGGTAATAATTGTTGTAAAACAATCGTATCAGTATTTCCGTGAATATATTTATAAAACAATTCATTGGTTAAATGGATATTATATTGTTTACAAATTTCTTTCCACACATTAAAATAAATACCGTCGGTATTAACGATTGTTCCATCTAAATCAAACAAAAATACATATGAGTCTTTCACAAAATCCTGTAATTCTGTGGGGGTACCTACTGAAAATACCGTATTTTTTTCCAATTCAATGCCATAAAACTCTTGTGTTTTTATCATTTCCGAAATAACACAAGATGTATAGGGTTCTCCGTTAAATGTGATTTTGTTGTCCAAAACATATTTACAGTAATATTCCAATTCTTCAATATTATGAAATAAATATGCACCGGTATTCGCATTTGAAGATATTTTTTCTTTTTCTTTGATTGATACAATTTTTCCTTGTTCATTTAATAAAATATAAGAATAAATTGGTTTTTCGTTTTCTGTATTTTTATAAAAAACAGCGTTTTGATTGATATTTCTAGCAATAGTTAGAATGTCCATTGTATAAAACGTATCACAATCCAATAATATGGTTTTTTTATGGTTTGACATTGTTTTGATCATAGATATTGCATTATGAATTGTTTCTACCGCACCAGATGTTTGATAATGCACCAGAATAAAATTTATTTCAGAATATTTATTTTTTATTATATTTGAAAAATGATATTTATCCAATTCTATATGATATACAATAAATACATGGTCTTCTTTGGAAATATGTAAATTATCTAATACATGAAATATCATTTCTTTGTGAAAAATGTGTATTAATGGTTTGGGATTGGTATATCCTTCTTTGTAAAATCTCTCGCCTTTTCCACCTAATGGTATAATTATATTCATTATTATACATTATATATATTATTATTATCCAAACTTCTCCGGGTCGGGATATCAAAGTGAATCTTTGGTATGAACATATAAATACTTTTTGCCATAACAAGATAATTCCGTACCAAAAACCATAGAAATGAATAACCATGATCAACCATTTTTAGATTATTTACATCGTATACGAAATCAGGCACCTACCCATGTACATGAATATGTACATTTGTTATTTCATATCAATCAATATTATCAAAATACATTCGTACCCACAAATTACACATATTGTTACCAAGATCAGCTTCAAACAACACTTTCTCCAAAAATGGTTGTTGAAAGATTTCATCCCCCTTACCATCCTAACAAACATATTTCATCATTGGACATTAGCATGAAACACGACTATAAAAAAAACTTGCGTGATATGCCTCCTTTGGAAACCCCAACGGTTCAGTCGCCCATAACTCAAGAAAAAATTATCATAGAATGTACGATAACATCGTTGAAAGATTTGTTGGATATTATAGAAAAATATCCCCTACACCCTGCCATAGAATATAACATTGATTTGAAAGCCTTGCATAACATAAAGGATGAATTGCACGAAATCAACGAAATGATTGGTTTAAAAACATTCAAAGACAATCTATTGGATCAGCTCCTATATTTTATTCAACATTTACATATCAATCATGAACACGATTTTAAACATATGGTGATTTATGGACCCCCCGGTTCTGGAAAAACTCAAGTAGCCAAATTGATCGGGTCAATGTATGCAAAATTGGGTATATTAAAAAATGGGGTTTTTCGCAAAGTGACACGTAATGATTTAGTTGCCGGATTCTTAGGTCAAACCGCGATCAAAACCAACAAAGTCATCCAAGAATGTTTAGGTGGTTGTCTTTTCATTGATGAAGTCTATTCCTTGGGTTCGGGTGGTGGTAATTCATCCGGTGATGGTGATTCGTTTTCCAAAGAATGTATTGACACCTTGTGTGAAGCATTGAGTGATCACAAAGAAGATTTGATGGTCATTGTGGCAGGATACGAAGATGACGTGAAGGAATTCTTTTTTAAAATGAATTCGGGGTTGCCTTCACGGTTCATTTGGAGATTTACGGTAGAAGAATATTCTGCCAAGGAATTGATGCAAATATTTTTGCAAAAAGTGGAAATCAATGGGTGGCATTTTACACACACCGCAGAATTACCACAATGGTTTGAGAATCATCGCAAGGATTTTGCCTATTATGGCAGGGACATTGAAATGTTATTTACCTATACCAAAGTGGCTCATGGTAGACGTATCTATGGAAAATCTCCGGAACTTCGCAAATATCTTACGATACAAGATTTAAATACGGGACGTGAATATTTTTTAAAGCATAGTGATCATAGTTCTGTACAAAAAAAAGGATTATCTGATAGTTGTTTTGGTTTGTATCTTTAGATTTGTGGTTAGAGGGATGAAATCCTTTGGTAACATAAGGTTTTTATCCTTGGACTGAAACACGTGACGAATTATGATTACGAATCACTTGAGAGATGCGTGGAGAGAAATGTTGTGAATTACTTCTACTAAGTAAATCATGTATCACGTTCCATCCAGGAAGGCTAGGCTGCGCAAAAGCCCTCTGACCAATCTGTGTTATAAATGATGGTTGTGTTACGATAGGCCTAGCAACAGGTTTCACACGTAGGGTTAATATATCTACTTGTCTATCTAATTGTGCGTATTCGTTTACTAATTCAGGGTTTTGTTTTTTCCATTCTTGAATGATACCTTTCAATCCAATGTTTGTATACAACGTTTTGTCATTTATAGGAGAACGATCCTTTGGACTCGTTGGATTCTTTTTTAATAACCATGTTTCTATTTCCTTCCTTTCGTAACTGTAACCATCTTGAGCAACCACGGGGTCTACCATCAATTTTAACGATATCGGACATATCCAGTCGTTGTATGGTTCAGTTCCTTTCGTAAAAAGGGAAGAATACGAAAACTCGGTAAGGGGTGTTGCTGTGGGGTTTGAATGTGGCAAAGCCAGAGTGGATACAGATGCATCCATTATATTATCAGCAAGTAAGTTTATACCCGTATCTTGGTATGGTGTCTGTGGTATTACGGTGTTATTAGGATTGCCCATTACATATATTGTGGTACAATATTTGTAATTATGGTCAAAAATAATCAATTTTGTGGATGCCTCCACTTCCGGAAAACCTGAAGCGCTAGCGGAAGGTTTCTCCGGCATCCCTACGAAACTCTTCCGTCCAAACTTCTCCGGGTGCGAAGCACCCTTTGAAGTTAGTTATTGAAGGCTAGGCTGCGCAAAAGCCCTCTGACCAGTACGTCATCTCTCTCGTGTTACTGTTGTTATATTAAATTTATATATATGGTATATGTAGCATTCGCATATAGTTATGGAAAACAAAAAAATAAGTATAGATTTAGAACATTTTAAAATATCCAATTCAGGAGGAACACGTAAGAAAAAAAAAACGGATGGAGAATCTACTCCGATTCAAGTTCGTCAACCACGTACACCACGCGACCGTACGACAAAACGTCATTCGTTATTAAAATTCTTACGAAAACACCAAGAAAAAAATTATCAAAAACTGACAGAAGACGAATCTTATACTCATGCTATGGAACATCAGGAAGTCAAAAACGAATTGGATGATACCTTGTCTTATTTGATGAATTTGGTGGAAAAGGAAAATAAAGAACACAAAGGAAATTCATACACATCCACCACAGTACCGAATTATACATTGAAACATACACCGAGTACATCACCATTACACGAAAACCGCCGCCATTCTTTTACGAATGAAAATGTGTCAATGGAATTTCCGGTGGCGGTACCTGCTCATACCGCGCCTGTGATGCAATTGAATCCACAATATGGATGTTTAAAACAGGGAAATTTACCCACCTATCGCAATTATATGCAAAAACAACAACAACCAAGACCTCCGTTCTATGAATCCTCCAATGTTCCGTCCTACGAAGGAGTCCTTTCTCGTCACGATAATATTTCAGAACCATTAGACGCAAACCCGGAAAGGGACGTAGACCGTAGGTCGGGAGGGTTTGGTAGGAGCGATGTAGGAGCAGACACATTGTCTTTTGAAAACGCCACTTCAGAATTTTCAATGAATCCCATTGACCCGTCCAAAGTGAAATTAAAATATATGCGCCAAAAACGCACCAATTCACGCACATTTAAATTAGGAAAATCCAAAAATCAACCCAAAGTGGGTGTATTAATTTCCAATCGTACCATTCGCAAAGGTATCACGAATCAGGGATTTTTGTTAAAACAGACCCCTATGCATGAAATACGCAAATTCTTGGAAAAACGTGGACTGGTGAAGGTGGGTACTGCTGCACCCAACGAAGTACTACGTAAAATGTACGAATCTACCAAGATGATGTGTGGCGAAGTCTACAATCACAATTCGGAAACATTGCTACATAATTTTATTCATATGAAATAATTTACACCTTGTATATATAGCAAATGTCATTGATCAAATTTCCTATAAGATATGTACCAAAAATATTGACAAAAAAAGATAGAAAAAAACAAATTAACATGCTACAAACATCAAAAAAATTATATAAGAAACAAGCATATTATACCCGAAAACGCCTTTCGTCCTATACGAATAAACCATCAAAACATATAGTAAAAGCACGTAAATTGTACAATATAGAAAATATAACACCTAGTTCAGAATTAGCACTGAAAACCGGGTGTAAATTATCCGCATTACAACAAATCGTGAAAAAAGGTGAAGGAGCCTACTATTCTTCAGGGTCAAGACCCAATCAAACTGCGCAATCATGGGGGTTGGCACGATTAGCCAGTGCTTTAACCTCGGGAAAAGCCGCAGCAATTGATTATGATATCATTGATAAAGGGTGTAATCATAAAAAAAGAGCATTTATATTGGCAAGACAATCTAGGAAAAAAAACGGATACGGACATAGAAAAACGCCAAAAATTTCAATATAGACGTCTACGTGTTCTTCTTTTTTTACTACTGCATATTTTTTACTCTGTTTCCTTTTATATTTTTACTATATATATTCAAGGGTATAATGAATTGGAAATTTTTCAAAAAGAATGGAATGTTTTTACTCACCCTTGTTCTCATCGCTTGTATGGGATTAAGTTTGTTATATATCATACAAAACATCACGATAAATCGTCACGAACTAGAATCGTTTTCCGGAGATGTAGGCAATGTACGTATACCCAAGGTGATTTTTCAAACATCCAAAGAACCCATAGAAGATTATGTAGTCAATATGATTCGCAAAAAATCCGCCGGTTGGGAATACAAACATTTTACGGACCAAGACATTCTTGCCTATTTTGAGGCGAATCCCATGCCCGAATTTAGTAATATCACATTACAATTCCAACGTCTAAAAGGTGCACATAAAGCCGATTTGTTCCGCTATTATTATATTTATCTGGAAGGAGGGGTGTTCTTGGATTCAGACGCCATGATTCAAATGGATATGGACATTCTCGCTGCCGATTGTGATTTTTTCAGTGTAAATTCTACCTGTGTAGATAAATCCATCTTTCAAGGATTTATCGGAGCCGTTCCCAAAAATGAAATCATGTATTTAGCTCTGAAACATGCTTATACCGTCAATCCCGCAGATTTGACCGATAATTATCATATGTTGGTTCGCGAATTGCATACCATTGTGTTTTCCAAAAAATTTGATTGTGAAATCAAATTATTCACCGAAAAATGCATTGAACATGCCGTTGCATATACCGTGGATGATAATAATAACATTGTATTGAAACATTATCATACCGACAAGGTCGTACCTTTTGTGTAAGGGGGCTGAAAACCTCTAACAATTACACCGAAGAAGTTTTGTAAATATCATAAACCTCCGTTTGAACGGTAAATATGATATAGCCCAGTGCACTTCCTATCAATGCTCCTATACACAATTGCAACATGGTATGATTACGAAACCACCATCGTTCTAGGATCGTAATAATTCCAATACAAAGACTTATGAGAATCCATACATAATATTCCGGAAAGTACGGAGATGGTAGAGTCATGTACACGGGTGTGACTGAACGTAAATACAAATACAAATATACAATGGAATAAAACGCATTTTGACTATGCCCTGAGGGCATACCGTATACTTGTTGGGCGTCTTTCTTGGTAGATTCAATGGCTAAAAACCGAAAAAAAGGTTTGGGTCTAGGCTCTTTGATCGTATTTTTAAACCATATATTCAAATATATACTTATAAAATAACCCAAAAAATATACGATATGAGCAAACACATCATGATATATGAAATATAACACAATGATTGGTAAAATCATTTCACTGAAATATCCAATGGCATACGTAAATTCTTTGGTTTCCTCTATTATTTTTTTTGTAACGGATATTGTCGTATCCATGATAATATTATAACCCAACGTATATAATATTATCCTGATTTATCCACTTGACCAAACTCTTCCGGTGACGAAGTCACCTTCTGAGTTAGTTGTTGAAGGCTTTCAGCCCTCTGACCAATAATGTTCAATATAAACAATGTCCAACAAAATCACAAAAATCGTAAGAATACGAATTCCTTTCATCCATTTGGACATGTTTTTTTCACAATCTGGATTTCCATTACGATTTAGCTTCGTACCATGAAAAATATCTACAATACTGTTGTATTCTCCGCAATCATGATAACCCAAGATACGGTTAAAAAACAAGAAGAATATACATGTACGTAAATAAGTAAATAATAAAAATGCGAACAATATCGCGATATTCACAATGAGCAAAGGATATATTTTATAAATACCAAAAATCACAGTATTCACATTCATCCAACATAAAGATACAATCACACCTGAAATGTACAAATTATGCAAAAATTCAAAAATATATGCACCGATTTTTCTTCCAAGATGGACTTTCGCATTGAATATTTGATACGTACGTAAAAAATTAAACAAAACTGCTAAAACGATTACATAAATATAAAAAAAGCGATCATCCATGAAAAAATGTATTAATTTGGTCATATGATTTTGTGTATGAGAATTTATATGTTCATTATTGCCTTGAACCGGGTGAAATTCACCTGAATTTTTTTCTAACAAATCCATTTATTTCACGACTGTATATATAACGCATAGATCGTAGTTTACCATCGTCGTTTCGTACGTCTTCGTCGTTCGTCACGCCGTTTACGACTACGTCTACGGTCATCTCCGCCATATACCGAATGGGGGGGATGTATGGGCATTTTACGTTTTCTGTACGTTTTCCTAAAGTACATGAGTATTATGTGAATATAAATTATTCATATATTCTTACTTATTTTTCATTTGTAAATACCATGTTGTACCTTTTGTAATTACATGTATAAATCTTTGGGTGGTTGTACCGCCACTGCAGGAATTTCTTGGTTACGTTGATGTTGTAACACATCTATGGTTACATTGGACGAAATTTTGTCGGGGCGATACGAATCTTCAGGTGCTTCTATACGAAAATTGTTATTCACTGGAGTATAGTGATACATCGGACGATTTTTAGAATTACTTTGGGCAGACAAATCATCGGGCGACAAATCATAGCTAGTATATGCTTCTGACAATATTCCATTGTTGTTGCTATTGCCTGTCATAATAAATCCGACAGGATCTTGGTATTGTGGACGTGTATTCACCGTACTTTCGTACGGGTTCTCAAACAATTGTTGGGAATTTAGAGAAAGATTGAATACCGATTGCACATATTCTATGATGGGTTCGGTACCAAGAATCAAGGTATAATTTTTTTTCACACATAATATCGCAGGTATAGATTGTAAATTGGGAGGTAACATGACCTGTTTACCATTTTCCAACGTCACCATGTATTGATTGTTGCCATCCCGGGTGCGTTTGTCTACACAAATACAAGAAATTTTGTCATTCAATTGATTTTTTACAATAAATTGTATTACTTTTTGAGAATGTGGACAAAAATTACTATAATAAAAAATATCCATGAAAAATCTTATAAGAAATCTATATCTATTCTTTTACACCTTTTTACGAAGGTTTTACACCCTTGAACATTTTAAATGAACAACTTTATATATCAACTTTATATATATGAAAAAATATTCAAAAAAAAATAAGAAGTTTCCATCTTCGCGAAAAAATACCATTAAATATCGTGGTGGTGTTATCACGACATTCTTAGACATGTATAATAACAATCAACTCGGAGAAAAATATCGGCTGATTATCCCCAAAGGAACGACGGAATATTATCCGGATAGAGGAGGTGTTTATATGAATGTGAAGAGAGAAAAAACACAATCTATACAAAAACTTCCTATATTACGGGTGAACAGCCATAAAATTGGAGAACTCCGAAATAATTCAACCGATTTTGTGACAAAATTCAGTGTAGAACGCGACGAAAGAACAAGAACCGAATATTTAAAAATTACCGATTACCATATAAAACGTAACGAAGTAATAACCCAACATTTTTATAAAGCCACAGATGTCATTGTGGATGAAAATAATGAAATTTTGGACTGTAACATTAAAGAATACGTAAAAAACTATTTATCAAATGGAGTTTTACCTACATTTTTACGTGGTAAACTCATCGGACAATGGGACGTGAGTAACGTTACTGATATGAATTGTCTATTTCAAAATTTTGCACAGTTTAACGAATATATAAACGGATGGAATGTACATAACGTTACCAATATGGAAGACATGTTTAGTGGATGTGAAGAATTTAATCAGCCATTGAACAGATGGATTGTAAGACAAGTTACCAATATGGAAGGAATGTTTAACAATTGTTTAAAATTTAATCAACCATTGAACAATTGGAATGTCAGTAAAGTTACCAACATGAACAGAATGTTTAATGAGTGTATAAATTTTAATAATCCATTGGACGAATGGGATGTACATAACGTTACCGATATGAAAGAAATGTTTAGTGGATGTGAACAATTTAATCAGCGGTTGGACGAATGGGATGTCAGTCAAGTTACCGATATGAACGGAATGTTTTATGAGTGTATAAATTTTAATAAGCCATTGAACAGATGGAATGTCAGTCAAGTTACCGATATGGGTTTTATGTTTATTGGATGTGAACAATTTAATCAGCCATTGAATGGATGGAATGTAAGTCAAGTTACCAACATGGAAGGAATGTTTAGTAGATGTGAAAATTTTAATAAGCCATTGAACGAATGGGATGTCAGTGAAGTTACCAACATGAGTTTTATGTTTCAAGATTGTACCAGATTTAATCAACCATTGAACGGATGGGATATCAATCAAAATACCAATGTGACTTCCATGTTTCAAGATTGTAATATATCACCCGCAAACAAACCGAATCTGGTAGTGAGACGGCCACCACGACCTGTGGATGTGGATCCGTATCAAATTCATAAGGAATCCAGTAAAATCAATTATAAAAAACTTAACACGGTTTTAACCGAATTTATGATTGAAGAGATTCCTGATTTTCCTCCTCCTCCTCCTCCTCCTTCGGTTCCAGAAAACATTCCAAATACTGATTTTCCTCCGCCTCCGCCTTCGGCTCTAGAAAACATTCCAAATACTGATTTTCCTCCGCCTCCGCCTTCGGCTCTAGAAAACATTCCAAATACTGATTTTCCTCGTTTTTTTAAAAATACATTCACTTCCATGATTGATACTGCCGCCGATACATCTGAAGAAAAAAAAAATGAATTACGTGCGAAATTAGAACGTATTATGAATGAACGATTAAATCGGTTAAACTACAAAGAAATTAATCAGGAGTTGTTGGAAACCGCCATTAAAATGGTGAATTACGCCAATCAGCAAGACGAACCACTCAAAACCGCATATGTAACCACGTTTGTGGAGGATTGTGTTACCGCGTATGAAGGTTCTGATGGAATGACATGTGTTATGGGAGCATTGGAACGGATATTTTTTTCATTTGTTACTGCTGCATCCATAGTGGACATCAACCACCCCGAATGGAAACAAATCGTAAATTGTATCGTGGTAAATATCAAAGATACGATAATTGAATATATTAAGGAATGGTACAAATTACATAAAATGGGTACAACAAACGCGTTTTCGAAAGAAATCACTAATGAGAAAAGACGAGACGACCTACGAGGTTTTTTAATATCTAAATATCCAGGAGAAGGTGAATTAATTGATAAACAAATAAAAGACTACGCAGATAATATTGGATACGATGATGACGATTTTATGTATGGTGGACGAAAATGGCGTCCGATAACACGAAAACAGTTACGCAACACCCGAAAACGAAATCGGACACAGAAAATACATTACACCTGAATGATATAAGAATTTTTTAATGGTGGAAAATTCAAAATCCTACCGAAACAATCAACAAATGTGATGGGGTTTGCTCAAAATATAAAGTTTGTAGCACTTTCTTGAACAGAAATTGTAACGGAGCAAAAAACATCTACAAAATAACAGAAAATGAGGTAAAACAAATAAACCGTCCTGATTATTTATGTGGGTATGAATGTGGTATCCGTAGCGTAGCGGAGGATATCTACACATAGTCCATAGGAATATGAAAAAAAAATTGAAAATACAATCTCATTCCAAAACCAAGAAACAACATGACAATATGAAATCAACTATAGGCGGTTCCCCAAGAAACACGCGAAAACGTTCTATGTCCACACCATATGATCCGGATGATGAATATACCCCTCCAAAATCACGGCGTACATCACGGCGTATTAGTGGTGAACATTTACAAACTACAGTAGAAATAGGAACAGGCAATTCTTTTATTACGAAAGATATCATACAAACCGCTGTAAATAAACTAAATCCAGGTGTACCGACGATTGTATCTCTCCCCCTTCCACCGGAAAGACATGCATTTTTAGTATATATTGATGAAAATGAAAAAAGTATAAAATTTGCGGACTGGGGTATTAGAGGATTGGATCCAACACAACCAAAAAAACGTAGAAACGAGAAACAACCCGCTTTTAATAAAAAAATGAATGTATGGAAACGAATGCGAAACTTTTATGAATTTATTGAACTACTTACCACAAAATTTCCGTATGAAATTACATATTATCCGGTAGATGAAGTATTATTTGAGGCAGCAGAAAAAAAACATGATACACATCATGGTAGCGGAGGATGTTCAGAATATATTTATGAATGGATTGATAAACATTTTCCTGATGGTAAAACATATACACCATAAAATATACACATTATATGTTTGTTTTTTTTTGCCAAAAATGGCAAAAAAAAAAAGAATCCATATCACTTGGATTTCTTAGGGTATTCTGACAATCGTTTTTCTATGGCATATAAAGCGTCTTTGTACATGTTCAATTGTTTCATGGCATGTTTGTTGTAAAAATAAAGACCATAGAACAATTCAAAACTATCTTTACATGTACTTTTTGAAAGATTCAACAGTGTTTCAAATCCTTTGGTATCTATTGGCGTAGGAACCAATGATTGTTCTTCAATGATACGAGAGGTAACATGAGTAACAAATTGACTTTTAGCTGTATATTTATCATGTTGTTCACAGGACATTTTAATCATGTTACATTCTTCTTTTTTCCATATCTGTAAAAATTGTTTACATCTAGTTTCGTTGGTGATACGTATTTTATCATATACAAATGTCAAATCTTTCCATCCGAATTTACCACTTTCAGGACCAAACATAGGATGTGTACAAAGAATATCACAATCTTTGGGCAATTGTTCTTTCATTTCTTTGCAAGGATACTCTTTCACAGACAATACGTCTACAATTAATTTGTTATGAAATAAATTTTTAGGTAAAGATGTAAGAACTTGATGAAACGACATGATACTTACCGAAAACAGAATTACGTCTAAATCAAGTGTTGCGATGGTGGAAACATCGTCCAAAGAAATATATCTACAACCCATGTTCTTTGCAACCGTAGTATAATCGGATTTACTAATCGCATATACTGTATGATGTTTGACAAATGTTTTGGCAAGAAATTGTCCAAAATCACCAAATCCAAAAATACCTATGGATAATTTTTTTTTAGAACTCGTATCAACGTTTGTTATATTTGCTAAATTCTTTACATTTTTCGGTTTTTCATGATGTAAACGAACTGTTCCATTTTTTTTTGGCATTTTATATATGTTATTATTTTTCAGAACGTAAACACATGTTGTACAAAAGGCGATTGGAAAAATATACACTAAACAAAGCAAAAATCAAATTAATTTTTAGTGCGACAAATTGCCACAAATATTTGCCAAAATCAACGAACATCAAACTCACCATCATGGAAGCCAAGGAGAGAATGAGTGCTACGAATGCAAAAAGTGAAAAAACGTAAAACCAAAAACAATAAGGCAATGGTACAGTTCCAAATATGTAATTATTCACATCCACTACAGGATTTGGTATGTCTTTTCGCGCCATGGGTGTATGATTTGTCATTACAACAACGTATATATTTTATTATGATTTTTATTTTTCAGAACGTAAGCACATGTTGTACAAAAGACGATTGTTGAAATAGAAATAAAACCATACAATGGCTACCATAAACAACCCAGTAGGGAATACATAATGAACTTTCTTAAATAACATGGCAACAAATGCACCAGCTAAATTGAAAATGAAATACACAAACGCAAACAGAGACAAAATATAAAACCAAATGCAATAAGATGTATCTACTGGACCAAACAAATAGTCATTAATAGCAGCAACCGGATTTTTTACAGGATTCGCCATGATAACGTATATATTTAATTACCATTTTTTATTGGAACCCAGGTTCCAATAAAACCTCCTGGGTAACGAGGACACCCCCACTACGTGGAGGTGCCCTCATAAGGTTTCCTTGAAACCTTTCTATGTAATAATATTCAAAATGGTTGTATAAGATCCTATACAATGAATCAACCAAGAATCCCTTGTAAGAAACCTTATGAGGGCGACGACCGAAGGTCGGTGTCCTCATTACTTAAGGGAGGTTTTACTGGAACCGTAGGTTCCAATATCCGATAGGTTCCAATAGGTCTTAAAAATTGCTATCATATACTATACATTCCACAGGGTATTGCAATGAATGAACAAATAGTGTGGAAAATTATTGATTCATATTTTCATGACAACCCTCAAGCTTTAGTCAACCATCATGTTGAATCATACAATGATTTTTTAGACAAGGGTATTTTCCAAATATTTCGCGAAAAAAATCCATTGACATGGATGCATCATTCACAATACGACGAAACATTGCAAGATTATCGTTCTAAATGTACCATGTATATGGGAGGCAAAGACGGATCCAAAATCTATTTTGGAAAACCGGTCATCTATGACCAAAATCAACCCCATTATATGTTTCCGAATGAGTCACGTTTGCGTAATATTACGTATGCCATGACCATTCACTATGATATTGAAATAGAATTCCTAAATATACTTCCAGCTGATTCATTGGAATCCATCACTGAAGGTGATTTTTCTACCATGAAAGGAGGTGACAGTGATAGCGATGGTGATGATGGTGGACAAAAGGGAGGAGCGCCTAAACCCACCCAGAAATCCAAAGGCGTTCCTGCGATTACTCCGAGTGATGCAAAAAACATACGAGAATACATTTCTGAAACGGTGAACAAAGATCCTAAAAGCGGAATCATATACCAAAAACGTGTCCTAAAATTGGACAGAGTATATCTTGGTAAGTTTCCTATCATGGTACAATCTCATTTTTGTATTTTACACGGTGTACCTAAAGAAACACGTTTTTCCATGGGAGAATGTAAAAACGACCCCGGGGGATATTTTATTATTGATGGAAAAGAAAAAGTAGTCATACCCCAAGAAAAATTTGCAGACAATATGCTCTATATTCGTAAGGGAAATGCAGATACGGACTATTTGTATTCCGCCGAAATAAAATCTGTATCAGAAAATGTGACAAAACCCATTCGTACTTTGTCTATTCACTGGGTGGCACCTACTCCAAAATTTACCATGAAAAATATTGTAGTTAATATACCCAACGTACGTAAACCCGTTCCACTGTTTATTCTGTTTCGTGCTTTAGGTATTTTAAGTGACCGTGAAATTCTTTCCACCATTTTCTTGGATATTGAAAAATATACAGACCAATTGGATTTATTCATTCCTTCCATTCATGATGCCGGATTGATCTATAGTCAACGTAATGCCATAGAACATATCGGTTATTTGACCAAAGGAAAAAAATATTATTATGGATTGGAAGTATTAGCCGATTATTTTTTGCCCCACGTCGGTGAAACCAATTATCGTGAAAAAGCCTTTTATTTAGGCTATATGGTATTTCGTATGATTTCGGTTCATCTCGGTTGGGAATTACCGACGGATCGTGACAATTTCAAATACAAACGATTGGAATTGGTCGGAAAATTAATGCATGATCTATTTAGCGAGTATTACAATCTTCAATTAAAACGAATTCATTTAGCCTTTGAACGACAATTGAATTTGAACGAAGGAAATTATGCCGACAATTTGCCGAAACTCATTCAAGATTTTCAACGCGACGTTTTCCGTGAAGAAGGAAGAATCGTGGAGGATGGCTTCAAAAAAGCCTTTAAAGGGAATTGGGGCGCCTATTCCCATACCAAACGTATCGGTGTCATTCAAGATTTGAACCGTCTTTCGTTCAATACCATGATCAGTCATATGCGTAAAACCAATTTACCCATTGATTCTAGTCTGAAATTGGTCGGACCACGTCTATTACATAATACGCAATGGGGATTCATTGATCCGGTAGATACACCTGATGGTGGAAACATTGGTATTCATAAAAATTTGTCCATTGCTACCATCATTTCTCGCGGGTATTCTCGCGAACCTATGATTGAATGGTTACGAGAAATGGTTGGAATGCGTTTGACTACGGATCATGTCCCCTTTGAATTGATTTCCACCACCAAGATATTTGTGAATGGATTTTGGGCTGGTTGTATCTTGGATCCTATATCCACCGTGCAAAAGATTCGTACTTATCGTCGCAATTCTATGCTCCCAATGGATACTTCCGTCACGTTTGACTTTAAATTGAATACTATTTTTATTTATACAGATGCAGGAAGATGGTGTCGTCCCATTTTTTATACGGATGAAGGTGGACGTCTTTCTTGTATGCGCAAAGAAATACTACCCAAATTGTCTTCCCATGAATCTTTGGTATGGGAACAAATTACACAAGGGTTTCAACCCAAGAAATCCAATACTTCCTTTTTATTTCAAACACGTTTGTCTGACCGTTATGAAGGTATAGGAGAATCTCTGGAACAGGACCAATCTAAACTAACCGCATTTTTAAAAGACCAAGCCATTGTAGATTATATTGATAACAATGAAACTGAACATGCATACATTGCTCTCAATTATGAACAATTTTTAACATCACAATCATCCACCAAGAAATCACAATATACCCATTGTGAAATTCATGAATCTCTCATATTAGGTGTCATGGGAAACCAAATCGCGTTTGCTGAAACCAATCCTTTACCAAGAGATTTGTTTTCATGTGGTCAAAGTAAACAAGCATGTTCGTTGTATCATACCAATTATCAAATGCGTATGGATAAAACCGCCACCGTATTGCATTACGGACAGATTCCTTTGGTAAAACCCAGATACAACACCTACATCAATCGGGAAGAAAATTCGTATGGATTCAATGCCATTGTTGCCGTTGCGTGTTATACGGGATACAATGTGGAAGATGCGATTCTTATTAATGCCGGGTCTTTGGCTCGTGGAATGTTTCGTACTACATATTTTAGTTCCTATTCTGCTCACGAAGAACGGGGTGATCCCAATTCGGCTCCTCCCGGTACGGCTCCCATAGATAAATTATTTACCAACATTGAAAACGTATCCAATACCATTGTTGGATTGAAACCTGGATTTGATTACAGTCAATTGGATTCTACTGGATTGGTACGCGAAGGAACATATGTCAATGAAAAATCCATATTGATTGGTATGACTTCTACTCCTTCTAGTGGTGGCGGCGGCGGTTCGGATGGTCGTTGTGGTGACCTTTCCATCGGACCGAAAAAAGGGCAAATCGGTTATGTAGACAAAACCTATATGACGGAAGGTGATGCAGGAGAACGTATTGCCAAAGTACGTGTACGCGAAGACCGTATTCCGGCAATCGGTGATAAATTCGCCAGTAGAGTTGGACAAAAAGGCACCATTGGTATGGTAATTCCCGAATGTGATATGCCTTTTACCAAAAATGGTATGCGTCCAGATATCATTATCAATCCCCACGCACTTCCATCGCGCATGACCGTTGGTCAATTGATAGAATCATTGACCGGAAAAGCCTGTACTATGTACGGAAATTTCGGGGATTGTACTGCCTTTGGTCAAAAGGGAAACAAAATCACCAATTTTGGTCGTATGTTGCAATCACAAATGGAACAGGAATATGGCAACGACGCCGCCTATGAATCGTACGGGAATGAAATTCTGTACAATGGTATGACCGGAGAACAAATGGAATCTAGTATTTTCATGGGTCCAGTGTTTTATATGCGTTTGAAACACATGGTGAAAGACAAACAACAAAGTCGTTGTCTTGGACCACGTAGTGCGTTAACGAAACAACCGGTGGGTGGTCGTGCGAATGATGGTGGTCTTCGTATTGGTGAAATGGAACGTGATTCGCTGGTAGGACACGGAGCCATGACATTTTTGAATGAATCTATGATGGAACGTGGTGATAAATACTATATGGCGATTTGTAATCAAAGTGGTTTATTAGCCGTGTACAATCCCACCAAGAATTTGTTTATGAGCCCGATGAGCGACGGACCTCTGAAATTTTTTGGTGAACATTTGCGAGATGCTACCCAATTACGTATGGAAACTGTCACGAAATTTGGGAGAAATTTCAGTATTGTAGAAATTCCGTATGCATTGAAATTGATGATGCAAGAATTGCAGGCGATCAACGTCTATATGCGCGTCATTACCGAGGACAACATTCATCAATTAGAATCCTTGTCTTATTCACGAATTCCTGAACCCGACGTGTTTTTAAAACAATTACGAAAAATCACGGAGAGTACCCATTCCGATCAAGGTGATTTACGTCAGCGTGTCCAAGAAGCGGTACAATCGTTATCGCCTGAGTATTATTACCACGCTACACCACCTTCCACCCCTTCTACCTTTGAATTACCAAAATCACCGGATACCCCCTCGTCGTCCCCTCCTTTTACCTTTGCGACTCCACCGGATGCAAACGAATCGTTGGAAAAGGATGATCCATGGATTGTCAAAGAAGACGCAGAATTACCAAGAATACGTCCACAAACATCGCCATCTGAAACCATCCCTGTACAAGAGATACCTAGATTAACCGAACTTATTCCGGCAATATCCACACAAAATAAGGAAGGTTCTATGATGTTTTCACCGAATCCGGTAGGTATACCCGAAGGATATCAAGTTCAACCAGATCAAACATCTCCCAATGCGTCTTTTCAAAAACGACAATTTGTGTATTTACAAGGTGATAAAAAACCACAACGCACATGGATGATTGATGATGTGGTAATTACACCAAGTGGCAAAAAATTATATGTATTGACTACACAAGATTTTGAAGGATTGGAAAAACGCGAACAAATTCAGGTGGTCAAAGAATCACGCTTGATATCATCATCACCACCTTTGAACGAAGAAATGTCCGTACCCATGAGTGGTGGTGGCGGGGGTGTTCGTATCCCATTTATGGGTGGAGGACAACCAACTCCCGGAAACGAAGGTAATTTGCCCAGCGGCAGTGGTAATTTTGTATTTGCGCCGGTGATGGTGGGTGGAAATATGAATTCAGAACCATCGCAAGAATTTGGTGGTAATTACCATAATCATCATGTACCACCACCACCAATACCGTTTAACAACATGGGAGGAAACCGTCACATGATGCGCGAAAAAAACCCTTTAAAATCCAGCGAAACCTCCGCGACGGATGGTGGAGAAAAAAAACCCAAAAGTTGGTTGGGAGGTGCGATTGAAAAACTAGGTGGATTCATTGTGAAAAAAATGTAAACCTATCTTATTGGAACCTACGGTTCCAGTAAAACCTCCCTCTATTGGAACCTACGGTTCCAGTAAAACCTCCCTTAAGTAACGAGGACACCGACCTTCGGTCGGCGCCCTCATAAGGTTTATTTCAAGGGATTCTTGATTGATTAGTTGTATAGGATCCTATACAACCAATTTGGTAGAACGGTTTCAAAGAAACCTTATGAGGGCGCCGACCGAAGGTCGGTGTCCTCATTACTTAAGGGAGGTTTTACTGGAACCGTAGGTTCCAATAGAGGGAGGTTTTATTGGGTTAGTTTCGCCTACGGCGAAACTAGTCTTGTGTTCCAATATAAAGTATTCATCACACGCATCATATAGTTCATCCATGAACACTTGGTTATTTGACGGTTCTTTGGTGGAAATCACTTTGCGATATATCGTGTTACATTCGTACGTTACCCATTCTTCTTCATCAATGTCCTCTTTTACCACAATGATTTGTCCAAAATGAATATGTATTTTTTCCAGTCCTGAATATTCTTCCAATTTCACATAATACTTATAATCTACTTCGGATTCAGGTAGATCGTGAATCCAACTATCTGAATCGGAAGTTTCACATAAGAAATCAAACAATTTTGCAAAATTCCGAACCTTTTTCCGCAATTCTACCTTTTGTGATTCATCCATATCTAGAGTATAATATATAATTTTTTATATTATGTTGGAATATTGGAATCTATGTCTAGTTTCGCCGTAGGCGAAACTAACCCGGTAAAACCTCCCTTGAGTAGAAGGTTTTCTTGAATTTCTTCTAGGTATCATTTTCAAATTGGTTGTATAAGATCCTATACAACTAATTAACTAATCCTTGTAATAATTCTTATGAGGGCACCTACCTTCGGTAGGTGTCCTCATTACTTAAGGGAGGTTTTACTGGAACCGTAGGTTCCAATACAATATTAGATGAATGGATTCATTTCTAATTGTTTGTATTCACGATCCGGGCGCATTTCACGGTTCATTGGCATGACCAAAGTACTTTGATCTTCCAAATATTTCATATAGGCTACACATTCATTGTACACAAAGGGTACGCAGTAATCCAATACCATTTCATTGAGAGCTTCTACTTGTTGTGTAATGTTGTTGGGTGAATTTTGAGAAAATTGCAAAAATATACTACGCATGATGATCTTTAATGCATCTTGATTTTGAGGTGGAATAATGTATTTTTGTCGGGAATTTTCATATACACCTGCACGAATTCCATTTTGCAAAATTTGCACATTTCCTGCGGAAAAAAACACTTGAGATAACAAATTGTCTTCCCATATTCCTTCCAAGGGATTTCGGTATTCTGTCGCCTTGTTTTTAATCGCAATACGTTCAAACATTTTGAATTGAATGGTCGGGTCTTCGGGTTCCAAAATATTCACACGTCCATTGTATGTTTTTGTATCTAAAATCGGTTTGTTTGCCATATTCATATTCATGATTGATTATAATAAAATATATATATCGTCTTAATATATATTAATTATGGAATATTATGTGGTAGCGATTGTCATTGCCGTCGTGGTTTTGATCTGTTTTTTAACGTATATTGGTATACATATGAATTCTGTCTCTTCTGTCGTACCCTTTCCACCCGACCAATTGAATTGTCCCGATTATTGGACCATGAATGCCAATAATTCATGTATATGTGGTTCAAAAAATATGGGGGCTTTTACCAAAGGATATACCATTGACCCTACCAAGATTTCCCAAGTAGGTGTCACTGCAACTTGTGCACGAAAATCATGGGCAAATGCCAACAATGTAGTATGGACAGGTGTAGATAATTACAACCGTTGCTAATTACAGAAACCTACGGTTTCTGTACGACTTCCCTTAAGTAATGAGGGCACCCCCAAGATACTCAGCAAGCGGAGCTTGCTTCGCATCTAGCAACCCAAGACTTATTGGTCGCAAGCGACCAATCGTCTTGGTCTGCACTACGTGGTGGCGCCCTCATAAGGTTTCCTTGAATTTATTCTAGGTACCACTTTCAAGTTATTTGTATAGGATCCTATACAACTAATTAACCAAGATTCATTATAAGAAACCTTATGAGGGCGCCTCCACGTAGTGGTGGGCGTCCTCATTACTTAAGGGAGGTTTTACTGGAACCGTAGGTTCCAATAAGGGAGGTTTTACTGGAACCGTAGGTTCCAATAGAATAGTGAATCACTTTGGGTTCTTCGTATTCATACAACAAATTTTCCAAAACAAAATTTTGTTGAAACAATTTGGATTCTATGACATCTCCATGATGATTGGTCATATCATTCATTTCCATGATGGGATGTTTCCAGCTTCGTAAACGTTTGATTTCTGGTAACAATTGGTCTACATAAAGTTTCATTGCATCATGTAATAATTCACGATTCAATGGTTCGGACTGGTATTCTTCTAACATAGACTGGATATTGGATTTTAATTCCGAAATTTTGTTCCATTGACGTTCCATCAAATCTTTTTGCACCAGATTGGAATACAAAGACGTGTATTTGGGCATCAATATATTATCAAACAAATCATTGGAATATACGTATGTTTTCAAACGTTCTTGGAACAAAGATGCTGATTCAGTTTCACTCATGAATCCAAACAATGTATCCATCTTTTGCCGAATCAACCCTTGTTTGGCGCGGTTCATCTCTTCCATTTCCTTTTGTAAATTATCTAAAAATGGTTCATAGATTCCGGAATCCAATTCTATACGAAACGAACAATTGGGTTTGCTGTTTTCCAATCCACAATGGGCAAGATACATTTTGTCCTTCTTTTTAAATGTCATACCTACGTTGGCGGAACAATAAATACAAGGGGGTAAGGCAGGTTTCTTGTTGGATTTAGACGGTGTTTTTGACTTTTGTTTTAATTTTGTACGTTCACGTATTCTTTTGGCATTGGTTTCATATTTCGTTTTGAATTCCATATAACGATTCAATGCATCTAGGTAAGATATTTTGGTGGATTTAGGTGTGGCAGATTCGTCTGTTTCATCAAAATCATCAAAATCATCTTCATGTGTTTCAAAATGACTCAAAGGTCCTTCATCCATTTGTAAATCCATAGTTTGACTTGGTACATGTTTAAGAATCAATGGATGTGGATTGTTTAAACAATGCAATGTTCTTAATTGATCCAATCCCAGCAAATCTATTTCTGACAATTGATTGTTGTTTACGTACAATTGTTCCAAAGAAGACGGTAAATGTGATAGGGAGTATAAATGATTGTATGAGCCTTGAAAAATGCGCAATTGTGGTGTTTGACTAAAGTCTATCGTAGACAAATGGTTGTGAGATACATAAAGTTCCAAAAGAGAAGCAGGTAAATCCGTCAATTCGGACAATTCATTACTGGTACATGTTAATTTTCGCAAAGTGGTGGGGAGTTTACGAATATGAGTGATACGTCCTTGTTCAGCAAATTGTATTTCAGTAATTGCATGTTTACCACCTAAAAAATCAAAGTCCATGATTCCTTCTAAAGGTTCCGTAATATGCAATATCAACAACCCCGGATCCTGTTGAAACATAAATTGACATATTTCTTCCAACCGTGCATTTCCCGCTAATTTACTTTGATTTTCGTGTTCTTTGTCCAAAACCAATTGGTCAGAAGTAGAAGGTGTTTTAGGTATTGATTTGAAATTCAAAGAGGGGCTTTGGTATTTTTGTATTTCAAATGGTTCACCGGATTCTTCCGATTCTTCTGGTTCGTTATCAGGTTCTTTGTTCCATATTATTTTTTTATCAGACATTATGATTGGCTCTTATACAAACAATTCTACATTTTTTGTCTTCAAGAGACCCCGATGCGGAAGTTCGCAGAACGGCAGCATTGGGTGATGATGCCGGGAACGTAGTGGAGGCATCAACTTCCTCTGGTTTCATGCATTGCCATAGAATAAATGATATCACTAGGTGTTTGTTCTGTATTATTTAGCATGTTTTTATAATTGTCATTGGATTCAGTGGGTAGAACCCTTCTAGACAATTGTGTTATTTGTTCTTGTTGTATTTGTTTTTGCGATTGAAATTCCCGAATTTTTGTCAATACATGTTCTTGGTCACGTAACATTTTACGACGCTTCTCTTCAGGTGACATTTTTTTCTTGGAACAATACCATAATATCAATCCTAAACCTCCAAAAAAAAGGAGTAAAACCATTCCATTCAGTACAATGGTATACAATTGTGTCTTATGTTCGGAACATTTGTGAAGAATACCCTGCATATAATTACGTACGCCATGTTCTATCAATTTGGGTGTATAATTCATCCTTTATACACCTTTGAATATTTAAATCTACACAAACCAACGAACCAATGTTGTAACTAAGTTTATCCAATATATGAATAAATACGTGGATACAATATATCATGAGTACGAATCCAACTCCGAGCAAGACTTCCTCTCCGGACATCAAACATTGTGCAAATGAAATTCTTCAAATTAATGACCAAAACATATTAATTCAAAGACAAAATGATACCATTCAAACCCAACAAAAAGCATTACAAATCAATAATGAAGCCATTGCCAGTATTGGTGGGGCAACCGATGATTTATTGGACAATCCAATCAAAGGTAACAACGTATTTCCACCCTTTTCTTTGGCAATCTTGTCCCTGTTTTTGTTGTTCGTTATATCACTCATTACTTTCCTATACAATACTTTGTTAACCCGACAAATCATGTTATATATGGATAATAATGGTGTCATTGATGCCATGGTGAAATCGTTTCAAACGGGTTCATTTATGGTAGATACGGATGGAGAAAATCAAACATTCCGTTATTTTTGGGATGAAGCTCTGATTACCGTGAATACGTACATTACCCGAGGACGTTTTTTCATGTTAGTCGCTCTGTTTATGACGCTTTTAGGAACTATTTTAATAACGTATTCTTTGTATTATCGTGGTCAAAATTATCAACACGCCGCTAAAATGATTTCCATCGCATTAAGTGTTATTTTGGGATTTACCTTTCTTTTTATGAATAATCAACCCATGACACGACCTTTTGAAAATACCATCGGTTATATTTGTATTACGTATTTTATGGGATCCCAACTCAAAGACTGTCTTACGGGTATTTTTTCACACAAATTTTTTATTAACAAAGAAATTTTCCCCGGTTCCACACTTTATTATAATTTTATTTTGAATACCATCACTCTGAATTCATTACCCACTATTTTTGAAGAAGTCTTTAAAAATAACGACAAATATGATTTTGAAATCAATTTGGATCCCGATTCCGGAATGAACAAAACACGAATGGACAATTTGTTGAAAATCATATTGGCTAAGAATTGTATTGGAAATTCGTGTTGGATGTATCTTGCATCTTTAGTCGGTTCTATGATTTCGTTTCAATATTTGTTAGCAAACGAGTTGTAAATACATGACGAATAAATAGGAAAATATTGCCAAAACAACCGATACTAACCATATGGGAAACACCGTAGTTTGTTTGTAACCAATTCCAAACGAACGAAATCCTCCATGTTCATCATAAATCATTTTTGGTTTCAACCAATGTATCAACATCATCAATGACAAAAAAATCAAAATAGAAATGGACAATTTATGAATACGCACAAATCGTGATGAAATCATTTTTTCCTAAATCATATATAGATTATATCCTATATGATTTGCATAATTGGAACCTATGACAGAAATTATCAAAACTCTTCCGGTGACGAAGTCACCTTCTGAGTTAGTTGTTGAAGGCTACGCTTCGCAAAAGCCCTCTGACCAATTGGTTGATCATATACTTCCCACAAACATCTCCGAACCTTTGAAAGGTCTTTCTTCTATTTTTTACATCAACATGGACCGTTCTACGGAACGTGAAACCCATATGCAATCGTTGTTTCAAAATCCAGTGTTTCAACATACGGAAATTACACGTATAGCCGCAATTGACGGTACAAAAAAAGATTGGGACAATTATTTGGAATTTTATCAATGTTCTCAACATCCGCGTATGATGGATAGTGAGTATGGGTGCACTATTTCCCATTTTCGCGCCATTCATTATGCGGCAATGACCGATGACCCCTATTCTCTTATTTTAGAAGACGATGCTTCCATAGAATTTCTGCCTTATTGGAAAAAATCCATTCAACAATTGGTGGATGATGCCCCCCCTGATTGGGAAATATTGCAATTGTCTTACATCCTATTTGATACGTTACCCGAAGAAGAATATGAAACATGGGAAATGTCCAAGAATTTCTGTGGAACTGCGGCATATATCATTAAAAATAGTGCGGCAAAACGTTTGACGCAATATTTATGTCGTAATAGTAGTCCGGCTATGCCTAGATATTGTATTGGTCCAGAAGTACCTTATTACCATCATGCCGACCGATTTTTGTATGCGTTTTTAAAAACATATAGTTATCATTGTCCATTTTTTACCTACCGGGAACAAAATGATTCGTACATTCATCCGGAACATGTTGATTTTCATAGTGAATCCAAAGAAAAAACCAAAAAATTGTATTTACGGTTATTGGAACCTACGGTTCCAGTCGTCCCTAAAACGCCCTAAGGCGTTTTGGGACACAACAAAGATACCTCACCGCCTCATAGAGGCGGCGAGGTATCTTGGGAGTAAAACCTCCCTTAAGTAACGAGGACACCGACCTTCGGTCAGTGCCCTCATAAGGTTTTCTTAAAGGATTCTTAGTTAATTAGTTGTATAGGATCCTATACAAATAATATGAAAGTGGTACCTATAATGGTTTCAAAGAAACCTTATGAGGGCGCCTTAGCTTCGCTGGCGAAGCGGGGTGTCCTCGTTACACAAGGGAGGTTTTACTCCCAAGATACCTCACCGCCTCATAGAGGCGGCGAGGTATCTTTGTTGTGGTCCAAAACGCCTTAGGGAGTTTTAGGACCTACTGGAACCGTAGGTTCCAATAAGAAGTTGAATTAATTCAGGTTTCTTCATTTTGGATGAATCAGTACATAATTCTTTAGATAAAACCAACTGTTTTAAAACAGGTAATGACATTTTACGGTAGGTTTCCTCGGATGCCTCCACTTCTTCCGTCTTTTTCATTTCCGGATGGATTTCACATACTTCTTGTACGGATTCATCCACTGTAATGTTTACTTGAAACGTCTCATCATTGTCCGATACAACAATCTTGGTCAATGGTTCTTCGTATTCGTCCTCATCATTACCTTCATCGTCGTCATCGTCATCGTCGTCGTCGTCGTCATCATCGTCATCGTCGTCATCGTCGTCGTCATCATCATCATTTTGTTGAGGAACCAATTCAACTACCTCTTCCACATCTCTAGGTTTGAACATTTCAAAAGATGAAGGCATCATACATACTCCACCGGCGGAACCGCCAAACATTGCAGAAAAAGGATTACCTCCACTGCTACAATTACAATTACATTTGATGACACTCATTTCTTTGGCAATGTCATTGATAATTGTAATCATTGTATCGCTTTTTTGTTCCAACAAGGAAATACGTTGTTTAAAATGATAGACCAACAACAAAATTAACACAAACGAAATAGCTAAACTCAGGAAAAAAAAGGTCTCAATAAAACTGAAAATACCCATCAATTTATATTTATCATATTCTTCTAAAAAAACTATTATCTTTGTACGCAGCAGTGTTTTCTATAGTCTTATAATATAGTATTTTCATAGTATGGAATCGTTTGACATATTTAGTAATAAAAAGGATTTGATCATTTTCATTCTTGGTATATTGTTATTATTATCTGTTACTGGTTTGTATTATATTCGCGAATTAGGAGAATGGTTAGGTAAAATCATTCGCCGTATCTATCTTTTTTTCTATAGTTTATTTGCCACGTTGTTTTTCAGCACTGGACAAATCATCAATGCATCTTCCAATGTAGTCGCTGATGCAGCTACTCTTACGATTGATATCGGGAACGATGCCATCAATGATGTCGGTAATTTGTTAAAAGGTGAAACAGGTAAATCTCATGAACATCATGAAAAAAAAGAGGACAAACACAAAGAAAATATGGATGTGGCAACGCATATTCTGAAGGACGACACTGCGACGCGAGGAGTCCAGAGGAATATGGATAATTTGTCCTATATGGTAGTACCGTCATCCATCACTACACCATCTACCACAACTCGTCCAAAATCCCTTTCATCCATTGTACAAAAAGGGACTCCGGTTCCAGTAAATTACGAACCTTCCATTCTTGAATATTGGAACATCGGCGGTTCATTATACAAGTAAACTTTGATGACATCCGGAATCTCTATATTCCTCTGGACTCAAAAGTCATTCAGATTATGCATTGCCAATCCTTCAGGTTGTATGCAACCTCAAGGATCTTCTTTCGTTAAAAATTATAATACATCATCATTCCCGAAGTATCCACAATGTTCATGTATGGTGCATTTATGTCCAAAGACAGGGTGGTATTGATCACATACTCAAATGGATAGTATATTTGTAATCCGGTCGTGTTCACGATACTCATGTTTTGGACAGATAGTTCCGAAATTACATAATACTGTGAAATCAATATCGGTGTCGTAAATACTTTCGTACCCATTTGTCCAACTACATTGTATGGGATCACTGCGTACGAATAACTAATATCACGGAAAAATACATTGCTAGGATCCGTATAGGTGGTCGTCACGGATGGTGACAACAATTGGAAAGATTCTATGGCGGTTCCATTCAACAAACGTTGAACCGCAATTTGGTAAAACGAAGAATTCGCTGATATATCAAACGAAATGGTTTGAATATTTCCTACAGGAATACCCACATTGACCCAAGGATACGCGGATACTGGAATGGTGGTAATTGCCGTTCCAGATATACCCAAAACATTGTATGGCAAAATCGCGTACGAATACAACACGTTCGTAGATAATACTACGCCAGTATCCACATAGACCAATGTTCCAAGAGTCAATCGTTGATAATTTTCTACTTGCACACCGCCTACCATTCTTGCGACTGCCAATTGGGAATAGGTCAAGGAGGGTAGCAAGGCAAACGAAATGTCGTTGCCACTTACACACATATTACCTACGGATCCTATACTGATACTGGGTAGAGGAGCCACTGCCATGGTCGTATAGGGAACTCCTGCAATTCCTGATCTAGAATATGGGACAAATGTGTACGAATACGTATTGACGGGATAAAACACGTGGCTAGGATCCACATACAATGTCGTACCTAGAGATATCCATCGTGCGGCTTCTATCGGTTGACCGTTGACGTTACGTTTTACGGTTACCGTATTGAAATCTCCGGTCAAAGTCATGGAAATATCTGTGCTATTGTACGAAATCATCGCGGTCGCCACGTAAGGTTGAGGGGATATGTACGATGTCATGTACGTGGTGCCTATCATACCCAGTGCATTGTAAGGTATCAACGAATAAGCGTACGATATATCCGTATAAAATACATTACTAGGATCTACGTAGACGGTGGTATCGGTTGGCAACATCTGGGGGGGTTCTATGGACTGTCCATTGACATAACGTTGAACAGATACTTGGGTAAACGAGGTGGAAGACATCAAGGTGAACGAAATCTCTTGGGAACTGAGGGAGAATGTACCGGTAGAAACGGTGGGTAGGGGAGAAACCCCGACGGTCGTATATGTTGTACCAGGAAATCCCGCCAAATTATAGGGTACAAACATATACGAATAGACATTGATGGGATAAAACACCTGACTAGGATCTGTATATACCGTAGTACCAGGAGGTAATATTTGATAATTACTGTCTATGGATTGACCATTAACCAGACGAATCACTGCCATATTGTATACCAAAGATGAATTCATAAAAGATACAGTGGTTTGTACCGTGGTACATATAATTGCTCCTATAGTCAATGTTACATTATACAAATAGGCTACATCAAAGTTGTAATAGGCTACCAACCCGGATAAATCTATGATAGCACCATAGGGCGAATAATTCAAATAGTTGGAAAGATTGGTGTTATAATCAAACGGATAGTATAATGCCAACGACGTAAAATCTATAATGTTCCTGAATTGTACCGACATTTCTATATTGGTAACCAAAATGGCTGAAGTAGTTACGGATTTACCTGCTTGTCCTAGTACATTGTAAGGCGTGACTATATACGAATAATAATAATTCAAGTAAAACATGACTCCAGGGTCCGTATATGTAGTAGTTACCGTCGGTGGTAACATTTGCAATGAACCTACTGAGACACCATTTATGACTGGTTGAACTGCTAATTGATAAAACGATGAAGTAACTAACAAATTAAAATAGATCATTTGACTTGTTCCCACGGGTACGTCCACATTTACCCAAGAAGATGGAGATACCGGATTTGTATAGATGGTAGTACCCGTATTACCCAAGACATTGTACGGGGTAATTGCATAAGAATAGGTATTAACCGGATAAAATACATTATTAGGATCCACGTAGACGGTGGTACCCATTGGTAACATTTGTGGTGTTTCTATGGACTGTCCATTGACACAACGTGCAATCGCTACTTGGAAATAGGTTACCGAGGGTAACAATGCAAACGAAATGTCATTGCCACTAATACATACATTACCGTTGGTTCCTACGGATCCTATACTGATACTGGGTAAAGGAGACACTGCCTGTGTCGTATACGCCAATCCCTGTACTCCCACCTTAGAATACGGTACAAACGTGTACGAATAGGCATTGATCACATAGAAAACATGGCTAGGATCCACATATAACGTAGTACCTAGAGATAACCATTGTGCGGTTTCAATGGATTGTCCATTGACGTTGCGTTTCACTGTCACTGTATGGAAATCCCCCGTCAAACCCATGGAAATGTCTGTATTGTTGTAAGAAATAGTCGTAGCCACCACGTAAGGAAGTGGTGAAACATACGGGGTCATGTACGTGGTGCCTATCATACCCAGTGCATTGTAGGGTACCAACGCATAGGCGTACGATACATCCGCATAAAATACACTACTAGGATCCGCGTAGACGGTAGTGCCTATCGGTAATATTTGTGGAAGTTCTATGGACTGCCCCTGGACATAACGTTGGACGGACACTTGTGAAAAAGACGTGGGAGACACCAAGGCGAACGAAATCTCTTGGGAACTGAGATAAAATGGCCCGGCAGAAATGGTAGGTGCAGGGGAAATACCCTGAGTAGTATACGATGTCCCCTGAATACCCGCCAAATTATAAGATACAAAGGTGTACGAATACACATTGACGGGATTGAACACCTGGCTAGGGTCCGTATATACATTGGAACCAGGAGTTAAGAATTGTGTATCCACCGGTTGTCCATTCACCAGTCGTGTAACGGAAACATTATAATTGGACGGAGATGCCAATAATGACATGGAAATCTGAGATGAAGTACAAGAAACCGATCCAATAGAAGCAATTCCCGCATCTTTGATGGTTGGAGTATCAAAATGATAATAGGCGACCAAACCGGTCAAATCCACCACGGAAATATGCGGTGCTACATCCAAATACACATTAGAATATGCGATAGTTTCAAATGGATAATACATGTACAATCCGGTCTTATCCACTACATTCACGTATTGGATCGCCATTCCCGAAATCACCCCCGATGGTGAAATGGGTCTGGTAATATATGTAGAACCAAGAACACCTACTGCATTGTAGGATTGAATTGCGTACGAATAACTAACATCTGAATAAAATGTATTACTGGGATCGGTGTATGTATAGGTAGTATCCAATACCATTGGTTGATAATCTTCTATTTGAGTTCCATTGATGATACGGGCAACCGATATGGAATAGAAATTCTGAACATTGGTCAATGGAAACGATATTTGTTGGTAGGAACAAAAGATGGTTCCAATACTCACCGAAGACACCACAGATACCGGTTCTGTAATGCTGGTTGCCGAATAGTTAAGAATACCAATGGCATTGTAAGGAATGACAGAATAGGCATAACTATTATTTGCAGTAAATATATTACTAGGGTCTACATAGATATTGGAACCTATCGGCTGAATAGACGTGGATGTATTGTCCAAAACTCCTTGTATCATACGTGTCACCTGAATGTAATAACATTTTCCAGTGGTTTGATACGACCAAGAAATAGAGCTAGGTGATACACTGATGTATCCTACAAACACGGGTGAAGACGCGTAGGGGGACACCGTCGTAGTTACCACATTATTCGTACTATTAGAAATACCGATTGCGTTCAAAGGTACTATAGAATACGCATAACTACTGTCTGCGGTAAAACGATTACTAGGATCTATAAATGTGTATGTGCCAGTGCTTGAAATGGATTGTGATATACCATAATTTCCGTTGACAATCTTGGTAATATTTACCGAAGAAAAGGTACGGTTGTTCAAAATATTGAACGAAATACATGTCGTGGTGACAAAGATGGAACCCAAGGAAACGGTCGCATAAGGTGAAATTGCATCACTATAGGCGGTATTTCCGGCAGTACCCAAGACATTGTGAGGTACAATCTGATATACATAACTACTATCCGCAAATAAATTGGTGCCAGAATCCGTATACGATGTTGTATAAGGTGACAATCCCACGTAATTAGAACTTACGGTTCCATTCGTTATTTTTGCAATAGAAACATCGTAAAAAGAGGTAGGATTGGACAAACTCAACGAAATGTTTTTGTTCATGTCTACCGAAACACTGACAATGGATACCATGGGTATGGGTGAAATCGTGGACGTAGTAATCATGGTACCGGATTGGTACACCGCATTGTAAGGACCAATTTGAAATTGATATACTACATTCGGTGATAATCCATAATACGTATACGCACTTGCCGAATTACTCAATTGTATAGGCGAACCCACCATTCCACCAGAAATTTCGGTAATTTTCACATACAAATAATCACTATCATTACCAAAATTCAAAGATACGGAAGATGAATCCAATCCGGAATAGGTCCAGTACGAAATTGTCGGTATTGGCGAAACCCAAGGCGTTGTGATCTTATTGGACATATTGGAAATATCCAAGCAATTGTAAGGAACGATGGTATAATTGTATTTGGAATTGGCGTAATGAGTGATTGAATTGTCCTGAAATACCGTTGCATAGACAGGTTGTTGTGAGAATACCGATGAAATGATATCATTGACGGTTCCATTGATATTGCAAGAAATGCTCACATAGTAATAATAGGAGGAACCTGGTACATAGGTAAACGAAACCATAGAAGATGTAACCGACGTATAATTTCCAAAGGAAACCGTTGCCAGAACAGAAACCATGGGAGTTAAGATATCATTGGCGGGATTATTTTCGTCACTAGTATTGTAAGGTGCAATCCGATAACAATAGGAAACATCACTACGAGTTGCATTGTTATCCGTATAAGATGTGATACCAACGGGTAACATAATGGTGGTTTGTGAAATTCCATTGTAAATGGGTGTAATAGATACGTAATAAAACAACACCGCATTCAACAAATGGAACGAAATGGACGATGTGGTCAATGTATATCCATAGGACGTATCAAAAAATACGGTAGCATCTTTGACAATAATGAATGGGGTAATAATCGGTTCCCCTGAAACATCCAGTCCATTGTAAGGTACGATGGAATATTGATAGGCATATCTGAGTTGAAAAGTGGTAGATGTATCTGTATATTGCGAATTGATGACAGGAGTATTTATATAAGTACCTATATCTACCAAAGAACCATCGGTCGTATACGTATTCAGTGCGATTCCCAGATACTGAAAGGTAGATGGATTGGAAAATACGAGGTTAATTGCTTGTATATGAGCATATCCGACAGAAACCGATGTTTGGTCCAATTTTGCCGGTGGAGATATTGTTACGGTAGTGGTTACAGGTGTGCCTGAAATATCTACTGCATTATACGGAACAATTATGTACGTATAGGAATTGGACGCGGTGATGTACGGATCTATTACAGTGGTATCTCCCACCGATGATTTGATGGAATTTCCCCAGGTGTTGTTGTTCAAATATTCGGTAACAATTACGTAGGAATAACTACCCAAAGAAGTATAATCAAAGTTCAATCGCACACTGGTAAAAGAAAGATCACTATACGATACAAATCTTACGGAGGGCGTTGGTGAGACTGCGACGGTAATCCATTCCGTACCTGAAATATCCAATGCATTGTGGGGTACCAACGAATAGGCGTAGGCGTTGTTTGCATAAAAGGTATCCGTTTCTTGGTACATATTTGTTTTGATAGCTGGTGTATAGCTCCCATAGATTCCATTGATCAAACGTGCAATAGACACGGTGGAAAATGACAAACGATTGAATACATTGAATACCAATCCCATTGATTGGGAAGAAACTATGGTAAACCTACTGTCAGTGATGTAGGCTACGGGTGAAATGGGGGGTGTTATGATACGGGTGAAAGAAATATCTACGGCATTGTAGGGTACGATGTGATACTGATAGACCATGGACGGATAGATATTGGATTGAATAAATTGTACTGTACCCATGTTCAATGTTTGTTGTGAATCAATCGTACCTCCCGATATTTCGTATATTTTTACATATTTGTATGTGGTGCTTTGTGTCAATATCCCAGTAATTTGCGTATAGGATAGGTCGTAGTTGGAAAAGGAAACAGATGCGGGTGCAGAAACGATGGTAGTTTGTACGATGCGACCACTGGTATCCACCGCATTGTAAGGGATTACTTGATATTGATAGGTGGAATATGCGAAAAATGGACCCGAAATATCGGAATATATCGATAATGAATAATGTGGTTGACGAATCCACGGTTGCATGATACCGTCTACAATTCGTGAAATAGACGTATAATAGAACGAAGTGGTGTCTATGAATGAAAACTGAATTTGTTGATTGGTTACCGTAGAAAATGGTCCAAGATTTACATAAGGGTATGGAGACACCGGATAGGTAAGGAAGGTATTCTGGTTGATAAAATTGTCTACGGCATTGTAAGGAATCACATAATAACAATAACTTGAATCGGCAGTAAATATGGGAGCAAAACTTGAATCCGAAAATATGGTTGCACCAACGGGTTGTTTTATGTCCGACGCATTCAAACTTTGACCAAACTCACCTGGTAACGAAGTTACCGTCTGAGTTAGTTGTTGGAGGCTATATGCCCCCTGACCATTTACAACACGACGTACACGAACATAAGAATATTTGTTTTTTCCAGCGGTATATGTGAATTGTATTTGATGGTAAGATATATCCGTATATTGCACAAAAGAGGCTTGTGCTATGGGGGAATCAAAGTTGGTTTTTATTATGGTACCGGGGGACATGAGTACATTGTAAGGTGTAATTGAAAATCCGTAACTAGTATCTGCCGTATATACGTGACTCGTATCCAAAATTCGGGTAGTTCCACGGGCAATACGTCGTGTTGTACCAAGAAAACCCCCAGATACGGATGTCACATCTGCCACATGAAAAGAATGTAGGTTTCCTTGTGTAAATACAAAAGAGACGAAATCACCGGAGATGGACAAAGGAGAAACTTCTACATAGGCAGGAGGTGAAATGGCAGGAGAATAATATATGGCTTTGATGTTGGATACATCACTGGTACTATACGGTAACAATGCGTACGCATAACTAGAATCGGGATAAAATACGTGACTTGGGTCGGTGAAAGTGGACGTATATGGCGGTTGTTTTGTGGTATCAATCCGTTTGGAATTCATAAATCGTGCAATGCTCACATAGTAAAATGATGTGATATCTGCATACGTAAACACGACGTTGCTTGTGTCAATTACTATAAATGAAATATCCGGTTGTGAAGTGGGCGGAGATACAAACGTAGTCGTAAATGGAATTCCTGGACTGTCAACCGCATTGTAGGGTAGAATAGAATAAGAATAACTGGTATCTGCCGTAAACGTATTGCTCGGGTCAATATAGGTACGTATTCCTGCCGGTTGTTTCATATATGATCCTAGGGTTCCGTTGGTATACCTCGCCACGGAAACATACGAATAGGTAGTAGAAAAGGACAATTGGAACGAAATGACGGTCGCAGACGCATACAATATCACATTTTGCGAAAAAGTCGCCATAGGGGATACTGGAATGGACATTACGTATCCATTGGAAATGTCTGCGGCATTATACGGTATGACACCATACGCATAACTCGTATCTGCAGTAAATACATTACTAGGATCTATGTACAAGCTGGTTGCAAAGGGCAATCGTACGGAACTCAGGATTCTACCACGAACAAAACGTTGAACATATACATAATAATATTGTCGTTGTGATTTTCCAACAATCACCATAGAAATGTCCGTATAGGAAACGGACGGAATCCCTACAGAAACCGTTGCCGGAGGAGATACAAAGGGAGTTTTTATCACTGCGGATGTGTTGGATACATCCAAAATGTTGAAAGGGACAATCGTATACGAATAACTTGTATCTGCATAAAATGTATTACTGGGATCCACATATGTTGGTGTTTTTACAGGTAATCGTACATATGGAAATTGTGTTTTTCCCACTCTTCGTGAAACATATACATAGTAGAAATAACCGTAAGATATATCTAGAAATGCGAAAGAAATGTCCGTATAAGAAACATGTACAGGTCCGACATAGACAAATGGTGCTGGTGAAATCGGCGCAGAATAGTAGATGGACGATGTATTGAGTACATCCAATGCATTGTAGGGACGAATCGTCACGGAATAACTCGTATCGGATGTATAGGGTGGGTCTATATCATAAAAAGTAGCGGTAATAGGTACTTGTTCATAGGGTCCCGGAATACCTGCAGAGGTGATACTTACCGAAATATAATAATATGACGAACCAAACACTCCACGTACAAGGTTGAAAGAAATATCGGTATTGGAAATGGAAATGGGTCCTATAGAAATGCTGGCAGGAGGCGAATAGACGGTAGTAGTCAATTTACTCGTGGTATTGGGAATACCCAATGCATTGAAAGGCGAAAATACGAAATGATAACTACTATCTGCATAGAATACATAGGTTGAATTGGAAATACTGTATACGGAATTGTTTATTTTTGCAATGGTTCCGTTACTATAATTGCCACCATTTTTGGAAATTTGGGCGGATACATTGGAGAATCCTTGGGAATTGGCAAACGCAAAAGAAACCGCAGTCGGATAAAAATTGACTGAAACATCGGTGTTATTCATGGACGCCATGGGGGAAAAGGAAGAAGACATATAAGAATCGCCCTGTATTCCAATGGCGTTGTACGATTTTACCGAATAAGAATACGAAAACCCACCATAAAACGTGGTAGAGATATCTTCAAACAACCTAGAGGTACAAACAAAACTTTGATCAAATACATTGGATTTGTATCTGGTTATGATCAAATAGGAATACATACTTGAAGGCAGAATACTGATAGAAACATCCGTTTCATTGTAGGAAAACGCTCCTATATTTACACTGGATTTGGGAGAATACAAAGGGGTAGTAATAAACGGTCCGGAAACGTCTATGAAATTGCATGGCACTGCCAGATATTGATAGGCAACATTTGCGAACAAATAGGATGGACTCGTATAGGTAAATACATCATTGTACGGCACTATTTTTTGGGGATTCGTATAGTTAACAATACCCCCAGAGATTTCGTATACGTTTATATAATAACAACTAGGCTGATTGCTATAATCATTGGTATAATTGAAGTATGACTTCATCGTAGTATAGTCTTGGGTATCTCCGTAGGCTGAAAAAAAGACATTTCCTTGGTTATAGTTCAAAAAATGTACGTAAGGCGTGGGTGATATGAAAGGAGTCGTTACGATTTGATCCGGTTGTACATTTAATGCCGCATTTTGCGGATATATTTTGAAATAATACGTATTGTTCGGTGAAAGAATCTTGGGGAAATTTTGGAAAGAAATGGGAATGAATCCTCTGTCAATGGACGGTTGATACTCGGAATAATTATAATAATACGGATGTGAAATATTCACATTGTAGGAATAATCATAACTAGTGATTTCTTGGTTGATGATTTCGTTGGTATAGATGTCTTTATAACGTATAAAGGGTAAGATACGTAAAGAATGAAATGTATTTGTAAACAACAAATTGAAGGATATTTCGGTACTAGTAACGTATAGATATTGATGAAATTCTATGGAAGCGATGGGAGCAATTTTTTCTTGTTTTATACCGATACCCGCACCCCCTAGTATATTGTAAGGTGTAAATAAATAAGTGAAACCCAGTTCATCAAAAGGTAAATCGTCGTGTGGATTGAATATATCTGACCATATGGAAGTACTTTCGTTGAATGTAAACGAGGATATGATACCGTTGTATGTATTTGTTCTTGTCACATTCACATGATGATAATTATTCATATTTTGGGGCGTATTTGGTAATTCAAACGAAACATATCGTGAAGTAATCACATATTGTTTGATATTAAAAATTGGCAAAGGAGATAGACCAATGGTGGTATACGTATTTCCGGATATATCAATGGTGTTATAAGGAATCATAGAATACGCATAACTTGTATCTGCAGTAAACACATTTTTATCCACATAAGTCTGTCTATTGGGGGGTTGTTTTGTATACGGTCCACATATACCATTTACGATTCTTGCAACCGAAATATAATAATAATCCCGGTAATTGTTCAAGTAAATAGTTACAAAAGTATTGGTGATTTTGATGGGTCGTGTGACTATAATGGACGTTAATACTAGTGGTATTTTGATCGTGTTCAATACATAAGGTGGTTTTCCATAGATAGGTTGGGGTATTGCCGCGTATTCATTGAATAAGCAAGGAATGATGGAATACGAATACGATTGCCCCAATACAAACCCATTGGGAAATTTGGTGGTGCTCGTATTGACATTCGTATCTATGAATTGATAATATTGATATGTGGAACGATTGGTAATATTGGAAGTTATTTGAAACACTTGGGACGGATATCCGTTACGCACCACGGTGAATGATGTGAAATGTCCACATATATCAATTGCGATGGATGTTGTAGAAAGTCCCGTGTAAATGGCATGAGAAATATACGGATTGAACGTGGTTATGTTACCGATGATGATTGTTGGACCGATTTTATCGGAAAAATAAGGTTGTATGGAATACATGTACGTGTTTCCGGGTACCAAATGACTGTCTGTAAATACAGATTGTGTTAATCCTGTGAATGATGTATCATACACAAATTGATTGTCGTCGCTAACCGAAAACGTTGTGAACGTATCGTTTCTGGAAACAGAAATATCCCGTAGAATGGTATAAGACGAATAGGTACCCACAATCGGACGAATCGTTACTGAAGTGGAAGTGAGCGATGTATAATCAATTTGAGCATCAATTGTGATATTTTTTGTACTGGCAGTTCCGATTGGAAAAATCGTGCCTTGTATGCCATTGAAAATGGGTTGTATGGAATAGGTATATTCCATATTGGGACTCAAATGTAGGTCAGAATAACTGTCTCCGGTAAACACCCCCAACAAATTCGGTTGAGATGAGGGAACAAATACCGAATTACTGATGTCATAATCCGTACGATATAGGATAAAATGATCATATTGTCCTGTTATGCCGGAGATTATTACATAATTCAACCCGACACTACGAATGGTTGCAGTCGTAATAGATACGATAGAAGTAGGCGTAAACGTAGAAAAAGAACTAGGAACAAATATGGGTGGTTGTGATGCAAATGTAATTCCATCCGTTATGTTCTGATTGAGTTGAGATAAATTGAAAAAAATGCCTGTTTTAAAATAATCAAATTGTTCTGCCAATGAATCATTGTAAGAATAATTCATGGTCAATGCCAAATCAAATACTTGTTCGGCTTGAACATTCAATTGTAAATTATCAATCTTCAAACTCCCTACATATTGAATTCCAAAAAATTGTCCAGCCTCCATTTCGTACGGTGAAAAGGATACGTCTTGAAATTGAATATGTTGTTGTCCAGAAATAGAGGTAGTTAACGATGTGTATATGGTAGGCGGTACCACGGGGTTGACCGGTATGCCACTATAGGTTATATTCAATGAAACGGGTGAACCAATATTTAACATTTCATTGGTATTTAAAATATGGATTTTCATGGTATTATCGGGGGTAAATACACCGGGATATTTGGAGTAACATGCATTCATGTATTCCAAATTGCCATAATTGGAATCGGTATGTGGATTGTAACTAGGGTCATTGGTCCAATCCACATCGGTATCGTCGGGACAAATGGTGGTATCAATCACACCTTCTTTCAGTGCACCCATTACCCATATTCCGATCGGTATACTTAAGGAAAATACATATACTGATGTAGGCATGTAATTGGTGGTAACAATACTACCTAACAAACCACTTCGTGTTTGTAGACTTTGATTCGTGGAATAATTGATGGTGGTTAAGACATTACTTGTGTCGTAACTGACCAAAGTGTCATTTAATTGATATATCACCGATAGTTCATCTATACAAACCAATTTCAATACGGAAGTATCATCTGCGGGTAAATCACTATAACTTGCATTATTGATACTTGGATTTTGATATTGATACAATGGCACGGTTGGATCATAATACAAATTCATGGGTGGTCCAGGAACATCGGATGCGGTCGTACTCATTGGTTGTGTTTCATTGGAAGAACATGTCGTAGATATATTGTTAATATAATTGGAATAACTTACCACTTGACTGGAATTACCACGTACTAAATATGCCCATTTCTCTTTTTTGGTTATATTGTTGGTTTTGGTGTTTTGCTGATTGTTGTTATATTTCAAAATCTCGGCCTTTCTTCGCATATCCAATTGAGCTTTGGTATTTTGTGGATAGGGTGAAACCGGATTGTATCTGACCGGTGGTTTATGAAAATATGCCAATCTTTGCCTTTGATCATGAGCAATAATTAAATTTACAATTGCGGAATCACTGCAATCAGATAATTGTTTAGCAAGATTTGATGAAATGATATCATAGGCATATGACATATTCCATCAATCATATACAAACTATCCACATTTACAGAAACCTACGGTTTCTGTACGACTTCCCTTAAGTAATGAGGACACCCCCACTACGTGGAGGCGCCTTCATAAGGTTTTATATAAAATTTTCTATGTAATAATGATATCAAATTGATTGTATAGGATCATATATAATCAATTCACCAAGAGTCCTTGAAAGAAACCTTATGAGGGCACCTCCACGTAGTGGGGGTGTCCTCGTTACTCAAGGGAGGTTTTACTGGAACCGTAGGTTCCAATAGGTTTCTGTAGGTTAGGTCAATTTGGAAAAATACCAATCAATAGACAAATAATAAGGAGCTCCTTTGGTGGAATTTGCTAAACTACTTAATGTAGTATTGGGTCCACTACCTACAATTTGATTGATTTCAAATGCGGACAATGCACGTGGATAATATTGTAAGTTGGACAAAAATCCAGAAAATCCAGAATTTTGACACACATATACATCTCCATAATTTTGCTTAGGAACTGCGGTCATACTATATCTACCCGTAATGGTACCATTCACATATACATCCAGCAATGTATTTTCAAGACGTATTGCTACATGCATCCATTTTTTGTTCAACGGAATACTTGTCACTTCAATGTTAGTGGGTCCAATACCAGGATCCACCGAATCCATGATCAAGTACAGATCTACATTTCCTGGTGTATTTCCATTGGCTAAATACAATCCGGGTCCGTTATTTACGGTTGCTATACCGGTACCTAGAGGATAATTGACTCCGTTTACTGATATGTTTTGATTCATATAATTTCCATTCCCTTTGTTAAAAATATGTGCATATTGTTGTGCAGGACTGACTACATCATTCACTTGTAACCATATGGACCAAGTATATTCAATCCCATATTGTCGGTTGTTGGAGCGCGAAACCACATTACCAGGTACAATGGCACTATTTCCACCCGAGATCATTCCGTTTACAATGTATGGATTGGTGGCATTTTTAGTGAAATATCCAACTATATTGATACCTACAATAAGTAGAATGACAAATCCGGTCAAGATAAGTAAAATAATGGCTATTTTGGCGACCATGGTGTTGGAATCCAAAAATTCACTACTGGTGGTAGCTAATTCGGCAGGACTTCCAAACGATTTTATGGTATTTTTTACAGTATTGGTTACATTGTTCATTCCTTCATTCATATTATTTGTTACATTTACTGCATTTTCTCTCAATGCATCCATAATAAGGAAACGTTTATACTTTTAGAGCATATATTTTTATTGGAACCTACGGTTCCAGTAAAACCTCCCTTAAGTAACGAGGACACCACGCATTGCTTCGCAAGCGCGGTGCCCTCATAAGGTTTCCTCTATTGGAACCTACGGTTCCAGTAAAACCTCCCTTGAGTAACGAGGACACCGACCTTCGGTCAGTGCCCTCATAAGGTTTCTTAGATGATTAGTTGTATAGGATCCTATACAACCAATTTGATAGAACGGTTTCAAGGAAACCTTATGAGGGCGCCGCATGAAATGCGGTGTCCTCGTTACTCAAGGGAGGTTTTACTGGAACCGTAGGTTCCAATAGGTGTCCTCGTTACTTAAAGGAAGTCGTACAGAAACCTTCGGTTTCTGTATTAGAATATACGAATTTCGTTTTGTACTTCATTGTTCTTCGTAATTTCAATAGACATTCCGTAGGTAGAAAACGAAGTAGAAACACCATTTCCAATGATGTATTTTTTCCAAACATCTTGTGGTGCCAATACATACGGATAACGATACACTTTGGTGACCATAATATCATTGATTACGGTGGGGTTTCCTCCTAAATAAATAGAAGTGGAAACATTGGAGGGAATGGACTGCATACAATTCATTTTCATGGATTGCATGAGTTTACCGTCCAAATACATATCAACGAAATAATTGTCTACCACGATGGTAACATATGTCCATTTTTGTATAGGAAAATTATCAGTAACTACCATGGGGGGTGATGGTTTACTGGTGGTACTACCACAATTTTGACTAATATCAAAATACAATGTTGGTGTGGTTTTGTCTAAATACAAGTTGATTTGGTTAGGAATCGTCAATATTGGTTTGATATTGTTGTTATTCCAAGAATTCACATATATCCATGCATCCACTGAATATTGATAGGTTAACGGATTGTTGGTATTGGTTACAGGTGGATTTGCATTATTTAGATTCGTCATATTCGCTGCTACTGTAGTATAATTTTGAAAATACAAATACAACAAATACATGCCAATGATCACCACCACGATTCCAATTACAATCATCCAATTCATCTTTATGTAATAATATCAACTATATAAAGGTACATAGATTTTTGATAAACAGGTTTACAAAATCGTTGAGATTTTTTCTTTGATTTTTTCTAGGTTGAATTCCGGAGGTATTTGTCCATTCTTGAAAAATATCTTTTCATACATGGATTGGTAGGCGTCTGGATGAGTATCTAGGTAAATGATTTTTTGGATCAATTTGGCTCGTTCTTCTATAGTATAATTCGGTGATAAATACAAGATAGAATCCATATTTACATAATCCTGAATGTTGGGACATCCCCAGTAAATCGGTACCGTTCCATTCAAATAGGCATTGATCAATTTTTCTGTAACATAATTCGGTTTGGACGTATTTTCAAAACAAATCATGAATTTATAATCGGAAATGAAATCAAAATATTGTGTACTATTATGACTTTCCGGACAATTCATGTTCATATTGTTCATGAATTTTCCGCAAGAATCTACCGGTTTGTATTTGGACAATTCTACATACATTTCTTTGCGTTCTACTGCATTTCCATTACTTACAGCAAACAAACAGAATTTTTTGTTGACGTTGGATGATAACGTTCTTGGTAGGGTCAATTTCTGAATGTCTATATGATTGTATAAAATATGAAAATAAGCGTAAGGAAACATAACTATGTTATGTGCATAATCTGTTTCTACAGGAATGAAATTGAGATCAAACCATGCAGGGTCATGAAAGATACTTTCGCCACTGAATTGTACCAATATGGTATTATCAGATTTGATGGGTCTATCCAACTGACCGAATACCGAATATACCACGACATCTTTCTTGGTATCTGCCAATAATTGTTGAAAAATGTGTTGACATGTTTCAATGTTCTTGGTATTAGAATCATCCCACCAATTGTTCAATTGAATCTTGGTAGAAAATCCTTCTTGGTTGTATGTACGGTCCATCATAAAAAACACAATAGACAATATAAATAATAAGACCAGTAGTCCTAGTAAAATTCCTCGGTTTTTCATATCATATACTATATGACATGAAAAACAACAGAGTGCCGGAAAATTCGGGTCGGTACGAAAGAAGTTGAGAATTTCTCCGGCATAGAGCGTACGATGACTCTGCTGCTATTGCTGCTATTGCGAAGCAGCAATAGCAGCAATAGCGTGGAGTCCAGAGGAATATGCTCTATTACGTCTTGTTGGTATCAATCGTATATTTTTGCAAATTCCACATATTCAGGACGTTTTCTTTGGACAATGTATGATCATAATATACTACATCCGCCAGAGCGCCATAGATGGTTTGTTTTGTATCACCAATCACAATCATATCATTGTCCGTAAACATTCGTCCTGCACCTGTCATAGGTGAAGAATATTTTAATTCCGAATCAACAAACAAATCCATATGATTGTCGTGGAAAATAAACACCAATTGATGCCATTTTTGGGGAGTCAAATACAATTTATAGGGTTCATCGCCGAATGCATACACCAAAAACATATTTTTCTTGGTACCATAATCATACGTATAGGTGACCGACGGTTTGGGATAAATCATTTCCCATTGGTTGTTCTCATTCAATTGTTTGGTACCATAGAAAAATATGTTGGTTTCTCTTATGGATTGGTACGGTGATGTGGTTGGATTCATCCATTGCAAAGAGGGTTCATGAGGGTCATGAGCAACCGTACCTAATTGTTCATCTTTGGGATTGACGTACAACCACATTGAAATGGAATATATTTTCAAAAAAGGATTCGCAGCAAATTCCGGGTCTATGACTTTCAAATCGTTGCTCGTAGCTAATAATTCTTCATAATTCAACATCATTTGTCCTTCTTTTAATACACGCATTCCATTGAAATTCAAATTAGCGATGATAGGAGTATTTTTGGAAAAGAAATATGTCAAAATGATATAACCGAACAACAAACTGAGTATTACGGACAATAGTACGTAAAAAAAGGTAGGTGTCATACGTAGGTCTTCCCGTACATTGTCCATCCACATCTTCATTGTTTCTCCCATGGATCCATTATAGATATTCCTCAACCAATTCGGAAAATATATCATACACAATGCCATAATACCTGCCAATCCGACGACAAATCCAAGAATAACCCATATTTTTCTACTAATGTTTTGCATAGTAAAACTATAGGAGGACAAATAATTGTACACCGCAATACTTACAATGACTAATCCGACGATGAACGCTCCAATGATACTAAATATCAAAAATTTGGGAATCAATACATCCGCAAAATACAAAATTCCACAAAGTACCAAGATACATAGAAAGCTAAGAAAAAGAATAGTACTAAAATTAAAATATTGTCCAGTTTGTAGTATACTATACAATGCGTACCATAGACTTATAAATACTATGAATGGAAATACGGATACAATATATGCCAACCATGGTGAATTACTTGGATTTCGTCTATACATTGTTTATTATATAGGGGTAAATTTTATAGGTTATAGGTTTTCCATGGTCGTTTTTTCACCGTGACATTCACGACACAATGCCACTAAATTATCTACATGATTGCTACCGCCATATTCCAGACGGATTTTATGATCCACTTCAAACCATGCAGTCAATTGTTTTTGACAATTGCCACATCGCCAATTTTGCCGTGATGCCACGAATTTCTTCTTGGTTTCACTGACCGATCTCTTGGTCGCTTTTTTTCCGGAACCCATGATACGTTGGGTAGCCGTCGGATTTTCCATGGCAGGAAGATTGGTGACCTGTACTTGTGGTGGGCTACCACCACGATTCTGTTTGGCAGTGAAATCCAAAATAGGTCCCAACATATTCACACTGGAACGGTCCATGGGCAAATATTTGATATATTCATTGGAGGTTTGTAATATTTCTCCGGTTTTCATGGGATTTCGTTTGATCAAATAGTACAAAAACAATGTACCAAGAACAATACCCGCCATTTGAAAGTATTTTTTCCAACGGAAAATATTCTTAATGTATTTTCCTTCCGTGTATATGTTGGCAAGTACCAGGGCACAAATCAAAAATAACCACAATTCTATACGCATTCATATACTATTTCTGACGATTATTTATTGGAACCTACGGTATTGGAACCTACGGTTCCAGTAAAACCTCCCTCTATTGGAACCTACGGTTCCAGTAAAACCTCCCTTAAGTAACGAGGACACCGACCTTCGGTCAGTGCCCTCATAAGGTTTCCTTGAAACCGTTCTATCAAATTGGTTGTATAGGATCCTATACAACTAATCAGCTAAGAAACCTTATGAGGGCGCCACCACGTAGTGGGGGTGTCCTCGTTACTTAAGGGAGGTTTTACTGGAACCGTAGGTTCCAATAATAAAGGCAACCAATCCCAAGATGATACCGACAAAGACAATGTCCCGGCGTGCTAACATAGATTCATAATCAATGACATGTTTCGGACGATATTCGTGATAATATCTGTCTAAAGCCTGATATGCAGTGATTTCTTCTTTGTCCAAATGTACATTGATTTTGTTGTGTAAAAAATGGACCCAGCGAATGAACGATTCCCGTGAATCCAAATAGGGTGATACCGGATATTTGTCAAGCAGTCCTGCCATTTTGTTTCCCATGGATTCATCGGGTATAAACAACGGCATATTTTGTATAAGATCATAATATTTACGTTTTGTCACATTGGTAGGAAATTCGGGATAGGTATAGGCGACTGTATGTAAAAAAAACCAATAATGTGGACCCCATACTTTAGGGTCTAGTGGGATTTTTTGCATATTCCTCTGGACTCCACGCTTCGCAGAGTCGTCCTTCAGAATATGCGTTGCCACATCCATTGTATACCTTCTTTTTTTATTTGTTTTTTGTCGTTTTCGTCGCACGGAGGGAATAAAATTTGAATCGTACTTACTTAGAAAACACGGCTACGTAATCAAAAAAAAAGGTATGTAAACAAATCTTATAACAATCTTATACAAAAAGGCATGAATTCAACATCGGATGTTACCTTTGTCACGGTTTTTATGAATATTTATTCTAAGAAAGAGGAAGGACATCGCGACATTGCGTGGAGATTTCAACAATTCGCCAAAATCGCCGAAACTGGTATCCAACTATGTGTCTATGTAGACGAATACAGTGAAGAACTCTTGGATCAATTCATTGAGTCGTACCCCAATTTACGCAAAATGCGTACATGGAAATCCATTCAAGACACGTGGGTACACAAGGAATGCACATCCTATACCCTGTCTTTGCCACAAAAACGCAATCCACAAAAAGATACCTACGAATACATGGCATTGATGCATACCAAGATGGAATGTATGGCGGATGCTGTCCAAGAAAATCCGTTTGGTTCTACCCATTTTGCCTGGATAGATTTCAACATTGCTCATATATTTCAACATATGGAAATTAGTCAAGCACAACTGAAACGAATTTCTACCTGTGTCAAGTCACATTCGTTTTTAGTGATTCCCGGTTGTTGGTCCGCATTGCCCGCCAATTTGAATACATATACCATTTTGAATACCATTCATTGGCGATTTTGCGGCGGTTTTTTCATGGGCGACCGTGATTCTGTCATGAATTTTTGTACCCTGTACCAAACCCATTTTCCACGATTTTTGAAAGAATTTTCGTACATGACCTGGGAAGTCAATTTTTGGGCATATATGGAATACAAAATCGCCCATTGGAAACCTCAGTGGTATGCCGCGGATCACAATGATTCCATCTTGCACATTCCTTGGGAATATTGTTCTATGTGTTTAGCCAAGAACGTGGGTTCCTATCAGTGTATTCCCCTGGACATGCCCTTTTTAGAAACGAATTTTTTCCCCATGTCCGCTTCGGTAACCCCTCGCCGGGAAGGGGGCTACTGGATGAATACACGTTATGTCAATTATCGTCTGGCGGACAATGGTTCGTATCTCTTTTTTCATCCTGACAAAAAAATCATTACCAAGAATCTATGTACCCGATTGGACAAGGACATGAACATGGTGGAACATTTTTTCATGTCCAATCCTACGGATTTGATTTCAAGGGTATGTGCATTTGAAGGTGTGGAAGACATTCGTATTTGGTGGCATGACGATCAATTGTATTATACCGGTAGTAGTGTAAATTATGCCCCGAAAGATCGTACACGAATTGTCATGGGTGAATATGACACGACAAATAGACAATTACAGAATAATAAAGTATTGATACCACCCACCGATACCTGGTGTGAAAAAAATTGGTGTCCGATTTGTGACGTATCGTTTCAAACTTTCCTATACCAATGTTCGGATATGACACTTTGTCGGGTGGAATCCGATAAATTGGTTACATATTGTCAGTCGTCACAACTACCCTATTGGTTTTCTTCTTGTCGTGGTTCCACATATTTCCGAGAATCTTTAGTCTATCCGGGATATTGGATCGGATTGGTGCATTTTTCGGTCCATGAATGGCCGCGTCATTATCATCATGTCTTGGTACTCTTGGAACCCCATACTGGAAAAATGGTCAAACATAGTCCACCGTTTTCGTTTTGTCAACCGTCTACCATTGAATTTTGTATCGGATTCATAGAAACGAGCGAAACATATCATTTTTGGGTATCTCAATTTGACCGCGATCCGGTAAGAATTTCGGTAGCCATAGGTGATGTAACGTTTATGTCATGCTAGTCGCGTTTTTTTTTGTATCACACTATTCTATACCGGTCGTATAGTGTGATAACGCTTTATAATTTCTATGAAACATACGAAGAAAAACCGTAGAAAACATGGAAAAAATGGGAAAAAAAAATCCAATATCAAAACCTTGAAAAAAAGTCGTGGTGGAAGTAACGATTTTGTTGCGGTAAAAACATATTTTGAAAAAATTTCTGAAATATTTAAAAAAATTCATAATCAATTAGATAATCATCATCCAATAAAATTGTTTATAGTAAATTTGTGTTCATTATGTGATGATATGTTATTTACATATGCTGGTGTTAAAATGCCAACATATAACACGAATAAAAGTGGTGAAGGAAATATATTTGAATCCAATAATAAAATCGTAAAAAAGTGGGAAAAAGAAATCCTTTTGTTTAAATTGAACAAATCCACGATAGCAAAATTGGAATTTGAAATGCAACTCAATATAATAAATGCAGTTCGTAGACAATGGAAATACATTTACGAGTTAATTTATGAAGAAATTTTTAATTTAAAAAAACACATTGAAAATATACAAAATGAAGGAATAACCTATGGCGGTGAACCTGTAGAAGATTATCTTATAACAATTATAAAAGAAATTGAAAAATATGTGCAAAATGAAGACGTAATTGCGTACATATATGAATCGGTGAAAAACACAACTACATTTTGTGATATTATTATGGATTTGAGACCTTATGACCGTAAATTTCAAAATATTACCCGCGATGAATATCATCAATTAATGGATTCATTCAAAACACAATATGGTGAATCTTTTTTTAAGGAACAAAAAGAAAATATTGATGATTGTTTCTTATTAAATAAGAAAATTACCGCTGACCAAATCAATGAATTCAACAAAACACCTGAAAACACTGATGATAAAAAAAACGATAATGTTTCAGGAATAACTTCTGAGGATGCGAAGCACCCGGAGAAGTTTGGTGTGGCAACGGGAACCGAAATCAATAACCAAGCGATTGTTCCATATAAGGGTGAAAATACAGGTGTTGCAAAAACAGATTCAAACAACAACATTATCATAGATGGTAAACGTGTGGTGATTAATGACCCAATATTGCGCGATGAATTAAAACCACCTTCTAATGATAATGGTGCAAATGGTCAAGCCATAGAAGTTGGTGCACTCGTTTTATCAGACAAAAAACCGACCCTTGAATTTTCCAAACAAAATATGGTCACAGATAGTACGAATGCACCAGCAAATTGTCTTTCCTGGGGTAAAACCCCCACAAAAGACGATTGCAAAGATAAAACATCAAAAAGAAGAGCACTTTTAACATATCATCCTGATAAAAATACAGGTTGTGAATCTGCATCTGCAACAAAATTTAATGAATTACAAAAATTATGCGAATCACAACAATCAAATGTAACGGATAATACGTTAGAAAATTCGGCTTATGAAGTTACAACAGTGGATGGTCTTGGTCTTCAACAACTAACTTATGATGGCGAAAATCCCACGATTAATTATGACGTAAACAAAATGAAACTAAACATTCCTTTGCCTGGTCAAGGTCCTGGTCCTAATATTTCTATGGTAAATAATGTACAGCCTACTACTTCTATTGTTCCTTATCGCGAAAAAAACCCACCTCCTGTTACAAATACAGCATTAACTACCGGTGACAATTCTAATGTTCCTTATCGCGAAAAAAACCCACCTCCTGTTACAAATACAGCATTAACTACCGGTGACAATTCTAATGTTCCCGCTCATGTTCCTGTTCCTACTCCTGCTTCGGTTCCTGTTCCTGTTACTCCTGCGGTTCCTGCTCCTGTTCCTACTCCTGCTTCGGTTCCTGCTTCGGTTCCTGTTACTCCTGCGGTTCCTGCTCCTGTTATTCCTATAGTATCAAATAAAAAATCGCCAAACCAATATTGTATACCCGTTGTAGGCAAATGGTTAAAAAGGAGATCCCCTGACCGTCAATATAAACCGATCAAATACGACGAATTTAAAGATTTAATGCAATTTGTAGAGGAAAACACACATGATAAAATGTCAGGTGGTAGATTTTCAAAAAAAACTCAGAAAAGGAAACGTGTGAAAGGTGGAGTGAATGAAATTTCAATAGACGAAATAATCGCTTGTTTAGAATATAAGGGTATTATTAACCAAGATGATAAAGTAAGGTTTAAAGAAACCTATCAAACACAAAAACAATCAATGGCTCCTGTTACAAATATAGGATCAACTACTGGTGTGGATAATAAACAAAATAAAACAAGAAAGAACGTTTCTGAACCAGATAGTGGTATGACTACTGGTGATAATACTACTGTTCCTCCTTCTGATAATACTACTGTAGTTCCTCCTGCTCCTACTGTGGTTCCTCCTGCTCCTACTGTAGTTCCTCCTGCTCCTACTGTGGTTCCTCCTGCTCCTACTGTGGTTCCTCCTGCTCCTACTGTGGTTCCTCCTGCTCCTACTGTGGTTCCTCCTGCTCCTACTGTAGTTCCTCCTGCTCCTACTGTGGTTCCTCCTGCTCCTACTGTAGTTCCTCCTGCTCCTCCTGCTGCTGGTACTGCTCCGGGTCCTCCTCCAAATCCTCCTGTGGTTGAATCAAAAATAGCCGTAGTTAATTCCTGCAATTATGAGGAAAAATTAAAAAAATGGAAAACCAATCAAAACACGGGAAAACAAAAGGAGGATGCCGGATGTCAAACCCAAGTATTACGTTATTTGAATCTCATTTCGGATGACGATTACAACAAAAACATTGATACCATTGCCAAGGTGAATCTCATAGAATATATGACAGGTGAATATCAAAAAGTACCCAATGCGATTCCATTTACCAAAAAAGAATTTGAGTTTAGTACACAAGACACCAAGAATATTTTGGAATATTTGAAATTTCTTCAAGCCAACATGGAAAACGATACATGTGTGATTCTACAGTTTTATCGTTATGATACTACAAGACCACCGCATTCGGCGATATATTCCAAAGATGGCAGTGGAAATCTCGTCTATATTGACCCTCAACAACGATTTAATGAAGGTAAAAACATAGTTCAACCCACCATCAATCCGTCCAAGATCAGTGAACAGCCCAATCAAGAAAATTTAACAAAATTGACAAGAGCATGGTTAGACCAAGGTTATCATAAAATAAGTGTATTATTGACCACTGACGCATATATTATACAATTTGGAATGAATATGGATAATACAGCACCTATTTGGAAAGCTATGTTTGAATACTATACAAAAAATCCAATACAACCAGGTTCCGGTCCAGGTCCAGGTCCAGGTGCGAATCCTTCTTCCGGAAAAGCCGAAGGAGAATATTATATTGAGTTTACCAAAGATGCGAATGACAAAAATATCAATCGTTTGGTCATACGTAAAGTGCCCGCAAACAATGCCAAAGGATATGATTTCTTGGTATATCCGGACCCAGGTGTCAAACAATTAAAAATGACGTATCAGGACGTGGTACGAATCAATCAAAATATTGACGAATTAAATGGTATTCAACCAAAATATGACCAATTTATTCCTCCCCCGGATAAATTAACCTCCCAATTTAGACCAGAGATTCAAAACCTAATGGCGCAGAATACTCCTGTGAAACCAGGTTCCACCTTGTATATTGGATTGCTTTTACATGGTGGATATTATTTTAAAACATCTGCTACCAAAGACGATTATATACCCTATTATATTGAAAATATTCCTGTGAAATCATTTACCAAAGCGACACTTACACCATTTGGTAAAGTTGCATGGATTACTACGTCAAATTATACCGGTTCAGGTACTCATAAACAATTTTTATCAGATATACGTAATCCAACTATATTACAAGCAAAAATTCAACCCGTTGCAAAAAATGGCATTCAACTTGCGGCAAATATGAAAGAAATTTTTGATGCATCTGTTACAAATAAAAATCTTGCAGATTCAAGTGGCAAACTTCCAAAAGATGCAGTAAATAAAGCGGAAAAAACACCTTTAGAAACATGGAAAACAAAATGGCAAGGGTTTACCTTTGACAATACTACGAATTACGATGATGTATCCAATAATAATTCACTTCAAACCCATTTACAAAATATATATGACGCAACTTTCGCCATTATTCCTACCATTATCAAACACATACCGACATCCAAAGAATCATTAGAAAACGCAAAAAAAGAGGTGGATGATTTAAAGACTGTAATAGACCAATTAGCAGATAAAAATACGGAGGATGCAAAGACCAAAATAATTGATTTTTCAACAAAATGTAAAAATGTATTGACACTCATTGTAACGACGGTAAAAGATAAGAAAGAAAACAATGAAGAATTTCCGGAAAATTCGGAACGTAGTGGAGAATTTCTCCGGCATAGTACGGACGATGACGAAGGAATCGGGCGTACTATGAACATAGCAATTCAAACATTGGTCACGTCATTGACTACAGAACAAACCGCCATATTAACGCTATTACAAAACATTGTAGAAATCATCAGAAAAGTAGATCAAACTAAAGCGGCTGAATTGAAAACAAAGATAGATCAGATAATTTCAGGAGTTGAGAAAAAAGACGAAAATACGTCGGTTAGTAAAGGTGGTGCTGGTGGAGTTCAAGGGGATACTCTACAAAATACAAATACAAATACAATCATCAAAGATCAATCCAATAATGAAACCACAGTTAGAACCACAAATGGAACCGCAAATGGAACCGCAAATGGAACCGATAGTCAATCCAATAATGAAACCAAAGATGATAAACCCAAAGATGGAGCCACAGATGAAACCAAAGATGGAGCCGATAGTCAATCCAAAGATGGAGTCAAACAAGAATCCAATAGTCAATCCAAAGATGAAACCAAAGATGGAGCTGATAGTCAATCCAAAGATGAATCCAAAGATGGAGCCGATAGTCAATCCAAAGATGGCTCCGATAGTCAATCCAAAGATGATAAACCCACAGATAAACCCACAGATAAACCCATTGATGAAACCGACAATGAAACCATAAAAAAATTATCAAACATAGCTACTTCCATAAATTCCATCATAGATTTGGTATTTTCAATTCAAAACATAGCGGTTGAATCCAAAATGGATGAGGCTACCACAAAACAAATAAACGAAATACTAGGTCAAACCACTACATCTGACAAAATGAAAATCATTAACAAATCATTTAGTTCGTATCGGACAGATAGCCAAATGTATTTTGATACAAATATTTATATTATACATGGTAATGGTGGTGTTTTAGAACCATGGGCAAAGGCGGGTAATCCAGGAATTTTGAATAAACCTGCAGGTTTCCAATATGCGGGATCACATACCGAGGACCTGTTAAATCTGGCACACAAATGTGGATATGAAAATGTAGTCATGATTGACGTATGTTGTGATTCATGTACGAATATTCCGGATAATGATATTGCCAAAAAAATGATCCAAGAAATACGCAGAGGAATTTTACAAGGAACTATTGGAAGAGGATAATTCAAAGTCAAAAATATATAGGAGTACAAATATATAGTTGTATTCATCATATGGATTATTTTGTCGGATTCAAAGTATCATCCAATACCACCAACGAAAAATTCGTTTTGAAAGACAAACAATTGATGGACAATGATGACAATTTTGCCAAAATCAATTTGACCAAAGAAGACATTGATATCATCAATCAAAAAATTCAAAGTGGTCCTGGTAATCCTCCTGGTCCTGGTCCTATTATTGCCCCTGATCCTGTTGTTCCTCCTGGTAATCCTCCTGTTGTTCCTCCTGGTAATCCTCCTGTTGTTCCTCCTCATCCTAATCCTCCTCTTGGTCCTGGAGGACCAATATCAGATAGATGGACCATCCCCATTAAAGATCAGGACTAGGTGGTACGTCGTCTTATTCAAAAGGTTCTTTCCTGAAGATACAACGATTCAATTCGTTGTAAATAATCCAAATTGATGACCTTTTCACCTTCCCTTGCACGAGAAATAATCCGTTCCAGACAGGTTTTGACAGGAACATCCAACCAAATGGTATGATCCGGATAATACAATTCACAAATTCTTGGGGTAAAAAAACTTTCGTAGACGGTATGTTCAAACGAAGTCATACATTGATCTTCTACCAACATTTTGCAAAACACATTACGACTGGATTTGATGGACCGTTCACATAAAATAATATCGCAATCGGGATGGTTTTCTATGGCTTCCTCTATGGATTGAATGATGGTTTGAAAAATGACCGTTTGAAACATGAACGAATACATATGGGGGTACGTATAATATTTTTGCAAGAGAGACATTTCGTCAGTCATATCCTTCATTTCTGTCCATTTTTGTACCGGTTCATACACAACGACCACACGTTTCGGGTCTACTTCTCGTTGTAATTTTTGTAAAAGAGTGGTTTTTCCGGCTCCTATATTTCCATCAATAGAAATGATCCATGGTCTACATGTTTTGGAAGGTTTGGTATATGTTTTGCAAAAATCTACCAAGGTTTGGTACGACCAATCACCAAACTTATCCATAGTTTGTGTGTTGGGTTTCGTAGACGAGTCAATAGGAAAATCTACGATGGATTTACGCAAGAGATTGGACCTTCTTTTACTATGAGATAATACCTGAGAATATTGCACAAAATGTTTTATCCTGTCTTCTTTGGATTCTTGCAGAGGAATGCCCAGAGACAAACATATATATTTGAAAAAATCTGACATCTTACTTAGATTACATAAAAAATCTTTACGTTTTTTTATGTAAAAACATCTACACCGGTACATAATGAAACAAATGTGTGAAAACAACATAAGCGAAAACACCAAGTACTGCTGCACTCCCAGTGTACAAAATGAATTCGGTCATATTTTCATTGGCTTCGGGAAGTAAATCCAAAATAACCCCCATGTGAAAGGCTTCGTCTACATATTCGCAGTCATCTTCTTCTTCTTCTTCTTCTTCTTTCGTTTGATAACATAAAATTAAATTAGTAGAACTATCACGTGAAAACGGAATATCATCAAAAGATGCTGTAACACGTCCAACAATTTTGGTGGTTTCACAACTATGTCCTATCTTTCCCGATAAAACCGGTTCATGTATTTCTAAAAAGGAAATGTCCATCGGTATAATTTCGTTGGAAATATCTACAATAGCACCACAAACACACTTTTTTGAATGGTAGTGCAATCCGTTCTTGGATTTGTAGGCTTTGTTACAATGTGAACAAAGAAACAATTTCGCGTCTTTTACTCGTTCCTCCACCGCGGGTACTATGGGTTCGTGTTCGGGTATACGTGACAAATGTTTCATGGTATGAATGTGTTTGTTATAATCACTCTTGTTCATAGTAATAAATTGACAATGTTCGCATTGATAAACACTCATGATTCCTATATTCTATCCAGATGTTTTTATGTGGATTGGAGGGTTTTACAGAGGGACGACTTGTTGTCTCGGAGAAAAATCAACTGGTGACTTATTCTACGTCTTCACCATCATAATTGAAATGTCCATAATCATCGTCTTCATCATCCATATCGTATCCTTCTTCGTGACCGTCATATTCGTCTTGTTCATATCCTTCTTCGTGGGGATCTTCGGGGAATTCTTGTTCCAAGGTATCGTCGGTAAATTCCGCCAATTCTTTGTCAAATTGTTTCCCATTGTATTTGAACACGTCTTTGCTTTCCATGTTCCAGCGATTCAATTTGAACATTTTTTCCATGTACATATATCGTCGGTCAGTATTGTTCACATTTCGGAATTCATTCATGACCCGCGTTTTTTCTTCATCCCGGGATTTATGGACTTTTTTCATGATATCTTTGTACGACATGTCCACAATGTCTTTGTCTTCGGAAAACATGTCCAACAAAGCCATGATCCATTTCGCAGAAGTATCTTTGATATTCTTGGCGCCCATAATGTTCGGTAATTTTTGACATAACAATACCAAATGATCCAATACGGACAAACTGACGTATTGCATCCATTGATGTATCATGTCTTTGGGAAACAAACGGAAATAGATGTTACCGTCTTTATGAATCGGCAAATGTATCGGAAGTAATTGGGTGAATTGCACCAAGGGTAACAATCCGGCTTGCCATTCACGTAATAAGGTGAAAAAACGCGACTCTGATGGACCCGAATTTGAAAATTTCGCAAACCATCCGTGGGTTTGTTGAAGAAATTTGACAATGACCCCTTGATGTGTTTCGGTCAATCCCCAGTGATTCGGTACATTCCATTCTTTGACAAATTGGTTGTTAAACATCATCGGTGGTAATATTTTGACCATAAATACCACGGCATTTTTCACAAATTGTGACATTTCGTACATGGCTTCATCACCTACCGTAGGAGTCCAGAGCGTCCAAGAATCTATTCTTCGTTCGGCACGTGTACGTTCCGCGCCCTTGGGTAAAAACCGTAAAATACGTTCTCTACGTGTTTGATTCAATGGACCCAATACATTCATCAGATTGTTCAATGCCGTGTACATACTGTCTTCTTCCTCGTTATGTACATCTTCCATTAACATAATTTGAGGATCATATTTCACCAATACTTCCAACAAAGGGGCGCGTATAGGGTCTAAAAAGGGATCTTCTACCGAACGTTCGGTAGATTCTGCCAAAAATTCGGTCAATACTTTTACCGCAGACGGCTGTACAAAATTAAAATCCATTTGAATACGATTTTTGGCATTGACGAGTCGTAACAATTGTTCAAAATCTTCCCACCGAAATGTGCGTCCGGCTTCTTTCAAATCTTGTATTTTTTCTTGGATAGAACCATGATGACGGTATTTTTCTGCCACCGGTTTGGTCGCACAAATACCTTGTAAATAAAGCGGAATATCAAATTCCACACGGTCATAATGACAAAAATGTATGAAAGCAGAATAAATGATTTCTTCTTGTTTTCCGGAGGTGACTTCAACGCGTTTTATACGCGTATCGTCGGTGAATACCAAGGTAATTGCCGTGGTATTTTTACGGAATTCTTCCATTTGATTTTCCCATACCATGATATGATTCATGAATGTTTGTACTACAGGAGCTTCTCGTACAAAAAATTGCAGAGTGGTTTCATTTTGTGTCACATCCGCACGTTGGTCACAACAAGCATTTTGTACAAAAGGAATCCCTAGAGCGGTGGTCAACAATACGTCTTGGGTTTGTACAACTTTATGAATGGATTCTATGATCCCATATCCGTATCGTATGATATGTGATTCTGCGGCAATCACGTCGTTGGCGGGGGGTCGTTCCCTTGACAATTTGGACACAATATCAATCTCTACCGAAGGTGGTAACAAGGTACGCCATTTTTGTAATTGGTGTTCTTCCGGAATGGTAAATTCTTCCGGATGTTCTTCGCGATATTGTTGTTGTTTCAAATACAATTCGTACAAATCTTTTCGTGTATTGACAATGTTTTGTATGGTATCTCGTAATTTTTCTTGGATGATTTCTTTTTTGATGGATTGAATGGAATTCCAAGGAGCAATGGAACTTTTGACCAAATTCAACATACAAGCCATGTATTGGATCCCACTTTGGTCTTCCATAGATTCGGTCAATGGATATCCTGTAAACGATTTTACACAACCCGGTACTGTTTTCTTGGTACGAATGGCGGGGGTAGTTGTTTGTATTCCAATCAGGAAAATCGCGGTGGTAATAATGACTACGTATTGATGGAAATATTTTTTGTATTGTGGTTTCAAATTGGTTGCTGTATTGGTACTACTTTTTTTCGCCATTTGACGCGTAAAGTCGTCCAGAGACATGACGCTTTCGTCAATATATTCCATTGCCACGCGTTGTACAAACGCACGGAATCCACCTTTTTCGTATTCTTTGGCATCCAAATCCAAAATTTGACAAAATGTGGCGAAAATGTTTTTCACCATGGTCATGGTTTCGGTATCGGTTTGTTCTTGGTCCTGTTTTTCACGTGACCAATGTATGGTTTCTCCCATAGAAACACCCAACGTATCTTGTTTTTGTTCCATAAATCCTTCTTCTTCGGGGTCAATGTTCAACACACTTCCGGTTTGTATTTTGAAACCTTGATCGTCATACAATTCTTCGTTGACCCATTCCAATTTGGACAAAATATACCCACTATGTTTGTCTACAATCGCATCTCCATCATCACTCATCATTTGAAATTGTTTGTAGGTCTCTAATCGTTCTTGGTAACCAATTTCACCATGAGCGATGAATTCTTTGGCTAGATCGTACATAAACACCGGTAAAAGTTTGGTATTGGTTTCGGTACAGTACAACCAATGGTCGTCTTCTCCCAATTCGTCAATCATTGCCCGACGAAGAAATCCGGTTTGAAAGAAACGTACCAAATCGTACTGTTTTTTGGTAAAATCGTCTTGTCCGATGATATCGTCCCGTAATTTTGCATGAGGAGATACCACAATGGATGATGCATCTTTGTCGGTGATTTGACCCATCGCATATGCCATGATACTATAGTGTTGAAACCACACTGTACGTAAACGTTCTTTGGCAGCCAACGTACGAGACGTCTCCAAGATCAATGTTTCCAACAATTTCGCTAATTCTTCTTGGGACGTTTCCAATCGTTTTTCCATTTCTTTGACCGCATATTCTTGACGCATAATTTGAATACGTTTTTCGGAGGCGGCAAACGGATCACAAGTAGCCGTTTGTGGATTTTTCATACAAGACGGTTGTGAATCACATAACATACGATTCACTGCGCCTCTTTTGTTCGGAAACGCGGATTGAATCAAAAACGACAAATCCGCAAACGATTCGTCAGAAAGTGTATTGTCTTGTACCCATTTGTTTTGTACACGTTTGAAAAATTCACGATGAGTGATCAAAGGTTTGTCATCTATTTTGACAGAGTCCGCGGTGTTGGATTCATCGCGGGGTTTGGTGGGTAATTCCAACATGGCATATTCACCATCTTTGACACGTTTTTTCTTGGATAGTAAGGTGATTGCCAATTCGGCGGCGGAATCTTTGGGACAAGCGTGTTTTTTGATAAGATTCGTAGACAAAAAATCCAGAAAATCGCGCATTTCTTCTGTCGTCGTGTCCTCGGTTTTTTCTGGCATGTCTTTTTTGTATTGATCCAATAGTTCATACGGGGTATCATCCATATTTTTATCATAAAATACGTCTTCTTTGTAATTGTCATTTTGCAAATCCGCCAAAGAAGTATAGCGTTTTACCAAGAAATTTCTGCGACAATCCCCACCGTTTTTGGACAATTTTGTGTCGGTGTCTTCTTGGTCTTCTTCCCAATTCATTTCGGCAGAGGCTTTTAAAAAGGATTCAGCCACGACATGATTCAGTGTCGCATTACGTAACAATACGGAAAGTAACGCATACATATCTTTGGAACAAACTTCTTGGAGTAATTCGGAAGAAGACAATGGACGATACGCGGTTACCCCGTCACCAGTGGACATCAATCCCCGAATACGGTATACATCATAAAATATTTGGTATAAGGTGGTTTGTTCCAAGAGTTTACGTCCCAAATTGTATTCGGAAGGACCTAATACCCCTTTACCAAGAGTTTGATTCATCAAGAGATAGGAATCATTGATTTTGCGATATTGTTCTTTGGATTCATGAAATTGTTTTTTCCAAGAAGAAGTGCGTTCTTTGATATAATAACGCATACGATTGTAATGTGGATAAGACAAAGAGGACAAATATACCATAAAAGGCTCCAATACTCTTGTTTGTTCCTGAATGTTCAATCCTTGAAAGGGGGTCATCCATGATTGTACAATTTCAATCAAATCAAACGTAGAGGGTAACATGGTTTGTACATATTGACGATAGAAATCTTCCGGTAATTCGTGTTGGTTACGTACCAAGACGGGATCAGGTAGAACATGTTGAATACCCGTTAAGAAATGTTCGTGTTTCTTTTTGGATTCGGCGGTTTTTTTCTTGGTATTTTCCATATGCAAATTGTCCAAGAGTAATGTGTCTACGGAACCTTTGGATGGAAAAGAGCGATATTTGAGCCAATATTTATGACTCATTTCGGTACGTTGTAATAGATCAATCATGGGCATTTGTACCATGGAAAATCGTGCGACCGAAACGGGTAAGAGAATCCATGATTGTATATGTAATGTTTCATTGGGTGTCAGATATTGTGGTACAAATTTACGGCGATTTTCTTCGGAACGTTCCAAGAAAGAAATTCCTGGTGAAAATCTCTGAAAAAAAGGATGTGTGGGTTTCAAGGTAGTATGTTTTGCGGATGCGGACACGGTAGTTGCACCAAAGGAAAATCCTCCTACGGAATTTTCCACGATGGATTCCCAAGAATCATGTTGTATCGTGGGTGAAAACAATACGGAAGCACGTGAAGCCAGTCCATCATTCGTAGTTAAAGGTGTATCTACCAAAGGAGTAAATGCCGGATACAATTCTTCCATCCATTGTTTGTAGGGGTTGGAATCCCCTTGTAACGTATTGTCCCGATATTTTTCCATGATTTGGTTCAATTCAGGGATATCATGTGACTGTACTACCGTATCCCCCATTTCTTCAAAATCCTCGGCAGATTCGTCGGGTAGAACATACATTTTTCTACGCGTTTGCGTTACCGGAAGTAACCAAGAAGGAGGAACACCCGTACCTGCCACCAAATAATCTGCCAAAGGTTGATGTTGCAATCCGTGTAGGTTTATACCACGTACTTGATGGGTATAATCGTCAATCAAAGAGAATTGTTCCCGTAATTCTTTGAAACGATCCAAAATACGATGAATGTTGGTCATGACCTCATGGGTGCGTTGAGAATTCGGAACCGTAGATAATAATTCATTCATCATACTGGTCAATTGCGTTTCTAGGTTGAATACCATTTCATATTGTGTTTGTTCTACGAATTGTTCCACAATTTCGCGGTCTTTACCGAAAAAGATTTCATCGGCTTCAATGTATTCCGATTCCAAGATTTCGTCGGTAGTAGGGTCATATTCTATATTTTCTGGTAAACGAATGATGGCTTCATTTTCCGGGGTAAATTCTATGGAAGCTTCAACAATAGATTCATCCATGTTTTCGGGTACCTGATCTGGTTCTTGGTCAGGTTCAGTTGTTGACAAGGGTGGTGAAGACCGTAACACGAATTTTTCAATAGGTAAATCTTCTGGAATGCCCCTATAGCTAAAATCAATATAAATGATATCATGAGAAGGATGCAAAGTCAATTCAATTTGGTCTTCTTCTAAATGGGTGATTTTTCCGGTGATAGGTTGTTCTAAATTCACAAAATAAACATCTACCCACTGGTCAGGTAACAATCCTTTTTGACGTGCAAATCCGGGTTCTTTGGCTCGTGTTAATAAATCAATACGTTTTATAGAAGGTTCTTGTAATTGCCCATTTTCATCTATGTAAAGCAAAATGGTATCATGGGTATTGGTTTGAATCAGGCGAATTTTTTGATCATCAATGTAATCCACAAAAAATGTTTTTTCATTCAAATCCATCTTGACTTTACTGGAAGCGGGGTCGCTAAAAATTTCAATAATATCACCATAATGTAGAAATTTGGGGTCTGGTGACGAAACTGGCGTAGGACGTGTTGAAGAAAGAGATGATGGCGTAAGAGATTCTATTATTTTTTGAGAAGATTCGTCGTCTTTTTCTTGGTTCATGTTTAACTATGTATTCAAAATATTATGTATAGGATATGAATGACGCGATTATATACACTATAGTACGATGAAAACCGACGTAAAGAGTATCAAACATGTACAATACAATGAATTGCATGGAAGAATTTGTATCTTATGCCATTGATAAAAATAAATGTTTGAATTCACCAAATAGTTTTGTAAAATCTACTACATCTACTACGACAAAAAACACATACGAAATCTACAACTATGTATGTAATGAGAATGAAGAAGATGAGGATGAAGATATATCCATGTACAAATCAGTAATCATTGACAAATATACCAGAGATATATATGGATTTTCACCTCCTAAATCTGTAGGTATTGCGACCTTTGTTTCCAAATATCTGTTCTCGGAAGAGAGGCAAACCATGCATACTGATACGTATTTGATCAATGATATTATAGAAGGAATTATGGTGAATTTATGGTACGATTTTTTTTCAGAAACATGGGAAATATCCACCCGATATTCAGTGGGTGGTATGGAAAAATTCTTTGGTCAGGGGGACAAAGAATTGTCCATCCTAGAAATGTTTTTAGAAGCGATTGCCGGAAAACCTGAAGCGCTAGTGGAAGGTTTTGGCACGTTACATGAACGAATGCCGGAAAATTCGGGTCGGCACGAAAGTAGTGGTCAGCGAGCTTTGCTCGCAACAACTGAGTCCAGGCAAGCAGAGCTTGCCGAGGACTCAAGAGAATTTCTCCGGCAAAATACGGACGATGACGTAGGAATCGGGCGTATTTTGGAAAAAATATGTGAACAATATCGTTGGCAAAAATCCTATAGTTATCATTTTGTATTACAACATCCACATATGACGGTGTATCCACCGAATTCCTTGGAATCACACCATCCGATTGCCGGTTTTCTTCATGAACCACATCTGTATTTGGTTTCCGTATATTATATCGTTCCGGGGATAGAAGAAACATCTAGAGACGACGTACCGAATGTGTATTATATTCCTCAAACCCGTTTTCAACAGTGGGAGGAATTGCAAATTCCGTGGTTGAAATTTCCAAGATATGTCACGGCTGATGTGGAATATAATTCCTTGGTACAATTTTATTCGTCGGTTCAATCCGATATTCAAATGACAGGTGCCGGTGTGATGATTACCAACACGAAAACAGGAACACGTACAAAATTGGTAAGTGCAATTTACCAAGAATATCGGGAATTACGAAGTAACAATCTACCATTGTTATTTCAATATTTGTGCTTAAAATATGTGAATCATTTGGACCATTTTTTGCAATATTTTACAATATATTATCCGGTATTTTTACGTTTTGAACAACAATATATGTCGTTACTACATCACCTATATAATGCCTATTTGAACAAATATGTATATCGTAATTGTTTTCGTACACCACGATTTGAATCCATCGTGGATAGTATTCATCAACATGTATATCTAAAAAACAAAAATGTACAAAAAAAATTCAAAATTACATTGCAAATCGTCAAATCTTATGTAGATTCTATGACACCTATGAATCTCATGTATCTATTGGATGCCAGGTCCATGGTAACCATATAAGACGAAAACTCGTTAAGGGACGTAGAGTTTTGACTCATGCTTAGAGATGCCTCCACTACGTTCCCGGCATCATCCCCCAATGCTACCGTTCTACGAACGTCCACATTGGGGTCTTCTGTTGATTTTATTCCATCATAAACCCCCATCCCTCAAAACAGTGGATGTTGCATGGATGGAACCGTTTCTGAATGAGTTCTTCATGCAAGGCACATCGTGATTCTTTCATAGCTGAATAATCCAAGACAAAGATTCTGGGATTGCTAGACAATACACTCCAGTTGATTTTGTCAATGTTTTTTTCCAAGAGAGGTATCGCTGCCGGATTGCTGGACAACTCCAACCAGTCAATTTTGTCAATGTTTTTTTCCAAGAGAGGTATCGCTGCCGGATTGCTGGACAACTCCAACCAGTCAATTTTGTCAATATTCTTTTCCAAGAGAGGCATTGCCGCCGGATTAAAGGACAACGCACACCAATTGATTTTGTCGGGATGTTGTTCCAAGAGAGGAATTGCCGCCGGATTAAAGGACAACGCATACCAATTAATTTTGTCAATGTTTTTTTCCAAGAGAGGTATCGCTGCCGGATTGCTGGACAACCTAGTCCAGTCATCTTTGTCGGGATGTTGTTCCAAGATAGGCATCGCTGCCGGATTGCTGGACAACGCATACCAATTGGTTTTGTCGGGATGTTGTTTTAAGATAGGCATTACTGCTGGATTTCTGGACAACCAACTCCAATTCAACTTTTCTTTGTCAACCCAGTTAAGTAATTTGTACATAGTTACGTTGGATTTAAACTGCACTGAATTAAAAATTCAAATCAATTTTCTCGCAATAATATAGAGAAAATTTTACAAGTAATTATCCATATAAATCATATATGAATAATCGGCGTTTGAAATGTAAAAAGGTGTAAATAAAAATATTATGAAAGGGTTAAAAACATATAAACGTGTAATTATATTTATTGTATAGTATATAATTAGTATGGCAATGGATAAAACCACGATTATGAGGTCATTTAATACCCTGTTTTTTGAATTTATGGACGATATTCTTTCTATTTATCCTGAAAACAAAGAAATACAGTATGCGAGAGGAAAATTTGAATTGTTAAAAAAAGGAAACCCTAGTATTTTGATTAAATTTTGGAAAATCAATGTATATGATCCTTATCACGAACAAATCAACCTGGGTGATATTTCCTTTTTTATACAAAAAGATTATCGTTCCGATTTCTCTCAATCCAGTGAATCAGTAAGTGATGCGAATGAAAAGATATTGTCCATGATTGAAAATGTACGCGCATCCATTCGTGATATGGATGAATCCAATCGTAAATGTTCGGCGGATTATATTTTGAAAATGAGTACGTTGAGTCTGATGTACTCAAGTTGAAATAGTAATGGTGGAAGGATTTCCTGCATTGGTGAGTACATACGGTGTGACGGTATAAGAATAGGTATTTCCCATGGACAATGATGACGCAGTGTCTGTCCAAGAACCATACACAAGTGAGGAAGATGGGGTCAATGTTGCCGCAGATACGGTATAAGTGGCACCTGTTCCGGATAAACCACTATTTACCGAACGTACAATGTTCACATAGCTAAATGTTCCACTGAGATCTAATACCACATTTGGATTGCTATTTCCTGCAGAAGTGGTTGCCGAATTTACAGAAACCAATACGGAAGATGCTAATGCGGGTGCGTTGTTTTGATAATTGTATCTATAAAGAACATTGATTTCCGCGGTAGTTAACACCCGATTATAATAGCGGAAATCGTCTATTTTTCCGTTGAAATAATTCAAACCTGGACCATAGCCGATGGTATTGTTGTTGTACACGGTACCACCTACATAATTTGCGGTGGAATTTACAGGCGTACTGACGCCATTCAAATAGACCATTTGTGTGGCTTTGTTACTACTATTGCAAAGAACCACATACGCAAAAAAATTCCATGCACCAATTACCACAGGATTCAAATTACTGGTAGTAACGGTGGTTCCATTATAAAATGCGCTTAATGTGGTAGGTGTCGTAGAAGAACAGGTCATAAATATGGGATTGGAAGCGGAAGAAGAAGACAAATCAAAGATGGTGGCATTGGACGCTTGGGTATTGATAGGAAAGAACCAACCTGTAAAAGTCATACCATTTCCACTCGCTGTATTGGGTGATTTATATATGTTTGAATTCAACAAATATTGATTACTATTTGCTGAAAGTAACAAATCCCCGGAACCGATATTAGAGCTTGTATCAATGGTAACACCACCATACAAGGTTGCGTCGTATATTCCCACTAATGTCGCAAAATTTGCGATTGTACTTGTGGTTGTTGCCATACTAACTTACAATAGTTTCCTATTTTATTAGACCAGTGTTACCAAAGAAACAAATAGGAAATAACACAAAGAAAACAATGTGCTTTTCAATATGTTGCCATACATCGTCATATGTCCATCGGTTTGATATATCCATGTCCATTTTCCTAAATAATGAAACAAAAAGGAAGAAACGATGTTCATTTGAAAAATAAAATACAACAATGCAATAATTATGGGCGTTTGGTAGGTGCGAAATAAGGATTCATACCATTCATGTTTTTGTTTGTTTTTTGAATTTTTGCGTATTTTCGCTGATTCATTTTCGTCATATTCTTGAATATAATCTACCACACGTTTTTTCGGGTCAGGAGGTGGTATATAATTTGCCTGTATTGCTGCATCTTGTTGATAATGAATGGTTTCTCTGGGAATGTCACGTGATGGTAATTTATGCATTTCCGTAGGAAGAATTTCCGGAATGATATGGCTTGTAGGTGTAGGTGGTTCTTCATAAAATGGTGGTGGTTGTTGATGTTGATGATGATGATGATGTTGATGCTGATGGGGTTGTTGTGATTCTGACTTGTTTTCATTTCTAGGAAATGGTATGGAATCTACGGAAGGGACGCTATTTCCGTACGGATTAGGATGTACATTGATCGGCATATAATTACTTTGTGGACCCTGTAATGAATTGGTTAATCCGTCATTTTTGGTGCTATATTCAGTGGGTATACGCGTATTGGCTAAATTCTCGGTTGGGTTGGGAAAACTAATCGTGGATGGTGGTGTTTGAACATGATACGAAATATTTTCATGAGATGAAGGTAAATCGGACAAACGAGTTGTATTTGCCATGACAAATGATTTTTGGTTATATACATGTGTATTTGTAAAAACAAATCCACATGTTCCCGCACAATTGGAACCCAAGACTTTTTCGCCTAAGGCGAAAAAACCCAATAAAACCTCCTAAGTAACGAGGACACCTCGCTGCGCTCGGCGCCCTCCTAAGAATTGGCATCATCAAAAACTCTTCTGATCTTCGGTCAGGCGATTTTTTGTATAATTGGTTGTTGTATAGGATCCCATATCACCGATTTACAAAGATTCGTTAAAGGAAACTTTATGATTTTTTGTTGGAATCTCAAGGGTTCCGATATTGAAATTTTCGGCAAAACTCAATGTTTTTTTGTCTTCATTGCATGTTACCGGTACCGCATCATACTTAAAACATTTATTTTCATATTCAAATATTTTCCCATCTACTTGTTTGATGACAGGACCATGAAAGTGGATACAATCTTTGTCTTTGCATACTTTGTAAAACAAGGAAGCCAATCCAATACCTAGAATAATAGAAATAATGATTCTTCCAGTTGGTGAATTCACCAAACGTTTGATATTCATACGCACCTGTATACGATATACATATATGTATCTAAATTTCAATTTGAATACGTGTAAATTCGGTTTCCTTGGTATTATTGATGCACATTTGTTCTGATGTCTCCACTACGTTCACGGCATCCCTACCAAAACCTTCTGTACTACGTACATACGGTTTTGCGTCTAACATACTGTCCATCATCTTTTTACGATATTGAAACGAATTTTTTTCCAATTCTACGGTTTGTCTATTCAAATAATCAATATGGGATTGTTGTTGACGTATCAATCCAACCACTTCGTCTAAAGTCAATTGTTGTGGCGGTTGACCCGGTTGTTGTATCATAATCACTGGTTGTTGCTGCGGTTGCTGCTGGTGTTGTTGCTGTTGTTGTTGTTCACGTATCATTCTATCTCGGTCTGCTTCAATTTCTTTGATTTGTTTTAATACATCGGGTTTCATTTTGGGCAATCCGGGTTCATAATTTTCCAACATTTTGTCAACGTCTTCCAAAAAGAATTTTTTGATATGTGCATCTTGTGGTAATTGGAAAAAACAGTCCACATCACGCGTGGATTCACTCACAAACATGGGATTCATATTCTCCAACAATTTTCGTTTATCAAATGTATTATGTTCATGAGACATGCATAAAATACATTTGAATGGGTTCAATTGCACCATGGGAATGGTATATTCTTTCAAAAATTTCTTTTCTTCTGCTAAACATGCCGACGTATCATATTGGGTAATGTTTAACAATTCACGACGATACGCAAACGTACCATTGGTGGCATGTTGTGTAGGTATAGGAATATAATCATTTAAATTTGCTCCTATACGATTCCTATGTCCATAGGTCGCTTCATGTGACATTTTAGTATCAGGGGAAACCATATAAGGTCCAAATTTGTACAATTTTTTGATATGTTTGAAATACAAAAACATTTCGGAAGAACCCGCACATAAAGCACCTGGGTTTCGTTCCAAGGTATCCACGGAATGTGAAATACGTTCACGCATCATTACATCATCATCGTCCATGGGAATGATATATTTGGCACGTTTGTCTACCAAGGAATTCGCATAATTACGTTTGGTACCTAGAGTCATTTTGTTTTCTACTCGTACATAACGTACATTAGGCATCTTTGCTGCTTCTACTACATCTTCCACCGGATCAGTACCATCGTCCACCATAATGATTTCAATACGCGATTGGGGATAATCTTGATTACGCACCATTTCCAAAAATGTGGAAATAAATGGGCGTCGGTTGAAAGTCACGCACAAAACGGAAACAAAGGGTCGGCGCATTTCTTCTGCCGTTGCCTTCAAAGGTGCCAATGATTTTTTTGGTATAGGAGCAGGAGCAACCATCAACTCGGGAGGGAGTGGTGGTAATTCTGCCAATGCACGGTCAATTTCATCAGGTTCATTCACGCCAGACTTCTTGGACTTTTTTTTCCCCATATTTCTATGAATGTATATGTTCAAAGTATTTATGTAGGTTTTTTTGCGTATGAATAGATTCAAAGAATCTCGTTGAAAATACTATATTGTGATTTAGATGTGGTTATCTTCTGTGGCATCCTTTGTCACACCTTTGTTAAAAACACCTATAACCCCCTCAGGTCAAGCGGCGGACGTATCCCTTGTATTTTTAGATGGGTCTTTTTCTGCCATTCCACACAATCCGTTTCGTTTACCCATTACATACGTATCTAGTGAACATGTACGTCCATTGTCTCCTATCATTGTTCAAGATTTGGAATTGGTAGTTTCACCTGCAAAATCCATGTACGAAATTATGTTACAACCTACCCATGATTTTGGCAAACAAATGATACCCGAATGGAGTCAACAATTTAGTACAGATGTCGTATTTTTACGCGATACACAAAAAGTCATTACAGATATGCCACGTTTTCCTGCTACGTTATATATGCGTCCGGAAATGTGTAATCGGCTTTCTACCATTTGGAAAGATTTGCAACACCCGGATTTTTTAGAAAAACACAATTTTATGGAATGGAATTGTTTGAAATTTTTGAACGAATCTTCCAGTTTCTTGCAATTGATTTCTGTAGGTAATTTGATGTCACCAGTGATTTCCTTGTTTATACCTATTTTGTTTTTGATTTTACCCTTTATTATCTTAAAAATACAGGGATTGACCTTGACGTTTGAAATGTACATAGGGGTACTCAAACGTTTGGCTAAAAATCATTTTATTGGAAAAGCAATTATGAGTTTGGAATCATTTTCCCCCGAAAAGCTCCTATATTTATTCGCAATGTTGGGATTGTATATGATGCAAATTTACCAGAACATTGTCACTTGTCAACATTTTTATCAAAATACGCGTCAAATGAACAATGACTTGGTTGAATTGGATTCCTTTGTCGCATATTCATGTACATCCATGGATACTTTTGTGAATATGCATGGTTCAAAAACGAGCTATATGGAATTTTGTAAAGAAACACAAAAACATGCCCAATACCTTCATGAATTGAAGAAAGAATTGGGCTATATTTCCAAGTTTCGTTGTAGTGTTCAAAAATTGAGTGAATTGGGATATATGTTGAAATGTTATTATCGGATCTATAGCAATGAAAAATATCGCCATGCCATTCAATATGCCGTGGGATTTGAAGGATACATGGACAATTTACGTGGTATTTCACGACACTGGTTGATACGCAAGATATCCATGATTTCCTTGAAAAAGACGAAAAAGACCAAACGAACCAAATTTGTACAACAATATTATCCAAGTTTGATGTACGAGTCCTCTTCTACCTTGGTAAAAAATACGGTTTCCTTATCAAAAAATATGATTATTACGGGTCCTAATGCATCTGGAAAAACGACGTTACTCAAAACTAGCGCAATCAATATGATATTTTCTCAACAATTTGGTTGTGGATTTTATTCTGAAGGAAGTATGTTACCGAAACCTTATACACATATTCATTCGTATTTGAACATCCCCGATACATCCGAACGTGATAGTTTGTTCCAAGCCGAAGCTCGTCGTTGCAAAGACATTATTGATGCCGTCTCTTCCGGAAATCCGGATGCCACAGGTCAGAGGGCAGAATGCCTTCAACAACTAACTTCTGAGGTTGCAAAGCAACCGGAGAAGTTTGGTATGGGTCATCATTTTTGTATTTTTGATGAATTGTATTCAGGAACCAACCCGAAAGAAGCTTCCAAGGCAGCGTACGCATTTTTGAAATATTTGGCAAAACGTAAAAATGTGCATTTTATGTTGACTACCCATTATGTCGGTGTCTGTAAGAAATTTGATGATGATCACGATGAACCCAAGACGAGACACCCGAAAATTGCGAATTTTAAAATGAATGTATTGATAGATCCCAATACAAAAAGTATGAATTATACCTATTGTATTCAACCGGGTATTTCCATAGTGGAAGGAGCAGGAAAAATATTAGAAGACATGGATTATCCCCAAGAAATTATGGGAGATTTCAAAGACATTGACTAGCGGATTTTTACTTTGTTTACTGCTTTATTTCCTCCTTTATTTACTACTTTTTTTCCTTTGTTTCCTTCAACAAGTCCTTCCATATGTTGTGGATGATGTATGAATAATTTGTCTACCAATTGATACACCAAACGATACGTGAAAAAGAACAATACGAAAAATACCAAGGAATGAACCATGGCAACGACTAATTTACCACTATTTGGGGGTAATGTAACCAATACACCCGGTGTCAATATAAAGAACAAAATGGCAGCATAAATTGGAATAGTGAGACTATACATGATGTTATCTTATATCATAAGATAAGATAATATGAAAAAAAAAGAAGTTAGTATTTAGAACTAGATAACGTGGGTGAAGTGGTTACATAAGGCGTAGGTGTAATTGAATAATTTACATTGGGAGTTAATGTAGGTTTTTTTGTGTGTCCTTGAGTATGATGAGGAGTCGTTGGCATACCTGTGATATAAGCCGTATGAACCGGAACGGGAGACAATGTGTTTGGAGATTGACTAGGAGAATCTGCAAATGATTCACGCGTTGGCATGGGTGTAGTTCCCATAGGCGTCATAGTTCCCATGGGTGTGATAGTTCCCATGGGTGTGATAGTTCCCATGGGTGTGATAGTTCCCATGGGTGTGATAGTTCCCATGGGCGTCATAGTTCCCATCGGCGTCATAGTTCCCATCGGCGTGATAGTACTCATGGGCGTGATAGTTCCCATGGGTACTTTGGTTCCCATGGGTGTATTTGAAGGAACCGGAGTGGAAGACCCTGGTGTATATGTTTGTGATGGTACTTTGGTAGAAATCGGTGTTGGACGCTCAGTTGCTGGATTTTGTTTTCCTAAAGGTGTGGGGGTATAAACTCCCATTGATGATGGCGTTGGGGTAAAAGGTGTAGGTGTCATTTTGTTAGGTGCTGAAGTTACTAAAGCAGATAATGTGGGGATCATTGTAGGAGGTGAAGTCATAGATTTTGGTTTTAGAGGTATTTGGGATTGATTACCTGCCCATTCGTCCGTTCCATTTATTTCCTTGTAAGGACCTTCGTCATTGATGGACCATTCTGATTCTGTCACTGATTTCTTAGACATTCTTATTGTATATCTACGTAAAATATCTTACGCTTGAACATTTGTACGGGGAGGGCGACGCTTCTTGGAAACTGTGGTGTACCCCAAGAGTGAATCACCTGTATTTGATTCGGGTGCCGGTTTATTACGGGTATTTTTCGTAATTTCATTTTTTTTAGATGGTTTATTTGCAGGTGGTCCATTTTGTGATTCACGTGGTTGAAATCCAATAGGGGTTACTACACGACGACTTTCACACATAATTGGTCCACCTTTGATCCCGCTCACATTCATAGCCTGAAATTCATGACCATTATTCGCTTTAACAAGTGTAAAATCTACATATTCACCTTGAACTAAATATTTATATTGTGAATTGGAAACACGAATGGAAGAATAATGGACAAAAATGTCTTTTTCTTTGTATTCACCTTCTTCACAAACGGTAATAAACCCAAATCCTGCTTTGTTATTAAACCATTTGACAGTTCCTGTCAAACGTTCAGTAATCACAGTATAATCGGTGGAAGGCGTTTCCATGGTAGGTTGAATTTCGTTGGTTTCAGTAGACATGGTTAGGCGAAGATGAGAAATAAACTGGTTTTACGTACCAATATATCGTATTTATGTGATTATCTTTATACCTATTTTACACCCTTGAACTGTAGACGCAAACCCGGAAAGGGACGTAGACCGTAGGTCGGAAGGGTTTGGTATGGATGTCGGAAACGTAGTGGAGACATCAAGAGAACATCTATATGAACAAATAATCCGGTGTTTCATTGTATTTCAATCTCATACAACGTTCCATATACGATGCCAACCAAGGGTCCTTGATCACATACTCACGTTTGATTTGTTCGCGTAGTCTGTTTGTGGCGATTCCTTCCCAGGGTAAATGTCCTTCCAAAATCATATACAAATATACATATCCCAATTGTATACAATCGTCCCGACGAGATGGTTTTATACCCTGATGCGTATATATTGTCGCATACACCGGTGAACCAATCATTTCTTGGGAACGAACAATATTTTCAGGTATATGATTTCCGGTTACACCATCTATGTAAAAGGTTGCCAATCCAAAATCAATCAATTGTATCTGAATATCCGTCGTATCTTTTGGACAATGTAATACAATATTTTCGGGTTTGATGTCCCGATGGATCACATACTTTTCATGGATTTGTTGCAAGATGGACAACATGTTTTGCATGAAATTTGGTAAACATATGTTACGTACATAGGGACGACGTGCATACAAATCTTCGGGTAACGTTCCATCTCCATCAACCCTCCGGGTAACGTCCCTTGTCGGTACGTCGTCTCTTTGTCGGTACGTCGTCTCTATATCTACGGTTTTCTGTAGATATTCCTTCAAAGAACCACCATTGAACCATGTCATCGCCATACATTGTGATGTGCTTGGTATACGTAACGAATTTTCACCCACATTTCCAAACCAAAACACATGAGGTATAGGTAAATTAGGTTTACGCTGGGTCAAATAGTTTAATATCTTGGCTTCGTGACGTAACATCCCGTATTCACTTGTGTCTATTTTGATTGCTACTTTTTGATGTTTCTTATTTTCTGCGACATAGACAATGCCAAAATGCCCATTGCCGATTTTTTCTAACAAAGAATACCTAGATTCCATGCAAATTATGTAAAGAATTTGAACGTATACTATTATATTGTTTTAGATGATGACATCTCGTGATGAATTCACCGAAATATGGAAAAATACCCGTTCCGATCCCACTTTACAGTCCAACCTTGATATCGCAAAAATATTAGAATCATGTTCCGACGCATCTACACCATCGTTGAAAGAAATCGCCCAACAAACCTTCCATGCATTGAAATCATTGCAATTGGATACAGATACCCTCCAAGATTATTGTCAACGCTTGGTAGAATACCGTCTCATTGATTCCATGGACCAATTGTCGTGTGGAAAATACATTCGTTGGATACGGTGTTGCGAAAAAAATGATACATCAAATACATCAAATACATTGTCCAATGGTGGTATGTTATCCGATATCAAATTTTTAGAAAATGGTGTGTTTTTGTCGGCATTAGCCCCCGGAACAAGATTCCCACGGAAAATCAAATATGACAACTATCTGATTTTTCAAAAAATGACCGAAAATGAAATGCTAATGTTTAGTATCTGTGATGATTCAAGCAAGTGAACCCATAATTCCAGTAGAACCAAACCCTCCTGAACCACGTTCCGTTGTAGACAAATCATCCACACTATGTACTAAATCTACCAAGATGGGACATGCCGATGGATGGGCCAATTGAAACAAACGTGTGAATGGATCAATGACATAATTATCATCAGAAAGATTACGTATAGGAGCCATGATTTCTCCACGATATCCCATATCTATCAACCCTACATGATTGGATTGCAAAAGGGGTGTATTGGACAAGGAAGAACGTGGTAACAAATAATACGCAGTAGATTCTAAATGGTGGTCCTGAGAATAACACGTATACATTTCAGCTTTAATCGCCAATTTTATTTTTTGTGAAGTAATATTTGGTAATAAAGTGGTTTTATGGGCAACAAATACATCCATTCCTGAATTCGGATACGAATGACTCAGAGTATGAGAATTATGTGTTTTAATATGTTCAATATATGATTCTTGTAATCCAGGAATGGAAGGGTCTACCCATAATTTTAAAATGGCAATGGTTCGGAATTTTTTGGACAAGGTGACCACACTGGACAACAACCCGATGGAAATATTCGTGGAAAATTCTGTCATATCTTGGTAGATTGAGAATTGGTTTTATATTCTTTCCAGGAAATCAATTTTCCTACGGGTGGTTCTTTTTTGGTTTCTTGGTCGTCAATCGCCATTTTTTTGTGTTTTTTGTCCAAATTTTCGCCGTGACGTACCGCCGAATCCAAATACAATTCTTTCAGAACTTTTCCTACCAACACCGAACCTTCATGTTGATCCACTTTTTCTTCTTCAATTCCTTTTAAAATATGCAACAGACGCGACATGATCTCATAATTGATTTCATTATTGATTACTTTACGAAAAATATCCGGATAATTCGTGTGTAAAAAATGACCTACAACTCTTGCTTCCAATTCAAATCTATCAGGTTTTTGCTCATATAGTTTCATATTTGTTTTTTTTAAGGCAATGATTTCCATAATGTCTTTTTGAATTTTAGAACTATGTTTTACTTTGCGTATATGTTCGGTATTGTTATCACAATCACTGGTTTTCAACAATCGTTTTAAATCCAATTTTTCTTGGGGAGAAATGTACAAATCGGTAAACTCCATTATATACTATAGCGTCACGAATACTCCTTTACATAATAACGCTATTTATGTCTAAATTGGTTTGGACCTACTAAATACGTAGATTTCATAAATTTGATATTGTAAGGATACAATATAGGTTGTAACATTGAAAATATGATTGAAAATGAAAAAAATCCGGACACAAATGTTTCTACAGAACCCATAGAACCAATGAATTCGCCTCTACCGAACGAAAACAATGATATGCCAGAATCTTCCCCTTTGCCGTCACCAAGAGATCCCGAATACAACGATGAATACAACGAACTCACTGATGACGCATTTTATCCAATGTATTTGATTGTACCTACTGGTTATTCTAGTTTGACATCCGTTTTGATTGTTCTCTTCGTTTTTTGTATTTATTTGGCATTGATCGGATATATGACGTCTTATCGTCTGAAATTCGTACCCAATTATTACATGCTATGGGATTTTATGGTGGGTATGAATAATAAAAAATACAGCGATGAATTTGCAACTTATATCAAAACAGTTATGGCATACTCCACCGTGGATTTACAATCCAATCCTTCTTCCAATCCCACAAAAACCGATTCGTTTGTAGGGGGACGTGAAATGTTTACAAATTCCATGGACACAAATCTAATTGGAGAAAAAATAGAACCACCTTCTTTAGGAACACGTATGTATGCGTTTTTGAAATCTCTCCTAGAAAAAATTTCCATAATATGGAATCAAATGATGATTTCTTCCTTTGTTCATGGTAAAAAAGTCAAAGTATCACGTATATAATTCATGATGTTCATCCGCGTATATGTTATATGTTTGTCATAAGAAGAAGTATATGAATAATAAAAATTTACATTTTGCACGACCCATTAATTTCATTACATGTAGTTGGGATGCCGTACTACTTTTTATGATTTTGTTGTTTTTTATAGGAATTCTGTTGATTTGTTTAAATTTACTCGTATATAGTCAATATTACGAACATAACCCACATTGTTATCCTGTCATGTATTTTTTTGGTCAAAAAGAAGGTTGTCGTCAAACCATTAGTTCCTACGCACAAGTACACACCATGAAACAAAAATTCAGTACCAAACCGATAGATACTAGCCGTTTGATTACTCAAAGACCCAAAAGAGATGCGTGTGGAAAACCGGAACAATTTGATAACAATTATCAACATACGGGAATATTGGATTCATTCCTATCTGGGTTTAGCCAATTTTGGGATAGTTATTTGAATATATTGGAATATTTCATCAAAACCATCAAAGATATCAATTACAGATTGTTCGTTGAATTTTTATACCCTATTTTTGGAAATTGACAACCGTAAGGTTTTGTAAAATAATGTCATTATATGGTATCATTAGTATGTCTTTTTTAACATTTCTCGTCATATTTCTCGTAATCATATTTATTTTTTCATTTGCCATTGTAGGCTCTTGTAGATATGTACCTTATTCCAAGGACATTATGTCCACCAATAAATACAATCGTGAAGCGTTTCATAATCTTAAAAATGAACCTCTCGGATATGCGTCCGCAAGCAATCACCAATACGTGGATGATTTGAAAAATCAGGAATTGCAATCATCACCCAATAGTTGTAGTTGTCGTAAAATTTCGGGATTCAATGGATTGTTCTGCGATTCTAACAAAGACCCCAACAATCCTGTAGATATTTATTCCACTGCACAGGGTAGTTCGGAATGCAAATCGTACGGTTATCACAATTCCCGTGGATTTTTGTGTTTGGACGACAATCAAAAGAAATTGTTGACCACACGCGGTGGTAATGCGTCCGGCTAATTGGAACCTACGGTTCCAGTAAAACCTCCCTTGAGTAACGAGGACACCGACCTTCGGTCAGTGCCCTCATAAGATTTCTTTGTAATAATCTTTCTAAGAACCACTTTCAAATTATTTGTATAGGATCCTATACAACTAATTAACCAAGACTCCTTGTAAGAAACCTTATGAGGGCACCACGCGAAGCGTGGTGTCCTCGTTACTCAAGGGAGGTTTTACTGGAACCGTAGGTTCCAATAGAGGGAGGTTTTACTGGAACCGTAGGTTCCAATAAAAGAAACATAAAAATGAAACCCCAACATATATATAATAACAAATTGATCCAAGAAAAAACATGTTACAAAGTCCACAGAAATCCATAAAAATGACACGAGAATCCATAAAATCTAACATACATCCGGAAGTACTCTACGTACCTAAACAAACGGTGTATTCCGAGGACTGTAATATAGAACTTTCTGTGTATGAAATACAGGCACTTGGTAAAGAATTTGTCATTGCTTTAGGAAAACCAAAATATACTCATAGTGCACGCGGTGTTATCTTTGTACCCATTTATTTTGTACCATCCGATACTCATTCCCCGAAACTACAAATTGGTATATATGAATACGAAAAAGATCGTGCGATTGCGCTTTTAGACAAAGACGGTGATTTGAACATTCACGAACTGGTTCCTATTTTTTTTCCATGGACCGATTCCATTCTTTCTACCATCTCCTCCAAACCTACTGAATATCTTACAAAATCTGCGTTCAAATCACCGAAAGAGGACGAGGAGGAAGAAGGTGAAGAAGAAACCAAGGGCTCCGATGATTCGTCATCCTCCGAAGACGAAGATGTATTTCGTTTGTCCAAGACCAGTACCAAGAACGCCGTCGCCACTGTTGCTAAAAAAACAAACATTGTTCAAAAAAACAACGTATTTACCGTGCGTACCTTGTCAGTGCCTCCACCTGTTCTTCCCGTAGAGACCAAAGAAATGTCCCAAGAAATCAAAAAATCATACCATGCGTATCCCCAAGAACCATGGATTCAAACCTTTATGAAGAATCCCCATTATCAAATACATAAAGTGGAAGACAATGGAGACTGTTTGTTTGCTACCATACGTGATGCTTTCAAAAGTATGGGATATGATACTACCGTGGAGAAATTGCGAGAAATATTAGTACAAGAAGTAACCCCTGATATTTTCCAAGAAAATCGCAAATTGTTTTTGGAATTGGAAGGTAGTAAAAAAGAATATGATACTGAAATAGAAAAAATCAAACAAGGCAATACGTTGTTGAAAAATCGTTTCAAATTGTCCAATACGAAAGAACGTCAATCTATACGCGATGAATTGCAAAATTTAACTCAAAAATACACCGAGATATTGGAAAACAAACAAACTACCGAAACCATCATCAAAGAAACCATGGGAAACATTTCCAAAATAGACACCTTTGAGAAATACAAACAATTTTTAAAAACCACCAGTTTTTGGGCAGATTCATGGGCGATTTCTACCTTAGAAAAGGTATTGAACATTAAAATCATCATTTTTTCCCAATTATATTATGAAGAAAACGCAATGCATAGCGTATTGAATTGTGGCGAAGTCAACAAGGCGTTGGAAAAACAGGGTAAATTCAATCCGGAACATTATATCATGGTTACTTACGACGGTTCCCATTACAATTTACTTTCTTACAAAAACAAAAAAATATTGTCTTTTCCCGAAATTCCTTACGATGTGAAAACCATGATTGTCAACAAATGTATTGAACGCAATGCCGGAATTTATTATATGATTGAAGACTTTCGTAATTTTAAAGTGGAATTAGGCATTCAACCCGATGTCGGTAGTCCGGAAGATGAACCGGAAGACGAAACCGAATTGGATGTATCGGATTTGTACGACCCTACCATCGTATTCCGATTTTTCGCAAAAAGTGAACAGTCACCCTTACCTGGCAAAGGTGCCGGAGAAAGTATTCCTGCTGACAAAGTCATAGAATACAAATCATTAAAAACTATACCCAATTGGCGAAGAAAATTGGATGATACTTGGATAGATGTGGAACATCCATTCATGATAGATGGACTTCAATATGCTTCCGTAGAACATTATTATCAATCTTCTAAATTTCGTTTTGAACATGCGGCACCCTCCAATCTTCAATTCGCTGCATTGTTTGCATTGAAATCTTTGTCCGACGTGTCCAAGGAGTCCAAGGAGTCCAAAGGATCCGAAATATCCAAAGATGTTCTTTTGGCGGCTGCAGCAGGAAGCAAATCAGGTAAATGGAAATCCAAATCCAAAGATTCTGCCAAAGCGGTTGAAGGACTTCGTCCCTCTACCAAGAAAGAAATATTATTACGTCCCAAAGAAGTTGCCATGGACCCACAGTTTTATGCAGGACGACATTTACAAGAAAGAATGCGTGGTTTGCATGCAAAATTTACTCAAATACCTGAATTCAAAAAAATATTGGAAATGACCAAACGTGCAAAATTGGTTCATTATATTGCAAAAAATCCTCCAGAAGTAGATATTCCGCTGATGAAGACCCGTATTAGTATTGGAACCCAGGTTCCAATAAAACCTCCTGGGTAACGAGGACACCGACCTTCGGTCAGTGCCCTCATAAGATTCCATCTTCATATTATTTGTATAGGATCCTATACAACTAATTAACTAAGAATCCTTTAAGAAAACCTTATGAGGGCACTGACCGAAGGTCGGTGTCCTCGTTACTTAAGGGAGGTTTTACTGGAACCGTAGGTTCCAATATGGGAGGTTTTACTGGAACCGTAGGTTCCAATACCAATATTGAATAAGGTATCGTCATCATCATCATTCGGAGGATTTTCTTCTAAATGACGTAAAGCACTATTCATAAACGATTCAAAGGTATGATTGATTTCGGAATTGTATTTGGAAAAACTACCACAACTAATATAATCTTGGATCAATTCATTCACCATATTCACAATATCGGATTGAAATATTTGCAAAGTTTGGATTCGTTTCTTGGTTTCTTCGTATTTGGATTTGTCGGTTTTTGCCAAATATTTTTTGTAATGATGTCGGTTCATCATGAATTCCATGGTAATATTATCCACAAATTTGGAAGAACACACCGGTTTTTCATATTCCTCTGGACTCCACGCTTCGCAGAGTCGTCCTTCAGAATATGCGTTGCCACATGCAAAATGCATATCGTCGTTCTCTTTGATATGATCGGGCGTGGTCTTAGTGATAGATTCTTGGTGTAAATAGTGTTCATATTCCTCTGGACTCCTACGTCGTCCTTCAGAATATGCGTGGTTATTCTCCACTTCGCTACGAATACCACATCCATGTTGTATATTTTTGATACCTGGACTATCGGTCTGCTCGTCTACCCATCCTACATGTGGATGTATATTTTTTGGAAAACTCATATCGTAATTGTAATCTATGGTTACAAGTTAATTGGTTAAAATCTACGTATTGCCATTTGGGACACATACGACGCATGGGATTGATCACCACCATTGGACCAGTCATTGTAATTACGATTGAGTGCCCGTTGTTTTCGGTACGTGGTATAATCACTGGAATCCGGAATAAATTTGGTATTGGAATTACTACAAGGCACGCCAGTTTGATCGCATTGTTTCATAATACCGCCAATACGTGAACGCCATTTCACGTTGTCGGGTTGTGTTGGATTGGGAATGTTGCCACATGCATAATTTTTTCGGCTCAAATAGTCACCAATGTTACTAACGGCTTTGAATTCTCCGATGGCACGTGCATGACCGTTAACATTACCGGTAGCGTATTTTTGATTCCAAGAACGACGTAGAATACTACGTATTGCCGTTTGTTCACTGTCCTTGTAATTATTGATTGTTTGAATTGGTGAAATTCCTTTAATTGTAGACATAAAAAAACCTATATATGTTAGTATTATACATTTTCGGGTCAACGATGATTACTCATACATTGTATGGCGGATTAGGAAATCAGCTGTTTCAAATATTCACGGCGATATCACTTTCGCTAAAATCGGGTCATGAATTTTATTTTGAACTGAAGGAAGACAGTCTTTTGGAAACATCGTCTTTGTTAACAGCCTTGTTGCCTTTTTGTAAATCCGCGGAAGAATGTCGTGCTTTGGAACAACATTTGCATGTTCATCATATACGTGAACCGGAATCACATCAATACAATGCATATTGTTTTGATAAAGTATTTACCTCATCCAATCATGAACATTTGTTTATTTTGGAAGGGTATTTTCAATCGTATTTGTATTTCCAAAACGAATTTGATACCATTGTACAAATGTTGGGATTGGATAAACAACGTGAACATTTGTCACAAACAATACAACCCAACATGAATGATGTCGCCATTCATTTTCGTCTTGGTGATTACAAAACATTGCAACATACACATACCATATTGACCTGCAATTATTACCGAAATGCATTAAATACATTAGACCGTTCGGCGCACGAGCTTGCTCGGAAGCAGAACGGGATGATGCCGAGAACGAATGTGGATATATCACGTGTGGTATATATTTGTCAACAAGAAGACCAAGACATGGTAGAATCCTATTATATTCCACGTTTGTCCAAATGTTTTCCACAATATACCTGGATTTCCATCTATGAACTCGGAATACACAAAGACGAAGAACAGCTCCTATACATGTCATTGATGAACTCTCTTGTCATCGCAAACAGTTCGTTCAGTCTATGGGCAGCCTATTTGAATAAAAATAATCCCTGTATTTGCTATCCGTCTGTTTGGATAAAAAATCTAGGTGATGACACATGGTGTGTGGCATTTTCTAAGGACGACGTACCAGAAACCGTTGATTCCACCGAAAGACTATGTTTTATACCCCATATTTCGCATATTAACCATCCCAAAATTCATGTGGAAGATATGTTTTATCCGTCATGGAAGTGTATTAAAGATACATTGGATAGTACCATAGATAATATCATGTCCACACTCACCACATTACCAATACCGATGACACAATGTCTATGTTACAAAAATCAAACAAAAAAAACAAGTATGATTCAACGTTTTGAAACTATCGGATTACCTTTGCAAATATATGAAGGGGTTTCTTTCACGGATCCCCGTATTATCAATTTTGCATATTCTGAAGGACAACGTAGGAGTCCAGAGGAATATGAACGCAAAAATTCCTTGTCAGTACAACGTTTGTGGTCGGTCACTTACGGACATTTAGATATGATACAGCGTTTTTTAGATACCGAACAACCCTATGGACTTTTTTGTGAAGACGATATCTTGGTCAATCGTACCTTGCCGGATCATATACAAAATATTATGGAAGAATGCAAAGAAATGCAAGTGGATTGTTTGTTATTAGGCTATATGATCACATTCAAGGTAGAAGGATGGATGGAACATTACGAAGAAATACAACCGTTTCCATCACGATCGTATCGTTATCATAATTATCCGGATGAATTATGGGGAGTACATATGTACATGTTATCACGCGCGGGTGCATTAAAAATCATAGAAACGTATGCCAATGGGTATGCAGATGTTCCTAACCATGTCTTTAGTCCGGATTGGACCATTAGCAAATGTCCAGGGGTAAAACGTGCGATCATATATCCGATGTTTGCGGTAGAAGATGGAAAAGATACCATGGAACATTACAATCACGACGGTCAATACCAATTTCATATGAATACGTTCAAACACAATTACATTTCCGAGGTTTTTATATGAATAAAATATATACGAATACACACAAATGGCAAGTGGAACCGGTTTGAGTTATATAAACAGTCCTACCCAGAGTGGGAGTGGTTCTTCCATGTTAGGAAATTCAGTATTACCCCACGGTGCGGGTGGTGCAACTCATCAATATGAAAGTAGAGGCGGATATCCGGAATTTTCCCATCTATCTCAACATCGCAAAACATTACGTAGAAAACCAAAATCCAAAGGAAAACGTCTTTCCACACAAAATGGTGGTCGTAAAATACATTCCAAATCAAGAAAACATAAACAACGTAGAACACGTTCTAGGTAAAAAACTCAAGGAATTGTATAGGATTTAGAACATGGGAAAATCAAGCCATTCCAAGAAACAATCAACTATGACCGGTCAGGTGATGAATGGTGGGCGTCTTCGTCAAAATGAAATGAATATACCCCATTTTTCCAAAATGTCTACGAAGTTTGATGGTGGAATTCCCTCTTACAAGAATACGTATTCAAAAGTTGCAAATGTGAACGCGATTGTTCCTAAATCCACCATCATCGGATTTTTCATGATTATTTTAGCATTAATTGGTCTTATCTTTTATTTGATTGGTTTGAATTATCGTCAAGAACCTAGAGATGAACAGATTCAATCATCATCCATGTCATCCTTGTTGCCATATTCCTCTGGACTCCACGCTTCGCAGAGTCGTCCTTCAGAATATGCGTTGCCACATTCAAATGTGGTGATCGCCACGGGTTCTTCAGACCGTTATCGTGATCCGTATTCACCACCTTTGAAAACCGATGGTATGTATTTTCCTCCCGATTCCAGCGATGTACGAGGCATACCCATGGTTCCAAGTTTAGAAGTATTAAATATGACAGGATCCAGTCGTTGTAATTCCAATACATGTACTAGCATGAACATGAATACAACCGCTGTGGGTATTCCTATTAATATGAAAACACGTGGATATAGTCCTGATTTTACGCAAATAGGAATTGTTACTCATGAACGTCACAAAACCGACGATGTATCTTTTCGGGACAATTTGATTTTGCCCCTTTTTGGAAGACGTGTGATGAATGGTCGTGATAAATACCAATATTATACCATGGCAATGGGTTCTACGAAATTACCCATAAAAGTACGAGGTCGCAACTGTATTAACGAATACGGTTGCGACGAATTGATGAACAATGATACGGTTTATGTGGAAGGATACAATGAAACCTTTCGTGCAACGATTTATGAGAATTCACAATTTAGTTACATACCATATCTTTGAGTTTTGGAAATGACTAAAGGTGATGGTAAAATGACCGGGGCTTTGTCAATTATAGAACCAAATGGTAATGGTTTGGGTTCCGGAGGTAACAACGAAGTTGTCTTGGGTTTGACTAAATTGGTAGAATTGATCCCTAACAATTCAGATTCAATATCACAATTGTTATGAAACAATTGCAACGGAAATTTACATGGTAATAGACCATTTCCTGGGAAACATGTTTGTTCATGAAACGTGTGTCCTTGATACAATTCATATTCTCGCATGGTAGCCATGTTGTTTTGCTCCAATTCGTAATTACCAGGTGTATTTTTGTTACGTGTAGAGGCCATTTTACATTCTAGGCATATTTTTTATATGCAAATATACATAAAAAATCCGCATATGTACATCTATCATAATAATAATAATGAAATTAGAAGAAGCGACTGCTGAAAATACATACGAATTGTTACTTACCGGAAAATTCTTTCGTGCGAAATTACTTGGTAAAAATAAAACCAACAAATCATATACGGTAATTGCGATAGAATATGATGTAGATACGGTGTACAAGGTATACACATTTGGTGAAGGTTGTAGTACCAAGAATGAGGGGGACATTTTCTATGTGAAATTTGGAAATCCCATATATACGGACATGGGACTTAGTCGTATTTACAGATATGCTCTATGTGATAAACACGGTATAACGGAAAAACAGTATACGGAAGATTTTTTTACCGTAAATTGTGAAAATTATTTTTGACCGCGTATTTTTTGTTGTAGCTTTTGCACTCGTTCTTGGTATTCTACGCCCGACTGCTCGCTTCGCAAAGTCCGTAGAATTGAGGATTTTTTGGAAAACAATTGTAAACAATGATAAAAATCCTGAAAATAATCGTAAGAAATCATGATAGCTAAACCTATTTGTAGGTCTTCGGATAACATAGTGCCTGCGGCGATCCTATACAATTCTTGGAATAAAGGGTCTTTGCCGGTTAAATCATATACTGTATTTAACCATTGACTCATGGCATCATTGTCATAATCCCATTCATCATGAGTCACTTCGTCAATCTGAATTTGGTCTAAAGTAACAATTTGATGTTGTTTCATAGAACACACTTGGCGAACCATTTCGCGATATTCTTGGTCATTCGTGTAGATGGGAAATGTATCTTCAAACATTGATACGTTATAATAACTAACGTATCAAATCCTATTTATGTATTTATTTTTTGTGCGATTTGCGGGATTTGTTGTGGGATTTGTGGGCGCGATGTGATTTGTGGGCGCGGTGGGATTTGTGGGCGCGACGGGATTTGCGTGCTTTACCACCCTTTAAACCCATCATTTGTTTCATGACATTGCCACCATACGTTGCGTAAGAAAGAGCCATAATAATGAAATATATATAATAAGAATATTTTATTGCCTTCTGAACAAAGAAGACGAAAACTCGTACGTCAGTAGGACGAGAGAGTTTTAATATACTTCGTCATTCGCCACACGCGTGGGAGCCCCGCCACGTACCCATCCACTCAACGCGGAATCTTCCGCAATATGGGCGGCAGTATCAATATGTTTACGCATATGATCATCTACAGGATAGGTAGTATAAGACATGAAACTTTTTTCCATAATGGTGGAAACACTTTTCTTCTCAAACACGGTTTCTCCTTGTAACAATTGCGATTCCAAATCGGGGTCCACAGAACCTTTTCCTAAATAAGGAATCGTGACAAATGGGCGTTGATTCAACGATAATTTATCTAAAGGTCGTTCTTGTTTTGCATGAATAGACAACATGGAATCATAATCTACGATTTGTCCATTCAATCCATTACCATTGGTAAGACCATTCAATACCATGACAGGTTGTGATGTTGCAAAATGAATTTCATTGGGAGTAATGGATTCACTAAAATAATTGGACAACATATGATTGGCAAAACGTGTATTTTGTAGATTTTGTTGTGTATTATCTACATGATCTAGTCCAATACGATCATTTTTATTAAACATGTAATCCGAGTAATTTTGATTCGTATTCATGTTTTACAGATTATAGTATTCATAGAGAATAATTGCTTGCTATCATATTCCTCTGGACTCCTATGTCGTCCTTCAGAATATGCGTGGATATCCTCCGCTCCGCTACGGATACCACATCCATTCTACACCTTTACTAATAATTGTTATAATGACTTGTATTACGGGAACAGGCAAAAAGATTACCTTCTTTACATGATATCATATCTCCATAACAAAACTGTGCAAAGGCCCCTTGATCATTCGGAATGGTGGTAGAAGGATTGGAATTAAATTGCCGCAAAGATTGTTCAAAATTCAATTGTTCTTTGATGTCCATTTCGCCGTGAATATTACGGAACAATTTGTCCGAAATATTGGGAAGATTCGGATGAGCATTTTGAATGGATTGAACGGCATTGTCCATGACCATTTTGTTAATGGTCGGATTGGAAATAGGAGGTGCGGGTAATTTTTGTGGATTGTCATCATAATCCGATACCAAAACATTACTAAATGGATTGTTGGGACTTGGTTGTTGATATAATTCGGAAGATGCGTTAGAATCCGTAGCTAGTTTAGAGAATGTATTGATGGAAGAAGTGTCTAAAGACCCATAAACATCTCCCGGTTCCATTCCTTCACGTGGCGCATAAAATTGATACATTCCCCATATTGCTGCCAACGACAATATTGACAAAAACAAGATTCGTGGAATATTGCGAACAAAACAGATCATAATGAGGGTAATCAATAGAACACTTCGGGTAACAGCATTGAGTTTTTGATTGAAAGACATGGAATCCATCGGATAAAATTCCAACATGGTATGTTTGTCTAGCAAAACATTGGGATTTTCTGCCCAAAATTGAATTTTCAAATGTATGTGTTCATTCGTATCGTCGGAATCATTCTTTTTTTCAGTATCATTCATAGAAAACCGAACCGTTCGTTTTTGTGACGGTGTAGGTTGTTGATTCATTTATTTTGTTTACACACACTATATATTGTCTTTGGATATGATATATGAATAATACCGCTAAAAAGAATTCAAGTAGTAAAAACAATAAAAAAAATAAAACTGCAAGAAACAAATACGGAGGAGGTAGTTCTATCATTATTGATCCACGTATTACTGCTTCAACCCGAAAAAGAAAACACACAAAAGAAGATTATGATTCCAACAATGGTATTATGACATCCATATGGGGACCACCTACCTGGCACATGTTACATTGTGTCAGTTTCAATTATCCAGTCAACCCCTCTCCGGTCAACAAACGTCAATATGCCCAATTTGTGAAAAATTTGAAATTTGTATTACCTTGCGGGAAATGTCGCAAAAATTTGGACAAAAATTTCGGAATATTACCTTTGGAAAAAAAACACATGGCTTCTAGGGAAACTTTTTCTAAATATGTATATGACCTGCATGAAACGGTGAATACGATGTTGGGAAAAGAATCGGGCTTGTCGTACGAAGATGTTCGTGATACCTATGAACATTTTAGAGCCAAATGTCTACCACAACATTCGGTTGCCCTGGATTATAAAAAAGAAACGGGTTGTGTGGTTCCATTCAATGGAAGAAAACAAAAATGTGTTCTTCATATAGGAAAGAATTAACAATGATTGTTCCTGTAGATTCTATAAGTCCCATCAAAGATAATGAACAAATCATTGTCTATGCTATACCTACAAATAACCATATTATCATAGTTCAAAATGCGTATTATTATTTTGGTCAGAGGACAGAATGTATTCAACAACTAAATCCGTTAGATGACCATGGGTCATCGGGGTCTAATACATCCATCCATGAAATCAATATAGACCAAGACGAATTTGAATATCCTCCCAATCATTGTTGTACAAATTCCATTTTCTGTATTCACAAATATTTTTTTATATGTGTGTTGTGTTTTATGTTTTTTATTACTGTAATATTATTGTATTTAATGAGGACGTAGTCATCACTACTCAGGTACAGGTTTCCGATGATACCTGTAGTGAAGTCGTCCTCAGATTCATACCCTAATATAATGTTTGAATACTATATACGACAAAATAACCTAGAAATTACATGGCAAATAAACGTAAAATGTTTGGAGGAATGCTCAATGGAATGTTAGGTGGAAATGGTACGATGAAAATCGTAATTATTGTATTGTTGGTACTTTTTATTGTGGTCGGTATTGTTGTATATTCTCAATACAACCGAACAGTTTTAGACGATCAGAAATCCAATATTGCCAATGCAAACGGAAATGCGAAAGGAAAATCCGATACGAATAAAAGCGGTATGACCGGTTCATCCGATACCTACGATGAAGGTACCTTGGAAGTCATGTTTTTTAATGTGGATTGGTGTGCACATTGTGTAAAAGCCAAACCCGATTGGCAAACCTTTGTTCAAAAATACGATCAACAAAATTTCCACGGATACAACGTAAATTGTGTAGGCGGTGAAAAGGGGGTGAATTGCACCAAGAGTGACGACGAAAATGTGAAAAAATCCATCGCTAAATACAACATTCAACATTATCCTACCTTGATTTTCATCCAAAATGGTTCCCAAGTAGAATTTGATGCACGTATCAATACTCAAAATTTAGATGATTTCATGAACAAACTCTAGGTAACGAAGTTACCTACCGAGTTAGTACACTAAAAACGCCCTCGGGCGTTTTGGTGTACGACAGATTCCCTTTATCACCAGAGGTGGTAAAGGGAATCGGGAGTTGTTGAAGGCTACGTTTCGCAAAAGCCCCTGACCAAACTATAACCATATTCAATTAATTTTTGTCGTTCTTCATGGGAACGAACCACCGTAATTACATCCATGGCATGTAACGTCGGGGGTACATTGATTTCGTAAGGTTGTATTTCTTGATGAGAATAAGAAGTACCCGCTTCGGTAAATTGCGAATAAATTTGGTAAAAATGTTTGGTAAGTGTGTAAAAATAATCCAACAAGGTGAATTTCTTGGATTCCGTACGTAGAGGCACCACCGACTCTTGTTGTGGGATAACCACACCATGAGACAATAGATGAATACCAAATACAGTATCTCTCGCATATTCGTGTTCATCACACCATTGTAAACAGTAATTCATGGGATAATGTACTAAAAATCCCCCATCCGTATATTTGATGGAATCATTTTCATGGGGAGTAAATAATATAGGAGCACATGAAGACGCATATATCGCATCCAATACACACCAATTTGGATGGGTATGATGTGATATATTTACGATTTTAAATTGTTGTAGTTCTACGGTAAAAAAAAACAATTCTATATGGGTCAAATCAAAAAATTCTTGCATCGTAATGGTAGCAATGTCCAAATCTTTGGAACGGAACAACGAATCCAAGATATCTTTGATAATGTCTTTTTGAAAAATACCACATTTTTGGTAACAATTGATCATGTTTTGCAATGAAAATTGGAATACATGTTGCCATGGACGATGAACCATGTAATTTTCCAATATGTCCCATTCAAATATTTTTTCCCCTGATGCATCTAGAGTAGGAGAAATCGTCCACAACGCCATCATGGTCCCCATGATGGAACCTACCGAAGTGGCATGAATACTTTGCAAATCAAAGAGATTGATTTTCCCGGTTTGATGCATTTTTTTTAAAATACCAAAAAACGTAAATCCGTAGATGACTCCACTAGACATGACTAAATGTCGTATACCGGATAATGCTTCCTCAGCTACATTTTCGGTATCTGATCTGATATTATCATTTGTATCTGTATCTGATATATCCATAATTTTTACACACTTTAACATTTAAATACGGACAACTTTATGTTGTTTCAGTTACTTTCGTTATTTTAAGGCTTCATTCAAATATTTTTAATAAATTGGTTGTATAGGATCCTATACAATCATCATGCACCAGGACTCCTACGTCGTCCTTGCGCATGATGCCGGAGAAACCTTCCGCTATCGCTTCAGGTTTTCCGGCAATTTGAATATTATTGCATACAAGGGTTTCAAAGAAACCTTCTACTTAAGGGAGGTTTTAAAGGAACCGTAGGTTCCTTTATCTGAATGTGATTTTTTTCTCCAATTTTTCAAAAATTTCCGGATTATACACCATACCGGCGGGTTTGTATTTATCAATCGGAGTATATTTTTTGGCATTGGGTGTGGTATCATTACATGATTGTAACAACTGGGCATTGGGATCCATGGGATCCGTAGGACTCGTAGAAAAGGCTTCTTCGGAATTTCCATTCTTGGTGTCCCCAATGATTTGACCTTTTTCGTTGATGATTTTTCCAGTTTTTTTCTTGATTTCATTACGCACGTAGGCAGGTATCCAGTGTTCCCAAGAAATAAATAGCGTATGGGGATGTATATATTGGACACGAAATCCGTTATCCACCATTTTTGACACTAAATAGGCAATACAGTCGGATTGGTCGTAGGTGGGTTCACCGAACAAAAAATCGGGAACAGTAAACCAAGCATGTTTTTCATTCCGTTTGATTTTGGAAATGGTATTGATACGTTTGTGAACCCGATTTAACATTTTATTGAACAAGACGACTTGCCTCATATCCCGTCTCATATTTTTCTCATAAAGATCGTCAATGTTTATTTTTCCATTGGCTTCTTCTTCGTCAATCAGCATAATATTGGACATGATATATGTTATACTCTTTTTTTTGATCTACATATCAAACCGACAATGATAGGGTAATGACAAATACAATTGTAACCATTCGGAATTCAACCACGGAAATTCCAACATGATACCATGCTCTTGGTAAAAGGATTCATACAAGGGTATCAATGTAGTTTGTACCGTGGTTTTCAAATGGTCACGTAATTCATAATCAATTTGTAAATTTGTTTTATCTGAGACATTATCACACATATATGACGTTGTACATCCACCGAATACCATAAATACGCGTGTGGTTTCTGGATGTGATATGGTTGAAACATTATCTAAAAAGAGGATGTTTTTTTTTTTACAAACTTTTTTCAAATCATTGTATAAGATATTGTATTCGGTGCATGTTTCCTTGGACTTGCCCTCTGATGCCTTCACTACGTTCTCGGCAACGTCCCTTGTCCTACGATCTTCTTCTCCGCACGACTGAAAGTCGTGCCTAACCGCCTTACAGGCGTACGAAGATTCGTCTAATTCATGATACAAACAACATACGTGCGTGGTTGTGGTATCATATTGAAAACGGTCATATATAGAAAGATAAAATTGATGATTCAATACATTGGGTAAATCATAATTGATATGTCTCATGTAATTGGTTAGACGTTGCATAGTATAATGAGTTTGAAGATTCATACGTGGGTCAAATGTCCAGGAAGCATGTACGATTCTTCGCAAAGAGAATTGAGCATAGGTTCCCGGATACATAGAACACTCATATTCATATTCCTCTGGACTCCACGCTATTGCTGCTTCGCAATAGCAGCAGAGTCGTCCTTCAGAATATGCGTTGCCACATCCATATAGATCAGGTTGAGTAGAAATTATGTATTTGATTTCTTTACTTGATGATGCTGCATTGTTCATGTACATATAGAGAGGTACGATTCCCATAGATTCACTGACTGCGTATATTTTGGCTTCATCCAATTCTACTCGTTGATCTATGATCACCATCACAAATTCACCTTGCATGACTTGTAACAAATATTCTATTCCATAGGTTTTATAAATGGTACATAATACACGACAGGGATCTGATTCCTTGATCTCGGAATCTTCATTTAATTGTTGTAAATTAAACACTCTACCATGAATAAATATCATTAAATCACTATCGGTAAGCATAATCGGTTCATTCGTGGAATGGTAGTAGGATTTTATACCTAAAGGTGAAATTTTGTGTTGTTCGTCTACGTGAAATTGTGCATTCAAATATATGGTAAATGGATTATGAATAAACATATTGGTTCTTATTCATAATCTCACATTGTGTTTATTTCTTTTTACCACCTTGTTCTTCCTTTTCGGGACTTCGTGTCATGATATCAAAAATACTGTTATTATGATTGACTTGTTTGAATATTTCTAAAGCGAATAAACCACCAAACACTTGGGATAAACAATAGGGAATCACATCCGAAGAAGGAATTTGACCTGCCGAGGACATGACAATGGTTGTTACGGGATTGATATGACCACCGGAGATATTCTTCGTCAATAAAACGGTCAGTCCAAACGCTGCGCCAATGGCGAGAGGATTTCCGGTTGCCAATACAATATACACAAAAAACATGGTACCAAAAAATTCTACAAAATAATTTTGCAAATTCATTTTCTTATACATTATTGCAGGAAAACTCTCCGGACCTTCGGTCTATGTCTTATCGTTCATGTAACTGTTTTTATAGGAATCCATCGTTTGAATTTTCTATGATACATACATTCCATCGGTATACATTTTTCTAAATTTACGTATTTTTCCATACGAATGTCTTGGAATTCTTCTTCATCGTCACTTTCTTCCATAGTATCTAAATTGTGATTCTCTTTGATCGTACGAAACAATGAATTCATGAATACACTGGTTTTGTAATTTGGAATATACGCTACATCAGGACGATATTTCCCATGTACATGATTCAAGTGATAAATATCGGATTGTATGTCTGCTGAAACCATAAACACATCACGTTCCTTTTCTATTCTTTCTACAAAGAATGAACGTCTCATATCAGACACATTGGACGAAAACTTGGTAAGGTACGAAGACCGTAGGTCGGGAAAGTTTTGTAGGGATGTCGGTAACGTAGTGGAGACATCCGTTAACGAAGATACCACGCTGCGTGGATGACCGAAGGTCATCTGACCAAAATCCTCCGATGACCTTCGGTCAGAAGACCGAAGGTCTTCAACCTCTTGGTCATCTATGGATTTAGTTGAAGGCGTAAACGCCCTCTGACCAGTAGGCGCGCTTTGCAAAGAGGAAATCCGGAGGGTTGGTGGGGATGGAGGTTCCGAAACCACATCTATTTTTTCTTGTTTCGGTTGTTTTGATGTAAATAAATACAAATCATAATTCATATATGGGATAATTTCTGTAAAAGAACGGTACTGAATTTTATGTATAGGATAACATACTTGTGGTAGGACGTTACTAATATCCGGAAATACGTTTTTTTCTTGGTTATATACCGATAGATCAAACATCATGGGTAATACAAATTCATATTCCTCTGGACTCCTACGTCGTCCTTCAGAATATGCGTGGTTATCCTCCGCTGCGCTACGGATACCACATTCATAACATGCGTTGCCACATCCATTTCTTATTATTTCCGGTAATATATGGGATAAAATGGCAAACCGATGTCCAAAACACAATTTTCGCAAAGAAACCGATTTATACATGAAAATATCTTCTATTACAAAATACGTTTGACAACCTTTTGTTGACGTTGTAAACAACGAACCATACAAAAATGTTCCTAAAGCTAAATGCGGTTTTTTTTGATCAAATACTACATTGATTAATTTATGATGAACAATTTGTTTTTCTCTGTTCAATTCCAACAGAATACATACATCCTTTTCTCCAAGAAACGTAAACCACGCAATGTATTTTTTGGATTTGGGAATCAATAAACCTACGTTGTATTTGCTGGAGGATTGTTCTTTCCTATGAGAATAATATGTCTCATAGGAAAATTCTATCGGTGGTATTTCTTGTATTTTTTTTGCTAATAAATGGGTTGATTCTTCTATACAATATTGCATTTTAACTTTTAGATACGTAATATATATTACGTGTAATTTTTATATTGATTTTTGAATCATATCTAATAATTCACGTGACAAATATTCTTTTTGTGTGGAAGATAATTCTTCTGGAAGATCTTTCCCTTGTTCTGAATCAAACTTCTCCTCGCTTTTGCTGCTATTGCGAAGCAGCAAAAGAAGCGAAGGATCTGTGACCTTTGACGTATGTGATTTTTTGTCTCTGGTATATTGTTCAGCAATTTCGTTGTATTTATTTTGGTACAATTGAACCAAATTGGTTTTTATAGGGGTTGTAAAGGATTTTTTCAAATATTCATATATTTGATGAATGAGAAAGAGAATACCCACAAAAATACATAATTGCCACACATATTTTGCTATGGACGGTATAAATCCGCGTATTCCTTGGTCAGGTTGCGATATTATATTCTCATATTCTGAAGGACGACCACATCCATAAACAATATTATCTTGTGCTAAAATATTCATATTACTATATGTTGTGGTTGAACCGTAGAAAAATAAACGCTATTTTTTCTTGTTCATTGGTATAGAAGACGAAGGTTTTACTGGTGGTTTCTTGGTCATTGATGTAGAAGATGAAGGCTTTACTGGTGCTTTCTTGGTAGGAGCAGGAGCAGGAGACTTTACTGGTGGTTTCTTGGTCACGGGGGTAGCAGGAGGAGATGCAACAGGAGCCGTAGGAGCTGCAGGAACGGGAGCTGCAGGAACAGGAGCTGCAGGGACGGGAGTAGGATGATTTATCAGAGGTTCATGATGTTTTATTTTATCATAGGTACTAATCGCAGTATTGGCGGTGTTTAACCACTTCATTAACGTATCAAATCCAGTTAATGTAACACTTGCGATCATAGGTAGATTTTCTATTAATAATATTGCGGGTGCGATACCACCGCGTATTTTTTTTGATTTATTGTTGTTATGAACCTGATATTTTTTTCGGTTCGTTTGATTTTTCGTCATCTCATCTTACATTAAATTGATATAAAAAATTTGTTGTATATATACGTAGTAGTAATATGCCCGTAATTTTAATTGTAGAACGTTCCGGAAATATCAAGGAAACCAATATCAAATTATTTGAAGAAGAACAATTGTATAAAAAAGCCGGATTCAAAACACCCAATGATTTTGGAGAAGTTGCTGTATTTCTAGAATCACATTATCAAATACATGTATATGGAAAAAACAAAGGAAAAGCCGGTCAAGAAAACAAGTATGATTTTCCTCCACCAATTGATATCACATTGTTTTTTGGAAATTGTGTATTGGTCCACAAAAACAGCGAAGGGAAGGTATTGGATTTATCACTGAACGAATGGGAAAAAATATACGAAAAATTGTTTGGTGGATTTGAGGATATTGAGGATAGTTCGGAGGAAGAAGAAATGGATGAAGAAGAAATGAAAATTATGATGGATCCGAATACCAAATTCACCAAAGAAGGATATGTGAAGGATGATTTTATTGTAGATGACGACGAATTGGATGACGACGAATTGGATGACGACGAAGACGAAGACGATTATGATGACACGGATGAGAATGATGACGATTCTATTCCTAAAAAAAAAACGGTAGTAAAAAAAACAAAAAAGGCGTTCAAAGAAGAAGAAGTAGTCAAAGTAAAAAAACAACGAAAACCCTATACAAAGGCGACGGTGTCCAGTGAAAAAGTCAAAAAAACTGCGGAAAAAAAATCCAAAAAAGCACAAATTTCCAACGAAGAAAGTGAAAAGGATGCGAGAACAGATTTAATAGACGAATTAGAGGAAGAAGAATATTTCCAATAAAATTGATTATAATCAAGAATACAAACATACATAAAATCATTCCAATTGTATATCACATACATAAAATCATGTATGTGATTCATAACCCCGAAGAATTTCGTAACAATGTTCGTGTCAAAATTATGGCATCGTTGTCCAAAGAAATAGAAACCACTGAAGGTGGTACTTCGGTCGGCGACCGAAGATCGCCGTCCGGAGATGAAGGTGATCTATGTTTTTTGGAATTATGTTGTGGAAATATTGAAAAAGGTATTTATAATTATGCAATTCAAGAAGCGACCAAAAAACATATTGTAAAAAAATGGGAAAATCAAAGTTTTGTCCATTTGTACATGGACAAATTACGCAGTGTGTATATTAATTTGACATCTGCCGAATTGATAGAAAAAATAAAATCCCATGAAATTTTACCCCAACAAATTGCATTTATGAGCCATCATGAAATGAATCCAAGCAAATGGAAGCAGTTGATTGAACGAAAAATGATGCGTGATGCGTCCAAATTGAATTGTAATATCCAAGCAAATACGGACATGTATACTTGTAGTAGATGTAAATCCAAGAAAACCATTTATTATGAAATGGCGACACGTTCTGCGGATGAACAAATGACGATCTTTATTACTTGTTTGGATTGTGGTAAAAATTGGAAGCGCTAACGTATTGGAACCTACGGTTTCTGTAAAACCTCCCTCTATTGGAACCTACGGTTCCAGTAAAACCTCCCTTAAGTAACGAGGACACCACCACTACGTGGCGGTGCCCTCATAAGGTTTCTTACAAGGAGTCTTGGTTAATTAGTTGTATAGGATCCTATACAAATAATTTGAAATTGGTGCTTAGAAAGATTACAAAGAAACCTTATGAGGGCACCGCCACGTAGTGGTGGTGTCCTCGTTACTTAAGGGAGGTTTTACTGGAACCGTAGGTTCCAATAGAGGGAGGTTTTACTGGGTTAGTTTCGCCGTAGGCGAAACTAGACGTAGGTTCCAATTAGTCTATGTTCCCACCCTCACGATTCATATATGGTTGTCCTAATCGTTTATCTGGCATAGGAACCATATAAGAGCCAAACCCACCGTCCATAGGAGGCAGCTTATTCTGACCCATCAACATATCCATATAAGTACCATGCCAGAAATAAGGCATGGATTTCGCCAAATCTTGAATAGGATATTCAAATATACGAATGAATCCAATGGTAAAATCATACGCAATGTTCATGAAATCACCCACAATATCACAAGTATAACATTTTTTCAATACATAATCGGGAAAATGCATAAATTCAAACCCGAAACTTTTATAAAACCAGTGACTTAATTTTGCGAGGAAACCATCCTTTTCCACCCGACCACCATCTATATCACGATATCCTTTTACACCAAAAAATGTCAAATACATCGGATTCAGGTTCAATTTATTCAGTGTCAAAAGACGAACCAACGCAATCGGTACCCATGCAAACAATAGTACAATTACATAAATCGCAAAATCCAAAAACCAAAATATGGTACACATAGGTAAATTATCTTGCATGGTCATCCCACATGTAAACAAATCCGCAATTAAAATACCGATGTCTTGCAATTGCAATGCAAACAATTCAAACCCAGCGATGAATAAATCTACACCGGCTAAAATCAACCATACAAATCCTTCCACAAAAGCAATAATATGATCAGGTAATGTTACTAAAATATAAATAATGAATCCAAGCATTTCAAACAACACAGAAATGAATGCGCCAAACCCACCGCCAAAACCTCCACCTCCATCCATTCCTTCCACTACATTTTCTCGGAATATGTTCCATTTGGTAGAACACTCTGGAAGATTTGGTTCATACGAACATACGTCTTCTTTTTCTCGTAACATACCAACATTTTCTTGTACAGGAATATAGTCCATGTTTGTTTTACGGGGTGGTAGAGGCATTTCATTAAAACCTTCCGCAGGGGGGTAACCTGCTTCTTTCATGGTAACATCCATATTTTGAAAAATCTGACAGACCAAGATGGTTAAAATCGTCAAAAGACAAAAAATAGATATACATTTTTTTATAAAATTCATATTTAGTGTAACCTATATATGAATTAGGCAGGAATTGTGTCACGAATTGTACTCAAATTTTTTTTAACATCATCTACCATTTTGTCCATATCGGACATGGAACCTTCTAAAGACCCTACATTACTCATGATTTTTTCTTGGATTTTTAATACTTCAGAATATTTGTTTTTGATAAAATCAAAATCCTTTTTGCGGTCACGGTATTGTTTTAAATTCATCTTTGACTCGTGTTTGGGCGGTATAGGATTTTCTACATTGAGTTTGGGAGAAATTTTCGTTTCCTCACCGGATTCCACTTCTTCTTTGAATGCCTCCTCCTCTTCTTGACCCGCCATACCTTCTACTTGCATCGCCTTCGGTCCTAACGTTAATAGATTCGCTACTACCAATCCAAGAGTGAAAATCACAATCATATTTTTGCTAAAAAACGAAGTAAGAATGGCTACCATACAAAAGATGGCAATGGTTACATAATTTCCGTAAATGGCATAACTAACTAAATTGAAAAAAGTAATAAACACAATGAAATACAAAAAAATGTAATTATGTAAAATATGTTTTTTAAATGCCTCAGCACCTCCTTTCATCAATGTATCCAATTTCATTCTTAATGATTATACTGTACTTGGTTATATATTATACGCCGATGAACATTTACATAAAATCAACCTTCTTTTAGGTTAGCACAGGAGCTCGTATCAGTAACATCATTCTCCGTCAGTGTCGGGCTATCGGTTCTAGAAACATATTCGGAAGCCGAATAAATCTCCAATACTTCTTTGACAATGTTTTCTCTTTCCACATCTTGGATATCAAATATCACATTAGATATACTATCGGATCGTCGTCCACGTATTTTATCCAAAAAATCTTCCAATCCGTTCCGTTGTCCGTTTCTATCACATTGTTCTAAATCACCTGTAATAAACAAACGGGTATTTTCTCCAATACGTGTCAATATCAATTTCATCTGTGACAAGGTACAATTTTGCATCTCATCGGCAATGATGCAACAATTTTTGAATGTACGACCACGCATAAATCCCAACGGACATATTTCTATGACCTTTTCTTCAATCAATTGTTGGACTTCTTTCGGTAATATGTGGGTATGTATAATGTCATACAATGGTCGCATCCATGGTGCCATCTTTTCTTCTAAAGTTCCTGGCAAAAATCCCAATTCTTCGTCCACCGTGACCGAAGGACGTGTAAAAATGATTTTTTCAAAGGAACCCAGCATGAATTCACGAATCGCGGTCTGAGTCGTAAATAGTGTTTTTCCTGTACCAGCAGGTCCAGTGGCAATCACAATTTTTTTGGTAGGATCATTCAAATACATTGTTAATTTTTCTTGACTCGTATTCTTGGGTTGACAGAATTTTTTTTCAAACAATTGTCGTTCCAATGGAGACAAATATTCCATATTTTCATATAATTTTCTTTGTTGTTGAAGGGTAGGTATTTTACCGTGAATTTCTGCATTATATTCTTTTAAAATGTCCTTTTCTGTTTGTTTTTTGGATTTTCTACCACGTTTTTTTTCTGCATGAGTTACGTAAGGCGAATCAACATGTTCAAACACATGGAGAGATTCATTCATAAAATATCACGCCTAAAGGAAAATAGGTTATATATATGATGTTGGAGGTTTTCCTATCAGCCAAGGTTTTTTTGATTTTTTTTTAAAATTGTTACCTTATATCCTAAGAAATAATATATGATATGGTGACGTCATTCTCAAATAGTAATCCATATAAAAATAGCATGAGTATATTATTTAGCCTTTAGACAAATGTATTCACCTGATGTTGTTGCTGTCAAATTTGTGGACGAAACCGACTTTTCAACACCAAAAGTAGTCAATTATTCAAAAACCGAGGATTTAGATGTGGCAACGCATATTCTGAAGGACGACTCTGCGAAGCTTGGAGTCCAGAGGAATATGGAATCCGATCGTGTTGACGCCAAAGAAAAAATGTTGACCGAAGACGCGGAATCTGAGACGTTAACCGAAGTACGTCGTCCCAATCGTAGTGGTAGTTTTGGTAAATCCGACAATGAATCTCATACACCCTCCAAACGTGAAATTGAACCTCTATTACAGCCCGATGAAAACCGTTTTGTCATGTTTCCTATACGTCACAATGATGTATGGGATCTCTACAAAAAATCTATTGATTCCTTCTGGAAAGCCGAAGATTTGGATCTCAGCAAAGATCCGACGGATTGGAAAAGATTAACTCCGGATGTACAAAATTTCATCAAAATGGTGTTGGCGTTTTTTGCCGCCAGTGACGGGGTAATTGTAGAAAATTTGGCATTACGTTTCATGAGTGAAATACAAGCTCCGGAAATACGGGCATTTTATGCCTTTCAAAATTTCATGGAGGGAATCCACTGTGTAACAGGTGAAACAAAAATATTAACAGATACGGGCTATTTTATGATTAAAGATTTAGAAAATAAAAAAGTAAATATTTGGAATGGTGAAGAATTTTCGGAAGTTGAAATAAAATATACTGGAGACCAAGAAATTTATAATGTAAAACTTTCCAATGGTATGGAATTAGATTGTACTTCAGGACATAAATGGTTAATTCGTACAGGAAATCAAGCACATCCTGAAAGATGTGTAACAGAACGTATTGAAACAAAAGACTTAATCATAGGGTCTAGTTTGGCTCGTTTTAAATTGCCAGTAATAAGTAATTGCGACGATCCAAATGAATTTATGAATCCATATATGCACGGATTCTTTTGTGGTGATGGTTCATATTGTAATAAATACCCCATAATTCATTTATACGGTAAAAAAAGGGAATTATTACCCCATTTTAAATACAATAGTTTGCAGGAAAATGATAAACGTATTTCTTTCTACATACACAATTATATAAATAAACCAAAATTTGAAGTTCCTATTAATTATAGTATTGATACTAAATTGCGATGGCTGGAGGGTTATGCAGATTCTGACGGTTGTGTAAATTTAAATGGCAATAAAGATGCTGTATCTATTCAAATTTCATCTATTAATTTTTATTTTTTAAAAGACGTTCAATTATTACTAACAACATTGGGCATTATTAGTTCTATTAAATTAAATCATAAAGCTGAATTAAGATTGTTACCTAAAAATGATGGTTCAGGTGATTCTGCTCTTTACAATTGTAAAGATTGTTATATTTTGTATATTTCTACCAAGTCCGTTTGTTCATTAATGAAAATGGGATTTTTACCAAAACGGTTAGTACTTATTACACGTGAAGATTTAGATAAAACACCAGAACAAACCGGTTTAATCAAGATTGAAAGTATTGAAAAAATATCTGATAGTGAACCTACTTTTTGTTTTTCCGAACCAAAATTACATACAGGTATATTCAATGGTATTTTAACTGGACAAAGTGAATGTTATTCACTGTTGATTGATACGTATGTGGATGACCCTGATGAAAAGATGAAATTATTCCATGCGGTGGAACATTATCCCTGTATCAAAAAAAAATCGGATTGGGCACGTAAATGGATTTCCGATGGACGCAGTTCGTTTGCCACACGCCTTCTCGCTTTTGCCATCGTAGAAGGCATTTATTTTAGTTCCAGTTTTGCCGCTATTTTTTGGTTGAAACGTATGAACGTTTTGCCCGGATTATGTTTGGCGAATGAATATATTTCTAGGGACGAATCCATGCATGTAGACCATGCGGTGCTCCTATACAAAAAATTAAAACGTAAAGTACCTAAGAAACGTTTTGTAGAAATTATGAAAGAAGCCGTGGAAATTGAAATTGATTTTATTACGGTGTCTATTCCTTGTCGTATGATTGGTATGAATCACGATTTGATGATCCAATACATCAAATTTGTGACCGACCGCCTGTGTTTACAAATGGGATACGACAAAATTTACAACGCAACGAATCCGTTTGATTTTATGGAATTTATTAGTTTGGATTGTCGTACCAATTTCTTTGAACGTCGTGTTTCTGCCTACAGTATGGCGAACAAGACCATGGATGATACGACTTTTGACATGAACACCGATTTTTAAGTCTAACTATATTGTAATATGGATGTGGATACATCACCAACAATTCAACAAAAATCATTGCCCAAACGTAAATATACGCGTAAAATCAAACCGCCGGCAGATGCCATCACAAAACCTAAACGTAAATATACGCGTAAAATCAAACCGCCAGTAGACGCTGATCCTGTGGCTACTTCCGTTCCCGTGCCTTCTCCCGTGCCTTCTCCCGTCATAAAACCCAAACGTAAATATACGCCGGTAGATGCCGATTCTGCTACCATCCCTCATACCGTTACAAAACCTAAACGTAAATATACACGTAAAATCAAACCACCAGTAGATACCGTGTCTTCTCCTGACGATGCCTCCACTACTCTGGCTTCTCTGGCTTTGCCAAAAACCTCGGCATCATCCCCTCCGACCGACCGTAGGTCGGTCAAGGTTGCGCCCTTTGGGCGCGTACCCAATTTAGAAAAGAAACCCGAGGACACAAAATGGAGTGCAGTAGTTCCCACCGTGATAGAAAACATAAAAACATCTTTGGAAAGAATGAGTAGTACGATGTCTTCTTCTCCTCCAAAATCAACCGCCAATTTACAAACAAAATATGTTCAATTGATGGATGATTTGGCGTATATCATGCGTAAACGTAAAGATGTCATGCGTGCACGTGCCTATATAAATGCCAAAAATACCATAGAAACCTTTCCGGAGGAAATTACTTCTCCGGAACAACTCAAAGGTAAACCCGGTATAGGTGCGACGATTTATCAAAAATTAGTAGACTATCAACAAAATGGCACCTTGAAATTATTGGAGGAAAACAAAGAAGAATTGAAGACAAAACGTGCGATGGATATTTTTACCAACATTTATGGTATAGGTGAAAAAAAAGCAGAAGAATTGGTAGAAAAGGGAGTAACCACCCTAGAAGAATTAACATCACGGCAATACGAACTTTTGAATGACAAACAGCAAATTGGGTTGAAATATTATGAAGACATTTTGGAACGTATTCCTCGTGAAGAAATTGTAGAATATGAACGTATTTTTACATCAGCCGTTCCTACGGATACCAAATTAGAAATTGTCGGAAGTTATCGTCGTGGATTGTCTTCTTCAGGCGACATTGATGTCATTCTTACCTCACAAGATCCCACACATTTCAAAACATTCATTGATGAATTGAAAAAACGTGAAATTATTCTTGAGATTTTGTCGTGTGGAAATTCCAAATGTTTGGTCATCGCACGTCTAGACAAAGAAAAACACGCACGACGTATTGATTTCCTATACACGACTCCTCAAGAATACCCGTTTGCTGTATTGTATTTTACGGGTAGCAAAGGATTCAATACGTCTATGCGTGAACATGCTCTTGGTAAAAAATTTACATTGAATGAACATGGACTTTCTAAAATGGATGGAAAGAAAAAAGGAGATTTGGTGGACCATGAATTTATGGATGAAGCTTCCATTTTCTCTTTTCTAGGTTTACAATACAAAGAACCCCAAGAACGTACGGACGGACGTAGTGTCGTAGAATCAAATACAATGCCAGCTTCGGTTCCAGCTTCGGTTCCAGCTTCGGTTCCATCTACAATGCCATCTACAGTTCCAACAAAAAAACGTATTACATTGAAAAAACCAAAAAATACAATTCTAGCTACGGTTCCGGCTACGGTTCCGGCTACGGTTCCGGCTACGGTTCCGGCTACGGTCCCAGAAGATGCCTTCACTACGTTATCGGCATCCCTACGATCTTCTTCCGCCTTACAGGCGTACGAAGATTCGTCTAATACCATCATTCCCAATGAAACCAACACCACCCTACAACATGTCCAACAATTCAAAACCGAAGGAATCAATGTATTGGATTCCCTGAATGAAACCGAATTGGCATCCATGTTACAAATGGCAAATCATGCATTTCATACGGATAAAACTCCACTGATGACCGACGGTGAATACGACATTTTACACGAATACATTGAACAACGTTTTCCGGTAAATCCAGTCTTGCAAGAAATCGGGGCGGATCCTATAGCAAAAAATAAGGTAACCTTGCCCTATGAAATGGCTTCTATGGACAAAATCAAACCCGACAGCAATGCTTTACCCAAATGGATGACGAAATATAAGGGTCCTTATGTCATTTCTTCCAAATTGGACGGTGTTTCCGGACTATATACTACCGAAGACGAACAGCCTCATTTGTACACACGTGGTGATGGCAAAATTGGACAAGACATTACGTATCTGATACCTTATTTAAAACTACCTCAAGAACGTGGCGTCGTCATTCGGGGTGAATTTGTAATCAAAAAATCCACATTCCAATCCAAATACGCCAAAACATACGCCAATTCGCGTAATTTAGTCGCGGGTATTGTCAATGCAAAAACCTTGGACAATCGTGTACATGATGTGGATTTTGTCGCCTACGAAGTCATCCGACCTGAAGGCATTCCACCGTCTGAACAAATGAAATGGTTGGAAAGTCACAACGTAATTCCGGTGAAAAATCGTACCCTGACCAAGGAACAGTTGACCAATGAACAATTGTCCGAATTGTTGCAAGATGGACGTAAAAATGAACCGTACGAAATGGATGGTATCATTGTATCCGATGACCATAGTTATCCTAGAACATCCGGCAATCCTGAACATAGTTTTGCATTCAAAATGGTTCTATCGGATCAAATGGCAGAAACTCATGTAGTAGACGTAGAATGGTCGGCTTCCAAAAATGGTTATTTGAAACCACGTGTTCGTCTGCAACCGGTTCGTTTAGGTGGGGTAACCATACAATATGCGACGGGTTTCCACGGAGATTTTATTGAAAAAAACAAAATAGGTATAGGAGCTATAGTACAAATTGTACGTTCCGGGGATGTCATCCCTTATATTCAAAGTGTGACTACCCCCGCGGAACATCCGAAAATGCCCTCGGTACCTTATGTATGGAACAAAACTCATATAGATGTCATGTTGGAAAACGCTACGGAAGATATTTCTGTACGTAAAAAACAAATTTCTGCTTTTTTCAAAACCCTAGAAGTAGACGGAATGGGTGAAGGCAATGTTTCCAAATTGGTGGAAGCCGGATATGATACCATGTGTAAAATTGTACATATGACCGAAGACGATTTCCTTTCCATAGACGGATTTCAGAAAAAAATGGCGGCAAAATTAGCCACAGGTATTCGTACCGCGATTCAACGTACCCCGTTACCAATCTTAATGGCAGCTTCCGGAAAATTTGGTAGAGGTATGGGTACACGTAAAATAGAATCCATTTTTGAATCCTACCCTGATGTGTTGGAAGAACGTAATATAGAAACATTGACCAAGATCAAAGGAATGTCCAAAGATTCTGCCGAAGAATTTGTGAAAAACATACCCGAATTTATCGCATTTATGGAAGAATGTAACATATCGATTACCAGGACTCTTACATCGCCCTTGTCCAACGAACCGGGAGAAGTAGAGGAAAACAACATGATTCTTTCGGAAAAAAGTCAAGAATTGCGTGGTAAAACCGTGGTATTTTCCGGATTTCGTAACAAACCCTTGGAAAATATTCTCAAAACGCTTGGTACCAAGATGGGAACTTCGGTTAGCTCCAATACATTTGCGTTGATTGTTCCTGTCAAAACGGAAAAATCAACTGGTCAACTGACCTCAGCCGTGGCAAAGCCACTGAAGTCTGGTAAAATGAAGGATGCGGAAGAGTTGAAGGTACCTATTTATTCTTTGGAAGATTTTTTGCAAAAATATCAAATCATTATATAGTATATTTACGATGAAACCATCCTATATTATGTTTTATTATGTTTGGACCATTGGCATGTTGTTTCTTGGTATCTTTGGATTATGGATCATCATGTTGTACAAAGAAGATACACAAGAACAATTCAGAAACTATCCAGCAGTAACAAAAATACCGAACATATTACCTCCAAACCCGTACATGCGCGATGCTGTACCAAGACGAAGAAACATAGTAGTTGAAGGCTATACGGACAAAGTACGTAGATGAAGACCCCCTGAACTCATGTGACGTTGCCTATTTGTGAAAATTTGGAAGGAGGACGCATGGATAACACATCATATTCCTCTGGACTCCTACGTTGTCCTTCTGAATATGCGTTGCCAGATCCATATGTGTCTTTTTTATTGTCAGATGTATGTAAAGGAAATTTATCTTCGCCATATATGTCCCTCAACAACATCCATTCAAACAACCCACCATAATAAATAAATACATTGGTAAATCCTAATTGGATCAATTGACGATATTTTTTGTCCACGGAATCGTCTGTACTATGTTTTCCGTAAAGGACAATATAATATTGTAATGGTTGTACACTAGCATCGTTCAAAATATCATTGATGATTTTTTCTTCCATATGATAAGGTATGGTTTTTGGTATCAAACAATGTTGTGATGTCATTGGTAATGTATTGATTAATAAAAATATGGCGTCTTCTTTCTGCCTATGATACACCGAACGGTTGGACATTTTGTTCTTGGTAGTCTCTGATTCTAACATATACAAAATATCTTCAAACCCAACTTTGTGGTTTCCTGCCGTCGTGAAAGAAGTAATGGTATTTTTAGCAGGTTTAAACCAAGAAAATGATTCATTGGATGTAGTAGTTTTGTTGTATAAAAATGACAGCATGCTCTGTTTGTCATAAATTTATCAAACTATATACTATAAGAATTACAAATATAAGGTGATAATAATGAAATCATCCTATCAAATATTTATATGGATTATTGTATTATTCATTGTCATTGGAATTAGTACAAACTATTTGATAAAATACAAAGAAGGATTGGATCCAACTACTACCCCACCTATTACCACATCGCCTCCTATTACCACACCAGGAACCACAACAACACCTGCTACCATCACCACACGACCTGTCAGAACAACACTACCTGTCAGAACAACACGACCTGTCAGAACAACACGACCTGCTACCACCACCACCACGCCAGGAACTACCACCACACCAGGAACTACCACCACGCCAGGAACTACCACCACGCCAGGAACTACCACCACACCAGGAACTACCACCACACCAGGAACTACCATGACTCCAGGTATTACAACTACACCCACAACGACCATCACATCTGCATATGGAACCACTACACCAACACCAACAACCAAACCAACCAATTATGTACAACAAACCATTTCATCTCAAGTCATACTTATCACAAATTGCACGGGAAATGCGGATGTAAACAGTTATATACAATATGCCATTCAATACGCCAATGCAGGGGATATTAACAATGTATTAAGTAATCTTCAAAACGCGATATCCGCCCAATCCAATCAAGGTAACGACGCCGTCGTTCAATTACTCACCATCTCCAATACGTTTTTTACCAATTATAATACCAGATCCGATTCAAAGACGATTACGGTATGGAATCAAGGAAAATCAATGTTACTTGGTGCCCAACAAATTTTGTCCGTCATTGCATCAGCATTTTCGTACGATTACGGTGGAAATTTACAAGCTGCAGTATTTGCATTGAATCCTATACAAAAAGATACTACCACTGCCATGAATTATTTGAACAATGCTATCAGTGTGCAAACCACCAATGATAATACGGATGCCGCGGGGTTTTTACGTCAAGCCGTTTCCTTTTTACGTGGCACGAATCAAACCGTGTTGAACAATTCTATGACACCGATACAAGTAGCTTTGTACGAAATCGCCAGCGCTTTAGCCAATTTAAATGTCAAATATGGAGTCAAAGCGAGTACAGTATGTACCAACGCGACAGCACCACCTGTGCCCACAAAAACACCGATTCCTACCATGACGACAGATCCTAGTGGAATTTCTTGGTGGAAATCACAATTTCATATGAATGTACCCCAGGTAATTCAGAATTTCTTGGATGCCCGAAGTATTTACAACGATTCTGTCAACAATTTGAACGTATATTTGCAAGAAAAGGAAAACTATGATTCTGTGATTACCAGTTTGAAAAATGTGCAAAAAGAATTGAACAATTTGTAAATTTTTTTGATATATATGTGTATATGCTATAGAAGAATACATGTCTACTCCTTATGCAACAATAACCCCTTATATAACGACTACTCCTGGAGCCACAACCACTCCATTTGCCACAACCACTTCATTTGCCACAACCACTCCATTTGCCACGACCAATTCAGTAGCCACGACCAATCCAGTCGCCACGACCAATCCAGTAGCCATGATCAATTCAGTCGCCACGACCAATTCAGTCGCCACGACCACTCCAGTAGCCATGATCAATCTATTTGCCATGTCCAATTCAGTAGCCACGTCCACTCCATTTGCCACTACCACTCCATTTGCCACGACCAATTCACTAGCCACTACCAATTCACTCGCCACGACCACTCCATTTGCCACGACCACTACAACCCCTGGACCAAATTGTGCATTTTTGTGTCCAGACGGAATGCATCATGTTAATAATAATGCATGTTCCACTTGTGTACCCGATACGACACCCACTCCCACTGTCAATACCACAAGAGATATCAATTCGGTAGATACCTATGGGTATATTTGTCAAGCAATTCAATCATTAACAAAGAATCATAGTACTTCGGCGATGAATTATACAAATCTAGCCATTAATATACAATCCAGTGCAGGAAATGGTGTAGGAGTAGCCATGTTACAAGCAGCCAACCTATATATTCAAGCCGTACTCAATCCCTTGTTAAACAATTTTGGTATTCCCGACCAAAATTTGACCAGTGCCGGCATTTATTACTTGGTCGGAACCATTTTATGTTTGTTGTTTTTGAGAAATCCGGTGGATTTGCAAGGAAGCTCACATCCGTACATACAATCTGCATTAAAAGCATTGAATTCCAATCCACCCAATCTTTCCCAAGCAAGTAATAGCTTACAACTAGCCATTACTGCCAATGCTAGTATTCCATTGCGAGTACAAATATTGAAACAAATCTTGGGAGTGGTACAAAATTACAATTTGCCTTCTTTGAAAAATTTGCCCTTGACACCTTTACAAATGTCTTTGACGGATTTTCCCATGTTTATATTCAATGCCGACGGATATCCTATGCAATATTCATCCGTAAATAATTATAGTTCTTGGTGGAATAGTATCAACATTGCAAACAGAGGTAGATATGACAAATGGACAAACCAAGGTGGAACAAACCAAGGTAGAACAAAACAACCACAACCGACGAATAATAATTCAACCATTGATAATACCAACAATCTACCGGATCCTATACAACAATATCTGGTATCCCGTGCGGTATTGAACGCAGCAATGAATGATATGACCAATTATTTGAATACAAAAACGAATTATCAAACATTAATTGCGAATATTCAAAAGATACAAAATAATATGAACACAATTTGACGACATACTATAGATAATGTTTTTTTCTAGAATTATAGGAACCGGTTCCTATGGTCATGTATTTTATCCATGTTTGCCCTATTTAGATATTTCCGATACGAATATAGACATACAAACATTGAACAATATGAACAACAAATACAAGGTATCCAAATTGATAGAAACCTATTATGCGAAAAAAGAAATGTCACGATACGAAATCATTCGTATGGTAGACCCCAGTTGTGAATTCCATCTAGGTACCATGTTTCTGGCAAGTCCATCGCGACAAAACATTCCCTTGATTTCTCAATGTGCTGATGGAAAACACATCGTTTCCAATTTTCAAGATTATCAATTCATTGTGATGAAATATGGCGGAACGACCTTGCGAGATTTTGGTTCAACAATTTATAATGACGCAAAACGATTCATAAAAAACGAGAATACCCCGTCCGTACTTGCGTTTTGGAAGGATACTTTGCGATTGATTCATGGTATTGAATGTATGATACAATATAACATCATTCATAACGATATCAAAACCAGCAATATTGTGTATGATATCCAAGAAAAACGTTTGAATTTTATTGATTTTGGTATGGTACAACATATGAAAAATGTGTATAAAAAAAGCCTGCAAAACGATTACGAATATGATATTTTTTATTACAGTATGCCTCCAGAAACCTATTTTTACAACCAAAAACGTTTTGATATATGGAGGAAATTATCCTACAATGAAAGGGAATGTTGGTTTCAGTACGCATGTACATCATGGAACGTGGGAAATCACGAAAAAACATGGGATTCATTTTTTGAAACCTATTTTTTACCGAACAAAAACTCGGTGACACCATATTCCTCTGGACTCCACGCTATTGCGGAGCAGCAGAGTCGTCCTTCAGAATATGCGTTGCCACATGCATGTGACCAAACTCTTCCTCGCTGCGCAGAGACGAAGTCACCTTCTGAGTTAGTTGTTGAAGGCTACGCTTCGCAAAAGCCCTCTGACCAAACTTCTCAGCAAGCGAAGCTTGCTCCGGACTTAGTTATTGAAGGACTCCTGGCGCTGAATGGATATGATTTATTACCGAATCCATGTGATAATGATTTTGAAGACTATAGTAAATCCTATATGGATATCCTCCAAGAAATCAAGAAAGAAATGAAACATATGGATTCATTTGCAAAACATGTATCTGATTCCGATATCGGGTTAGATAGAGACGATGTACCGACAAGGGACGTTACCCGAAGGGTTGGTGTACCGACAAGGGACGTTACCCGAAGGGTTGGTGTACCGACAAGGGACGTTACCCGAAGGGTTGGTGGAGATGCATCATCATCATGCACCAGGACTCCTACGTCGTCCTTGCACATGATTTTATTTCCACCTACGGTGGAAATAGAGGAGAAACCTTCCGCTATCGCTTCAGGTTTTCCGGCAATTGGTGAAGTTTGCCGAGAACACAGGGCGTGCGAAGATTCGTCTCATTTTATAGAACAATCCGTTGAAAATTTCCGATCCTTTTTGTTGAAAGACATAGATAATTATCAAGATTTCAAAGAATTCATGCAACATTCATTGTATAGCATAGATATGTATGGGTTAGGACAGTCATTGATGTATATGTTGATAGAAACACATCACAATTTACCTATAAGATTCATAAAAAAAATATACAAATTGCTACAAAAAATGATGAATCACAATCTTACCGAAAGAATCGCGATGAAAGACTTGGTAGAAGAATATAAACACATATTACAAGAAATTATTATTTCATAAAAATTGATTAAAAATAATGATTGAATCATATACAATCATCATTGCAAACTACAACAACCATGGATCTATCACAAACGAAACTGACCAAGATGGAATGGGAGTCCATTGAGACCCCGGTAACAGACCAAGAAAAGAGCATTTTGAAATTGATTCAAGACGGATATCAAAATGTACAAATCAAAACCAACGACAATGAATCGTTGCTTTCTTTTATAAAAATAGAACCTACTGCGGAAATACACATGTATTTGTATATAAAATATTTTGCACCCATCATTGCCGAAATTTTAGCATCGGTTGAAACACCAGCAAACTCCTCTTCTGGAGTTAAGTTGGGACCAAAGACAGATACTACAAAACCAACAAAAAAATCCAAAAAACAACTACCGACACTACAAAAACACGGATGGTTGAAAGAGTTTCAACCCAATTTACCGAATGTGGTCAAATGCAAACCCCCCAAAAAAATAGATTTATTACGTTTACAAAACATGGACACGAACATCACCTCTGGTTCCTTTGATAAACACAAAATCGTAGAATTTGTACAATTGGAGTTTTGTCGCAAGATGATGTTTGGTCAACCGCGAGGTCAGGGGGATGAAAACATTCATTTTCATCTTTACACACTCTTACAAATGGAATCTGCTTCTATCTCCCATATCAATCCACATGTAAAAGCATTTGTACAACAGATGCTTGCCTATACACAAACACAGGGGGGTGAACACATTATCCGTGACACCTTTATGAATGCCTATTCCATCATTGAAAAAAATCCATACATTTTGCGTTTTGAAAACAATACACTCTATGATCATCAAAAAAAATTGTTCCAATTGTTTCGTCCACCTTTGGATGAAACCACCACCACTTCAAAAATGGTATTATATACTGCACCTACCGGAACCGGCAAAACCATGAGTCCATTGGGTCTTTCACACGGATATCGTATTATTTATATTTGTGCAGCCAGACATGTGGGTATGGCGTTGGCAAAAAGTGCGATTTCTATGGAAAAACGTGTGGCATTCGCCTTTGGGTGTGAAACCGCTGCCGACATTCGTCTACATTATTATTCCGCAGTAGAATATACCAAGAATCACAAAACAGGTGGCATCTACAAAGTAGACAATAGCAATGGTTCCCGTGTGGAAATCATGATATGTGATGTGTATTCCTATATCACTGCCATGTTGTATATGTTGTCTTTCAACCAAGAATCCGATATCATTCTCTATTGGGACGAACCCACCATTTCGTTGGATGTACCCAATCATCCTTTGCACGAAATTATACAAAAAAATTGGAAAGAAAACAAAATTTCCAACATTGTCTTGTCTTGTGCTACATTACCATGCAACGAAGACATTGCCGAATGTTTGGTCAACTATCGGAGCAAATTTGAACACGGAGAAGTCCATCGTGTATCCAGTTCCGACTGCAAAAAAACGATTTCTCTTCTGAATGCACAAGGACATCCTACTTTACCCCATTTGTTATTTGATTCCTACGAAAACATACAACAATGTGTCATTCAATGTGAAAAAAATCCGAGTTTGCTCCGATACTTGGATTTAAGAGAAATCGTACGTATGATTGCACAAATGTCCGACGGTGATTTTCCCGATGGTCATCGTATTGGTGAATATTTTACCAATGTCAAGGAAATTACCATGTATCGTTGTAAATTGTATTATTTGGATTTGTTGAAATATATGGATCCCAAAGTCTATATAAAATTGCATCTTTCGTTGAAAGCCACCATATTACCCATGTTCCCAACGAATAAAATTACCAAACATGCGAGTATGGATGTGATAACCAAAGTAACGGAAAAACCCATCAGTCGTACCGTAAGTATGCCGGATCATATGCATGTGGAAACGCATATTCTGAAGGACGACTCTGCGAAGCTTGGAGTCCGGAGTAATATGGATATTCCATCATGCACCAGGACTCCTACGTCGTCCTTGCGCATGATGCCGGAGAAACCTTCCGCTAGCGCTTCATGTTTTCCGGCAGTTACCAAAACAACCTCCGATGCCTCCACTACGTTGCCCGTATCTCAAATTCCGGTAGGAGTGTCTTTGACTACTTCGGATGCCCATACATTGACCGATGGTCCTACCATTTATTTGGTAGAAGATGTTTCACGTATGGGCAATTATTATGCACAATATTCTCATGTTCCTACCCAAATCTTGGACGGTATTATGGAAAAAATAGATTTGAACAATCAAATACAAAAAAAAATGGAACAAATGATGAAATCTTTGGACGATATCATTGGTGCCGAAGTAGAAAAAGAACGTAAAATGACGAACGAAGTATTGAAACCCGAAGCCAAACGTTTGATGAATTCCATAGAAGCTATTCGCAAAGAAATACAAGTATTGTCCATTGGTAACAAATATATACCCAATACATTGGCTCATCAACAGATATGGGTAAGTCCGAATGAACCTGTTACAAACGCATTTGTACCGTACATTGACGATGATTCTGTGCGTAAAATCATGGAATTGGGCATAGATTCCAAATTGAAATTGTTGTTGTTGATGGGAATTGGTGTATTTGATTCCATGTTGGTACAATCACAAAATCCTGCGATTTCCTCCTATATGGAAATTATGAAACGTATGACGTACAAACAACAATTGATCTTGATCATCGCTTCCAGCGATTATATTTATGGAACCAATTACCAATTATGTCACGGATTTTTAGGAAAGGATTTGCACAACATGACACAACAAAAAATCATACAAGCCATGGGACGTATTGGACGTAACAATATTCAACAAGAATATACCGTTCGTTTTCGTGATGATTCTTTGTTGTATCGGGTGTTCTTACCTTTGGTAGAAGGTGATATGGAAGCGAGTAATATGTGCAAATTGTTCCAATAAAAGGAACCTACGGTTCCTTTAAAACCTCCCTCTATTGGAACCTACGGTTCCAGTAAAACCTCCCTTAAGTAACGAGGACACCACCACTACGTGGCGGTGCCCTCATAAGGTTTCTTTGTAATATTTCTAAGTACCACTTTCAAAATATTTGTATAGGATCCTGTACAACTAATTAACCAATACTCCTTGTAAGAAATCTTCTACTTAAGGGAGGTTTTACTCCCAAGATACCTCGCCGCCTCTATGAGGCGGTGAGGTATCTTTGTTGTGTCCCAAAACGCCTTAGGGCGTTTTAGGGACGACTGGGTTAGTTTCGCCGTAGGCGAAACTAGACGTAGGTTCCAATAGACGTAGTGAAGGAATCTGAATCAAAAAATTGAATTGCTTTTTTTTGAACATAGATCAAACCATCCTATTCAAAGTTACAACAACAATCATGTCAGCACCTACCGTTTCATCCATGGAAGCAGATGCAGTTATGGACCGTGCCATGGGGCACGGATGTGCCACCTCAGGTGGTAGAGGTGCCAAGAAAGTCCAGTTGTCACCTTATCAACGTAAACAATTGGAAAAGAATAAGACAGCAAATGCTGAAAAAGAAAAACAAAAAAAAAATGCCAATACTGCTATTTATTTGACTCTAAAACAAAAATCGGAAGCAGGAGAATTGGATGAATTCTAAAAAAACACAAAATATGTATAAAAAAGAAGGCTAACCCCTTCATTTTTTATTTACCCCGATAAATCATTTGAAAAGCAGAATGTTCAGGCATATGTATATAAAATTTGCTTTTTATTATATGTAGAATGAGCCTGACAAAAAACAAAATTATTCAAGAGTTTGTTTCCAAAAATATACAAACACATGAAAATAAATTTGATTGTCTAATGAACGAAATAGAAACATATATTGAAGGTGCGGTTGCTCATAATATGACGGAACTAAAAGAAAAAGCCAATAACAAAAAGAAAAAGGGCGATCTGTTTGAATGTTTCTGTTTTTTGTATTTACAACACGTATTGAATCACGATCAAGTATGGTTTTACAAAGATTTTCCAAAAGAATTGAAGGAGCAATTTCATTTGACAAAAAATGATTATGGTATTGATTTGCTTTCTAAAAAAGATGGTCATTATTATGCAATACAATGTAAATACAAAAAACCATCGGACAAAATCCAAATCATTTCTTGGCGTTCATTGTCCACCTTTTATGCCATCGTGGTGAAAACTGGACCCTGGTTGAAACATATTACCATGACCAATGTCAATGGTTGTAAACATATTGGTGAAAAAGGAGAAAAAGATTGGTCCATCTGTTTAGGTACATTTCGTAACATAGATCATTTTTCTTGGTTAAAACTATCTGATACCAATGAATCAGAAATCATACCAGAAATTATGCCAGCAATAGTACCAATGACAGAACCAATGAGAGAACCAGAACAAAAAACAAAAAAGAAGGAAGCTTTGTTTCCGGATACCGAATTATTACGAAACAAACGATTACAGTATTATAATCAGTTGATATAGTAACTAGGCAAATGTTTTTGTCAATATTGGATTTTCTTGGATTCAATGGTCCAATCATCTTGGTAGCTATGAACGTCATCGCCCTATGGGGAAGATGGTATTATATCCTCTTTTTTTTCCTAGGTGCCTTCTTGGACGATGCGTTGAATCATCTACTGAAACAAATCTTCCAGGAACCCCGTCCAGAAAAATGCAAACCTACCGAATTTGATCCCTGCACAGGTTCAAAACCGGATTATGGTATGCCTTCGGGTCATGCCGAATCTGCCGTGTTTTGTTGGACATTTTTGTGGTGTATGTTTCCCAAATTGTCTTGGTTCACCGCGGTGGGTGCGCTGTTGGTGGTATGTACCGAAATACATAGATATGTGTATCGTCGTCATACCCTAGAACAACTGTTGGTCGGGTCGTTGATCGGGTTTTTCATGGCACAATTGACCTTGTGGAGTGCTGAAATCTTCATCCGAAATTATACATAACCGCATTCAATGGCAAACAATATATCATTTTTTTGAATAATTTTGAACGGCTTTCCACATCCTATTGGAACCTACGGTTCCAATATTTATAGTCCATTCAGTACACTCAAAGTATAAGGATTACCTTTCAATTGACTCAAAATATCACCACTATTTCGGTCCAATTGTTGTCCTTGGTACAAATTCAAATTGTTGTGTCCTTGTAATGCTCCCATAGTATCCGTAGAAGGGGTCGGAGCATAGAATTTGCCGTCTACTGGACGTTCATTGACCAACATCTTTTCTTGGGGTCGTTGGGTCATATTCACTTGATTGTTCAACAGTGCCATGCCACCAGGAACCATACGACCATTGATGGTACTGGATTTGATTTCATTGTTGCGTTGGCGATATTCACCGTCGTAGGTACGGGCTTGTTGACCACCTTCACGTGCACTAGAACCACCCGTGTAAAAATAATCGGTGGTGGTATCGCGTTCGTTCGCAATGGCTTGGTGGGGGGTACTTTGGTAAGCACCACCGTGTTGATTGGCATTTTGTTGGAGATGCCATTTGGAATTTTCCGTGGTTTGACGAATGGTTACCGCGGTCTGGTCATTCGGATTGAAATAATACGACGATTCCACCGGTGCCTTCATATTTTGATATGGGCGCAAATTTCCTACCGTATTTTCTTTACGTGAAGGTTTGAGCATATCCACAAATGGTGCAACGGCGGCTCCAATAGAACTCTTGACCGCACCAAAATAACCACTGTCTTGGGATGGTTCCGTACGTGAAATGGAGCGATTGTTTGGATATACATGAGTAGATTTGACACCGTAATCATTTTCATTGGGTCCACCGTAATTCAATGCATAGGCGGGTAACAATTGTGGTGAATCCAATTGTTGATTATGCGAGGGCATATATTCACCCCGAATCACGTGGGCAGTGTGTCCATTTCCTGCCACGCCGGTATATTCTACGGAGGTTTCCGGACGACTGACAAATTTAGGTACCGGAATGGCACGTGCGGTGGTACCTTTTTCAATACCCGTGGTGGTAAATAGACGATCTTGCCCCATTTCAAACGTTTTTTCTACACGATGTTTTTCCATGATACCCATGTTGGATTTGTCCGTGGTCTTGGGAACAAAACTCATGGCGGGACCTTCGTATCCTAACATACCGGTACCGGACGCTTTTTGTTTGTTTACTACACGTAATTCGTCCACCGTTTTGTCTCTCCATTGGTCCCGTGCCATCAAACCGGAATTGAATCCCCCGGCACCTTCTGATGTAAACCCTAACCCCAAACCGGGACCTACATTGATGGGTTCAAACGGTTTGATACCGTTCATACTCATACCAGGATTGATACGTGATTGGATAAAATCCACGGTACTTGGCATACCATTTGCCCACTGATAATTGGTATCGGGTGAAAACAACGGTGCACGTTCACTTTTGGAAATATGTTGAGAAGCTGAACCCACATAATTGTCTAAAGTGGATTCTGTCGCATTGGATGCATTATTTGTATGTGATTTTGAACCAAAAAATGGAACCATATTGTTATGGGAAAAATAATCGGAAGATACCACTTCACCGGTCATGGAACGATAATTGTTGTTATTTTGGTTCAACATGACGTTGGGTTTTTTGTCCAGATTCTTTTGGGAATTCAACAAATTGACATTGAAAAATTTGTCCGTATATACCGAAGGAGAATCCGATACATTCATCGTGGACAATTTGGAGGTTTTGTCTCCATTGTTTTCATTCGGAAAATTACTATCAGGAATGTTCATATTCGGTAAAATTTCCTTGCGCTGTTTTGCATTCTCAAAATTTTCTTTTTTTTGGGTTTGAGATACTTTATAGAGTCCTCCTAATGCTAAGGCAGGAATGATAAATTCCATGTATTATATGATTGTATGATAATGATATAATATATAGCGATTGTTTTTTTGTTATTTTACAACAGGTACTGGTGTCGGCACGGTTTCGTCCATCATGGAAGCCGGTGTGGTTTCTACAGGAGTTTCTACCGGTGTGGTTTCCACGGGTGTTTCTACAGGTGTTTCCACTGGGGTTTCTACAGGGGTTTCCACAGGAGCTTCGGTACGTTTCAAAAGAGTTCCATACAAATGAATAAATACCAAGGTGGGGTCATTCGTAACTTCCATGCGTAAATTGGATACTTTGTGTTCTTCGGTCAATTGTTGATTCATTTTTTCCAAGGCTTGGTTACGTGCAGAATCAAAAATAGTATTGTCAAACCCTTGAGCACCTACGGCATTGTATACGTCGGTAACGAAACCACGAGCCATATTGATTGCGGAAGATTCCGTCACGTGAATAATGCCCACTTCTTGGTAATTGGCATCGGTATTTGGTTGGGTAGAGATACGTTCCGAAGGAAATATGTATACATCATTGGATTGTGGAGACTGGGATGAAGACTGGGATGAAGACTGGGATGAAGACTGGGGTGGGGATGGTTTGTTTAATCCGACTTCTTCTGCAGATTTTGAATTTACATTGACAATCACTGGGGAAGAGTCTCCACCGTGGGTTTTTTTTCTAGAAAAACGTCGTCTGGCTACCATAAAAAAAATACTATATACTATATGTTCATATTATGAAGGACGACTCTGCTGCTATTGCTGCTTCGCAATATCAGTAATAGCAGCAATGCGAGGAGTTCTTCAGAACATGCGTGGATTATCGTTGATAAGCCTCTTTGAAATAATCTTTTTCTAAAATACGGGTTTGAATGTTGTCATAAAAGGGTTTTTCCGTATTGGCTTGGGGATTGATCCAGGGTTCTTCCCATCTTGGTTGTTCACGATTGCGGTATATCCATGCCGGATGACTGGCACGTGATTCCAATACATAAGGATTTTGGGTATGAAAATGACTTACAGGCTGACTTGCGACGGCTTTGGATTGATATTCATTCAATTGCACATTGTCACGATTCAAATGACGGGTCATACACCGTAAATCACTTTCTAAATTGACAAAATTGTCACGGCGATTGGCACCCCAGGTTTGCATACGTATTTGTACATCATCTACCATAGGTAAATCCAGTCCAGGTCCAGGTTGTTCTAAAGCATATCTTCCTGGAAAACTACTGATTTGCATTTCTTTTTCAACTCTGGTGGAATCACTACGAAAACTCGTCAACATTCCTATGATTTACTTTATACTATACACTATACACCGATTATTGGATATTGGAACCTACGGTTCCAGTAAAACCTCCCTTGAGTAACGAGGACACCCCCACTACGTGGTGGTGCCCTCATAAGATTTCTTTGAAACCCTTTTGGGCAATAATAAACAAATTGGTTGTATAGGATCCTATACAACTAATTAACCAAGAATCCTTGAAAGAAATCTTATGAGGGCACCACCACGTAGTGGGGGTGTCCTCGTTACTCAAGGGAGGTTTTACTGGAACCGTAGGTTCCAATAGAGGGAGGTTTTACTGGGTTAGTTTCGCCTACGGCGAAACTAGACGTAGGTTCCAATATCCAATAACCACATATGTTGCAATTTCATACATTCTTTTTTTTGATGTCCGATCATATAGTTGAAATGGAGCAAACAACATGTATCGGGAATGTCTATTTTGGATTCTTGCAATTCCGGAAAATAACAACCATTGGACAACAACGATTTGGACAAAGTCATCGTCGGAACATCATATAGTTCACATTTGTGATTCAAAAAGGCTTGGTCCGAAGACCAAGATTCCACGTCTTCTTCGTCATAATCAAAGATACACAATAATTCGGGTTCATTCCGATATACAGTGACTCCCGTGCAAAAATTTTTGCAATTGTAGCAATCGGAACAACTCGTCCCTCTTTCATCACATTGAGAAAACACCGCAATCTCGGGATGATTGTTCATTTCTTCTACAAAATACGGGGTGGGGTCATGAAACAACACAATATCGGTATCTATGTATCCTATCGGATGATGTGCATACTGTAGACAGTATTGGATGGTATCCAATTTGGCAAAGGTGATTTTTTTGTATTCGTATTCCAACCAATTTGTCATATTGGTAGACAAGGACCATTGCAAAAAATCGGCGGAAAAACATACACATCCAGGTTCATGCCGTAATTCTTGGTACGCCATTTCATCCGTACAAAATACGTGCAGTATGAGGGGAATGCGTCGTTCTTGTATATTTCGTAAAAAATTCTTGGTATAGGATACATATCCGTGATTGACCAGGGTAATCCACGTAATATTTTTTTGGTATTGTGGGGATTTTTCGTAATGATTGTCTGAGGATGGTTCTGGTTCTGGTTCTTTTGTTTTATTCATAAATAAGTTACCCATTTCAACTATCATGTTGAAATGTGTTTATTTGGTTTCACGAAAAGAACAGCATTACGAGTGCAGTGGTAGGCAAAGCCAACAATACCAAGAGGACAATGATCTTGGTCAGATTCATCTTGGTACGTGTTTTCTTTAAAAACATCATTATCATACAAAGTTCATATAGGATCACCAACAAAGCTAGCCATAGAATCCCATAGATAGATTTGGACAACATATTGAAAAACGGATATCCGGGAACCACTTCTTGGTTTAATTTCAAGGAATTGAACAAGGTAACCCCCAGTTGTCCCCACCATTTGTTCCACGCTTCGTTGGGTCCATCGGACCCTATCCAATTGGACTGATTTTCCGTGGCAGTAAACAATTGGTAACATAATGGGCGATAATACCCGTATCTATACCGACAATGACTGTTGTTATATACATCCCAATCACGTATCTTTTTTTGGTCCAAGGACAATATATCACGTCGCATTGCCTGACTATAAATACAGGCATGAGTACCCGCAGACGTAGTGATACGATAATGTATACCATCCCATCCCACGGGACGTTGTAATATAGGTAATGTACCTAAATAATACATGAAATTGGGGTGTGGAATATGTTGTAAAAATTGTCGGATACGTTTCGCATGTATAGGTTCATCGCGAATACGCGGATCAAAGAAAAAATCGTCTTCCAATACCAAGATATTACGATATCCTTGTTCTTCGGCATGAATAAAGACATTGATAAATGCATCTATGATGTCTTTCAAGGATACGGTGATATAGGGTTCTTTGGGACAAGACCGAAAACCGGGATTAAACGCAATGTATATGATCTTGGTGGGGGTATATGTTTTCAATTGATCCAATACATTTTCATAACGTCCATTCCCTTCCAAATGTAATACATAAGTTGCATCCACGTCTTGGTCAAATAGAGGGGGTTGGGTCACTTCTACGGGTTCATAACGATAACACTGATTTACCCGATTTTTATGGTCATTAAATGCCGAGGTTTTTGGCAAAACCGGAGTAGTGGAGACATCCATTTGTATTATCCTACGGTAAAAAATCTAAAGATTTGTATCTTGGTAAGAGTATATTGATATGACTTCTATGCAAATGCCGGTTCCTACATTATGTTTGAATATGATCGTCAAAAACGAAAGTAAAGTGATATTACGTATGTTGGCATCCGTCGTTGATTTACTGGATAGTTATTGTATTTGTGATACTGGCAGTACAGACAATACCATTGAATTAATTCAGACATTCTTCCAAGAACGTAACATACCTGGACAAATTGTCCACGAACCCTTTCGGGATTTTGGACACAACCGTACCTTTGCCCTAGAAGAATGTACCAAGATTCCCAACGGAAAAGCCGATTATATTTTGTTAATGGATGCGGACATGATTCTTCACCGTGACCCGGCGATTTCCGTCCAAGAAATCAAACAACGGTTGGCACGATTCCGGGTATTTTTACTGTATCAAGGCACCGATACCTATCATTATAAAAATGTCCGTATTGTCAAAAATCGTATGGGGATTACGTATTGGGGAGTTACCCACGAATACGTAAAAATGCCTGAAGATGCTAAAGACATCCCCTACGGTTCCTTTACAGATACGGAATTGTTCATTCGTGATATAGGAGACGGAGGAAGCAAAAGCGACAAATTTCAGCGAGATATACGATTGTTACAACAAGGTCTGATAGATGTACCCAACAATGACCGATATACGTATTATTTGGCGAATAGTTATCGGGACAATGGTGATACTCAATTCGCCATAGAAACCTACCAAAAACGGATCGCTCTGGGCGGATGGGTGGAAGAAGTATGGCAAAGCAATTATGCGATGGGATGTTGTTACCAAAAATTGGATGATATGCCCCGTGCCATTTTTACTTGGTTAGAAGGTTATCATATTTATGGGAATCGCATAGAAAATTTGTACGAAATTGTCCAGTATTATCGCAAATTGGGGAAAAACGAATTAGCCTACCAATTTTATCAAATGGCAGACGATGTCCGTACCAAACATGCCGGAAAACATGATCATTTGTTTACCCAAACGGACATCTATGATTACAAACTGGACTATGAATTTTCCATTCTAGGGTATTATTGCAATCCCCAACACAAAGACCTGTCTAGGGTATGTATGAAAGTGCTCCAATATTCCTCTTTGGAGGATTCCATGTACAAGAATGTCTTGTCCAATTACAAATTCTATGCGCCGGATTTGGCACGTTATGCACTTCCGATGTGTACCAAGAATATAGATATGTTGTCGCAAATTGGTCGGGAAGTCATGGGGGGATTGTTGGGTGAATATGTATCTTCTACTCCGTCCATGTGTATAGATGCCAAAACGGGGGATTTGGTGATTTGTGTGCGTTATGTCAACTATCGGATCAATGACGCCGGTGGATACGAAGGATATGCGGGGGGAGGACAGACACAGATTGGTACCAAGAATGTTATCGCACGTATTTCGGGAGTAACGGGTGATTATGAAAAAAGATGGACATTGAAAGGTATGCCACGTAAACCAGGTGGTGATGGGGGCGAAGTGGTGGAATATGAAATGATATGTGATCCTACGTACAATGATGGTCGTTATCGGGGATTGGAAGATGTCCGTTTGTTTTCGTATGACAAACATCAGGGTATGGGAGGGGGCGCGGGACGATTGATTTACAACGCAAATCGTGGACTGGATGGAGTCACGAAAAAACCGCCTTCTCCGCACGACGAATCCATCATTACGGTGGAACACGGATGGTTAGTCTATGACACGACGGACGCCCAATATAGATGTGCGAATGCGAAATTATTGAAATATCCTGCGGCGAATCCGACGTTGGAAAAGAATTGGGTACTGTTTGGTGCGGAAGTGGGGGGTCGTATTCATTTGAAATGTGTGTATAGTTGGCGTCCGTTGGTTCTTGGTACGATATGTCCTACTGCGGGTACCTTTACCGAGACTCATCGGTTTGCAGAGAAAACCTTGCCGTATTTTTTCAAAGATGTGCGGTGTTCCACGTGTGGGGTCAAAGTCGGTTCGGAAATTTGGTTCATTGGACATTTGGTGAGTTACGAAGACCGGCGATATTATTATCATATCATGATGGTTTTGGATGGTACGACGTTGGCACTGAAAAAATACACGACCTTGTGGACATTCAACAAAGAAAAAGTGGAATATACGTTGGGGATGGTGTTTTTTCCGGAATACCAACGATTTTTGATCGGATATAGTGTGATGGACCGTGAAACCAAATATATGATGGTTTCCAAACATATATTTGACGATAGGATGATTGCGGTGTAAAAAATACATGTCAAGTATATAGATGTCAAAAACAATAAAAAATATCAAATTTAGACATACAGAACAAGATAAAACACTAGCACAAAAAAAAAAAGTCAAAAAAAATTTGAAGCAAACCAAAAAAAAAAGAAGCCAAATCATAAATAAAAAGCGTGACATAAAAAATATTCAACAATCATCCGCTATGGACGTTGTTGAGGAATCACAATCACCCCCGAAAAATTCTATAGACACTGTCACAAAAGGTATAGGTAATATTTCCTTGGGAAAACAAGACACAATTGAAATTAGTTTGATTATTATTGGACATGGGGGTGTTATTTCTTCTGAAAATGGAATAGTCCAAAGGTTTAAACTGCCTGAAAATGTATCTCAAACAAATGTTCTTGGACTAAGATATGCCGGATTAACAAATCTTGCAAATAAAGTGTACAAAGAAAACATAGATAATAAATTGCAACATGAAGAAGTACTAAAAAATGCGAAAAATTTAAAACTTTTTTTAAAATATTATAATTATGTGTATTCGCTTGCATTGAATGAATATGAGAAGGACAAAAATGGAGATTATATGTTAGACATTTTTGGAAATAAAATCTATAAATTTCCAGAGATTCGTCATGCAAATGCGTTAGTGGACAATGCATTGTCTAAAAAAAATATCCATTTGCACGGAGATTATGCAGGAATTCGTTACAATTATGGTAGTACACGTGCACAAAAATTATACACGGGAAAAAAAAAGAATGAATCATCCATTTTTTCACATCATCAAGAAATATATGAACGACCCTTGGTGAAAATATACAGTGTTAATGTGAATGGTGAAGAAATACAACGAAATAAGGGTCTTCCGGAAATTATTGTAACTGATATAAAAAATGATGTGACACTCACTGAAGTAATTGAAAAATCGGTTGAAAAAACCATGCAGGTATTTCGTAATTTATCTACTATTCAGGATAAAAAAATCATCGTGAATGTAATAGATATGACTTGTAATAACACGACGACCAATTTTTATCCAGAAATTGAATTTATTGGACCTCCAAACAAATTCGGTGGACCGAGCCCTCATCAAGCGAAGCTTGTCCAACGTAGGTGAACTACTAACTTTGTGCCGGAAAACCTGAAACGCTAGCGGAAGGTTTCTCCTATATTTCCACCGTAGGTGGAAATAAAATCACACGCAATAGAGAGACGACTCTGCGAAGCGTGGAGTCCTGGTTCATGATATAAATTATTTACATTTACCAAAGCTTTTGCGATGCCACTGAGTAACACCATATTCTTGAATTCCTTTTAAATGTGCCGCAGTGCCGTATCCCATATTGGTATGCAAAGAATAACGTGTTTTAAGTTCCGGATATTCTTCGCATAATTCTTCAATGTATTTGTCGCGTTCATATTTAGCCAAGATGGATGCCGCCGCAATACTCGCATATTTACCGTCCCCCTGTTCAATCGTTGTATGTGGTATCATATACATGGATTCCGTAGATTCATCCAAGACACTGTACGGTTTGAAATAATTGCCGTCTATGATTAGGCTCACATCTTTGATAGAGGGCGTATTTCCTTCAATGCACGATTGTGCGGTTTTGGACAATATTTCACGAATACAATCATGCATACACATCATATCCGCTTGTAAAATATTCACACGATCAATCGTGTCCGCTTCTTGGAAATGTACACTGGTATATTCAGCATGTGCACGAATGTATTCCGCCAATTCTTTCATTTTTTTCTTGGAATGGATTTTTTTGGAATCTTTCATTAGGGTAGTATCAAACAAGGCAGGGTCACGGGGTAATACGACGGCGGCTGCATAAACTCTACCAAACATCGGACCACGACCACTTTCGTCCAATGCAATTTCCCATCTTGGATGTGTCGGACTGATATCATAAAAGGGTAACAAAGGTGGAGTTTCTTTTTTAGGCGGCATCGTTTAGACGTGGAATCGTTGTTGATTCCCTTCTACAAAAAACCCACGGAAGAATCAATTTTTAACCGTATCTAATATATACGTCAATTAAGAATAGTAAATACAATAGGATGAAACGATGGTGTTCACCTTTTGTGATGTTTCTTATATTATTAATAGTACTGATCATTTCCATTGTTTTTACAAAATATCTACCCATAGAAGGGTTCATTAGTTACAATCCAGTAAGAGATCAACAATTGGTGATTGTACCCCTTTATAGTTCCACACAACAATTGTTGAAAGTATATGATTCCGTCTATTTTGACCCTCAAACCGGAAATATGTTGGAATTGTTCGGTACTCCTTCCGGTAACAATACATCCACCTCCAATGACGTTTCCACATTAACCAACATGGTTCTCATCCCACGTCAAGGTACAGATGTGGTATTTTATGGTAGAAATACTACCGACCCACCCTTTAGCAATAATATGATAGAACCCCAATATTTGAATGTACAAATGAATTCTTCTTACGACGCATGGTATTATCCCAATGCGGGTAGTTTGTCCACCTTGCCCTTCAATTATCAAATTTTTTACTTCCCCTGGAAAACCCAAACCGTAATCTTGATCAATGATTGTACCATTCAAAAAATAGTCGGTGTATTTCCATTCATCAATTCCACGAAAAATACCTCTCGTATTCAACCAAGTTCCCAAACCTTCAAATATCCCACCCAAAAAATAGAAGATTACACCAAAGAGGCTTATGTGGATGTTCTTCCTCAATACTTGTCTAGTATGCAAGGAAAACCTGCCTTCATAACTCCGACCCAATTGTACCAAATTGAGACCAACATATGGTTTGATACTACCAATGGTATCGTGATGATGATGAAATCCGGTACTTCCACGGACCTAGATATAGAAACCGGGGTGTCGTTTACCATCAAAGCCCAAACGGATACCAGTGTACTCCCATGTATCATCGCCAGTGACAATCTCGGTCAAAACATCGTGGTATGTACCGCATTTCCCAACAATTGTACCATGGTCAGTATCTTGTGTGTCAATGAACACAACAGTTCCATCTTGGAAATTCGTAACGTAATATTGTTTGATCCAAGTGTTTCAGGTGGCGTATCTCATAAACACAATGATCATCATCATCATTCACCACCCAATTCACCGAAAAGTCGTAATACGGACAAACCCGACGATAATAAATACATCTTGAAATCGCAAATTGTGCCTCCCGTTTGTCCCGCATGTCCATCATGCAATAATAATACATGTGATGCATGTAAATCGGTAACTACCTTGGCACCTCTTGGTAACAACAACTCGCTTTCCAGTTTGATTGCCAATTCGTATACTGTGGGTAAACAAACAGGCAATGGAAGTGGAAACGGAACGTTATTCCAAGACAATGGCATGCCATGGTCACAATCGGTTTCTAATATGGTTACTGGTGGAGAAAATACCGTAGGAAATGTATTGTTGGGTGCGGAAGGAACCATCGGAAATGTATTGGATACTGCCATAGGTGGAACCGCCTTGTTAGGTCTTGGTACAGTTGCGGGTGCAACCACATTGGGTACTGGAGTGGCAGGCGATATTAAGGATTTAGGGTTGGGTGTCACAGGAGACGTTGCGGGTGTTGCCAACAATTTGGTAGATGCGGTCAAAGACATTGTAACCCATACCATGGACGATTTGACCGGTGGAAAAGGTGACCAAAAAGGTACACACACGTATACCAATGAAGGCGACACTGAACAGACGCCGACACATACACCAACCTTCCTACCCACCACCACCCCGGCGACCACGATGGGTTCAGAATTGAAAAACATACCTGGCGGGTATAAGATGGCATGTGGACCTGGACTCAACAATTATTACGGCGCCTTGAACAATCACAATGCGTCAAATTTTATGCCTGTGACCAGTGATTTCAGCAAATTCGGGCGTTAAAAAAGCCTAAAGAAAATGTATTTATGATACAACAGAACACCTTTGTATCATATGTCTCGTAAAAAATCAGATACATCCATGGATGTATACAATCAAATCTTGCAACGTGAACCCATTGCAAAAGAAATTATAGACATATTGCAATCATTTGACGAAAAATGTAGAAATATTACGTTCAAAAAAGGTATTTATATCTATGGTTCTCCCGGATGTGGGAAAACACAATTTATTTGTAATCTATTGGAATCCTTACATTATGATGTCATCAAATATGACGCAGGTGATGTACGTAACAAAGCTCTTATAGATACCATTACATGTAACAATGTATCCAACCGCAATGTTCTTTCTATGATGAATCGTATTCAAAAACCCATCGCCATTGTGATGGATGAAATTGATGAGATGAACAACGGAGACAAACGTGGTATTACATCATTAATCAAACTTATCCGCCAGAAAAAGACCAAGAAACAGAAAATGGAACAAGTGACACTGAATCCCATCATTTGTATCGGAAATTATTATGTGGACAAAAAAATGAAAGAATTGAAAAAAGTATGTAATGTATTTGAACTCAAGACACCGACTCATAGTCAAATGTCATCCATCTTGGACATGATTACTGCCAAAGTTTCGGTAACCATTCTACCAGAAATCAAAGAGACTATTTTGAAATTTGTACAAGGGGATATGCGGAAATTAATTTTCATAGAAAATATACTACATACACGACCACAATTTTTAGAAGACCATTCTATTTTAAAAAATATTTTTCAAATCAAAACGTACAATGATGATGCAAAAAAAATCACACATCGGTTGTTGAATGAATATGTCCCTTTGGACCAACACAATCAAATCTTGAATGAAACCGATCGTACCATTATTTCACTTCTCTATCACGAAAACATCATAGACCCTTTATGGTCTGAAGACCGGAGGGTTTCCACCTTGAGGTCAGAAGGACGAAATCCTTCCACCTTGAGGTCTGAAGACGTGACAGAATGTATTCATTTTTACAATCAATTCTTGGACAATTTGTGTTTTGCCGATTATATTGACCGTGTCACCTTTCAAAATCAAATTTGGATTTTCAATGAAATGAGTTCTATGATCAAAACCTTTTATAACAATTGGTTGTATCATCATCAAATATCTCATACAGTGGCCAATTTTCAACCGTCTGAAGTGAGATTTACCAAAGTACTTACCAAGTACAGTACTGAATACAACAATCAATTGTTTTTGTACAACATGTGTCAAGAATTGGACATGGACAAAAAAGATGTAGTCGCATTTTTTCAAGAATTACGTATGCTCTTGGGGGGATCTTCTTCCGTGGTTGTATATGATCATTTGGACGATTTGTTTCAATCCACCGATATTACACGATTGGACATCAAACGCATGTATCGGTTCTTGGACAAAAATAGTGATACATTTGATTTGATTGGTGGTAAAAAAATAACAGCGGCATCATTACCTCATATGGAAGACATCGTAGAAGATGACGAAGGAGGTGATGATACAGAATGAACGGCTTATAACAATCGTTTCGCTTCCTCACGTTGGGGTATAAACATCACTTGAATTATATTAGAAAAACGCACTCGCTTCATAGGAGGAATACAACTAAACTGTTTTGCCCATTTCCATAGAAAAAATTTCATAAAATAAATAAATCCTATATTCTTATAGGATGTATTTTTATGTGTCTAAATTTTGTAAAAACTCATCTGGTGTTGAGTTTTTGTCTGAGTGCTTTCGTCTTGCGATGACGTCCAACTCTCCGGGACCGATGGAAAGAAATGGAAGAATGTTTCTTTTTTCTTGATTTTCCCCCTTTTGTATAATCATTATCTTCATCATCTAGAATTCTTTTACTTTTACGAACAATTTTGGGTGGAGATTTCATTTTTTTTGGAGGAGAGAATGTTCTTTTACAACGTATTTTGTCTTGATTATTGCATATTGCAATTTCCGTATGAAATGTACCATTCGCATCTGTTTTGCCATGTTCCAATATATAACCGTCATGACCATTATTACATAAATAGGAAGCTAAAGTTCTGTCAGCAGTTGAATCAGAATCACGTATGCCAATTTCATTTTTTTCAACACGATATCCATAGTTCTTGGTCAAAATATGTTGAATATTTCCAGGAGCATCATTGTACAATGTCGTCATAGTTTCAAGGTCATCCAATACAACAAGATGAAAATCTTGTTCGGTAATATATTCCGATACTGTCCCGTATGTTTCAGCAACATTTTGATTCAACGCAAAAAATGTAGGTTTATTTGGATCATGTTCATATTCTTTACACTTTGGTTGGTTTTCTTTTTTGGGTGAACTCATACGAATTGTGTTATTGGTAGGACTAGAATTTGTAAAAGTTGTAATCATATCTGTTTCTGGTTTTTCACCTTTGAACAAGGGTGTACCCCTAGAAATTGTTTTATATTTTATGGACATGTACGCCTTATATAAAATTAGGAGATTTTCTTGTATCACGTCTGATGATGATTTTTGTGTGGAACATACCCCCCTGCACGAACACGGGTAATCGCATCTAAACGACTATTTTTTTCCGTTTCATTTTTGACAGGACCACTTTTGGGTTGTGATAATTTGTACGCATCCAATGCCCGATGTTTTAATTGTTCCATGCGAGACGAAGACGATTGGTCACAAAATATGGCTGATTTATTCATCCCTGGCACGGTCCCCATACCGTCTTTGGAGGATGTGCCATTGGCGAAAACAAAAACAACTGCTCGTTTCATATTATACAGTCTTTATGAGAAATAATTTAGAATGGATTTTATGCCCATTTTTTGGTTTTGTATTTCTGTTAAATATTGTTGAAATAACAAGGTTTTCACCTTGGCTGAACAATATTTTTCACGTTTTTTCATGTGTATTTCTATGGAATCCCCGTATTCCTTTTCTATGACAGATAATTCTCGTTTAATTAAACGAATGGTTGGTAACAATTTTTTGAAAGTACAAATCGGTTCCAACGCCAAGCCAAACAATTGTTGTAACGGTTTCATCAATTGATTGGTAATATAGAAACTATAGTCAATGGGAACACGATTTTTGATGATAAATTCGGGAGTTTCTATTTTTTCGCCCTGCAATGCCTTATTATCTTTATGAACCACGTGTACAAACTTCATACGGTCCCCAGGTTTGGGTTTGTTTCCAGGATCACGTTGAGCAATGCGTTCTGCCAATACACAATGAGCAATCTGTTGAGGATTTTTGTAATGTCCACGTAAAGCCTTGGTAATCATTAATTTTTCCATGGGTACTTTTCCATGAATCAACTCTTGCAAAGAGTGGTCCAAAAATTCCACGGCTTGTTGTATATTTGAACAACCTGTAGTCTGAGATTCTTGCATTAAGATATTCAGTATTCCACCATACGTATCTTTCAAATAATCGCACGAATCACGACGTTTCAGGGACAAACCCATATATTTCATTTTTCCTTTGTTGGGATTGGTTTCGTACAACATACCGACATATCGTTTTTTGGACAACAGAATGAACGGCATCATGGTCTTTTCGTACGACAATTCCATCGGAGATTTCAAGAATTGTGTGCATAATTTCGCAGCATCTTGGGCGATTTCTATCGTAATTTCCAGAGCACGTTTACCGCGGATATCTTCCAAATTTTTCGTAGGGTCTTTCAGATTGAAGGTAAAGAATACCGAATCCGTGTTATGTACAATCATATTGCCAATTCCCGCGGCGAAATGATGATTGTCCGTCGTTAGATCATATACATAATTGTTACCATAATACGGTAATATTTCTATTTTTTGAATGACAGAAACAATCGGTTCATGATACACATTTTCGTAGGCGTGCAAGGTGATACTATTGGTGATACTATTGGATTCTATTTCTACCCCATATCCCAATTCATGCATCGCAAAATAATATTCGGCGATTTCTACCATCGTATCGCGTTGATTGTTGAAAGTATAGGATCCTTCTGTCATAAAATGGGGATTTTTCAATTTCATGATATTTTCAGACACGAATTCCGCATCTTCACCAATGGGTTTCATGATCACATCATGATGTAACAATTGCGTACTCAGTTGGATGTCTTTGGGTGAAATGGGTTCACCCATTTTGGTCAACAGAGAATGGTCGTCCGTTACATCTACCATGGCAGTATTGGTGGTAATACGAATCATTTGTTTGTGAGGTGCCAATGCATGACGAATTACACGATGAATCGGTGTCCATCCTTGTTCGGTCCAACTATCCACGGGAATCAAATTCAGTTCACAATATTCCTTGTCACCTGAAGATTTCCAACGATCCATTCCGTACATTTTTGCGATATCGGCAATCGTATGAATCATGATATATTTACCTACACGAATCGTTATCGGAGTATAATATGCGACAGAATCCCCATACACATATTCTGCACAACATTTGACTGTACCCTGAGTTTCTGTGGTAAATTCCATATCACCGTAGACTTCTTCAATGATTCGTTTGGCATACGTAATCATTTGACGACCAGTTGCTGTAGTAGATGCTGCCACATCTTTTTCATAAAAAGTAGAGGTTCGGGCACCACATTGACCATACAAGGAATTGGCAGTCACTTTGTAACCGAGTTGTCGTTTGTCCAATATGTTTTGCATAAAGGGGTCTTTTTCAGTTTTGATCAGTTTACGTGTATTTGCGCGTGCCTGCAATAACTCTTCCAAAATGGCGGGCATGATGGATTTTTGATGATTGGGTAATTGTACCCATCTACATATTTTTTTTCCCGTTTTTTGTTTTACGGCTTGTGCGGATGGTTTTTCCGGATTTTTTCGCCATTGAAAGGTGTCAAATTCCACGTCAATGTATTTGTATCCCAAATGTTCCAAATTGTCATAGTTGGGGTCTCCCGTTTGACGAATCAATGTACCTTTCAGATCGTACTCTTTGGTCCATACTTTGCTATCGGGTGACAAATTGTTACTAATCATGGAAGAAGGATACAACGAAGCATAATCCAAACAAGCGACGGGATTGTCCATATACATGGAACACTTGGGTGGTAATACAATGGCACCTTCGTATCCGTCGGCAAATTCCGGTTTTTCCAAATCGGGCATCAATGTTTTTTTTTCACGGCATTTTTTGGATACATAACTGGTCAATTTGATTCCTTGTCCACGAAATACCAAAAAGGAAATCGGTACACTACAAATGCGTGCCATTTCTACATAACCGGTGATTACATCTATTTTGTTCATCAGATGATGTACAAGATTACAATCCTGAATACAGTATTTCGCGACTTTGGCACGGTCTTTCGCATCACCATTGGACAAACGGAAAATGTCTTGGGGAGATACGTCATCTTTCGCCATACACCATTTGATACTTTTCTTCTGGTCGTGAAGATCCGTTTCATGACCCTCAATGGATACGATGTATTTTGACACGGGATCGGTAGACGGTAGAATTTCCAATACTATGAATTTGTGTCCGTCACGATAGTAATCACTGGTAAAACTGGAAATTTCAATATGAATATAGTCGCCTACATGTAATCCGGCAATGTTGTTGGTATACAAATACGTAAACGTAGCCCCGTCACTGTCCGTGACAAATTCCACTTTTTTCACGTCATCACGGATAAATTGTCCAGCAACATCGTCCAATTTGTACGAAGCCAAATTGAAATCACGACGAAAATAGGTATACATGTCTATTTGTAGCCGTCCTGGCATACTCGGATATCGTAAATCATATTCACCCGTGGCAAGAACAATCTTGGTATTGTCCAATTTAGGTGGAGATATTATTTTGTCATCTCTTTGGTTAGTGTCTTCTTGTTCGTATTTACGTGACAATTGTAGAAATTCATGAATACAACCCGTTTCTTGCGCACGTACAAACATAAATTGATAATCAAACCCGAAAATATTATAACCAATGATGATATCGGGATTTTCCGTCTGAATCAGTTGAGTCCATTGTTTCAATAAATCGTCTTCGTTGGATACGGTTTCAATGACGGCACCGGGTACGGGATCACAGGTATTTAATACCAAACAATGATTCAGATAGGGTTCATTATCCCCGTATTTCATAAATGTGGAACCGATAAAGGTGACTTTGTCACCTTCCAATTCAGGAAATCCATGTTCAGGGAAACAAAAGGCTTCATTGACCATGGTGATTTTTTCTTCACGTGAATATTTGTCCTGTTGTAACATATCCAATAGTTCAATTCCCGCAACTATCCTTTTGCTTGGCGCTAATGGTGTTTTTTTTGAAATTACGTTCGGTAAATGGTCATCTTCATCCTCTTCTTCTACCATATCCACCTCATCATCACATACATCTTCTTCGTCTTTATCACCGTCCTCATCGGGTAAGATTTTTTCAAACATTCTTTCAATGGATTGCAGATTCTTTGTATCGGTATTCATGATACGATTACCTTCGGAATCCATACATATATGGGCGATCCACCGAGGAATCAAGGTTTCTTCCAAATATTTTCGTGAAGGTGTTTTTCCTTTGGGATATACCAAATCAATGTCCGAAAATTTGCCATATCCAAACGCCGCCAAAATGATTCGTTCAATAAGAACGTTTTGTCGCGATTTGTCACAGTTACCTTGTTTGATTTGTTGTTGAAATATATCTACCAATTGTGTCGCCAATCGTTTGTACGTTTTTTTCGGAATGGGAAAATCTCCGTGACTACTAGACGCTTCAATATCAAAACTACAGATTTTGTAAGGAACACGGGTTTCTTTTTGTGATTGGGGAATCAAATCACGCATACTACAACGAAATTCATAATGACAAGACGTCGTCGTTTTTTCGCTATCTATCATGGTATGTTGAGGTACAAATACCCATCCTGAGGGCGAAATATTGTAGATATGAAAATAACGTAACAAAGGGGGTAATTTGCTCTCATACAATTCCAATTTGCATTTTTGGGAATACAAAGGACGTAATTTACGTATAGGAATATCTCCTTCGTTTTTCGGTGGTTCCGTAACATACCACATATTTCTTACACGCATCATCGTCATGGAATTTTGAAAAGTTAATTGGGCAAATTTGGATTGTTTACCTGCACTGAATCCATATAATTTGTTGTATTTGACCAATTCCACACCCAACAACAATTGTTCAGCACGTTTTCCGCCACCCAATTTAGTCAATAATTCGGTACGTAATTGATTGCAATTGTTTTGTGTCCAATGGTCGGCGACAGATACAAAGAAGAATGGCTGAAATTCTTGGACAAAAATGGAAAATGTTTCACCCTGTTCGTTGATCCCATACATTTGTATGATGAATTTGGGTACGGTATGGGGTTTGTTGGATACATTCACGGTTTCATCGTCAGAAGAGGATTGGTCGGTGGACATGGGTGAAACGGTGGGACATTCATCATAGACGTGAAAATCCAAAAGTCGTACGGATTTCCCTTTGATTTTTCTATGTATTTTTTTTTGATGAGTGGCGGTGGAGGCGGGTTGTGTTTCAGAAGGACGGTTCATTGTCATAGTATCTTAGGTTATATGTAAATAGATTCTGTGTGACACAATTATAATCAATTTTTCGTCTATCCTCAATATATAGCGTTGTAACATTGTATATAAGTTAAATAATGAATAGAGATCATACAGACGAAGATAATAAAGAAAAAAAACATATCACTTCGTATCGTGAAGTTGGACTTGAATCCAAGAAACAATGGCTTTTTCCTAATTGGGTTGTCACAATGTTGAAATGGTTATCACCTCTTCTTCTACTTGCTCTAGTTGTTCCCATATGTATGACCATTTCAAAACTGAAACGTCCCTATTTCTTACCGAAATTGTTGGCAATTGGTATTTTGGCGGTGTTTTTGGCAGATTTGATCAGTGCCTTGGTACATATTACGTTTGTGGATAATGCCTATTCCACGACGAAATTCACTGTGGACGAAGATGGATATTTGATTGTACCCGTGTTATACGGATATTCTTCCTGCCATCATTATTTTCCTAGCAATTGGAAGGACATTGACGATTCTACCTCTTGGGTATCCCTTACATTGATTGTATTGATTTTTGTCTTTTTTGTGATATTGTTGATTAAAAATGTCGTACTGAGATTGCTGTTGTTACTTACGTATTCTATCATTCCCTTAATAACCATTTCCCATAAATACATGCATGAACTCAATCATGGACGCTATGTACCCTTATGGGTACAATGTTTACAATCAGTAGGGTTTTTTATGAGTACAAATGCTCATCGCATACATCATGAAAATCACATATACGACTGGGGGTTATTGAACGGATTTAGTGACTATTTTGTGAATTCAATTGTCAAAGGTATTTGTCATTGGAAAAATACATGTCCCATAGAATTAATGACGGAAAATTATGAACTTTATGAAAGAAAATATCAAACGGATGTGGTAAAAATGCGTTTTGTAGGTGATATTGAAGGACGTATTATTTGCAAACGTGATGGACATCATTTGTTGTTGTTGAAAGAAAACCACTAATATTGGTATTGGAACCTACGGTTCCAGTAAAACCTCCCTTAAGTAACGAGGACACCGACCTTCGGTCGGCGCCCTCATAAGGTTTCTTTCAAGGATTCTTGGTTAATTAGTTGTATAGGATCCTATACAAATAATATGAAGGTGGTTCTTGGTAACCTTATGAGGGCGCCGACCGAAGGTCGGTGTCCTCGTTACTTAAGGGAGGTTTTACTGGAACCGTAGGTTCCAATAGAATCTACACAATATATAAGTAGATTTTACATGAAATTTAATACAAGATTTGTTCTAGTTTTGTTTATTATGTTGGTTCTTTTAGGAATCTTTTTACATTCACTCAATGTCATGACAAAAAAATTTGACCTAGAAGAAAAAGAAGGATTCAATTCTTTCAATACGGACATCTATAATTTGCAAAATGGCAAAGAAGAATCCCAATGTCCCAATTTGTTGGTCAATAAAGGAGATATTTTGCTCCTATACAACACATTAGCATTTGGACCCGAGAATCAATTGATACAAACCTTCAAATCCATGAACGAATATCTGGCGTACGTTTCCCAACAACAAAGTGAAGGTAAAAATTGTCCCTTGTTGTATTTACGTCAAGAGGTGAATACACAAGGACAAGATGTATATCGCATGTATACCGAAGCGACCATGGGACCTGTCGGAGGTCCTGGTCTGATACCCAGTCATATGATACCCAGTCCGGAACCCATGCCAACATTGTCCGACCCCTATATGCGTCCTTCTCCGGGTTCCCAAGAATTTGGACAACAAGGACGTCCACCTTTACCACCGCCATTTTTGGAATCCGTGCCTATTTGGGATTTACATCATCAACCACCTATGTATATTGAAGGGGGGATGCCGGCATTACCGATGGAAACACGTCCAACTGGAGTGATGATTGCGATGGACGCGAACAAAGATACGAATCCGCAATTCAATCAAACCGGATTGAATAGTTTTGATCCATATGGGTTGTACGTAGGCAGATTTACGGATGTAGATGTATTACAAAAAAAAACAGAAAATACACATAGTGGATTGTCTGCCAATGCCGCCGACCCCAACTGGGGGGGTGTAAACTTTACCCAAGAACAAATACAACGCGGGGAATTTTCTAATAGCCAAGTTCAACGCGTTATTTATCCACAAATGGGGTTTGTATAAGATTTTTTATGTTGTGAGTTTCATTTTGTTCAATGACAAAATGAAATAAATACTATATGCACCTAACAAAATTTGGACACATTCTGTCATCATAGAATACATAATACGACGAAATTTAGGACGAATTATGCAACAAATACATAAACCTACCATCAACCACCGAATATCGGTCGTTGATACTTCCATATGAAACATACGTTCAGGTATGGCAATATCACCCATTTTTTTGGTATAGTCAATCATTGTGGAAAACTTCATGATGTTGGATTTGATAATTGTACTTATACATGTCTACAAACAAAAGCAAATCAATTTTATTATATGATTGGATCCTATAGTAATTTTTTGATATTTATATGAAGGAGTGTTCTATCAACAATTGTACAGAATATTCTTTGGTTTATAAAATGGTGGTCTTGGGGATGTGGGGTTTTTTCGTAAAAATGTACGATGACCTGGATGATTTGTATTTGTTCAACAATCAACGTATCATGATGGTGTTACAGACCTTGCAAACCATCATCATGAGTTATTGGTTATTTGTGGTTGCGAGTACCAAATTTGATTATTGGATTATCATTGTTTTTTTGGGAATATTTGTCTTGGATTGGGAAGCATATACCGGTAATGCGTATTTTTTCTCTGCCACGTTTGGTTTTTTAATTTTATCCATAGGTATATTGATTGTCAATCGGTGTTTTTTTACTATCACGGAATTGCTATGGTTTTTTGCCTTGTTGTTTTTAGCGATGCCATGGACGGAAGTTATTTGTATCAAAGTCAATGGTATTGCTGCGGATATTGGCAAATATTTTCATTTATTCCCGCCAAATAACGATAAATTAACGTTTATTCAACTTTCAGAAACGGATTTGGAAGTATCTTTTCATAAATTGAAAACGCGTATTACGTCTTTGTTCTATATGTCTACGGCTCTGTGTATTCTTTTTTATTTGAAATCCTATAGTAAAAATAACAAGATGTGGGTACATTTATTGTCTGCATTGATTGTATTAAATGCGTGTCATCTTGCTTATACGACCTGCTCCATTTTCAACCAAGCCAATGTATTGTATTTTCATCCGGAAATTATTGAATTGCACAAAGAAAAAAACCAGGATTAGATGTATGCATGCTGTATATCGGGATGATTGATGTTCGGATAATTGGTTTTCAAAAATTGTGCCAATTCTTTCCCGGAATGTTCCAATCCGCGATGATTGACGAACCATTCTCTTGGGCTATATTTCACTTCGGGTGATAAAATTCGGTCCAATGCCGGACTGATATCGTGTTCATTTGTAAAAAATTCCCCGGTAACCCCGGAAATGACATTGGTCCATCCTCCTACAATGTTTTGGTTCACCAGTACTGGCATGTCATACAACATGGCTTCGGTAATCACTCTTGGACTCGCATCGGATACATTCGGAGCAAACAAAAACCGGCATTTTTGCATTTCTGTTTGAAATTCATGAAAAGGTAAAAAGGGAACGGTTTTCACAATACCCGTGCATTTGTCAGTGAATTCACAATTGGTTCGTCCTACTATCACACCTTTCAAATGATATTTGGAACACATTACTTCCAAACATTGTTTCGCCAAATCCCAACTACGAATGTACCAATTCCATCCCGGGGTGCATTGTTCATTGTCATCCAAACAAATATAAATGAAATCATATTGTTTTTGAATACTGGGGTCGGGTTTGTAATGTTCTACATTTTTCAAATCGGCTTCGGACATTAACAACAGTGGTAATCCGGAATATTGTAATTTATATCCGGGATCACGAAAACAATGAATCCATGCGGAAACCATACTCACATAATCGTGTTTTCGTTCTTCGTGGAATCTATCTTCGTGTGGATTGTTAATTTTGTAAGGAAATTCTAAATAACTGGAAATACCAATGATATTCCATCCCGCATTTTTATAGGATTCGTACAACAATTCGTGATTGGTTTCACGAAAAGGTGCGCTTATACAAATAATATTTAATTTTCTACCTTGTTCATCATAGATATTTTTAAACGGAAATTCCACACTCGGTGGTTCTTCTTTGGACATGTTGTCCATGGATTCTTGAAACCGTTTTTTCACATTGTATGGTTCTGACAATAACAATTCAGGGGAGAACAATTTATACAATAAATAAAAAATAACGATCAAAATACATCCTAAAACCATCCATTCCAACGGTTTATAATTGGAACGTTTCATACACCGATCATATAACATTTGTTCCTATATATTTATGTATACTTGCCACCACTGCTGAACTCAATTTACGTTCACCCGAAGTGGATTTCGTATAAATACCTTTCAAACAATCTGGGTCATCTTTCAATGATTTGATTAAATTTTCCAACGTTTTGAATTTTAATACAATGGATGCTGCCGAAATACTGCTTATTCCGGGTATTTGACACAAGGCAATTTCCATCCAATTTTCCGGGGTAATGTTGTCTTTTTTCACTTTTTTCACCACAGTACTGTAAGACGGGGGTGGTAATGGTTCATGTATAGGAACGGGTATACATATATTTTGCGGTGATGATGTGTCGTCTCTCTCTATGACAGCCGCCAGTTGCTTGTTTTCGGGCACGTGATACGGAGAGACGTTTTTCAACCGATTGCGATGAATTTTTGACGCGGTTTGCCATATCCATTCGGCAGTTTCTTGGACACTCGCTGTGCGAAAGATACTAAATCCTTTGTAATGATTCAACGATGTCATGGACGAATATATCAACACACGATCTTTGGGGTTGGTCACTTGGTTCATAATTCCTTCAATCAGATACATGATGTTGTGTCTTGGTACTCCACTAGAATGTATCAGACGATAGGATTGTTCTTCGTATCTACTATCACGAATACTGGCTAAAAGATCCGGAATGGATTTTCGTTCAATCAACAATGCGGTTTCACCGTCTGAATGTTCCAAGACAATGTCCCCCAATACCAAGACTTTTTTGATGATTTCTATAGGTGAACTGACCGTCGCCGCTGCACTAATTTCTAGGAGTTTTTCGTACAATATTCTTTCTCGTTCATCTATGTAAATACGCATAGTTACATAGATACAGCTGGTAATCTTTATACTATATTGGAACCTACGTCTATTGGAACCTACGGTTCCAGTAAAACCTCCCTTAAGTAACGAGGACACCACCACTACGTGGCGGTGCCCTCATAAGGTTTCTTACAAGGAGTCTTGGTTAATTAGTTGTATAGGATCCTATACAAATAATATGAAGGTGGTAACTACAAGGTGGTTCTTGGTAACCTTATGAGGGCACCACCACGTAGTGGGGGGTGTCCTCGTTACTCAAGGGAGGTTTTACTGGAACCGTAGGTTCCAATAGAGGGAGGTTTTACTGGAACCGTAGGTTCCAATAGTTCCAATAGATTAGCGCATGCTTGGTTGGGGAGATGTAACCATATTCATGGGAAGATTCTGGTTAGGATGTCGTTTGAATCGGTTCTTACGCATACTTACCAAACTCAACAAACCATTACCCCGTTCCACATACGCATTGTATACGGAATCAGGAATGTTCGCTGTGGGAGGAGTTCCCGCCTTTTTTGCGCCACCACCTTGTGGTTTGTTTACTAAACTAGACATGTACGTTGTTTTCCAAGGACCTGAAAGAACCATGTTTTCAGAAATATACTGTATAATATACTGCTATAGATAAAAATAAAGACATAAAAATTGATTCCTATATTGTAATAACGTACTCATTCTATTCCTAATTGTAACATGTCCTCTTATATGAACAAGCACAATCGTTCCTGCCGTAGTGATGGTTCCAATGAAGGAAAATCCAATACCATCATTGTCGCTCAATCAGAACCCAACGAATCCACCAACCCAATCTCTACAAGACGGCTAAATACCGCGATATCCCATATTTCTCCCTCCTTGTCTTTTGTTCCCATGGGATACAAAAGACAAATGTTTGGCGAAGATGATTTGCACATAGAATATAGAAATGGGGTAGAAGTCACCGTATATAATCCATTCAATCCTATGAACAAATTGATTTCTGCCGCGGAAATAGAAAAAATATTGTCCAACTATGGGATCAATGTGCCGATCAATCATTATGAATTTTACAAACGTGCTTTTGTACACCGCTCCTATACAAAATCCCCCCTGTTACTTACGAATCCGACTGAAGTGATTATTACTCCACAACCTACCGGATGTTTGAACTTGTTTACCAAATCCAATGAACGATTGGAATTTGTCGGAGACGGAATACTGGAATGTATTACAAAATTTTATTTGTACCGCCGTTTTCCAAAAGAAAATGAAGGATTCATGACTGAAAAAAAAATCGCCCTGGTAAAAAATGAAGCCATTGGACGTATCGCTTACGAAATGGGTTTGCATAAATGGTTTATTTTGTCTAAAAATGCCGAAGAAAAACAAACACGTACCAATTTGAAAAAATTGGGTTGTTTGTTTGAATCCTTTTTAGGGGCATTGTTTTTGGATTTCAACAAAATATCCGTAAAGGATGAAGACGGATGGTTTGAAAATGTATTCTTAACTGGTCCCGGATTTCAAATGGCACAAATTTTCGTTGAAAATGTATTTGAAAAACATGTCAATTGGATTGATTTGATCCGTAATGATGACAATTATAAAAACATTTTGCAAGTACGTATTCAGAAAATTTTCAAAGTCACACCGGATTATTTGGAAATACAACCTTATCAAAACGAAATTGGGTATCATATGGGTGTCTATTTATGTTTAGGACAAAGTATACATAACCTAAATCATTCTCATGCAATTCCTATACAACATTTTACCTCTTTGCAGAGTATTCATGAACATATGTCCATCTATGGAAAAATTATGGTATTTTTAGGAGAAGGAACCCATAAAATCAAAAAGAAGGCGGAACAAATGGCTTGTGAAAATGCAGTACTATCAACACAAATGTTGTTATCCGATGCTTGATTTTACCTTTTGTTGGAACTATGTTATGGGTTCCAACAAAACATCACAAAATAACATATACGATTCTTTTTTATTTATCTATATTCCAACATGGAACAAATGGATGCTGAATCTAAACGTTTGTCCCAAATCATGGATAATTTAAAAAATCGCAATTTTCCTAGTACCAAAATGAAACAAGGTGTACGTGTACAAGTCCAATTTCAAGACCGACGTGACGCCACCGACATGGACCGCGATGTCATTGTGGATCGTATCAATCGTCAAACACCCCGTGGAAAAGTGGTACAAGAGTCACCTAAAACATTTTCCCGCGACATAGAGTCTCTGTCACCTGAGAAGTCAGTTGTTGAACGGTCACCTTCTGAGTTAGTACTTGGAAAAATCTCAGCCCCCGTATCTCAACCTGATAACACAACCCCCGCAACAAAAAAACTAAGCAAAATTACGATTACTAAACCCATCTCTGAAGAAGCCGAAGAAGAAGCTGTGGAAGAACCTGTGGAAGAACCTGTGGAAGAACCTGTAGAAGGAACCATGGTAAAAACGTCTAAACCAAGAACCACCCAAAAAAAATCACGTATGGATTCTTTTGTGCCCCCCGAAACACCCAAAGAAGACGCAAACCCGCACGTCCGTAGGACGGAAGGGTTTGGTAGGGATGCCGATAACGTAGTGGAGGCATCAATCATCAAAATAACCACTTCACCGTATTATATGAGCAATCGCAAACGTTTTTTGGAAAAAATCAATCAACTATTTGAGCCTTTTATGCAAGAATTAGCCAAAACCCAAGAACAAATCTCCTGTAGTACCTTGAAATCTATGGGAGCTGCCGGACAAAAGGTGGAATTGTTAATTCATCAACGTGTTGCCCGAGAATATTTGAATTTGTATTCCCCTTACCGTGGTTTGCTGCTGTTTTTTGGATTAGGGAGTGGAAAAAGTTTAGCGTCAATTTCCATCGCTGAAGGTATGAAATCCCACAAAAAAATATGTGTCATGACTCCGGCTTCCCTGAAAATGAACTTTTTTACTGAATTGAAACGTGCAGGTGATCCACTCTACAAAAAAAATCAGAGTTGGTCGTTTGTATCTACCGCAGGTCAACCCGATTTGGAAGATATCTTGTCCAAGAAAATGTCCTTGTCTTTGGATTTTATTCGTAAAAAAAAAGGTGTTTGGATGGCGGAAACCGAATCCACATCCACCCCCTTTTCGGAATTATCCGAAGAAGACCAAATCGCCGTGGACAAACAACTGGATCAAATGATCCGTGCCAAATATTTGGACATCAATTACAACGGAATCAATCATCGTATGATGTCCGAATTGACCGAAAATTATACCAAAAATCCCTTTGACAATACCGTCATTATCATTGATGAAGTACATAATTTGGTCAACATGATTGTCAATCAAATCGGACGTTTGTCCAAGAAATCCGAAAATGTTCCCACCAAAATCGGACCATCTACCCCGATTAGTTTGCTCCTATACGAATACATTATGCAAGCACACGATGCACGAGTGGTGTTTTTATCGGGTACACCCATTATTAATACCCCCAATGAGATTGGAGTATTGTACAATATGTTGCGTGGTTACATCAAAACCTGGACATTTTCGTTGCAAATAAATACCACGGCGAAGATTACCACCGAAACCATTTTACAAATGTTTCATAAAGAAAAATTCCTCTTGTTGGATTATGTGGAATATAGTCAAAACAAATTGACCATTACACGAAATCCGTTTGGATTTATCAACAACACCACGGGAAAATGCAATACCAAGTCGTCACGTGCCAGTGCGCTGGAAAAGGGTTCTCAGAAAATTCCGACGACTGCCACCGCCAAAAAAGATGACGACATTGCCGGAGAACCTGAAGCGTTAGCGGAAGGTTTTCCACTCACAATATCAACGTCCAAGAAGACCACACGAAAAATAACCACCACATTGCCGAAAGGTCAAAGAAAGACCAAGAAGGTTACTATAGCCGAACCCAGAGACGCATTTCCTACCCCGAATACCATGGTAGTAGAATCCGAAAAAGACGAAGATATTTACAATATGGATCCTCATGAAGGAGGAGGAGGTGGTAATGAAGACGTGGACCCGAATTATCAGGGAGTATGTTTGGATGAAACCGGGAACATGGATGATTCCAAATTTTTGGCAAAAGTCAAGGACATTCTCAAACGAAATGGATTGCAAGTATTGGTGACTCCTAAAGTGGATTTATTCAAATGTCTTCCGGATCGTATGGATGCTTTCTTGGATATGTTTATTGATATTGATACAGGTATGATGAAACAATCCGATATGTTTAGTAGACGTATTCTGGGATTGACTTCCTTTTTCAAAAGTCCCCAAGAAAATTTGTTACCTACTTTGGAAGAAACCGACGCGGGAGAATCGTACGAATTGGTAAAAACCGAAATGAGTACGTATCAATTTGAACAATACGCTGTCATTCGCAAAGAAGAACGTGATAAAGATACCAATGTTCAAAAAAACAAAAAGAAACGGGGTGCGACTTCCGGTGCGGAAAATACAGAGGGATTGTATCGGGAATTTACTTCTACGTATCGGATTTATTCTCGTTCTTGTTGTAATTTTGCTTGGCCAGATCCTCCTGGAAGACCCATAACTTCTACCAAACCAGACAAAGGAAAGCTCCTAAAGTCTATGGCGGAAGAATTGCCCGGGATTCTGGAAGAAGAAGAACAAGATATTACCGGAAAACAAAAAACAGTTCCACTTACTAAGAAATCCCTAAAGTCTTCTATGGTGGAGGAAGAGGAAGAGGAATCCGGCGATTCACTTATATCGGAAATTCCTGAAAAACAAAGTATACAAAAATCGGTACTTCCGACGCTGAAAAATACGCAACCTACTAAGAAATCCCTAAAGTCTTCTATGGTGGAGGAAGAGGAATCCGACGATACACCTATATCGGAAATTCCTGAAAAAGAAATGGATGATCTTGAAAAACAAAGTATACAAAAATCGGTCCTTCCGTCGCTGAAAAATACGCAACCTACTAAGAAATCCCTAAAGTCTTCTATGGTGGAGGAAGAGGAAGAGGAATCCGACGATTCACCTATATCGGAAATTCCTGAAAAACAAAATGTACAAAAATCGGTGCTTCCATCGTTGAAAAATACGCAACCTACCATAAAATCCCTAAATTCTATGGAAGAGGAAGAAGAGGAAGAAGAGGAAGAAGAGGAAGAAGAGGAGAAAGGCATTCATCAAAAAGGTGGAGCGGAAATATCGGAAGAGAATACCAACCTAGAAGATATGGGATCCACACTAGAAAAAGATGACGAGGGAGAAATCTCTGAACTTCAAGTGGAAGAAGCCATGAAACAATTGAACCAAGAAGCCTTTCTCGCTCTTTCCAATTTGTCCACCTATAGTCCTAAATACGCCGCCATTCTGGAAAACATACTATCGGAAAAACATATTGGTCTTCATTTGGTCTATTCTAGTTTCCGTACCTTGGAAGGCATTGGTATTTTCCAATTGGTACTGGAAAATAACGGATTTCGTAGATTTCATATACAAAAAATGGCAGACGGAGAGTGGGACATAGAAGATGACATACTTGGTCAACCTACCTATGCACTTTATACCGGAACAGAATCTACTGAAGAAAAGGAAATCATACGTAATATTTACAACGGAGCCTGGGACAATGTACCACCACGTATTGTGAAGAAATTGGAAGCTCAAGACAAGGACGGCAAAAAGAATACCGTAGGTGATATCATCAAAATATTAATGATTACCGCCTCTGGTGCCGAAGGTATTAATTTGAAAAATACTCGTTATGTACACATTGTAGAACCCTATTGGAATATGGTAAGGGTGGACCAAGTAGTGGGTCGTGCCAGACGTATTTGTAGTCACGAAGAATTGCCACCCGAATTACGAACGGTCAAAGTATTCTTATATTTGTCCGTGTTCAGTGAACAACAACAAACAGACAAGAATTATGTAGATTTGATGAATAGTGATGTAAGTCGTTTCAATGAGAATCAACCTGTAACTACCGACGAAACATTGTACGAAATTTCTTTGAAAAAAGAAAACATTAGTAAACAAATATTGAATGTAGTGAAAACCAGTTCCATAGATTGTGCATTGTATCAATCACAAGGTTCCAAAGAAATGATATGTTATGGAGCCAATTTAGGTCATATAAAAACCAATGACTTTTTGTCTTATCCTACCTTGAACCAAGATGCACAAGTACAAAACAAACAAGTGGTTACCAAACAACGTGTTTCTTTTCGGGAAATTACGATTAAAGGTAAGAAATATCATCTCAATGAATCCGATATGAATCTATATGAGCATTCTGAATATATGGCAAACCGAACCAACCCCGAAAAGATGAAATCGGTAGGAAAATTGGTCAAAGAAGGGAAAGGATACAAGATTATGTAGGTCTTAACAAAAATACTATCATAGAATATAGATGAAGAATACTACTAAGAAAGTGGGAATATATACATGTTTCATGGTCATTGGAGGAATTATATTGATATGTTGTCTCATGAATACAAAATATAATGAAGGGCTTAGTTCTCAAAAAGACGATACTACGGATCAAATACAACAAAATTGTGCGTACGAAATCACTCAAATGAATAAATTAAAAAAATACATTCTACGTTCTACTACCATCCAAGACATTGACAAGGACAATTTGAATACCTACGTGTCACAAATACAAACATCTTTGCTAAAATATTGCCAGTATTGGTCTGACAATATCGGAAATATCAACGAGACTGAATTGCAAAAATATATGACTGCTCTGCAAGATCACAAAAAGGTCCTCATCTATTATGTGGAAAACACGAATAGTATTATTACAGATGATAAAGACAAAATCAACGGTTATTTGTATGCGAAACTACCGGATGACACTCCGACACCTACGGTAACTCCCACCGTGATTACAACAGCGGTTCCCACAAAAAAAACAGGGTTTATGAGTGATCCCGATCTTAAATGGAGTAAAGGACAAACCTGGACACCTGTGCCCGAATTTACACCGAGTGCGATGGCACAATTTCAAGAAAACATGCCTACATTGTCCTCCGGTGCTACCACTGGATTGGGTACCATCGTAGACAATACACAAAAAATAATGTCCAATGTGAAAGGAAATCAATCCAATGTGTATAGATTGTTTGGTAAATCATAGATGTTTGTTACTCCCAAGATACCTCGCCGCCTCTATGAGGCGGTGAGGTATCTTTGTTGTGGTCCAAAACGCCTTAGGGCGTTTTAGGACCTACTGGGTTGAGACAAACGTGAAGGTGAAAATTCCTTCATATATTCATGTATCAATGGTTCACAAATATCCAAGGAAGAGACTGGTTCTGTTTGATAAATACGACTATCATTGACATGTTTGAGACATTTCATATAATGGGTTTCTAAACACATGGACATTTCCAATTTGAAAATTTCCGCCTTGGTATCATTGGACAAGGTACCAAAACGTCTACCAAGAAATTTGTGATTGGTACGGCGTTTACACATATCAATGAATTTTTCCGATATTTGTGTATCATTTTCCGGCAATTTCCGGTTTGTAGGTACGTCGTCGCTATTCGTAGTCATATTTTTGTATATGATTATGATAAAATAAAGAGAAATATCAAACGACATTTTTGATATTTTTTACAAATCTCCAATATTCATTCCCTGTTCTAACCACGATTGGATTCTATCAGGATGTAGTGCAACCGATAACAATTCGTATTTGATGATATTCATACGATTTTCCAACCACTGATAATCCAAGGTAAAAATCGCAGGGTTTCTGGACAATAATTCATAATCTATTTTGTCCAGATTTTGTTCCAAGAGGTGAATCGCACCAGGATTGGAAGATAACCAATCCCATTTGATTTTGTCGGGATATTGTTCCCAGAGGTGAATCGCCGCAGGATTGGCGGATAACCATTCCCAATCTATGTTATCGGGGTTTTGTTCCAAGAGACGAATTGCTGAAGTATGGGTGTTTCTTGATAACCATTCCCAATCTATGTTATCGGGGTTTTGTTCCAAGAGACGAATTGCTGAAGTATGGGTGTTTCTTGATAATTGTGACCAGTGGATTTTGTCCGGATTTTGTTCCAAAAGATGTATCGCCTGGGGGTGTTTGGATAACCAAAACCAATGAATTTTGTCCAGATTTTGTTCCAAAAGATGTATCGCCCTGGGGTTGTCTGACAAATAATTCCAACTGATTTTGTAGGGAGTTTGTTCCAAGAGACGAATCGCTCCGGTGTTTTTGGATAACCAATCCCAATGAATTTTGTCTGGATTTTGTGCCAAGAGACGAATCGCTTGAGAATTTCCCGATAATAATTTCCAATTGATTTTGTCCGGATGTTGTTGTAATAGATGTATCGCCTTGGTATTAGAAGATAACCACGTCCAGTGGATTTTCTCAGGATGTTGTTCTAGTAGGTCAATTGCCATCGGATTTTGGGTCAATACTTTCCAATCTAGTTTGTTTGGGTCTATCCAGTCTAATAATTTGTACATTACATCTATGTATATTGTAATTTTTTTATGTACATTTCATTTCTGATGAATAAAACAAACATATCGGATAACGAATCAATAAATAAACGCGGAAAAAAATGTATATAGAAAAATGATGGATATACAACCATATAATTTAAGAATTAAACGCACCATCCATGAATGATGATCAATATATGCTTATTATCAAAACAGTACAAATTCAACCCATTCGTAATATGATTACCGCCATCAAAGACATTTTGACCGATGCCACCATTACTTTTACTAAAGAAGGTATGCGTATCATTAATTTTGACAAAACCCATACCATCTTGGTCAATGTAGTACTCAATGCCAACAAATTTGAAGTGTACAAATGTAAACCAGAAAAGATTGTGATTTGCGCCAATACCTTGCATTTGTTCAAAGTGATTTCTACTATGTCCAATGACGATACGTTAACCATTTACATTGATAAAAACGATTATCATGACGGGGTCGTTTCCCATTTGGGTTTGCAGTACGAAAATGGGGACATTCATCAATGTTATATTCAAAAATTGCGTTTGATAGAACCCGATACGGAGGAATTGGTGATTCCGGACATTGAATATACGACCATTATCAATTTACCGTCGTTGGATTTCCAGAAAATATGTCGTGATATGAATTCCATTTCCGAACGGGTAGAAATTCGTAATACCAGTACGGAATTGAAGTTTTCGTGTGAAGGTAATTTTGCCAGTACCCAAATTTATCGTACCGAAACCGACGGATATACGGAATTTATCCAACGTCCTACGGATCCTTCGGTCGTCACTCAAGGTGTGTTCTCTACCAAATCCTTGTTGCAATTCATCAAATGTACGCCTCTTTGTAATACGGTTGAATTGTATTTGAGCAACGACATGCCCCTGATTTGTAGTTATGAATGCGCCTCTCTTGGTTCCATTCGTTTGTGTTTGTCTTCTTTGCCCGTGATTTAGAGCAAAAAATTGAAAAAAATATATGATAATACACAAAGTAATATCATATATTGGTCAGAATAATATGGATGTGGCATCAGAAGAAGTTCGTTCCGTATGCGAGGAAGAAATACCGGAAGAAATCCACGAAGAAATCCCGGAAGAAATTCCCGAAGAAATCCCGGAAGAAATTCCCGAAGAAATACCATCAGAGATTTGCCCCGTATGTTTGGATGAGATCCAGGAAGACGCACAATTTACCACCTCGTGTGGACATATATATTGTACAAAATGTATACTTCAAATACATGCATTATGCGTCAAAATGAAATGCCCTTTATGTAGAACCGAAATTACCAACATTCCTAGTATTACAGAAAAACGAGTCAAACTACATATTCCCGATTATGACCCCAACAATTATCCGATTTCTCCCTCTTTTGAATTCATTATAGATAGAAATTCACGTGATTTGTTTTCCAAGGCGTATTATACCATAGAAAGATTGGAAGCATGGGAAACATTGCGTTCGTATGTGGTAGATAGAGATAGAGGATTTATGTTTTCTGAATCAGCCGATATTCGTCAAATCATGGATGCGATCGCGGATGACAATGGGAATCATTCCGGATGTACGATGGGTATTACCATGCGCACGATGCATTTTATTTCTCAATTTGGTTGGACAATCTTTCGTGAAAGAATACATATGAATCATTGAAAAAATTGATTAAACCTACGATGATATATGATTATAATTATCATATATCAATATGTTACTAGCTAAAAAGATTTGTATGCCCTATGCGAATCGCTTGATAATAAATCGTCGGTTTATTAACAGTGTAAGTGATAAAATAATCAACAAAGGGATTCAAACGATAATACATGGTTGTGAATATATGCCGATAGTGTTAATGGCAGGAACGGGACTCGGAACATGTATAGGTTCGTATCACGGATATCAAGAATCAAAAAAAGATACTTATTTACAATGCATGTTTATGACAACATGTTTTGGATATGCCGGTGGTGGAATTGGCTATTTGTTAACCCTATTTTGTCCGGTTACTGTTCCGATTGTTATCGTAGCTACCATTGCCCTACAAATGGAACCCGTTATAGAACCCGAAAAAAAAGAATCAGATATCTACGCCCTCCATGACAAAAGACCTACCTAATTTTCTTCAAATGATAATTTGTTATGATTGAATACTACGGTAAGTTTTATGTATTGGTCATTACTGAATGTAAATATGTAGGTTCCGGGAGAGAGCCGTTTCTTGTCAAGTTCGCTGTGATGATAAGTAGTTTCTTTACCTTCGGTCTTCTGACCAATAATTGTATATGTATCGCTTGGTACCTCATATTCTTCTGGACTCCTACGTAGTCCTTCAGAATATGCGTGGTTATCCTCCACTACGCTACGGATACCACATCCATAAATAGTGACCATCATCTCTTTGTCTGTCGGTTCATCCATTTCAAACCATAACATATTTTTTTTTACTGTAAATGTCATATCTACACCATTTTCAAGAGTAATACACGATAGAATCTCCATATTTGTAAATATAGCTATTTATATATACAAAAATATATGTAAGTCTTTTTTTACCTAGAATTCCGGATTATGGGCTTTGAACAAACAACCATTCCGTAATAAATTGTCAATGTTGTAAATAATGGCAGGATCTTGCAAGGTACAATTTTTCATCCATATTTTGATAATACAGAAACCACGTTTGGGAGAAATCGTAATTCCGTTCACCAAGTCCATATGTGATGGATCTATCGTAAGTGAATACCCACATAACAAATACATCAATTTACGCCATACTTGAACTACCGCTTTGTTGGTGACTTTGTACGAAAAACTACCTCCTTGACGATTGTGGGAATCTTCCCACATGGGTGTAATACCTTTTCTCATAATAAATAGCATACAATTTTTGATGATATTGTCCGTGACTTTTTCGTTCAATTCTATCATTTGTTCCAATGTGGACACGTTTTCCATGATAGGTTTGTAACTGTCCAAATTCCAATTTTTGTCATTCGGTAGATGATAATAATAATTCCACGGGACCTGTAACCGTAACGATTTTGAATTAAGTAGTTGTTGATTTGTTACCGTTTTTTCGGACAAATCATGATGATGATCATTCATATTATCATGATCATGAAGAATATTCGGTAACGATGTATTGTTGCTCATACAAATCGTAAATACCTATACTATATATTTGATTGTTTTTCTATATCAGTTCGGAGTTACCCGACGACAACAATTTGTTATTGTTTTTCAGTTTTTTTCAGTTTTAATTTCATACATGGTTTTATCCAAATACAAATATTGAAAATACGACAATTCAAAATATTGCAAATTTTTGTCCATGAATTTGATAGTATAATCCATATCAAATACGAAATTGTTACCACCCACCACATAATGCAACATACGAGAAACAAATGCCGGCGAAAACAAATGATTACCTTCGTACATCATTTCCGATGGCAATTCCAATGGAATGGTATATGACATTTTCGGATGAGAATATTCAATACTTAAAAATCGGACCGTGGACGGTTGTAATTTTTCCAACTGTACGTCATCAAAATTCAAGATTTCCCAAGATGTATCCTCCTTTTTCTTGTTTTTGATATGTGTAGTACTACGAAAAATATATTGATTGGATGCCGTTTTATACGTGCATAATACGCGTTCCGGTGCATCTACCATAATAATTCCAGTATTTTGTTTTAGTAGATTTTCGTTGGTGCAAAAGATGGAATGACACATTTGACTCCATCTGTCAATTACATTCGCAGTTTGATTGCATTCGGTACATAGCACATATTCTTCGTTGTATTGGTAGTATGCTTCCGGTTTTTTACATAGAATGGGATTATCTCCACAAATAAGATCATACGTGGAATGTAACCATGAATGATTACATGAATCAAAGTATGTGATCGGCTCGGGAACATACGTGATATAAGATACATTGAGCCAAGGGGAAGAATCCGGTTCTGTGTAAATTCTACTTACAAAATTGTAGATACGCATGTACCAATAGGTCACAAAACATTTCATCGCCATGAACCATGGGGAATATTGTTCAAAATATTCTATCATCTTGTTGATTTTATACAGAAAACGCACGTAGATATCCGTTGCATGAATTAAAATCCACACAAAAAAATCGTACAATTGGTGAGTGGGTAGTAAGCTTTCTACGACTGATTTCTGGTCTGATTCTGGAAATAGTTTGAAATAACACGACATTGTATTAATTCTTGTTTAATTTTTATATCTTTTTGCAGCAATAATGATCCGAAAAGTTTCGGATATGAATAATCTCGTTATGTATATGTTCTAGTTCGGAAATTATCTTATCTTGGTTATTTCTTATAACAGTCACATAAATTTTATATCTTTTATGCAGTAATATAATAAGACATGTCAATCGTATTGTAATATTTCCATTCTTTGTTATGATAATATTTCACGGTAATTTTATAATCAGTTACAAACTCAAACGTAAACATTTCGTCGTCTCCTAACCAATAGTCTTCATACTCATATCGTTCGTCGTCTTTGTCAAATTCTTTTACGGTTAAATAGTGATATAAACTAATTTGACGAATCAATCCTCCTTCGTCATCGTCATAACACGGTTCAGGAATAGGTAAATGATCATTATTAGACATCGTATTTGTTGTTATATTCCGTATATAATACAATCTCCACTCGGAAGGGAAAGACCACATACACCCGTTCACAAATATAAAATGTCCATTTGGTGAAACGATCAATGGTCCAGTCCAAATAAATTCCGAACCACTTTTGTAGGCTTTACTAAATTCTCGTTTGTTGGGGTCATCAAACACTTGACCAGTTTCACAGTTGACAAACAATTTCAACATATAATCTCGCCCTCCAAACCACCATTCTTGACCACCCAATTTCACAAATTTATTGATAGGTGAATGGCTATTGAATTGCTTATATTGATGTATAATATTGCCAGTTTCTACATTGATTACTTTCACAATCTCATATTTGTCCTTTTCGTGTTTGGTTTCTCCATCTCCGCAAACCCATAGGGTTTGCGGAGATGGCTCCGAACCTCCAAACCTACGGTTTTCCGGTACGTCGTCTCTTTCTACCGATGAATAAATAGTATATGTGGTTTGATCACCACCATCGTCTTTTTCAATAGTTACTTTGTATTTTTTTGAATCCGAAAAAAATTCGTTGTTATTCATTATTGCTTACTTACTCTAGTATGTAAACAAATATTTAGGTACTATTATATGAACACGCATTTTTTGTCTCATCATATTACAAAATATGACAACGAAAAAATATACAATTACGCAATATACGCGTGACCAAGCCAAACGATTGGGTGTCACAGTCAAACATTCTCAAAATCCATTGAAAAAATTGGATGTATTTGACAAAAACGGCGACAAAATCGCCTCTTGTGGCGCCACCGGTTACAATGATTATCCCACATTTATGAAAAAAATGGGCAAAGAAATCGCCGACAAACATCGGGTACAATACAAACGACGACATGAAAAAGACCGACACGTGGTGGGGAGTCCAGGATATTATGCGGACCAATTGCTCTGGTAACAGGAACCCAAGGTTCCTGTTCAACCTCCTAAGTAACGAGGACACCACGCTTCGCAAGCGAAGCTAAGGTGCCCTCATAATGTTTCTTTGAAACAACGTAAAGTTATTCCATTTATAATGTTCAAGGGTGTAAAATACAATGGAAGAGGAAATACAAAATTATATTGATTTAATATTAGATATGGATTTTACAGACTATAAAATAGATTTGTGTTTTACTGCTGTATACTACTATCTCCATAATCAACCTAATAATAATGCGGTTGAAATAGATGAACGTTGTAAAATGAAGGAAGCATTACAAAACGCAATCAAAATATACCCCGAAATTAGTAATATTACATGGAATGAATTTATTAACAATAAACCTATGTATAATGCATTTAACACAATTTTATTAAAAGCATTTTGTAAATGGAGAGAACGCGGTTGGTTTGGCATGACAGATACCATGATAAAAGATGTTGATAATATGATATATGTTCTATTGGAACCTACGTCTATTGGAACCTACGGTTACAGTAAAACCTCCCTTGAGTAATGAGGACACCGACCTTCGGTCAGTGCCCTCATAAGGTTTCTTTGAAACTTTTCTAAGTACCACTTTCAAATTATTTGTATAGGATCCTATACAACTAATTAACCAAGAATCCCTGTAAGAGACCTTATGAGGGCACCGACCTTCGGTCGGTGTCCTCGTTACTTAAGGGAGGTTTTACTGGAACCGTAGGTTCCAATATGTTAGATGTCCAATGAAATGGTATTTTTGTCACTACGTTGTTTACGGCGTACGCGTTTTGGTACAGACGCATTCTGCATATCACGTAAAGAGGTAATACTAATCATGGAATCATTTTCATTCATTACGGATCCACCCGATGGAGGTGGTGGAGCCAAATCATATATTTGAGATTGCATATTCTGCGGTTCACCACTTCCGAAGAAATTGTTCACCTCTTGTTGTTGAGGTGGTTGTTGTTGAAATGGTTGTGGTGATTCTTCTAGTGCGGCATCTCGGGTTTTTAATCCCGAAAGTAATTGATTGATGTCCATGTTTTGGGGTCCGCGCATTTCAGGACGTTTTTGTGGTGCAGGACCCTGTGAAACCGAAGAACGTTCTTGCAAATCAATACCTTGTTCACGGAACATGGGTGTGGTATTTCCACGTCCTGCCGACAAATCGGGTCGTGTAAATTGCATATTGGACATGGGATTACGTGCAGGTGGTGGTTGATTTTTGGTAGATACAGGTGCAGGAGGTGGTCCAAAAGTGGTACTTACATCCGGATCACGATTCATCAAATTGTTTGCCATATTGAATCCAGGACTCGCTTGACTCATAGATTGCACCGTGGCATTGGTAAACATTTTCATCAATTCAGGGCTTTGTTTGATGACATCATTGAATCCAGGTGTCGCACTGGACAGCGCCTTGTTCGTGAAATTGACAACTGCTGCGGAAAATCCAAGACGTAACAAAATGGAAATTTCGGGTGACAATTTACCACCCTTGTATTTGTGATAAAGTTCACCAAAAATTTCTTCATAGGAGTCCAAATCTTCACTGACTTGTTCCCCCCATCCGTCTAAATTTAGGTCAAACGGATTGAAAGATGCATTGGCATATTCTACGGAATTGACCAAGGTCATGAACCACCATCCCTGCATTTTAATACTATCTTTTTTACGTTTATCCTCTAAAGCACCTTCATATTCATCTTCAATTTCTTCATAATTGGAATCCAAATTGAAATGAGACGAATGTTTGATGATGCCCTTTTCATACCATTCTTCCAATTTTTTGATCATCATACGTTTTTTGCGTCGTTTTTCACGGTCCGTCATACGGGTACTTCCTGAAGATTCCATGGGAATTTCCGTGTTGAGTTTGCTAAATCCATCCGAAGTTCGGGTAAACCCGGAAACACTTTGTGCGGTGGCTTCGCCTAAATTGGAATCCGCCATTTCTTCCACATTCAAACGGATACCACTGTCTGCGGGAGAACTCGTACTACCACCGCCTCCAAACCAATTACTGAAATTCAATGATTTGGTTTCACCACCACCACTACTACTACTATTAGAACCACTTTGTTCACCTTGAGACAAATCATTCAAATCTTGTTCTAATTTGTCTAAATCTCCCATATCTACAGATGTATTGGAAAAATTGTTCTTCTTCTTCTCATTCATCAGCAGTTCTATACCTGGTCCGAAATTGACAGAAGGTTTATATTCGTTTTCATTCAAATGCAATGAAATAGGTTCAACATCTTTGAGTCCGAGGTCAATTACTTCCATTGTGAATTTGTAGATATGGTATGTCTATTCATTTATTTCTATATTTGTACGTATCAATAACACAAACGTTTACATGATGCCTCCACTACGTTCTCAGCATCCCTACCAAACCCTTCCAACCTACAGTTGTACGGGTTTGCGTCTAATGGCTATTTTTCTTACGTGAATTTCTTTTTTTGTGATTTCTATGGGATTTGGAAGATTTACGTTTACCACCTTTCATGGGTTCTGGTGGTTTTTCCATTGTGACTGCGACGGTACCATTTGCGGGTAGTTGTTCGGGTTCTTCCATAGGAGGCATATTTTCATCTGTAGGAGACTCGGGAGATGTATGAGACGCCGGTTGGGGATCATTGTAGACTGAAGCCGCTACTGCAATGATTTCCGGATTGGCGGGGTCACTGGATTCCAATTCTACAAAATGGACACCATTGGCGGATCTGATTAATTTACCTTCCAATGGTGTTATTTCTTGGACAGGTTCACCCGGTTTGGGTGTATTTACCACCATTTTCTCTTTTTTTGCATTTAAAACAATATTTTGTCCTTCTAATTTTTTTGCACTACTACTTGGTCCTGAACCCATTATATTATATCTAAAGATTTAGATACATTACCTAGAAAGAAATGCAAAACGATGCTGAAATGTTTGTTTTTACCGAAAGTCAAAAACATCCTTTTTTTCTTACCTACGAAACGATCATGTCTTCGTTTCCGACTCATGACCAAGACCTCTTGGTTTCTTGGTACGACGAAGGGATTCGTATGGTAAAACAACACGCACAAAATCCCACCTTGTGTATAAAAATTCTTCATATGCTTCTTCTCGTCTTTCCAAAAAATCCGGAATTGTATTATTTTATGGGATGTCTACAAAAAAGTCTGGCAAATACCTGCAAACAATCCGTACTGTACTGGTTTCAAAAAGCCTTTCAAGAATTCACGCCTTCAGGAGATAGTGAAACCCTAAACCCATATCAAATAGAAAATACCTTGGATTTTTTCAAATTTTTGTTTGAATGCAACTATATGAATTATATTCAATATTTGATGGATACCAATGAATCCATCTTCCAAAAATTACTACAAATTCCTTGTGATCCAAGATGGCTACTATTCTTGATCGCGTATTATATCAAATCCAATCAACTAAAACATGCCACCCAGATTTATAATTTGTTACAACAAGGCAATATTGGATCCTATAGTAAAGATTTGCAATACAAAATATACAACAATTGTTTGATCATGCATACGCATATGGCAAATTTTGATCGTATTCCAGAATTGTTACGACGTAATTTTGAAATATGTCATTCTATGAAAGAAGATACCGAAATAGAATGGAATACCAAGAAACACGTATTTTGTAGTAACATGTTGCATTATGATTACATGTATCATGACCCCCAAGATCATAGAAACATGTGCCTACATGTAGAAACCTATTTTCCCAAACTGGACGATGACTTTTCTCCAAAAGAAGAACCTCTATTGGATTTGTCCTTTACCGAAAAAATACGCGTTGGATATATTTCTTCGGATTTTGTGGAACACGCGGTTTCACATTTTATTTTGCCCATCTTGGAACATCATAACCTAGAAGAATTTGAGGTTACCTTGTTTGTAACCCACAATTATTCTACCATCATTACGGAACCTCAATATGCCCGAGATTGTCAACGTCATCGTATCGTCAACCTACAACATTTGTCCACGGAAAACGCCGTGGCAAAAATACGCGAATTCAACGTGCAACTATTGATAGATTTGAACGGATATACCGAAGGACATCGTCTGGACATATTAGCACAACGTCCGGCTCCTATACAAATATCTTATCTAGGATTTCCCAATACCGTGGGATCCGCCCATATTTTGCAATATCGTATCACCGACCATATCGCGGATTTGCCCGATTCTCAACAATGGTTTGCCGAACAACGTTTGTACATGTCCCGGTGTTTTTTATTGTATCGTTCGTTGGCACAAACCAGTCCCCTGCCTTTTTTGAACGGAAATTCCCCGTTTTTTCCTTGGATTGTTCTTGGAGCAATGAATCGCGAATCCAAAAATTCAGACGAAGTCATGCAATGTTGGCGAACGATCTTGGAAAAAACCTCACATACCAAGATTTTGATCAAATTGAGTTCCAAAGAACACGATGAGATCCATATGGAAAATTATCGTAAAAAATTGTGTATAGGAGGAGTATTGGAGAATCGTATTCTATTTGCAAAATATGGGTCAACCACCGAATATTTCCGATTGTTTTCTTTCATAGACGTGTTGTTAGATACCTTTCCTTATTCCGGAACAACCACGACGTGTAATGCATTGTACAATTCTGTACCGGTAATTACATTGAGTCAGCGTGATTTACATGCACACAATGTGACTGCGTCTATCTTGACCCACTGTGGAATGTCGGAATGGGTCACTACCAATCCCCAAGATTATATCCACAAAGTCATAGAATGGGTCACTTGTCCCGTCAATTTGGCGACGTATCGTGGTAATGAACATGGACCGGGGGAGGTTCATCGTCGGTTTGTAGAAGGTATGATGCGCCCCGAACCCTTTATGAAAGAGTACGAAGGTATTTTACGCGATGTCTACGAAAAAAAATAACCCCGAGGGGGGTTATTTCTTTTTTTGGCTTTTTATTTTTTTTGTTGACAACATTTTGTATGTGATTCGTGTTCGTTTTCTTCCGTAAACTCCTCTCCACAATCATCACAGTACCAAAATGTCCAACAACCATTGTCTACTTCTTGTCTCCAATTTTCATCGTTCTGGCAATCTCTCGCATAATGACCCTTCTGACCACACATGAAACAAGTATTGTGCTTTCCTGCGCGTGATTCCTTAAAATATTCAGTTGTATTTGCGGATGACATTTCTTGTATATCGTATATTATGTTTTATGAAATGATTCTATGGTCGCAAAATCGCAATTCAATTTTATGTTTGTTTTTGTTTTTAGAGGACACCGTCGTAATAATGAATGAAATCGGCGGATTGATACGAACAATCGCATTGTATACGGGTGCACGTGTTTTGATTATGCTGGTCAAGGAAATTGGTTTTTGAACTTCTGTAATTGCCACATCTACTACAAGACTTGGCGTGCAGACATAATTGTTCTCCCATTTCAGGGAATACTAACTCTTTGTTACGTGGGATAAACGTCCACCATTCATCAGTTTCACTATCAATGTCCTTTTTATAACCATTTTTACGTGAATACGCTTCACCGATGATTTGTAAAGTCTTGTGAAATTTGTGACGATGATATTCTTGTGTATCGTAAAAGGCGTACGATTTGACCATTTCCTGCAATTCAGGCAGCAGGGAAGACGCTTTGAGCACGAGGCACTTGGTAACGGTTGAGGGATTCATGATCGTGATGGTTTTGAAATATAATATAGGTGTTATATTTCAAATAGGCAATTCAATTTTGTCATATTCCTCTGGACTCCTACGTCGTCCTTCAGAATATGCGTGGTTATCCTCCGCTACTCTACGGATACCACATTCAGTAATCATAATCTCTATATTCTTCTTTGACTTCTTCATAATCACTATCGGATAACGTGTAACGAATACATTTACATTTGATGTGTAAATTCCAGCTATAGTGATGACTAAATAATATATCGGATTCTATATAATTTCCACAAATATTACAAGAAATTGCGTTTAGATAAATCATTTCCCCCAAAGTATCAAATGACCAATATTCGTCCATCGTATCATTTTCACAGGTTCCGTCAAATCCATTTTTACGTGAACTGGCTAGTTCAATACGTTGTAGAGTCGGACGAAAACGTTGACGATGTAGAAATTCATCGGAGGATGTATCATAAAAGGCAAAAGATTTGACCATATCCTGTATTTCCGGAAGCAGGGAAGACGATTGGAGTATGAGGCACTTGGTAACGGTAGTAGGATTCATGACGGTTTTGCATTATGATACCTGCAAATTTTTATACCACATTCCTTGCAAAAAACAATCACATAGATCGTCCTTCTTTTTACTTTCCAACATATACGGCTCCCATACTTTCATTTTGGGATGTTTGTTCATCCATTGTTGGGTATAAAGAACCGCATCATGTTTGTGTTGTTTGTATTTCGCATTTTGGTTCATAGGTAACGATGCTGATGCATCTGAAAGTGCCGTAGGTGGTTCAAATCCTTTCAATTTGTTCTTGGAAGAAATGAATTCTATGTGAGCCTCGGGGAATCGCATCAAAAAATACATGGTCAGTTCTCCTTGAACGGTTTTCATACGCGAAGCCACGGTAGATATTTGGTTTTCCAAAATGACATGGGTAGGTGGCTGTTCATGTAACATAGTCTGTTTGTCCAAATGAAGAATCATATTTCTACCCAGAGTAATCAAATCGGTCTGTTTGGAATTGAGTATAGGAGCCGCCGAAGTTCCATTTGCACCGTTCGTTCCATTTGCACAAATCGGTTGAAAACATACCCGTTGAAAATGCTCACATAACAAATCTATGTAGATTTTTTTGGTTGGTTTGGGAGATGCTGCAACCGGAATTTTGTATCCGAGTACCAAGGCTTCCAATCGTTCCCGATTGAGCTTGTTTAATTGACTTCGTTCAAACACCTTTTTGGGAATCAACCATCCATTGGTAGGAGTACTATGAGATTTGGCATGGGTTTCACAATAAAAATCTTGGGTTCCTGTATGTGTAAACTTGGCGACCTTTCCACATACTCTTGGAACGACGGTGGATTGTTTTTTCTTGGGTATATTTCCCACGGAACAGGTACATCGCGCAGTAGGAAGGGAAGAGGGTGGAATTTCAGGATGTTGCATAAGATCAATCACACGCCAATCCAAAATAACATCGTCTGATTTTATGTCCGCGTTTTCGTTGGGGACATTGGATAAAAAACAATACGCTAAATTTTTGATACCTATATCAAAGGACAAAATACGCTGCATCAATATATGTAATAGCAATGATTCTTTATGTTTTAGATAAATACATCGGTGCCCAATTCAGTAATCAGTATAAGAAATAAATCCTTCAGGTGAGAGTACGGCGCTTACATCATGCACCAGGACTCCTATGTCGTCCTTGCGCATGATGCCGGAGAAACCTTCCGCTAGCGCTTCAGGTTTTCCGGCAATAACACCTGTTTCAGGAGGTGCGAATCCAGTATCTGCACATGTAATAATAACACAATAAAAAAGGGTTTTTATTATATGATTACACAAAAGGGGGTTTTTTATTTTCAAAATTTCTACGACTTACATGTTTTGACGAATGCACTCTTCACGGAAAACGTCAAATCCTTCTTTGGCAATCAATTCCATGAATCGCAAGGTCAATGCCATGGAACTACCACTATGCAACCCACCATAATCCTCTTGGATTTGGTTGCTCAAATCAATGATTTTTGGGTCTTCTGAGAACATATATCCACGTTTTTTCTCCGTATTGTGATTGTACAAATAATTCCACATTTCCATTTTTTGGACGGTTTGGTAGGCAGATTCGGCTTCACGTTTGTAAAGCTTCATAAAATCAAAACTGGGGTCCAAAGGATACATGCTTGGGTCAGAGGGCCTCCGTTCCGTATGGCCTTCAACAACTAACTCAGCAGGTAGCTTCGCTACCGAATGAGTTTGGTCAGGAATGAGAGCAGGCATTTCATCATCATCATCATCATCTGTGACACGCTGTTTCTTCGCGGGTTGCGTTGTTTCAACATCAGATACAGATTCAAGTGCTGGCATTTCATCATCCTCGTCATCGTCAGACACTGGTTCAAGCGCGGGCATTTCGTCATCCTCTTCTTCTTCTTCATCCATGCTATGAGTTTTTTGATTTACATGTAACCAATGTTCTTGTACGACAGACGCTTCCACATGGTCTACATTCTCATTACACGGTTGATTCGTATCTTGTATGACGGATTCCCGAAACGAATCAAATCCATTCTTGGCAATCAAATCCATAGTTCTCATGGTACAACCCATAGAACATCCACTATGACCTAATTCATAGTCAGTATTAATTTGATTCATCAACTCGTTAATAGTTGATTCTGTGGAAAACATATATCCGGTTTTTTCTGAAATAATATATTCACACAAATAGTCCCATTTTTGTAATCGTGTGATTGTTTTGTAGGCAGAACTCAACATATGACGTTCGTGCAAATTTGTGATAAAGTCAAAATTGGGTGAAATAGGGTATTTTTCGTCTTCTAACTGTACCTCAGTTGTCTCAAGATCCTTGATACGATCAGGTAGACCATGCACGGATTGGTCAGAAGGCTGACAGCGAGGCTTTGCACTTAGAACCCGCTTGAGAAGCGAAGCTTCTCTGACCGAAGCGGGTTCCCAGTTGCTATTCCGACCCAGAGAAGTTTGGATAAATTCTTGAACGAATGAATAAAAGTTTCCCATGATTGATTTGCGTTGTTGTACTTGTTTTAAAATGATACTTTCCGTCTTGTTCATCAAAAAGGCAAATCAATTTTTCTTTATTGGAACCTACGGTTCCAGTAAAACCTCCCTCTATTGGAACCTACGGTTCCAGTAAAACCTCCCTCTATTGGAACCTACGGTTCCAGTAAAACCTCCCT